GATGGAACATACTATACAGGGTACGCAGTTCAAAACTATTTAAGAGAAGCAGGGACAGTAACTATTGTTCGTGTAGGACACGTTGGTGGATATTCTCAAGTTGCACCGATTGCTATCAAAGCAACATTAATATCAGGTTCAGCATCTGGTATCTACGCAAGTGGTAGTTCACATATCATCGCAACATTACATGCTACAAAATCTGGTTCACTTAGTGCAGGTTTCCCAACAGCATCATTAACATTTACCGAAGGTAGTGGAACTGATTCTTTATTCACTATTAGTGGTTCTTCAATCGCTTATAGTGGTTCAGTATCAATCGCACCATCTGCAGGTAATGATATAGCTGATGTATTTGGTGAATCTCCATTTGGAACTAAGAAAGCATACACTTATACATACTTTGAGAAAACTGCCACTGATTTAGCAGCATATTTAAGTGCAGGTTCTGCATCTTTATCATTAGTTCAATTAGATACACAAGATTTTAGTGATGATGTAACATTCGCTACTACTCCTTATATTAAATCTCAATTGATTAGTGGTGAAAGACATGACCTATTCCGTTTCCATACATTAGGTGATGGTAATACTGCAAATACTGAATACAAGATTGGTATTTCTAACGTAAAAGCAGCAGGTGAATCTGCAGCAACTGATTACGCTACATTTACTGTCACTGTCAGAGGATTTGCTGATACGGATAAAAAGAAAATTGTATTAGAAACATATAATAACGTAAACTTAGACCCTGCATCTCCAAACTATATCGCTAAAGTAATTGGTGATAGACATGTAACAATTGATGCAAATGGTAAACAAAACGAAACTGGTGATTACGCTAATCGTTCTAAGTTTATTAGAGTAGAAGTTAAAGAAGAAGGTTCATTCCCAATCATCGCTGGTCCATTTGGTCACGCTGGTTACGATGCACCAGTAGAAGGAAACTCAATTCCAGCAGTTATTTACTCAACTGGTTCTGCAGTAAACACTTCATCTTCAACAACTAAATATTCTGGTATTGATTTAGAATCTACAACAATTAAGATAAACAACAATCAATATTTAAAACCAATTCCTGCAAACGCAGCTAGTGATTCAATCTTCGCTTTCGACGCAGCAGTAACTGCAGTAGTAGGTGGTGTATTATCTACAATTAACTTAGGATATGAATTAACTGGTTCAAATTCAACTGATATTGCAAAAAGACAATTTATTGTAGGTTTTCAAGGTGGATTTGATGGTGTAACTCCAACAAGAACAATTGATAAAGGAACTGATTTATCCGAAGGTAATTCACAAGGATTTGATTTATCAACTTCAATTGCAAGTGGTTCAGTTGCATATAAGAAAGCAATCGATGCAATCTCTAATCCAGATGATTTCGATATTAACTTAATCGCAGCACCTGGTGTAGTTCGTAGATTACACTCTTATGTATTCGATTATATTTCTGAAATGTGTGAAACTCGTGAGGATGTATTCTTTATCGGTGATGTAACATCAGTAAATGATAGTATTTCACAGGCAGTAGAGCAGGCAGGAAACGTTGATTCTAACTATGTTGGTACTTACTACCCGTGGGTTAAAACAATCGATAGAAACACCAATAAATTAACTGCAGTACCACCATCAGTATTGATGCCAGGTATATACGCAGCAAACGATGCAGTTGCAGCAGAATGGTTCGCACCAGCAGGTTTGAATAGAGGTGGAATTATCGGAGCAGTTTCAGTATTGAATAGATTAACACACTCTGAAAGAGATGAATTATATGAAGGTAAAGTAAACCCAATCGCTTCTTTCCCTGGTGAGGGTATCGTGGCATTTGGACAAAAAACTTTACAAGAAAAATCATCTGCTTTAGATAGAATTAACGTAAGAAGATTACTTATCAAAGTTAAGAAGTATATTGCTTCTACATCAAGATACTTAGTGTTCGAACAAAATACAGCAACAACTCGTTCAAGATTCTTAAATACTGTCAACCCATATTTAGAAGGAATCCAACAAAGACAAGGTTTGTATGCATTTAGAGTAGTGATGGATGAATCAAATAACACTCCTGATGTAATCGATAGAAACATCTTAGCTGGTCAAATTTTCTTACAACCAACTAAAACAGCTGAATTTATCGTATTAGATTTCAACATCTTACCGACAGGAGCATCATTCTCAGCGTAAACAATTAAAAAAAGAGAAACATTATATTTATTAGTATAATAGGAGAAAATAAAAAATGGCAGAAGTATTAGAATTTAACGAAATGTTTTATACCAATTTCGAACCAAAGATGAAGAATCGTTTCATCATGGAAATCGATGGTATCCCTTCATATCTTATCAAAACAGCAAATAGACCTTCAATTCAGTTTGAAGCAGTAACCTTAGACCATATCAACGTAAAAAGAAAGTTGAAAGGTAAAGGTGAATGGCAAGATATTGAAATCACACTTTATGACCCAATTGTACCATCAGGTGCTCAAGCGGTAATGGAGTGGGTTCGTTTATCACATGAATCTTTAACAGGTCGTGATGGTTACGCAGATTTCTATAAAAAAGATGTAGATATTTATATGTTAGGACCAGTAGGTGATAAAATCGAGCAATGGAAAATTAAAGGTGCTTTCATCTTAAATGCAACATTCAACGATTTAGATTGGGCAAACGCTGCAGACCCTGCTGATATTACTTTAACATTAGCATATGATTACGCAGTATTAGAGTTCTAATAACAAGCCACAAAATAAAAATACAAAAGGAGATAGAAATATCTCCTTTTTTTATAACTTTTTTTAAAACATATATTTATATACATAACAAAATAAAGGTTAATTATGTCACAATATGATTTCGCAACGGAAATTGTTGCATTACCATCCGAAGGTAAAGGGTATCCAGAAACTAATCCTCTTTCATCTGGACAAATCGAGTTAAAATATATGACTGCTAAAGAAGAAGAAATTCTTTCAACCCAAAGTTTAATAAAAAAAGGTGTTGTATTGGATAAACTATTTGAAGCAATTATAGTAGATAAAAAAATAAATGCAGATGATATTCTTTTAGGAGATAAAAATGCTATTATGTTAGCAACACGTGTATTGGGATATGGTCCAGAATATAAAATTGAAGTTATATCAGATAATGGTGAAAAAGAAGAAGTAATTGTTGATTTGGGAAAAGTTCAGACAAAAGATATTGATGTGAATAAATTAAATCCACAAAATAGATATACTTTCAAAACATCATTAGGTAACGAAATCACATTTAAGTTATTAACACATGGTGATGAAAAGAAAATTGATGCGGATGTTAAAGCGATGCAACGATTAAGTAAAGATGGTGGTAATGAACTAACAACCCGTTATCGTTATATGATTTTATCAGTTGATGGTAAAGAAGATACTAAATCAATTACTGATTTTATCAATAATCGTTTCTTGGCAAAAGATACAAAAGCTTTTAGAGAACACCTAAAAGAATTACAACCGGATATTAAAATGGAATTTGATTATTATAACCCAGAAACGGGAGAAACGGAGGTACGCCCAATTCCTATGGGTGTAGGGTTTTTTTGGCCTACCGAATAATTATTCAATCCATTTACATAAACAAATTTTTGAATTATGTTATTATGGTAATGGATTTACACAAATGGATGTTTATAAATTACCAATACATCTTAGAAATTTTTACTATAACCAACTGGTTGAAGCAAAGAAAAAAGAAAATGATGACGTCAAAAAATCATCTAAATCTTCAAATACTACAAACGGACCAAATATAAGAGTGAGGAAATAATTCCTCACTTTTTTTATGCTCTATATTTATAGTAGTATAAATGGAGAACAAATGAAAATTACAAAGGAAGATAAGAAATTATTTAAAGAAACCTATTCAAAATACAAATTGAAAGAAGGTATTTTAAGTAGATTATTTTTACGCGTTCTAAGTAAAAATATAAAGAACGATAAAGATGTGCAAAAAGCTATCAAAGATGCTGATGATTCATTACAAAATGCACAAAAAAGTATTGAAAATCGTTTTGATGGTGATAAAGAAAAAGTTAAACAAGCAATACCAGATAATGTAAGAAAATATTTGGGATTTGATTATTAATTATGGCTAATAGACAAACACAAGACGAAAGAGAATATCAAGATAGTTTGAAAATTACTCAAAGTATGTTGGGTGAAATTTCTCGTGCAATGGCCGATACTGCAAATTCTACCGATGGTAGGAATAGAGCATTAGAACAACAAATAGATATAACTAGAGATATACTAAATAATATAAGTGATGTTAAAGATTATGAAAAAACAATAAATCAATTATTAACTCAACAAACTCAAATCAATAATACAAATTATGGTGTTAATGAACGATTAAGACAAGTTCAATTGGCACAATTAGATGCTGCGTTAGGTATATTGAGAGCAGGAGAAGATACTGAAAAAGTATTCAGAAGAGTAAGCGATATTGCTTCAGAAGCAACAGATAAATTTGGTAGTGGAGTTGATGATATATTGGATAAAATAGGTGAAATTCCATTAGTCGGTAGTTCCTTACAAAATCTTTTTCAACCATTAGCAGATAAATCTAAACGAATTATAAATGTAACTACACAAAAATTTACAAAAGGATTTACAACTGCGTTTTCAAGTGCTCGAGCAGGTGGTGCTTCATTTACTCAATCATTAGGACAAGGATTGAGTGGTGGTATTAAAGGTATTGGTAATATGTTACGTCTTATCAATCCATTAGTACTTGGAATTGTAGCAATTGGTGTTGCAGCATATGCAGGATTTAAGAGATTTGAAGAATTAGATAGTGCAGCAAAACGATTTAGAGAAGAAACTGGTTTATTAAATTCACAAACATTAGGTATAAGGGATAATATAAAATCCGTATCAACCGAAATGGCTGGATTGGGTGTTTCTACTGATGATGTTGCATCAGCAGCTATAGCGTTTACAAATGAATTAGCCCCAACGGAACAAATTTCAAAAGCAACATTAGGTTCTATGGTTGCGTTGAATAAAAATTTTGGAATTGGTGTTCAAGAAAGTGCACAATTAAATAAAATATTTCAAAATATTGGTGGATTAACTCAAGAACAATCCCAAGCTTTAATTGGTCAAACTGCATCAATGGCTAAAATGGCTGGTGTAGCACCGGATAAAGTAATAAAAGATATGGCGGAAAACTCCGAATATGCATATCGTTATTTTAATGGTTCTCCTGAAGCACTTGCTAAAGCAGCAGTTCAAGCAGCAAAATTAGGAACTTCAATTGGAGAAGCTGGAAAAGTGGCAGATGGGTTATTAGATTTTCAAAACTCAATTACAAAAGAATTAGAAGCAAGTGCATTATTAGGAACAAACTTAAATCTTTCACAAGCACGATATTTAGCAGCAAACGGAGATGTTTTAGGAGCACAACAGGCCGTATTAGACCAAGTTTCAAATTTAGGAGATTTAACAAAACTAAATAAATTTGAACAAGATGCATTAACGGAAGCAACCGGTATGCAAATGGGAGATTTAATAAACCAACAACGTATCAGAGAAAGATTCGGTACTTTAAATGATGAGCAATTAAAAGCAGCAACTTCATTAGTTGAATCTGGTAAAGATATATCTAAAATGTCTGCAAAAGATTTAGATTTACAAACACAACGTTTGAAATCACAAGAAGAAATGCAATCACAAATGGATAAGATACAAAATACATCTTCTGCAATTGGAACTGCGTTTATGGATATGTTCGAACCGGTTGCATCATTTGTAATGCCAGTTTTAAGTGATTTATTTACAATATTATCAAAAGTATTACTACCAGTTTTTAGAGTCATTGGTATAGTATTCAAAGTGGTGTTTGGAACACTTAAAGCAATATACGATGTTATATCTGCGATAGTAATGCCATTATTTGAAATTGGTTCTGCTATAATAGATGCAATAATAACTCCATTTGAAATGGGATTGGATGCTATTCAACCATTTTTTAACGCAATTGCTAGTTTAAAAACTACTACTATGGAAATGGTAGGTCCCATACTGAATTTTTTTAAATCAATAGGTCAATTTATTGGAGATTTTATTATAAGTCCAATTAATGCTATAATTTCTACAATTACTAGCATGGCAGGTGTATTCTCATCTATTGGTTCATTTTTTGGAATGGGTGGTGCTGAAGAAACTACTGCTGGTCAAACAACTATACCGGCAATAAACGATGGTGTAGTACAAAATGGTAAAGTAGTATCAACAAATCCAGCAGATACTCTAATTGCAACTAAAAATCCTGCAGGATTAGCAGGACAAGTTGGTGGTGGAATTGATATTTCGGCATTGGTAAATAAAATGGATGAAATGATACAAGCAGTTTCTGCAAATAGAGATGTGTATATGGATAGAGAAAAGGTTTCATCATCGGTAGTAAGAACATCAGAAAAAAGTTCACAAAATAGATTTGGATTAATGGGAGCGTAAACTATGCCAACAATATTAGAATTATTTAAAGGTTCAAACAAAGATATAACACCAAAGATATTGGACCAAACTCCTGTGCAAGAAAAGTTTACAGGTTCTACGCAAGAAAAAAGTGTAAAATCAGACCAACTATCTAAAATAGAACAAGAATTTAGAGGAGTTCGTTTCCGTAGTGGAGTTGAACTTAATAATCCTTTAATATATGGTAATCAAGCAATTCGTATTGCAACACGTTCTACATCATCGGTTGAAAAGATGAAAGATGCAACAGGTGGTAGTGCAGGTGATGGTGGATTGATTGGAAAAGGTTTGGGTAAGATTACCGAAGGTAAGTTTGGTAAATTTGTATTTGGTGGTAAAGTAACATCTTTAAATCAAGCAAGAGATGGTGTAAATTCACGTTTGGGTATTCCTACAAATTTAATTCCAACAAATGTGTATAATACTGGTGATTTACAAAAAGGTATAGAACCAGATACGATGATTACACTTTCCAAAATTAAAAATGATGGAAAAGGAACATTAGTTGGTAGATTTTTAAAACAAACAGGTGGTGGTAATCCTAAAACATTAGGAAATCAAATATTAGGACAAGGTATTACGTTAGTAAAAGATAAATTAAGAACTACACTTTTTGGTAATCCAAATTCATTAGGAACTAATGGTGCATTGGCAAGTCAAAAATGGGAATATAGTTCAACTTTACCATATTCTAAACAAATTAGTAATGTTAAATTTAATAGTAAAAAAGTAAATGGTATTGAAGAAAGTGCATCTACTAATATTACTAAAAAAATAACACAAGTTCAATTAGATGCTAAAAAGAAATTAGGTGAAGCAAGTTCAAAAGCTACATCATTCTTAAAGGAAAAATTAAAAGGAACATCTGAAAGGACTAAACCTGCGATTGACCAAGCAATTGAAAATCAAACAAAAACAAAACCTACATCAGAAACCCCATACACTAAAACATTAGATGGATATAAAACGGAAGATGTAACGGAACGTATAGATTTATCATTAGTATCACCACTTAAAGGTATTAATAGAAAGGCTACAAAAGGAGTATTTGGTGCTACTGAATATGGATTTAAAGCACCAGATAATAATACTGGTAAAGTAATGCCGTTTGACCCAACTCGTCCATATGAAGGATTAGCTGGAAATCAAAATAGACCAACATTAGAAACTAAATATGGTTTAACAAGTAATAAAGGAGATTCGGTAAATAAAATATTTAAAGCGGGTCCTTTAACGGAGGATAGAGATTTAATACCAATTCAAATAAAAGGAATCGGTGATAAAAATGAATGGGTTGCTTTTAGAGCATTAATGACTGGATTTTCTGAAACAGTCTCACCTCAATGGGAAACTGCTAAATTTGTTGGTAATCCATATTCATATCACACATATAATGGAGTTGAAAGAAGTGCAAGTTTTAGTTTAAAGATGTATTGTATGAACCAACAAGAGTTATCAGTTATGTGGCAAAAGATAGAATTTCTTACAAAGAAAGCATATCCTACAATAAATAAACAAAGATTGGTAAATGCACCTTTTATTAAATTAACATTAGGTAGTATCTATGCAGAAAGAGAAGGATATATCAACTCGCTTTCATATACAATAGCAGATGATATTACATGGGAAATTGCAAAAAATAACTGGTTACCGAAGGTAGTTGATATTCAATTAGAATTTAAATTAGTAGAATGGGCTGGTTCGGAAAAAACACCATATTCATTTGGACGTTCTAATGAGTCAGTTAAGGCTATAAATAGTCAACGTAAAGAAGAGGGTGCACCTGCAGTTGGAACTAATCCAATAACAACTCCTGCAACTGCTAATACCAAATCAAATGGTCAATTACAAGAAGTAAAACAACCGGAATTAAAAATTAATAATATAGGAGTAGAACAAACTACAACTAGTCCATCTGAAACATCAAAACCAAAAATGTTAGATACTGGTAAACCTGCAGAAACTCCAAAAGAAAATGCAGATACTAGCACACTTAATTCAATTGCCACAACTGCAAAAACTGAATGGGAAGTGGAAATGGAAAAACGTGTAGAAAAACTAAAAGCTAAAGGTGTTCCAGAAGTATTAATATATGGACTTTCTAGAAGTAACGCAAATCCAAATTCGGTTAAAAAAATACAAGAAGGTGTTTATTATTACGAACAACCTCGAGGAGATACTGGCTATACTGATAGATTATATGCAGAAATTAATGGAAATGGTTGGGGTGGTGGTCAATATGATACATGGGTTTCGTATCAAAACAAAGGTGTAGACCCATTAAAGGATACTGGTTCAAAAACTGGTAAATTACAAACAGCATTACCATTTTAATAAAATTGGATACTTAATATAATATGGCGAGTAGATATACAAATAATGAAATTCAAAAACTAAAAGATGGTAGAGAGGTATATAGAACAAGAATATATCCAAACATACCACTTTCAGATAATGATATTTATGCAGTGACCCAGACGGGTGACCGATTAGATACACTTGCATATCAATTCTTCGGAGATGCATCCTTATGGTGGATTATAGCAAGTGCTAATAACATACATGATGCACCATTTGCAATTGCAGATGGAACAATCCTAAGAATACCACAAAATTATAATGATATTATAAATAATTTTATAGAATAATACATGCCAGGTTCATTTCCACAATATTCAAACGTTTATCCAGAATTAACTAAATTACTAAAAAGTAGAGGTGGTAATAATCGCCCTATGCAAGAAGGTGGAGTTAGTGGATTAAGTGTTTGGTTTCGTTTAATAAGTTCGGTTACACCACCAAAAGGTAGAACCGGTCTTGTATTACAATCAAATGGTAGTTTAGGTGGTAAATTTGAAACACATTATGGTAATGATTCAAAATCAGGTGTAGTTGGATATTCGTTTGATGATAAACCATTACAAGTTTCTGGAAGAGGATTAAGACCTTCTCCAATTATAACATCGGTAAGTGTAGATGAAACAGCCGAAGGTGGTTCTCGTAGTGCAACAATTAAAATAACAGCATTTACATCAGAACAATCGGATATATTAGCTTCATATTTTTTAGAACCCGGTTTCCATTTATTATGTGAATGGGGATGGAATACTCAAAAATCGATTGCACAAAAATGTGGTGGAGGTAAACCAATAACACCATGCGCAATTGCAGAATATGATAGTTGGAAAACTATAAAAAGAAAAAGAGAACAATCTGGTTATACATATGATGCAGTTTTAGGTATCGTAGTTAGTGGTGGAATGACATTTGGGGATAATGAAACATATGAATTAGAAATAAAAGTAACAGGTGTTGGTAATGTAGCAGAATATATGCAAACACATAGAGATGCCAATAAAACTGATACTGCAGTAAAAGATTCTAGTAACACATTTAATTCACAAGAAATAGATGCAGCTGCAAGTTCTAAACAATTGGGGAAAGCTTTATTCATGCAAATGTTTAATGAATTACCTGGTCAAAAAAGAACTAATTTAGTAAAATCATTAGTAAATGACCCTCGTTGGGCAGATGAGGCTAATTTTGTAAATATGGATAAGGTGGTAAAGGAAACTCTTACCGATGCAATGTCCGAAGGTTCTGAATTAAAAAGTAAGGATGGAACAAAAGATGCAAAAATTCCAAAAGATATTCCTTTAATTACAACTGATAGATTTATTAGATTTGAATTAGCAACTGAAATAATAAATTCATATCCTGTAAATTTAAGACCACAAAAAATAGGAGAATGTGGTAAGAATTCAAGAGACCAACGAATTCAAACTAATAATACAATATGTTCTGGATTTCCACATATGTTTTCAACGGATAAAACTAAATTGTATATACCAAATGCAACTGCACCAAATTTTAATTTATTAAGTGCTTTATCTGCAACCAAAGAACTTAATCAGTTTATTGTTTATGATAATTTAAATACTCCAGAAAATTTAGCAAATTTACATCCACTTACTGGTGATAAAAAATATGATGAAAAATTATATCCTAACGGAAGTTCAAAAGAATTTCCAGATGGTCCCAATAGACCAGTTCCGTATGCATTTCCTGCTAGATACGATTTAGAATTAAAAAGTAAGGTAGATGATTCATTTAAAATTATTAAAGAAAAATCAGGATTTTGGGGTCATTTAAAAAATTTATACATAAATTTTGATTTTTTTGTTGAATGTATTTCTAAACCAAACTTTGTGGTTAGAGATGTATATTATGAAATGTTGAATGGTATGTCATCTGCATGTAATTCAATATGGAATTTTCAAATTATAGAAACAATAAATAAGGAAACTGGTGCTTTAGAAGTATCGGTGGTTGATTTGAATTTTTCAGGACAAGTAGATGTAAAAAATATAACAATATTTCAAGCAAGAGGAGTTGATTCTCCATTCGTAAGTTGTGATTTTAACGTAGAAACACCTGGTGCTATGATTTCATCACAAGTTCAAAAGAAATTAAATTCGGATATAGAACATAGTCCAGAATTAAACCCACGTCCTATGTTGGGTAATGTATTTAGTAATTATGAAGATAAAGTTGGAACTATTTTACAAGGATTAAAATCGTTACAAAAAGAAACTGAAGCTAAAGAAGACCCTAAAACTGGTAATAATGAGGCTCCACCACAAAAATCTGCAAGTGAATTGGAAGAAGAAGCTAGAGCGTTAAATTATGAGTATTACACCAAAACAGGTGCAGTACTACCAAAAGTACAAGATAGAAATGGTAAATTGGATATAACTAAATCTTTCTTTGATTATAGTGGAAATGATGGAACAATTGAAGGGTTATTAATGGTTGGTGCATGGAACGATAGTTCTGCGTTAAGACAAGTATTTTTAATAGATAAAGGACTTGTTAAAGGCGTAAATAGTCCACAAAAAAAATCTGATAATAATAGGCAAAATCCACCATTTGGATTGGCTTCATTTAATTTTAGAGTACATGGAGTTAGTGGATTCAAAGTTGGAGATGAATTTAGAATATCAGGCTTACCAAACAAATTTGGTCAACCAAACTTTTTCCAAGTGGTTAAAGTAGACCATTCAGTAGAGGGTATGAGTTGGTGGACTGATGTAAAAGGTGAATTAAGAATAATAGGAAACGAACAATAATGAGTATATTAGATTCATATAATAAAATAATGAGTAAAAAGGTCGTTCCATACACGTCAATATCTACTCATATACCTACCCCAACTGAATCGGATTATAATAGGGGATATATTGCTCGTTATTTCACTCAAACAGCAAATGATACAAATTCTGCTATTTATGAAATAAATGAAAATACATTTACAAGATTACAAACAAATCCGATGTATGTATCAATTTCGTTAAAGTGGAGATTGACTGGTCCAAAAGAAACTCAATATAGAGAAGATGGACAACTATTGGATGTGAACGTTTCAGAATCAAATAGAAGGGCTATTTTATTACATTATGATAGAATGCCAAATTTGAAACTTTATTTACCAAATCTTTTACAATTTTACAAATAATATATATTTATATAAAATAAACAAATAAGTTATGGCATACAAACATCTTACACAAGAAGAACTTCAACAAATGTCTTTTGATTGGAGATACCGCGGATTTACTGTCTTAGAATTACTTACCGAAGAGGAAGTTGATGAAATCAATGCAGAATTAGACCGTTTACGTTTAGAACGAAACGAAGCAGAACCAGGAAAATGGCAAGAATTTGAACCTATTATGTATCCACATAGAGTTTCTGATAAAATTGCTAAATTATTCGCACATCCAAAAATTTTAGAAGCAGCAGAATTCTTAATGGAAGGTGATGTAGTTGGTTTACAAACTTGGGGTTATTACAAACCAAAAGGTGAATTAGGTAGAGACCAACACCAAAATGCATTCTACACTGGTTGTGGACATAATGAAATTATCAATACTGCTCTTGCATTAGATAATCACGACCCTGAAAATGGTGCAGTATGGAACTATGAAGGTTCACATAGATTACCAGTTTTACCGGTAGAAGATAATGAAGAAAGAAAAGCAACAAATACTGATAATTGGAGAAGTGAAAGAGGAATCAGTTGTGTAATGCCAGAAGGACATGATTTTCGTAAAATTGAAGGTTATTTGAAAAAAGGACAAGTTGCACTTTTACACTCACATGTAGTACATGGTTCAGAACCAAATAGAGACCCAAATAGAATGAGAAGAAATTTCTTAGGTGGGTATTTGAAAAAAGGTGCATATTTTAATCCTGGTAATCAAATGAAGCGTGAAGCAATTGATATGTATGAACTTAGAAAACAGCATTGGGGAGAATAAATATGAACACATTTATGTGTTTGGATGTTCACATTCTTTAAATACAAATTCTATTGATAATACTTGTAAAACGTATTCAGAAAATTTAGCTGATAACTTAAACATACCATATAAAAATATTTATAATTATTCAATAAATGGTAGTTCGAATATTGAAAATTTATACTATTTAAATTGTATTAATACTGAATTGAGTTTTTATCATTCTATGAGTGATATTCGTTATAATAAATATGGTGAACATTTACCGACTAAAATACATAATAATTCATTAATTATTTTTCAATTAACTTATTGGTATAGGAATGCCTTCCAACACACAATTGATAAAAACAAATTAGATTATAAAATAATTCCAATTTATTATGATGGAATAAATTCGGATGATGATATAAATAAGTTTAATGAAATCTATTATAAAAAATTATCAAATGAAATTTTTTTACAAAGAAATATCATATCATCTACATATTATACACTAAAAGGTATATCAAATGAACGAAATAATGTTTCATCACTAATAATTTCGTGGGATAAATTAAAAGATGATAATATTCAAAAATATATACCATTAAATTTAAGTAATTTAAAACAAAAGTGTATAGATAATAAATGGACTTGTGATTCTGAAATTAAAAATAATGATTTACATTTATCACCCATAGGAAATGTAAAATTAGCAGAGTATTTATATCAATTTATATAACTAATTGATAATCAATCATTTATAACTCGTTGAAAATCAACGAGTTATTTTTTTGTCAAAAAAAAGTGAAAATAATTGATAAAATATTTGGAAAAATGAAATATTCTTCGTATGTTAGCTTTGTAATAAGAGATAAAGATATGAAAATTAAAGAATTTTATTTAGAGGCCTACCCAACCGATGAATTGGGTTTAGAGATTAATCCAAAAGCTAATTTTACTGATTTATGGGTAATCATTCGTAGTGGTTTGATTTATGAGTATTTGGGTGTTCATGATAGTTTAGTCAGAGAAAGGGTATTTGAAAAATTCTCCGAAATCACCGGCCACGATTATGATTACATTTACGAACAATGGTTAAATAATTAAAATATAAAAGATATGAGTTATACAAGATTTAATAGACACGAAAACATGAGTATGGAAACCCTAAGAGAGATTGGGGATATTCTAATGGAAGAAGGTCGTTGGGAGGCTAGTTTTGATGTGGTAAATATGATATATGGGTTATACGATGGATACCTATATGATGAGTTACTACCAAAGGCTAAAAAAGAGTTATCAGAGGGTATATTTAACCGCCTAAAAAATGTGGTAAATATTGTGAAAAAATACCCTAAAATATTTGGATAATTCAGAAAAAAACCCTATATTAGCTTTGTAATGAGAGATACACAATTAAACTTTAAAAATATGAGCTTACCATTTAACCTTAATTCCGTTCTTGCTTCTTCTCAATTGATAGAAGGTTTTGATATTGTTAAAAATTCTTTCCCGGTTGAGGGACGTTTTACAAAGAGAGTGATTACTTACTCTGATGCAGTTTTCTCCGCATTGAACGAAGTTGCTGAAGATTATGAAGATTGGCCAGAAGACCAGGGGTTTGGTAGTTCAGATATGACCTATGTTCGTAAATCGTTTATTGATTATATGATTGATATGGCTAATTTACGTGGGTATTATGAAACCAAATTTCAACCTTACTTAAAAGTGGTTGAATATTCAGAATTTGAAAAAGAAGAATACGATTTGCGTAGAGAACAAGGATTGTAATAAAAATTAAACTTTAAAATATAAAAGATATGATACATAGAGCAAAGTATGAGAAATTGTTAAAGAATTCAAAAGGTGAATACCGATACCAATTTTGTTGGAAAGGTGGTGGGTTCAACGATGTTTGGGCTAAGAACTTAAAGGAATTCAAATCAGAGTTAAAACGCCAGTTTGGTAATTCTAATTTAGATGTGGATTACAATACCTTACATAAAGCAACCGAAAGTGGTGCTAGGAGTTGGGATAGAGCAGGTAATATGATGTGTTGGTAAATATAATATATAACCTATTGATTTTCAATAGGTTTATTTTTGCCCCTAAAATAGTTGAAAAAAAAGTAGTAAAATATTTGGTAAATTGGAAAAAAAGGTGTAGATTAGCTGTATAAGATTAAGAGATAATAAAACCTAAAAATATGAATAACACATTAAGAACTTTCAACAACGTAAACAACATTTTCATCGATTCTCGTCACGAGGAATTGTGGTCTGATAAATTAGAAAGAGAACACTGGTCTAATATAAATAAAAGATACCTATTAAGGGTGTATAACCCACTAATGGAAGCGGTAACTTATTTACAACGTCCTAAATGGGGTGATGTGGTTGAAATGATGTTAGGGTATAAACATAAAGGTTATTATTCTACCGTCTATAAATCTCTTAAAGAAATAGGAGTTATTAAATATTCACCTTTACAAAAATGTATCATTCCTGGTCCAAATTGGGTTCGTTTCTATGGTGTTGAAAATTGGGATTGGTTCTATATGAATACATCATCAGGTATGTTATCATATGAAACACAAACTACATCAGGTGAATCAGTTCGTAAAGTATATCAATCAAATTATAAAAAATAAAGTTATGATAAAGACAAAGAAAAATACAGGTATTGAAATTGATTTAACCGGCCCACAAGGTAATGCGTTCTTTTTATTAGGAACTGCCGTTAATTTGGGTAGACAATTGGGGTTGAATACTGAAAAGGTATGTGAGGAAATGAAAGAAAAAGACTACGAACATTTGGTAGAAACCTTTGATAAATATTTTGGAAATGTCGTAACTTTATACCGATAAAATTTGGAATTGTGAAAAATATTTCCTATATTAGCTTTGTAATAATTGATTAAACTATAAACGATATGAATTCTTCTAATTTTGAAAACACCACTGGTCAATTCATCGATGTGACAGTTTCACTTGGTGGAAAAACTAAGACTCGTAATCTTAAAGTATGTAAGGTTAAACCCCGCTCAGTTCTCTTTATTTTGATTGATAAAGTAAATAGGGTAAATACCTTCTTTAAGGTTAAATATGGTGATATTAAGGAGTTCTTGCCCGCAATCGGATTACTAAGAATAAAAGATGGTGTAATACCTGATAAATGGGAATCTGCTTGGGATTCAATCAATCCTAATCCTACTAAAATGTCTTCATATGGTAGAATGGCGATGGCATCAAAACCTTTTCGTTCAACAACAAACTCATCTGCTGGGTTTCCAATGGTATAAACTATGACAATCAATTCACTATTACCACCAACATCATTCCAATCAGTAATATCTGGTCAATGGTATATTGTAACAACCGACCCTAAATTAGGTTGGATTGAAGTTGATAGAAAATATAGTTGGGAAGAGTTAAAAAAGATATGGCAACCCAAAGAGTTTAAAAATACCGAAGAATCCGTAGTATCACTACCAAAATCTAGACAAAAACAAACCTTTTCGGTTGAAGGTAGTAAAGGTAAGATATATGAGATATCAAATAGTAATGGAAGATGGAGTTGTTCCTGTCCAGCGTTTGGATTCAATAGAGGAAACGAATGTAAACATATTAAACAAATTAGATTAAATAAAAATTAAAACTTAAAATTATGGCGAGTATTGATATTGATATTGATGATATTGTATATAGTTTATCATCATACGAAAAACAGGAATTAGTAAATGAACTTTATGATGATGGTTATTGTCCAAAACAAATAGGGGCACATCCTGATGATGAAGTCCGTAGTGAATGGGATGACCAAATTATTAAACTAATCGGTAATAGTTGGAGATTATCCAAAGAAGATGAAGCAACAATTTTACGAATCACAAATAAAATCATACAATAATGGGAGTAGATATTTCGGGTAAAAACCCAATAAATGAAACTGGCGAATATTTTGGTTCAAATTGGTGGGGGTGGAGACCAATCAATACTATTTGTCAATTAGCCGCATATGATTCAAAACTTTCAATTGATTTTGAATATTGGGGTTCAAATGATGGTAAGGGGTGTGAAACACAAGAAGAATGTAACGAACTTGCTGATGCATTAGAAGAATACTTAGGTAATGAATTGGAGGCTAAGGATGATGACGATAGAGTTTATTTATGTTTAGGTAGTTGGTGTGAAGCAGGAACTGGCCGAATGGTAACACATGAGGTTGAAGCTTCGTTAAATGTCCAATACGAATATGGTTCTATTCATTACACTCCAATTGTTTCGGAATCCGGTATGTTAGTAGAATCATCACATTCAACATCGGTTCATAGAATCAAGCAATTTATTAGTTTCCTAAGAAATTGTGGAGGATTTGAAATATGGTAATTTACATAGAACATACAATCGGATATATGTTTCATCAAGCTCAACAAATAAGTGAAGAAGCAGTGATGGAAGTCCAGAGATTAGTAGAATCTGGTACAATCAAAGAAACTAAAACAGGTTACAAATATTTAGTAGTAGAAGATAAAGAAGATTTAAACGATAAACAAGATGAAACTATTTAATTCAATTAGACAAAAATTCTTTCCCGAGTATGAGATGAACGAGAAAGAACAACTTATTTACGATGTTGTAAAAAACTTATGTGCACAAGAGGATACTGATTTAAAAGTTGCACCTCTTTCTCACAAATACTTTATGGTAAATAAAAGATTATTGTATTGGGTTAGATTAGATGAATTCGGTGTAACAATCACCAATCACAAATTTACACTTAGTAATTCATTTACCACTACTTATCATCAGATGTTATTAGCAATGGTAGAACAATCGATTGAAAGAAACCGAAATGAATTTGAAGAGGCTGTTTTTCAAAATGAGGTAGACCTATTACATACCATTAAAAATAACATAGAATCTGGTAGTGCACAATTCTAATTTGGAAATACCAAATAAATTTCGTATCTTTGTAGAATGATTATAGTAGAATCTCAATATGAGATAAATGATTTTTTGAACCATTGGGGTAATGAAACCTCAATGGTTATTCCTATTTGGACTGATTTAGAACAGCATCCAATGAATACCCACTTGTCATTTATATATGTGAGATTTGAATCTGGTAATTACATTATTCCGTTTGACCATAACGATTGTGAGAAAGTAAATATTGACCTTTCTCAATCTACACAAATAAAATGGGTATGGAATAAAAAAGGAATCCTACAAACTGATTTAGGATTGCAATCGGTAAGAGATATTCAAACCGAAACATTCTTTCAACATAATCAACTAATTGATATTACAACCTTTACGGATTCCATAACAAACTTTTATACTCGTTTGGGATTGCATGATGGATTAGGTAAATCCATTCCTATTATGAAATGGGTAGAAGTCCTAAACAATATGAGTAACTCAATTTTACCACTTTTACCAAAAAATGGTAATATCGAGAAAAACTCATTTTTACCACTTAGTTGGATTGATACGATAATGATTCCCATTCTTTCAGACGTCGAGAAACGAGGCCTCCGAGTCGATACGGAAAAATTTTTTGATAGATGGCCATCCAATTCCAAACAATTAAAAGGTGATACCATTTGGACAGAATATAATCCATATACCCTTACATCACGTCCCTCCAATCGTCACGGGGGTATAAACTTTGGTGCACTAAATAAAAAGGATGGTTCGAGGGAAGTCTTCATACCACGTGAGAATACGATGTTCTTACAATTCGATTATGATGCATATCACGTTCGTATTATCGGTAAGTTGATTGGATATCAATTACCAACGACATCCGTTCACCAATGGTTAGCAGACCAATACCATTGTCCTTATGATGAATCCAAAGGAAGAACATTCCGAATCCTTTATGGTGGGGTAAGTGAAGAAGATAAAGAAATTCCGTTCTTTAAGGGGGTAGACGAGTTCATACAACGGGTCTATACCGAATCCCAACAAAGAGGATACCTCCTAACTCCAAAAGGAAGGAAGATACCTCTAACGTGGATAGAAGGGGAGAATCCCCAAAAGGTATTCAACTATCTTTTACAAGCAACGGAGACGGAATTTAATATGGAAGTCTTAGTCAAATTAAAAAAAGAAGGTTACGACTTACCTATCTTATACACATACGACTCATTCTTATTTGAGTACGACTTGAGCTGGGATACTGAAAGGGCAAAGGGGATTAAATCCGTGCTCGAAAGTTTTGGGTTTCCCATTAAGGCAAGTTGGGGTATGGATTACTCAAAAATTTAATATTTATATACTAAACGAGAGGATTTAGTATATGAAAAAATTTTTTACACTAATTGTAGTGTTACTTCTTGCCTTAGGTCTTAAGGCACAAGATGTTGTGGTTCTTAAACACACAAATTATACATCACATTTTTCAAAATCAAAAAGATACCCTGTCTTAGTAGAATGGTGGGAAACTAAAATTAAAATTGGTTGCTCAAATCCATTACCTCGTAAAGATAATTTCAAACCAGACCCCCTTTTACCTAATGAAACTAATATTGGTGCAGATTATATAAATAGTGGATATGATAGAGGACATTTGATGCCAGCAAAATCAAACCAATGCCAAACTACATTTGTACAAGATGAGTGTTTCTATTATTCTAATATGGCTGCACAAACTCATAGATTAAATGCAGGAGATTGGAAATCATTAGAAACTCTAACAAGAGAATGGGCGGTTAAGGAAGATTCAATACATATATGGGCAGGAAACGTTGGTGAATTGAAACGAATTGGTAAAGTTGCCGTACCGACACAATGTTGGAAAGTGGTATATGTTAAAAAAACAAATGAATGGTTTGCATATTTATTTGAGAACAATACATCTAATCCAGATGGTTTAAATAATAACAAAGTTTTAGTTTCGGATATTGAAAAATTAACAGGTTTGAAATTTAAATAATTTCGAAGGATAAAGTATTATGGCGGATAAAAGAATTTCCCAACTTAACTCACATACATCTCCATCTGGTAGTGACCTTTTAGTAATCGTAAATAATAACGAAACTAAAAAAATTACCTATGCGAATTTAACTGCAGCACTTACTGGTTCTCAAACCAATATTACTGCATTAAATCAGTTTACACAATCGTTTAATAGTTTCTCAGCTTCGGTTCATACTGAAATTCTTGCAGGAACAAACGAACAAGACCTTTCAAACTTAGTAACAAATGTAACATTAGGAGTTTTAAGTGGTAGTGTAGATGGTAGGTTGGATAGATTAGAAGCAAATACTGGTTCTTATTTAACATCTTTAAATGGTGCAATAAGTTCATCATCACAATTAACATCATCATACGATAGTAGATATGTTTTAAGTGGTAGTATTACTCAAACAACTTGGGATAATATTAGTGGAAAACCTGATGGATTGGTTTCACAATCTACGAATTTAACTTCTCTAAATTTATTTACACAAAGTATTGATAATAGAGTTGATAATTTGGAAAATGTAACATCTTCATACGAAACAAAAGGTAGTGGTATTTTAAGTGGTAGTGTTTCTTATACATCTCTTACAAATATTCCATCTGGTATAGTTTCACAATCAGTAAATTTATCATCATTAAATGCATTTACGTCATCGTATTTTACCGATAGTGCATCGATTGATAGTAGAGTATTAACCGAAAAAGGAAGAATAGATGCTATTCTTTCTGCATCAACTGCTAATGCAGATACTTTTGCAGAAATTGTAACCCTAATCAATTCAGTTGATACGACAAATGATAATGCTTTTGCATCATATTATACATCTTCTAATGCTAGAATTAGTTCATTAGAAAATACTACATCATCTTATGAAACAAAAGGTAGTGGTATTGTTAGTGGTTCTTCACAATTAACATCTTCATTAGATTTAAGATATGCAACATCTGCATCTTATTTAACATCTTTAAATGGTGCATTTAGTTCTTCTATTCAAACTTTGGGTGGTAGTGGTGTGTATAGTTCTTCTGCACAATTACCAAATGGTTTAATAAGTGGAAGTTCTCAATTAACAAGTTCATATGACATTCGTTATACATTAAGTGGTTCAGTACAACCTTTACCAAATGGATTAATTAGTGGTTCATCACAATTAACCGCTTCTTACGATACTCGTTATGCTTTAAGTGGTAGTAGTGTAAGTATTAATACTGGTTCATTTGCAACAACGGGTTCAAACACATTTATAGGAACTGAAACAATTAGTGGTTCTTTATTATTGAGTGGTAGTTTTAGTTACAATGGAACACCTCTTCAAAATGGATTTGCATTTGCACAACCACAACTTACAAGAATACTAGATAATGTATCTTACACAGGTTCTTCTGCATGGGTAACTTCATATAATGGCAATGGTGGTGCAATTATTGTAACTGCAAATGTTAGTGGGTATAGAACCACAGGTGGTTTAGGAACTGCACAATTATTGAGAGATGGTGTTGCAGTTGCATCACAAACATTTTATTTTAATCTTGCAAATTATCACACACCATTACCTCCGATTGTATATGTAAGAAATAGTGAAACAGGTTCACATACATATTCAATCTATTTTAGTAATATTTTAGCTGATACAAATGATTACGCAACTATAAATGTATTGGAATATGGAAATAGTGCAATGTTCCCAACTACTATTATTAGTGGTTCAACTCAATTGACAAGTTCATTTGATGTGAGATATGAGGGAGTTGGTAGAGGTATAGTTAGTGGTTCAACACAACTTACATCATCATTTGAAACAAAAGGTAGTGGAATTTATAGTTCTTCTGCTCAATTACCAAATGGTTTAATTAGTGGTTCTTCACAATTACCAAATGGATTGGTAAGTGGAAGTTCTCAATTAACCGCTTCATATGATACAAGATACGCTTTAAGTGGTAGTGGTGGTTCTACTACAATTCCTGCTGGGACAGTTAGTGGTTCTTCACAATTGACAAGTTCATATGATGGTAGATATACTTTAACATCTTCATTTAACGCGTTTACCGCATCGGCACAAGCAGTAACTACGGGTTCAAACTCATTTAATGGTACACAAACTATTACAGGTTCGTTAATTATAACAACTGGTAGTTTTGTAGGTTCTCAAATTCTTGCAAATACTTCATCACTTTATTTGACAAGTGGTAGTAATATGTATGTTCAAAACAATGGTGTAGTTGAAATTACTGGTTCATTAAAAGTTAGTGGTTCTGCGAACTTTAATGTTTCGGTATTAAGTGTGGATGGTCGTAGTGGAGACGAGGGTGGTGAAATCAATTTAGCAATTCCTGTAACAAACACTACATTACAAAATCGTGTAACAACTGATATTTGGCAAAATAGATTTAGAGTTTTTGAAGGTAGTGCCAATGCAAAGGGAGTATTTGTTGATTTAAGTAAAGCACCTGCCGGTGTAGGTGGTGAATTGTTGTGGAAAGCAAGTGGGATAGTAAATACAGGTGTTGATGTAATATTGGGTGATTTGAAAGCAAGAATACCTTCAACTGGAAATAAAAGTTTACAACTTTCAACAACTTCTGGTGTAACATATAGTGTTCATGGAAGTGGAGTATATTCACAATCCGGTACTGTCGTAGGTACTACTCTATCAACAGCATTATCGGTAACATCAACACCTACATATATTGTGTCTGGATATAATTTCGGAACTGCCGGTGCAACTGATACGTGGGTACTAATGGATACATCAAACGCAATTGCTTGGAGAATAACAATGATAATTGGTTTTGCGTTTAATAACAACTTTATTTCAATAGAACGATTACATTAATATGGCAATAGAATTTAGAGGAGGAAGTTTATCAATTGGTCCTAATGCATTGTATCCATTTACATCGTTTATGTTTACAACTGCAAGAGCAAGTGGTTCAATTGGACCATCTGGTTCTGCAATTCTTGCTGAATATACTGGTTCATCTTCGGGAAGTTATTTTTCAAATCCAACATTTTTTACAACGGGTTCATTTCAAGGTTACCAAATATGGACAGTTCCTCAAACTGCAACTTATGAAATTGAAGTGGCTGGTAGTAGAGCAGGTGTTCCTAGAAATAACTTTTCAATTGGATATGGTAAAGGTGCTATTATAAAAGCAAGAGTACCATTAACACAAGGACAAAAATTGATGATGGTGGTTGGTCAATATACTGATGCATTGGGAGCAAATATCAACCAATCTGGTTCTTATATGGGATTAGGTGGAGGCGGTGGTTCTTTTGTAACTATATCAGGTTCAGTACCAACTCCTGTTTTAATTGCAGGTGGGGGTGGTGGAACTGGTAAATATTCTAGTTTCAATCTTGGTAGTATTCAAGTAGGAAAAAATGGGTCAACATCAACATCAGGTTCTGCATCAGTTTTAGGTGCACCAGGCGGTAGTGGTAGTTTAGGAGGTCGTTCTCATATAAACACAGGTTCAATTACATCATTAAATCAATATGATGGTGGTGCAGGTGCTGGATTTAATGGAAACGGATATAATGGCGATGGTAATCTTACTAAACCATATAATGGTACGACATATGGAGAAGGTGGATATGCTTTTATAAGTGGTTCAAAAGGTGGACAAGAAGGTTCATCGTGGGGTAGACCATCTACCTATGCCGGTGGAGCTGGTGGATTTGGTGGAGGTGGTGGTGGTAATGGTATTATCGATGGTGGAGGTGGTGGTGGATACTCCGGAGGTGGTGGTGGATATGGTTCGGTAAACACTGCTGCCGATGGTGGAGGAGGGGGTGGTTCATATATTATAACAACCGCAACATCAATTTCAACATCAGATGGAAATTATGATGGATTATCTACATTTAGTGGAAGTGCAATCACAAACTTAAATAACTACAATACCGGTAGTGGATACATACTAATAACTAAATTATAACATATTTATACATATGCAATATATTAGTTGGCAAGAATGGTATAAAATGTGGAAGGATAAAAAACCTCTAAATGAGATTACGTCTGATTACAATTGTTTTTTATACCAATACGAAACTTACGAACAATATGAAGCATGTATAAGAAAATTGGGAAGTGAAACACGATATATACTTCAACAAAATAGAAATAATATTTTACAACAAAATGGATTTAAACTTGTATGGCAGATAAAACTATAACCGAATTAGATAATTTAGTAAACTTATCAAACGATGATGTGTTTGTATGTGTCGATATTAGTGAAGAAACCACTAAGAAAGTTACATATGGTAATTTAATGAACAATGTGACTGGTTCATTACCTCCTGGTTTGGGTGGTAGTGGATTGGGTTGGGCTAGATATGATGATACACAATATACAACTTCATCAGTATTTAGTGTAACGACTGCAGATGGTGATGTAACGTTACCAAATAATGCTGGTAATACCATAGAAACTCATTTACATTCATCTATATCGTTTTATAATAGTGGTTCTCAAAAAATACAAGTTGAAAATAATGCAGATGTATATATGACAACTGTCGTATTTAGAGCAAAAACCTCAAATGCAAATGGAACTCATATAAGATTACAATTGGATAGTACAGGTGCAACTCCATATGAAAGAGTTGGTAAAGATTTATTTTTTGGTAAGGGAAATGATGTGTGGCATGATTTTCATGAAGTATTTCAATTTTATGCAGATGATGATTTTGTAACAAATGGTAATAGATGGAAAGTTAGAGCAGTTGGAAACAATGTTAGTATTGCAAATATAATATTTTTTATACAACGAACACAAAATCATTCACAATAGTAAATAACTCCATTAAAATTTGGATAATTCAAATATATTTCGTATATTTGTAAAACATAAATTAGATAAGTAATGCAAAAAAAGTTTATTACAAAATTATTGAGAGAACTTTCGTATAGAAGTAAAGAGGGTTATCCTATACTATCTAAGAAAGAACATATTCAAATAATTTCAGATATTCTTACCGAATGGGGTATGAGTGAAATTCAGTCAGAGTTAATTAAAAATTTAACCGAAGGACCTGAAGATGATAAATATACCCACGTTGGTCAGGGTTACTATGTGAAAAAAGGTGAAGAAAAGAAAGAAGATGCTCAGAAATTTACCAAAGATGATAGTGGTAAATATAACGTAGTATCCCAAGCAGAATACGAAAAGCAAAAACAAAAAGCAGGTGAAGAAGGAGGACCAACTAATAATCCAAACGCTGAACCTAAAAAAGATACACAAGGTGGAGGAGAACAACCTCAACAAGAACCACCAAAGGGAACATCATTACAAACACCCGAAACTCAAGCAAGATTTAAGAAAGAAGCAGATGCAGTTGCTAAACTAAATAGACAAGAAAACCGAACATATTCAAAAGAAGGTAAAAAAGCTATTAATAGTTTCGAAGCAAAAGTAACTGAAACACAAGAGTTTTTATCATCGGAACAATATGAATTGGTAAGTGAAGCATTAGAGCATATTAGAGATTTATACGATGAAAATTCTTCGGAAGAATTAAGAGCAGAAGCAGCACAATGGATTATTGATAATATGAAATTTTCTACAAATGAAAATGGTAGAAAAGCATATTTCAACGTATTGGGTGGTAATAGAAAAATCATATCGGGTACACAAGGAACGAATAGTTCAGAAGATTTGGTTAATAGAATCAAACAATATGGTGAGGTAAAAGAATTCAACGCAAAAGGTATTAAAGATAAATTAGCTGCAGCAGCAAAACCTGATTTAGGTAAAGCAAATGAAGCTAGTCCAAAAAAACATCCGAAAGTAAAAGATTTTTTCCAAAAAAATCCAATTCTTAGTAGAGTAAAAGAATCGATGTGGGGATTTTTTGCAGTAATGGATGAAAATGGTAATCCAAAAATGCCATCAAATGAATATTCACAAGAATACTTACAACAAAGTTTTAATAATCCTGCGTTGAATAGAACAATTGAAACAAGTAAGGAATTAGTAAAAAATGGTGAATTAGACCCTAAATTTGTAAGTGCATTAGAAGAACATCAAAAAAGACAAAGAGACCTTATAGAAAAATACACAGCACCTAACGAAGAATTAGCAAAAGAAATCGATGATTCATATAATAAAATGATGACAGATTTACATTCAGCCGATTCTGATGCAGCAGGTGCAGTAATGAAACAATTAGCTGAAAATCGTTTATATGAAACTATGTTAGCTAGAGGTGAAGAAGTTTATTTACCATCAAATGGTTCATTCCCTGCAGGTGATGTGATTCATAGAGGAAGCACAACTGGTGTATCTCTAATTAGTGTTAAATTTGGTAAATCAGGTAGAACATATGGTTGTCCTGCTAACGCAAAGGCAATTCAATCAATACATCCAGACCCTGCTAAAAGAGAAATGACTGGACAATATTTAGGTGAAAAAGACCATTTATTAGTATTAAAAGATGAATTGTATAGAGGAGAAACTAAGGAAGAAACCATTAGTAAAACTAAACAATTTGTATTACGTTCATTAGGTGAAATCGGATTACAAGATTTATTTACTTCCGCGGAATTAAATGAATATTCTACTCTCATTGCCGAATATACTGAAATACTTACTAATCTTAAAGAAGATTTAAAATCCGTTAATTTTCCAAATCAAGCGAAATATTGGGAAGAATTTAATAAACGTCTTGCTGATGTAGAAAAAGAATACTCATCGAAAATGGGTAAGATTATGACGGAAGATAAGATTGCAACATTAATCGGTAAAAATAATGTTGGTAACGCAAAGAGTAGTAGAACTGGTAGTGTACCTGTTGAAGTTGCATTATGTATGATTAATGATGCTAATAGTATCAGAACATCAGATGGGTTTGGATTATCTCATAATAAACAATATTACGATTCTAAGGGAGAACCACACTTTGTAACTGATAAGGGAAATAATGACCCTAACTCATATTCTATTACATATAGAACAAAGAGAACTGCTGGACGTGCCGGAGGAGGACCTCAATATTCATATACCGGTGATGGTGATTCAGCGGAATATGATTTAGATGATTCCGGTAACACATATGATTCTGAAACAGGTGAATATGTAGAATAGTAAAATAAGTCTTTCAATTTCGTTTTTTATACTTATTATAGAGAGTATAAAATTAGGAGAATGAATGCAAACACAACTATTGTGCACCTTTACAACAAAGGATGAGTTACAAAATACATTAGAACAAATAAAACAAACTTATTATATAGTTTACAATTATATTTACGTCTTACAAAATAAGGCTAATTTAGAAGAATTATATATAACATATAATATAGATACACAATATAAACCAACTATCCCATTAAAGGATACGATTTTGGTTCATAGAAAAAAACAATCTAATACACTCTATACCATCAACGCCCTAAACGAATTGGTTAAGGAAGAAAATGGTGGTAAAGCAGATAAGGATTTTATAGTGGATTGGGATAAATTCAAAAATACGATAATTGTTACTAATACGGAGGGTACGAAGAAGATTAGTACAAGAATTTTTGAAGTAATTGAATATTCTCAAAAATAAATTTGGAAGTCTAAGATTTTTTTCGTATATTTGTATTCAATTAATTTATAAACAAACAAAACAAAAAACAAATGAAAAAAGTATTAGCATTAGCAGTAATTTCATTAGGAATTATGAGCTGTGGGTCAAACTCACAAACCGAAGTAGCATCAGATTCAACAGCAGTGGCAGTAGACACAGCAGTAGTTGCAACTGATTCAGCAGCAGTAAAAGTAGATTCTGCAGAAGTAAAATAAAGATTATATAGGGGGTGGTATTTTACCACCCTTTTATATTTGGTATTATCAAATATTTTTCGTATCTTTGTAAAAGAAAAAATAAAGGTTATATGTCAAAGAGTACAACTCAAACACCAAAAATCATTAAGCAAGAAGCTAAGAATAAATTAGAACTTAATATTGCTCCCAAAATAGAACAAACCGAAGATGAGGTTTCGTTCATCAAATACGATAATCCTAAAATCGTAGAAGAAATCGAAAAACAATATCCAGAAATGACTGATGAGTTCAAACGTATTATGTTTACTCAATATGAATTATTCTGCATGAAACAATCCAATTATGGGCCAGGAAACATTGCAGTAGGAACTTCATTAGAAACTGCAGATGATAAGAAATTATCTTTGACTGGGTTATGGTTCAGAGTAAATGATAAAGTACAACGTTTGAAACAATTAGTGGTTCTAAACAAAGAGGATTTAGTTGGAGAATCATTAGATGATACGTTTCAAGACCTTTCAGTATATGGGATTATCGCTCAAATCGTTTCCAACGGAAAATGGGCAAAATAAATGTAAAAATAGTTGGTAGTATCAATTATTTTTCGTATCTTTGTATTATAAACTCGAGTGTCATTTATACAGCACTCACAAACTAAATATATATGCAAAAAACAAAAAGAGCCGTAGAATTAGATATCTTATCAGATGTTTATGTGACACAAGATGGTGCGGCGTACAATTCACCATCTGAAGCAATTGAAGATGCAATGGACAATTGCTTAAAAGGATTTGAACCAGATTTAGTAACGAAAGAAACCCCAAGAAAAATCCAAATCATTTTTTATACAATCTTCAAAGAAAGTAGTATTCCTCATGCAATTGATATTATTGATAATAGTATTGGTATGGATGAAGATGTTATATTAAATTCTTTGTTTTTAACAAACATAGAAAATACAAAAAAACATGGTAAAGGTGGTACATCCACGTGGGGAATGGGGTATAAATCACTTTGCCATTATCTTGGTGAGCCAGGTGAAGTTTATACAAGAACAATTGAACAGGCTAAGAATGACCTGCCTGGAACATTAGCAAAGGTAACATATCAAAAGGGGTCAAAACCAATCGCAGAAATTGAAAGTTTAAGTGCTGAATTGTTTTCACATGAACTTTCTCATATTTGTGAAAATGGACATGGTACTAAAATTTCAATTAGAAATATTAAACCAGAAAAATGGACTAATTCATGGTGGAATCCTCAAGGTCAAACGTATTCAAAATCTTGGTCAAAAAGATATAATAGACAATTATCGAATGGAACTTTAGAAATTGAACTTATACTTAAAACACCTGAAAAAATTTATAAAAAAACATTAGAACCATCACACAAAGTTTTAGATTCAAATCCACAAGTAGATGTTGATGGACAGGATACTAATTATTTAAGTTGTAGTAGAAATAGTTGGAATGTACGTGGAGAAGATTTACAAGTACATGGATATACTCAACCATTTTCCGTAAACATCGGTAAACATTTATCACCAATACAAGTTAAAGCATGGAAAACGATAGGAAATATTCCTCTTATATCTCATACTGCAACATCTTCGGCTAATCCGACGGTTTATTTATATCAAAATGATGTATTAATTGCAACGCTTCCATACAAAGAAAGTGACCGCAGTGGTGGTTTAAATCATTTAAATGGATTGTTTGTAGAAGTCGATATTCCAACTGATGTACGCATACCAACTAATTTACAAAAGACAACTGTCGATTCATCATTTAGAGAACTAATTCAAACGGAAGTTAAAAAACGAGCAGAAGAATTATGGAAACCAGTTGATGTAAGTGAAGCGGAATACCATAAAATATTTCACGAAATGGTATTAAATCAATTTTTAGGTAAAGGGATTAGAGATACTTTTTTAGATGGAAAATCGATAGATGACTTGAAAGGTGGTAAATTTGTACATGAACACCAACAAGGTTCTATGAAACCGGACTTTAAATTTTTAGATGACGATAACAAAATAAAGAGAGTTATTGAAATGAAAGATGAAGTTTGTAATGCCGAAGTTGCACATCAATTAGCTGCTTACAAATTAGAACATCCTGAAGCAATTGAAGTTATATTAATAGCACCAGGTTTTAAAGAAACATTAACACAAACATTAAATAAATGGAGTGGTACATCTGGTACTAAATTTTCTTACTATTCATTTAATCAGTTGGGTATTAAAGAAATAAGTTCTTTAAAATAATTTACGAAAATCGGTAATTCGTATATTTATAAACACACACCGCGAGTAGGAAAGACTCGTAAATAAAACCATAAAACAAATTAATTTTTAACCGATGTAACCCTTTGACTATCAGTTAGTTATAACTCGTTGACAGTCAGATAGTTACAATTTAAAACTTCAAAAACAATGGCATTAGACATTAACGCAATTAGAGGTAGACTAAACAAACTACAAAACACACAAAAGAAAACGGATGCATTATGGAAACCAACTCCTGGTAAATCACAAGTCCGTATCGTACCTTACAAATTCAATAAGGATAATCCTTTTATCGAATTGTATTTTCACTACAACGTAAACAACAAAACTTATTTATCACCAGCATCGTTTGGTAGACCTGACCCGATTGTTGAGTTTGCAGACAAACTTAAAAGAATGGGAGATAAGGAAGATTGGAAAGCAGCAAAGGCAATGGAGCCTAAATTGCGTACATTCGTTCCTGTAATCGTTCGCGGTCAAGAAAATGAAGGTGTTAAGTTTTGGGGATTCGGTAAGACAGTATATCAAGAAATCTTAGGATATATTGCTGACCCAGATTATGGTGATATTACTGACCCAATGGCCGGTAGAGATTTGACGGTTGAATATATTTCTGCAGAAGATGCAGGAACATCATATCCAACGACTACTCTTAGAGTAAAACCAAATCAAACTCCATTAGCAGAAGGTGGTGATATTGCTAAATTCTTAGAAAATCAAACCGAAATTACGGAGTTGTATCAAGAATTATCTTATGCAGAATTAAAAAATGTATTGGAAGGTTGGTTAAATCCATCAGCAACATCTGATGATGAAACCGAAGGTTCGATTGCAGAGGAAACTCTTTCAACAAAACCAACGTCATCCGTATCACATGACCAAGGTGGTTCTTACGAAACACCTACACAATCTGCTCCACCAGTTTCTAAGAAAACTGATGATGTTGCAGCAGCATTTGATGATTTATTCAACAACTAATTAAACCCATTTTATGGCAAAAAAAGAAGAATTGGATTTAGCCGATATCCTAGCGGGTGAGCTAAATAAACAATCAAAAGACCAAAAGGTAGCATTCTTTTTGGATGATGATTCGACCCCTACAAACGTTGAGGGTTGGGTTTCAACCGGATGTGCAATGTTAGATGTAGCGATTTCAAATCGTCCTTATGGTGGTTTGCCAGTTGGTAGAATTGTTGAGGTAACGGGATTAGAACAAAGTGGTAAATCATTACTATCAGCCCACTTACTTGCGGAAACGCAGAAACAAGGTGGAGTTGCAGTATTGATTGATACTGAAACAGCAGTAAGTAGAGAATTTTTAGAAGCAATCGGTGTGGATGTGAAAAAATTACTTTATGTATCGGCAGATTCAGTTGAACAAATCTTTGATTTTACTGAAACCATTATTGAAAAAGTTAGACAAACTGATAAGAATCGTTTGGTAACAATTGTAACCGATTCAGTTGCAGCCGCATCAACAAAAACGGAGTTGGCAGCAGATTATGGTAAAGATGGTTATGCAACCGATAAAGCAATCATCATTTCAAAAGCGATGAGAAAGATTACTAATATGATTGGTAGACAAAAAATCTTATTAGTATATACCAACCAATTAAGACAGAAAATGAACGCAATGCCGTTCGGTGACCCTTGGACAACAAGTGGTGGTAAGGCATTGGCATTCCATGCATCCGTAAGATTACGTTTGAAAGGAATGGGACAGATTAAATCTAAAATTGGTGGTAACGATAGAATTGTTGGTATGAAAGTTCGAGCACAAGTTGTGAAGAATCGAATGGGCCCACCATTAAGAGCAGCAGATTTTGATATTTTCTTTGATAGAGGTATTGATAACTATGGTTCGTGGTTGTCCGTAATGAAAGACAATAAAATCGTAAAACAAGCCGGTGCGTGGTATGAATATACCGATACCGATACTGGTGAAGTAATCAAATTCCAATCTAAGGATTTTATTCCTTTGATGACGGAAAGAGAGGATGTTAGAGAACAAATTTATAAAAAGATTTGTGAATCTACAATTTTACAATACAAATCCGATGGTATCGATATGGAAGATTTAGAAATAGATGTTTCAGGTCCTGGCATGGATGATTAAAAAGAAAGGCATTGAAAGCAATATACAAAAACATTTTAGAATCGGTAGAGAGTGAGCATGTGAGTAATTCTACCAAAACGAAAAACTCACGAGTTCTTATAATTGATGGATTAAATACATTCATCAGATGTTGGTCATCAATACCAACTATGAATGAAGATGGAGACCATGTTGCAGGAGTAACAGGTGTTCTAAAATCAATTGGTTACGCTATTCGTCAAACTCAACCTACTCGTGTTATTGTAGTTTTCGATGGAAAGGGTGGTTCTGCTAATCGTAAAAAACGATTCTCTGGATATAAGGCAGATAGAGACCAAAACAAATTACGCGTAAATCGTCAATATGCAGATATGATGAATGTTGAGGATGAACGCGAGTCTATGAAAAGACAGTTTGTTTGGTTAGCAGAAATGTTACATCACTTACCTGTAACCACTATGATTTATGATGGTGTTGAAGCAGATGATGTAATGGCCTATATCACTACCCAACTTCTTAAAGAGGATGAACAAGCGGTGGTAATGTCAACCGATAAGGATTTCCTACAATTGGTAAATGACAAGACCATCGTTTGGTCTCCTACTAAGAAGAAAATTTACAACAAAAAAGCAATCAAAGAAGAATTCGGTTTAGAATCCAAAAACCTATTGATGTATCGTATATTAGATGGTGATAAATCAGATAATATACCGGGAGTTAATGGGTGTGGTATAAAAACCCTTGTAAAGAGGTTTCCTGAACTGACTGAGGATGTCGAATTATCAGTTGATGATTTACTACGTTTATGTGAAGAAAAGAAGGGTAAAATCAAAATATACAACGATATATTAGAATCAGAAAAACAGGTTCGTATGAATCACGAACTAATGCAGTTAAAAGACCCCGATATTAGTGGAATCATTAAGATGCAAATATTGGAAAAATTTAACGAACCGAACAACCCAATCAATAAATTAGATTTTATGAAAGTTTGCCTAAAATATAAAGTGGTAAATAGTTTCGGAGATTTAAATGATTGGTTAAAGGGTACATTCGGAAATCTTATTATTAAATAACAATTAAACATGGAGGAAAAACTATGAAGTGTATTAAAGCAATTAAGGAAACAACACACTACAAATTAAATGAAATTCGTAGAGTAGATGATAAAGATGCTGATGAAAAAGTGGCAAGTGGAGTTTGGAAATTTATTCCAAAATCAGAGTGGAAATTAGCAACAAGACCAGAAAAAACAAAAGGAGATAAATAATGCAAGAGATAGACAACTTAGCGAAGTATGGTCAATCCTTTCAATCAAAAGTTGTATCTGCATTATTGAGTGATGAAAAATTCTTAGATACTATTTCAGAAATTGTTACACCAAAATTCTTTGAATCAGATGCTAACAAATGGATAGTAAGTGAAATTCTCTCATATCATACTGAATATCGAAAAGCACCATCTTTGGATGTGTTTAAGGTAAGAATATCAAAGTTAGAAAATAAGGGATTAGAAACCACAATTGTAGACCAATTAAGACATATCTACACACAAGTAGGTAATACGGATTCGGATTACATTAAGAATGAATTTTCATCGTTTTGTAAAAACCAAAACTTAAAACAAGTAATCTTACAATCAGTTGATTTATTAAAGGCAGGTAACTTTGATAAAATCAAAGATTTGGTTGATAAGGCTATGAAAGTTGGGGTTGAAAATGATTTAGGACACGATTACATATTGGATTACGAAGACCGTGCAACGGATGTTAAACGAGATACTGTCCCTACCGATTGGAAACCTATTACCGATTTAATGGATGGTGGATTAGGACCGGGTGAATTGGGAGTAGTAGTTGCACCATCTGGTGTTGGTAAGACTTGGATTTTAACAGCATTGGGTGCAGCAGCAGTAAAACAAGGATTAAGTGTGGTTCATTATACTATGGAATTATCTGAGCACTATGTTGGTGCTAGATATGATACTGTCTTTTCACATATTCCCTCTGCGGATTTGAAAGATAAAAGAGATGAGGTTCGTCATAAAATCAAATCGTTACCGGGAAAATTACTTATTAAATATTACCCACCAAAAGGAGTTAGTGTTAAGAAATTGCAATTGCATATTGAAAAAATGATTGCGGCCGGAAACAAACCTAATTTGATTATCGTAGATTACGCAGATTTATTATTATCACATTCAAATAAGACAGATTCAACTTATGCTGAACAAGGAGGTGTTTACATCGATTTGAGGGGTATGGGTGGTGAATTGGGTATACCTGTATGGACTGCATCACAAACAAATCGTTCTGCAATTGATTCGGATGTAATTGAAGCAGATAAGATTGCGGATTCATACGCAAAGGTGATGAACGCCGATTTCATTATGAGTTGGAGTAGAAAATCAAAAGATAAATTGAATAATACTGCAAGAGCTCACGTTATGAAAAATAGATTCGGACCAGATGGTTTAACGTTTCCTTGTAAGATGGATACAAACACCGGATGGATTGAAGTTTATGATGCTCAATCATCAGATGGGATTATGGCAACGAAGGAAGCTGCAAGTGGACAAATCCTTCAAAAACAACTTCTCCACAAGAAGTATGTGGAAAATATGGGCTAAATATATTATAATAAAGTGTTTCATTTGTGTTAATATGGGATAATGAAAAAAGAAAAAAAAAGTTTCAAGTTTCTATTTCGTTTTTTAATATATACAATAGTTATACTCACCAACAACATTCTAAGTTGGTGTTTTGTATAACAATTTAAACCAAAAACATTTTATGGCAAATTCACAAGAATTATTTGAGCAAATGAAAGATTTATTTACTCAATTCGAATCAGAGCACAACGGAACAACAAAAGCAGCAAAGTCAAGAGCAAGAAAAGCAATTGGTGAATTAAAAAAATTGATTACTGAATATAGAAAACAATCAGTAGAAGAAGCAAAATAAAATAAGTTACGAAAGATGAGCAAATTATTTACCGAAAGAGTTCCTTTCAAACCATTTGAATATCCTGAATATTATACCGAAGGTTGGTTAAAGCAAATGCAAGCATTTTGGTTGCATACTGAAATACCAATGCAAGGTGATTTTAAGGATTGGAATGAAAAACTAACTGAATCTGAAAAACATTTGGTTGGTAATATCCTTTTAGGATTTGCTCAAACGGAATGTGCAGTTTCTGATTATTGGACAGGTATGGTTACTAAGTGGTTTCCCAAACATGAAATCAGACAAATGGCTATGGCGTTTGGTTCACAAGAAACTATACATTCAATCGCGTACTCTTATTTAAATGAAACGTTAGGTTTAGAAGATTTCGAAGGGTTCTTACATGATGAAACGATGAAAGCACGTTTCGAACTTCTAACTAACACAACAGCAGATTGGACTCCTGCCGATTTGGATACTAACCATAAAGCAAGAGTTGAAGTTGCTCGTTCATTAGCAATATTTTCTGCATTCGCAGAAGGTGTTGCATTGTATTCTTCATTTGCGGTTCTTTACTCATTCCAAATGAGAAACCTATTAAAAGGTATTGGACAACAAATGAAATGGAGTGTTAGAGATGAATCTCTACATTCAAAAATGGGATGTCAATTATTCAGACATATGTGTCAAGAATTTCCAGAATTATTAGAGGAAGCAAAAAAAGATATTTACACAGCAGCTAAAATTATCATAGATTTAGAACACAAATATATTGATAAGATTTTTGAAATGGGTGATTTGGAGAATCTTAAAAAAGATGACCTAAAAGAATTTATTACAAAAAGAGTTAATGAAAAATTAGGAGAATTGGGATACAATCCAATTCCTGGTGGAGATGATTATTTTGAATTCGATGATACAAAGGCATCCGAATTAGATTGGTTTTATCACCTTACCGGTGGGGTTACTCATACGGACTTCTTCGCAATCAGACCAACTGATTATTCAAAAGCAGGAGAAGGTGAAGATTGGGGTGATATATTTTAAAAAATAAAAAAATTATGGCAAAAAATTACGCAGAAGACTTAGGTTGGGAATTAGGTGTTGATTTTCCTGAGTGGGGTAATACGGAGGTATATGTTAAAACCATATCCAAAGGTTACTTACTTCCCGGAGAAACACCAAAAGATGCATATTGGAGAGTATCTACCAAAGTAGCACAAAGGTTGAATAAACCACAATTAGCATCCAAATTCTTCGATTATATTTGGCGTGGTTGGTTATGTTTGGCAACACCTGTGTTATCAAATACTGGTACGGATAGAGGTTTACCTATATCTTGTTTCGGTATTGATGTAGCAGATTCCATTTTTGATATTGGTAATAAAAACTTAGAGTTGATGTTACTTGCAAAACATGGTGGTGGTGTTGGTATTGGTATAAATCAGATTCGTCCTGCTGGTTCACCTATCACAGGAAATGGAACATCAGATGGTGTAATTCCATTTGCTAAGATATACGATTCTACTATCCTTGCAACTAATCAAGGTTCAGTAAGAAGAGGAGCAGCATCAGTAAACTTAAACATCGAACATAAAGATTTTGAAGAGTGGTTGGAAATCAGAGAACCGAAAGGTGATGTGAACCGCCAATGTTTGAATATGCATCAATGTGCAGTAGTTGGTGATAAGTTTATGAGAAAGTTACAAGATGGTGATGAAGAGGCTAGAAGAAAATGGGGTAAATTACTTCAAAAGAGAAAGGCAACCGGAGAACCTTACATTATGTTTAAGGGGAACGTAAACAAACAAAATCCACCGATGTATAAACAAAATGGATTGAAAGTGTTTATGACTAACATCTGCTCTGAAATCGTTTTACATACTGATGAATCACATTCATTTGTATGTTGTTTATCTTCATTAAACTTAGCAAAATATGATGAGTGGAAAGATACTGATTTAATTTACACATCGACTTGGTTCTTAGATGGAGTTCTTTCAGAATTCATTCAAAAGGCTAAGAATATGAAAGGTTTTGAAAATTCAGTACGTGCGGCAGAAAAAGGTAGAGCATTAGGTTTAGGTGTTTTAGGTTGGCACACTTATTTACAACAAAGAGGTATTCCGTTTGAAGGTATGACCGCTCAATTTGAAACTCGTAAGATTTTCTCTCAAATGAAAATCGAATCAGAACAAGCAAGTAGAGATATGGCATCTGAATTAGGAGAACCTTTATGGTGTAAAGATAGTGGATTCCGTAACACTCACTTACGTGCAATTGCACCGACAGTTTCCAATTCTAAATTGAGTGGAGATGTGAGTTCCGGTATCGAGCCGTGGGCAGCAAACGTATTTACCGAACAAACATCAAAAGGTACTTTCATTAGAAGAAACGCAGAATTAGAAAAGGTATTAAAGAAAGTTGGAATCAATACAAAAGAAACATGGGATAAAATCCTTGCAGATGGTGGTTCTATACAAGATATTGCTGAATTAGATAATTGGTGTTTTGTAAATGGAAAAGTAGTATTATGTTCAGAAGTAACCGATGAAGACAGACACAAAACCTTCAACGTTAAAGATGTATTCAAAACATTCAAAGAAATCAATCAGTTAGATTTGGTAAGACAAGCAGGTATTAGACAACAATATATTGACCAAGCAGTTTCATTAAACTTAGCATTCCCCGCAATTGCAGAACCAAAATGGATAAACCAAGTAACATTAGAGGCTTGGAAACAAGGTGTGAAAACACTTTACTATATGAGAACGGAATCCGTATTGAGAGGTGATATTGCAACAAAAGCAATGGACCCTGAATGTTTAAGTTGTGAAGGATAAACAAAAAGGAAAAACAAAAGATGGTAACATTAAAGAAATTTTCAGCAGCATGGTGTGGCCCTTGTAGAGCATTAGCACCAGTGATTAACGAAATTAAGGGTCAATTCCCTAATGTACAATTTATAGATTATGATGTAGATGTTGCATTTAATGAAGCAACACAATATGGTATTCGTTCAGTACCGACAGTTATAATTGAGAAAGATGGTAAGGAGATTGAAAGATTTACCGGAGCATCTTCTAAAATGGCATATGTAAACGCATTAAATGAGTGTATCAAATAAAAGAGTTGGTGAAAATCATCCTCGTGCAAAACTTACAAACGAACAAGTTAGAACAATAAGAGAACTCTTTAAACAAGGGTTCTCTACTAATGTTATAGCTAGAAATTTTAAAGTTAGTAAGTGGAATGTGGAAGAAATTGTAAAACGTCACACTTGGACACACATTTAATTTGGAAATACGAAATATTTTTCGTATCTTTGTAAAATATAAAAGAATAAAAGGTTATGTATTTAGATTACTTTGATAAGTTTTATGGTATGACACCATATCTCTTTATCGGTAAAGAAGAATGGGAATGGATTAAAGAAACTTTTAATAGAGAAGATGTAAAAGAATCTCTTGCAAAAGTAGCAGCAACATATGATATTCCATATGCAGAAATTACCGAAGGAGAAGCAAGAAACGAATATCTTAAATTAAAAGGATTTCGTTGGCACGAATTATTTACCGAAGGAGAATGGGTGCCACGAAAGGCATCTGAATCTCGTTATCCCTTAACATTTCAAGGTAAACAACAATTCGTTAGAAGAATAAACACTGGCAATCCTGCCTCAAATTATTTTCAACAAGCAAATAGATGGAGTGTCGATGGGACAGTATCGCCTGGTCCATATAGGACTTGGAATAACCCTGATTTTATGTTCTCACTTATGGGTGGAATGTACACTTTGAAATTTGATGAGGTTAGTAAAAATACCCTAAGAACTTGTCTATCCTTACGAAAATATATTTGTTCACAATTCAAACCAAACGTTGCAAAAGTACTATACGATTTTGTAGAAGCAAAGAACGTATTAGATATTTCAGCTGGATGGGGTGATAGATTGTGTGGATTTTATGCATCAGAATATGGTGAACATTATGTAGGTATCGACCCTCGTAAAGAAAATCACCCAATTTATAGACAACAAGCAGATTTCTATGAAAAAAATAATGGATTCTTTGAAACCGAAAAGAAATCTACATTTTATGAATCTCCTGCGGAAGATTTGGATTTAAGTGAATATAAAGAATACTTTGATATAGTATTCAGTTCACCACCTTATTTTAATGTAGAGAGATATTCATATGATGATACTCAAAGTTGGGTTCGTTATAAAACAATCGATGATTGGAATACTAATTTCTTACATAAAACAATTGCAAATGTATGGCCTACAATTCGTAAAGGTGGGTATCTTGCTGTAAACATTGCAGATGTATATGCATCATCAAAAGGTGATGGTAAAGGACAACAAGAAATTACCAACCCTATGAATGATTTTATTGGTACTCTTGAAGGTGCACATTACGAGGGATGTTTGGGTATGGAAATGGCCAAACGGCCGGGTTCTGCAGGTGCAGGAATGATTATAGATGGTGATGAAGAAAGATATTCCGAAGAAGAATTAAAAAAGAACGAAGAAGCAAAAGATAAAACATTTTGTGAACCAGTTTGGATTTGGCGTAAATTATAAAATAAAAATATATGACAGTAATAGAAGCAACATCTCCCGGTGATGCATGGGTAAAGGTATCTAAACATCTTATTGCAAACGGAGAAAAAGTAGGTGATTTAACCGAAGAATTAAATGTGATGACAGAAATCACAAAGTTTGAATCTGATGATTGGTTTGACCCTCATTTCAGAGAGATTATGGGTGATGATAGAATTGATTACGCAAAGACCGTAACATTCTTAGAACCACAACCATTTGTTTCAGATTCTCCATTTTTTCAAGCAGAAGAAGGATTGGAATACAAATTCATTAAAGATAAATGGCATGATTCATATTGGGGTAGAATGGTTTCGTGGCAAGGTACATTTAATCAAGTAGAAAACGTAATCAAAATCTTAAAGACTGGTAAAGCAGTTAAAAGATGTGAATTGATTATCTTTGACCCAAGCAGAGATGCTAGAAATCCATACTCACAACCTTGTATGTTAGCAATTGATATTAAACCTCGTAATGGTAAAATCTACCTAACATCAATCATTCGTTCAAATAGAGTATCTAAATCCGGTTATGCAGATTACACTGCGTTAGTTGAAATGGGTAAATTCTTAGCAAAAGAAAGTGATATGCAATTAGAAAAAGTTTCAGTTTTGGCGTGTTCTTGTCATATTGGTAAAATGAATGATGAAACTAAAAAAACTCATAAATTATTAGAAGTCTTAAATAGATAATATGTGTGGAATCGTAGCAACCATAGGGTGTAGTAAAGATGAGGTAAATGAAATGTTGGAAGCGATAGAACATCGCGGAAGAGATAATAGAGGAATTAGAGAATTCCAATATGGAGATAAACACATCATCTTAGGGCACAATCGTTTATCCATCAACGATACATCACCATTAGGAAATCAACCGATGGAATATGATGGGGTACAATTGGTAGTAAATGGTGAGATTTGGAATTATCCAACGTTGCGTAAAGAATACGAAGAACGAGGTTATACATTCAAATCAAATTCAGATTCAGAAATTATTCTTTTCTTATATAAAGAGGGTGAATTGAATCGTTTAGATGGTATGTTTTCATTTGTAATATATGACAATAACAAATTACTATTATCAAGAGATTGGGTTGGTAAATTACCACTTTATATTCTAAATAATAATGAATATATCATTGCAAGTGAAATTAAAGCAATCACTACTAAAACTAAAAGTGCAGATATTAAATTTGTACCAAAAAATAGTTTGGTAGAAATAGATTTGGATACTGATAAACTTACGATTCATTCTAATTATTATTTTCAATTCTCAGCAGAACCTACTAAGGTAGAATCACATGAAGAGGTTGCAGAAACTACATTTAAGTTATTAGAAAGAGCAGTAGATAAACGATTATTATCAGATGTACCTATTGCAACATCCCTAAGTGGTGGTATTGATTCCGCAGTTATTACTTATTTACTTTCACAACGTATTCCAAACTTAAAAGCATATACCATTGCGTTTGATGAAACCTCTAAGGATTTACAAAAAGCAAGAGTTTGTGCCAAATATTTAGGAGTAGAATTGGTAGAGGTATTTGTCCCAAAAGATGATGAAATAATCAAACAACGTTTCTTAGAATCAATCAAAGTAATTGAATACCCATCGACAGTTCAAATGGAGGTAGGTATTTTACAATCATTTATCGCAGAACAAATGGCAAAGGATGGGATTAAAGTAGCATTTAGTGGTGAGGGTAGTGATGAATCATATGGTTCATATGGTACATTCAGAATGTTTAGTAAGAAACCAGATTGGAGTGATGTTCGTAAAAAATTATTTGAAAAACAATATCATGGAAACTTATTGAGAGGTAATACTATTTTTATGAATTATGGAACAATCGAATTAAGATGTCCATTCTTTGATACTGATTTTTTAAATTACACTACCAACTTAACCGATGAATTTCTTGCAGATAAAGGACAATGGAAAAGACCTCTTGCAGATGGATTTAGAGGTAAACTACCAGATGAGATATTAGACCAAGAAAAAAGGGCATTTCAAAAAGGAACAAACTTTAAACAATACATCGAAGAAATTATTGTAAATGATAAGAATATCAATTTCAAAAATAGAAAGAAGATATTACACGTTATTGGTGATAATTTTGAAAAAATACATGGATTCTCCCATAAAAATATGAAAGGAGAATTATCATCAAATACAGGAGGAATTTACAAATGGATTTAAGATTAAAAGGATTAAACGAAGATACTCCATTAGAACTTTATCATATTAAAGGTAGAGAAGTTTGGGTAAAAAGAGATGACCTTATGGGGGATGGTATTACACTACCGCCGTGGGGTAAGATAGCAGCAGTATATGAATTGGTAAAAAAATATGTGGATAGAAGCAAACCATTAACACATCTTTCGGTAGATGGTAGTTGGACAGCTTGGGTTCTTGCAGCAATATGTGAACAATTAGATATTGAATTTTATGCATCACATCCTGATTCTAAAAAAATATCACAAGAGTATTTGAATTTAATTAAAGAAAAATATCCAAAAACACATTTGAATCCTATTAGACCTAATATGATGCAAATTATGTATAATTCTTTAAGAGGTCAAGCTAGAGAAAACGGATGGCAAATGTTACCTTATGCTTTTGACCACGATTTCTATAAAGATTATCTTGCGGAAAGAATTCAACCATTTGTACATTTTGATAATTTAGTTGTATCATCAGGTAGTGGTGTAACCTTAGCAGGATTAGCAAGAGGATATTATAGAGAAGAATTGAAGGAATTTTTTCCTAATGTCAAACGAAAGATTTGGACAACATGTGTATCATCGGAAAGTTCAATCAAAAAAACACTTAAAAAAAGTGGAATACCAATTCCTTTGAACATTCGTAAATCAGAGTATCTTTTTGAGAATAGATTGGATGGGTATTCAGCTCCATTCCCTTGTAATCAATTTTGGGATATAAAGCAATGGAAATGGTTGGAAGAAAATATAGACCAAATTGAGGGTACAATCCTATTTTGGAATATTGGTGGAATTTATAAGTTTTAATAAAACTTTTGGAAATACGAAAATAATTTCGTATCTTTGTGTAACATTAAATTAATATAATTTTGTATAAAAATATCTATTATCAACGCGAAAAAAATCTAATACATTTATGGGATTCTCATTTAGGTTATAGAACTTTCCCATATACTCGTTATGCATATGAAAGAGCAGAAAGAGGTGAAGCACGTTCTATCTATGGTGATAGATTAACAAAAATTTACAAATACAAAAACGATGACCCCGATTTGTTTGAATCGGATGTACCAGAAACAACTCGTGTTTTGGTGGATACTTATGTTGATTCTGATATTCCATCCGAAGGTATTGTAACGATGACCTTCGATATTGAGGTGGAAATGGAAAGTGGATTACCCGATACTGAAAAAGCAGAGAACGAACTTACCGCTATTGGTTTACAAGATAGTGTAACAAATCAATATTGGGTATTGGTAATGGATAAGAAAGGTCAAATGATTGAACGCAAAACCGATAAGGCAATCGTAATACCTTTCAGAGATGAGAGAGATATGTGTATGAAATTCTTAGAGTTATACGAAGGAATTCAACCAGACATATTAACCGGTTGGAATATTGATAATTTTGATATTCCGTACTTATTCAATCGAATGAAACGTATCTTAGGTGAATCGCAAGCAAAAAGATTATCACCAATTGGTCAAGCATTCTATTCACCCTATCGTCAGAGATGGTTTTTAGCAGGTGTAAGTTGTTTAGATTATCTTTCTCTTTATAAGAAATTTAACTATAATGAATTACCTAACTACCGATTAGATACGATTGGTACAATTGAATTAGGTAAGGGTAAAATTGAGTATAAGGGTTCATTAGATGATTTATTCAACGAAGATATTGAAAAGTTTATTGAGTATAACTTAGTCGATGTGGAGATTGTGGTAGAATTAGATAAGAAACTACAATTCATCGATTTATGTAGAGGTATCTGCCACGCAGGCCACGTTCCATATGAGGATTTCGTTTATTCATCTAAATACTTAGAGGGTGCATTACTTTGTTTTCTTAAACGTAAAGGATTAGTTGCACCAAACAAACCGGCAGATAGAAAAGAGAAACTTGCAGCAATGGCAGAAGCAGGTGAAGAAAAGTTCATCGGTGCATATGTAAAAGACCCTATTGTGGGTAAGTATGATTGGGTATATGACTTGGATTTAACATCACTATACCCATCAATCATTATGACTTTAAACATTAGTCCAGAAACTAAGGTTGCTAAGATTTCAGATTGGGATGTTCAAGCCTTTATGAAAAAAGAGGTACAATATTATCAAATGGGAGATGATAGAATTTCTCGTGATAATTTAGAAAAATATATTAAAGAAGCAGATTTAACAATATCATCAAATGGTGTGTTATATCGTAAAGATAAAATGGGATGTATTCCTGAAATATTAGATATTTGGTTTAATGAAAGGGTTGAATTTAGAAAATTGGAAAAAAAGTACGGCCAAGAGGGTGATAAAGAAAAATATGCCTTTTACGGCAAAAGACAATTGGTTCAAAAAATTCTACTTAACTCTCTTTATGGTGTTCTTGGCCTTCCTGCCTTTCGGTTTTACGATGTTGATAATGCAGAGGCAGTTACGACTACGGGTCAGACGGTTATTAAGAACTCGGCGAATATGGGGAACATCAAATACAACAAAGAATTAGGTACAAAAGATGTAGATTCAAACATTTATATTGATACCGATTCAGTATTCTTTTCAGCAGTACCACTTTTAGATTTCCGTCATCCAAATTGGAAACAAATGCCAGATGCAGAAGTTGCACAATTGGTAGATGGTATTGCAGGTGAAATGCAAGATTACCTTAATAAATTCTACGATATACTTTCCGATAAATTCTTTAACGTACAAAAACACCGATTAGAGATTAAGAAAGAATATGTTGCTAGAGCAGGTATTTGGATTGCAAAGAAACGATATGCACAATGGATTATTTCCAATAATGGTATTGCAGTAGATAAATTAGATGTGAAAGGATTGGATGTTAAACGTTCATCATTTCCAAAGGCATTTCAGGAGTGTATGGGAACTGTCTTAATTGATATTCTTAGAGGTAAATCCGAAGAAGAAATTTCAGATTTCGTACTTGCATTTAAAAAGAGTATGATAGATAGACCAATCCAAGAGATTGCTAAAAACTCTGCAGTAAAAAACTTATCAAAATATCTACCGAAGAAAAGACAATTATTCCAAATGGAAAAAGGAGTACCTGCACACGTTAAAGCAGCAATCCTATATAATGATTGTTTAAAACACTTTAATGCTCCATTTAAGTATTCACCTATGAAAGATGGTGATAAAGTAAAGTGGGTATATTTGAAAAACAATCCATTAGGATTAGATGGACTAGCATTTACAGGTTATGATGACCCCGAAGAGATTACAAATTTCATTTCAACTTATATAGACCATAATAGAATCTTTGAAGCTGAATTACAAGGTAAGTTACAAGATTTCTTTAATGCTTTAAGTTGGGGTGATGTGATTAGTGAACAACGAACAGCAGAAAAATTCTTTAGCTTTTAGAATATGAAAGGATGGTATTGTATATACGAATGTAGTCAAAATAAATGGTTGATGGAGGGAAATTGGTGGCAGTTGGATAGAGAATTTATTCCAGTTATGATGCCACTTACAACTAGATTAGATAAAAATTGGAATAGTGATGGGGATGAACATTATGTTTTAACACAATATGACCACAAAAATATAATAACAATAGGTGAGGGTAAAATCAATCCCTGGTCAGTTTTTAAACGAGAAACTCTTAAAGAAGCAGAAGATTTTTTACTTAATGGTGGATTTACAACAAGTAATGGTGAATTTTATTCTATTCGTAAAATATATTTTTAAAATAAATTTGGATAATTGGAAAATTATTCGTATCTTTGTAACAATAAATTAAATTAATAAAAAACAAACAAATGGAAAAAGGTAAATTAAATCGTTTCGTACAAAAGTACAATCTTGCTGGTTTAGTAGAATCGGTAAAGTGGGAAACAAAAGACAATGAATTGACAACTTCATTCATTTCTGATGATAAATCAGTATTGGGTAAAGTGACAATGAAAGAGTTTAATTTCAACGATGCAACATTCGGTGTATATGATACATCTAAATTAACAAAGATGTTATCAGTATTGGGTGAAGCAGTTGAATTTGAAATTTCTGATGTTGATGGTAAACCAGTTTCTTTGAAATTCAAAGATGGCTCTACATCCGTAAATTATATGTTGGCTGACCTTTCGGTTATTCCTAACGTACCGGATTTGAAGAAATTACCAGATTTCAATATCAAAATCAAATTGGATGAAAACTTTATTTCAAAATTCATCCGTGCTAAGAGTGCATTGGCAGATGAGAATAACTTTACATTCGTTGTAAAGAATGGTAAGGCACAAATCGTATTAGGTCATTCTAATATCAACACAAACCGAATTTCAATTGATGTTGAAGGTGAAGTAGACGGTGATGTAAATCCAATCTCTTTCTCAGCAACATACTTAAAAGAAATTTTAGTAGCAAACAAAGAAGCAAAAGATGCTACATTAAACATTTCATCACAAGGTTTATCACACATTCACTTTGAAGTAGGTGAATATACATCTGATTACTACTTAGTAGAAATCGCTAGTTAATATATGAGTAAATACTACTACGAACGCTCGAAATTTTCTGAATTCCAATCCAACACAACTTATCATCAGTTACTACAAATGACCGATGATGAGTTTGTTAGTTGGGCTAAATTACTGCGTAAAGAGGTAACGAAGCAATGGGATGAAGATGGTGTGCCTCCTGTTATCGGTAAAGATAAGGATGGTATCATCGAATCATTTAAGAAATTAAAAGGAAACGATTGTGATTTCCTACAAAAAGATTTATCAGGCGATGATGAGTCGTTGGGTATTATTCAGAACTTTAACAAAGATGCATCTGCTATTAATCAGTTTTTTCCTACTATGTTGAAAACTAAAATTTCAATTGGAAAATCTGCTGATGGTGGTTTATCTATTTATGACCATTTCTCTGACCCAAATTTAGAAGAACAATTTGTGAAGATTATGCGTAGAGCTGTTAAAAGAGATTCTATGTATTCGTGGTCACGTTCTATTGTAAATAAAAAAGATGAGAACGAATTTTGGGATGGTGAAACTGGTGTTGAATTTATCCAAAAAGTGTATGAAGGTAAAATCTTTGTTGGTAAACATTCTGATTTAGATATTGTAATTGCAAAAGTAAAAGAAGATACTATTGATAATTATGGTACGATTAACGAACAATATATTGGGTTTGGTAATTTATATCTTAACGCAGAACAATTACAACAATGCGTGGATAATGGTTGGTTAAACCCTACTCAAATGTCTAACGTTAAAAAGATTGAAGACCACTTAACACTTGCAGATGGTAAAACCACTAAAAAGTTTTATTATCTAATTCGTTGGTATGATAAGACAGTGGGTATATTCCCTAAAATTTTACAAGTATTTCGTTTAAGTTGTGGACAACCTGCAGTGAATTTTCCTGCATTAACCGCAAAGTGGATTTACGAAAACTATACATCGCACATCGAACAAGAAGAACCTCTTCACATTTATGATTCATCAAGTGGATGGGGTGGTAGAATCTTAGGTGCAATGAGTAGTAGAAAGAAAACTCACTACGTTGGTACTGACCCTAACCCTGATAATTTTATTCCAGAATTAGGAATATCACGTTATGAATATGCAGCTAAATTCTATAACGATAATTGTGTAGATGATTTTTCAGAAACATTTACTAAATTCTTTGATGTAGAGAAACAAGGTAATACATATGAATTGTTTCAAGATGGGTCGGAACTAATCCAACACAATCCTAAATTCCAAAAGTATAAAGGTAAATTGGATTTGGCGTTCACATCACCTCCATACTTTAATAGAGAACAATATTCACAAGATGAAAATCAATCTTTCAAAGCATATGGTGAGTATGATGATTGGAGAGATAATTTTTTACGTCCTACATTAACTACCATTTATGAGTATATGAAGAACGATAGATACATTCTTTGGAACATTGCAGATATTAAAATTGGTAAAGATACCTATTATGCATTAGAACAAGATTCTATTGATATTCTAAAAGAATTAGGTTGTGAGTATAAAGGTAAATTGAAGATGTTGATGACACGAATGGTAGGATTAGACCCAACTAAGACAGGTATTAAAAACGCAGTGAAACACGATGGTAAAGCATATAAGTTTGAACCAATCTTTGTTTTTTACAAACCATAATATATGATTAATATAGTATCAAGAGAACCACAATTATTTTCTCTTTTTGGTAAATCTAAATTTAAACAAATAGAAGTTACTAAGGAGTATAAAATACTAACTCTTACACATGAGGGGAAAGAATATCAAATTAAGTTATTTACTGAATTTGACGAGAATATCATAAATTGGAGTGTAAAAAATAAATTCAATAGTGATATTGCAAATTACGATTTCTTCAATACAAATCAACATTCTATTTTTATTAACCCACCTGAAAATACAACTTTCATTTTAGATAGATGGCAGTTTGTAGGAGTGTGGGTTAAGATATTTAGGGTATATGGTATTGGATTTCTTAAACAACTTGAAAAAATTTATAAAGAACGTAATTGTAGAATTGCGTTTGGTTTAGCATATTTTGAACCTTTGGATTATGAGGTCGACCATTACACTGCGTGTATTCATGATTATGATTTTGATTACATTAAATTGGCAGATTATCCATTATTTGAAGGATTAAAGAATACTAAGGTAAATACATTTTATCAACTTTGGAATTACATTTACGATATTCTTGCTTTTGAAGTTTCACCAAATAACTGGAATCAAATTCTTAATGGTCAAGAAACATTTTATGATTGGTTAGATGGATTGGTTAAACCAGATGAGAATAGAAAAAATGTGTTTGGTATGTTAGGTGGTAAACCTCGTTATCATAGATTGTATTTTATCAACAAAATAATCGAAACTGGTTTAATTGATAAGGGATATGTAACGATGAATAAATTTTTCTTTGAAGAGTATTCTCAGCAAATAAAAAATAATAATCCAAATACCGATGGAACTAATTTATTAAAACAAGAAGTTTTTGATTATTGGCATACGGATTTTTACAAACCATTTGAATATTATAATAAAATTCACGACCCATTAGGAGAACACAAACGTTTTGAATACACAACCGAAAATATTGTAAATAAAGAATACAATAATAGTTACATCGAAATTGTAGGTGAAACACATATTCTATTTAATAAATTATTTGATTTTTGGTCTGAAAAAACTTATCACGGATTATTCTTTGAAAAGTTATACATTTCAGTTGGTGCAAATAAATTTTATAGAGAGTTTGAAAAAATTGGTGGTCATACATTTATTAAGGAATTAGGAATAAACCCTTTATTTTTAGAAACGGAAGACCCAATTAAACAAATGGATTATGTTATTGAAGCATTAGAAAAAATATCTTTGGAAGATGCTAAAACAATTTATTTGGAAAACTTACCAAAAATTAAAGAGAACAAACAAATAATATTGGATTGGATTTATAATGAAATGGATTATTTCAGAAACTTCATTTTGAATTAATATTCTTAACAATTTGGTAATATACTTTTAGAATATATACAATATTTATCTATAATGACATCAAACGAATTTATATTTTGGTTGAGAGGTTTTACAAAAGGAGTGAATGGTTCTAATATCACTCCAACTCAATGGTCACATATTACGAATATGTTAGACACAGTCGAATCTGGTACTGAATGGAAACCAGAGTACGGAACAAATTCCCCAAAACATACAAATTATCCTAATCCACCTTACACAACTGGTGGAGCAGATGATTTCATGCCTACAAGGGAATTATTGAATTCCAATTTTACGAATAAATAGGGGAAACCCTTTTATTATAAGTTTGAGAAAATCTCAAATGGTTTATTATTTTTTTTAACAACAAAAAAAGGACAATTATGAAAAAACTGATTTTATCGTTAATTTTCGCAATGACCTCGTTTTTAGGATTTAGTCAGATTACTACTTCCTCTATTTCGGGTGTTGTGAAGAACGAGAAAAATGAAGTGTTGGTAGGTGCTACGATTCACGCAGTACATACCCCAACTGGTACGCAGTACAACGCTGTGACCAACAAAAATGGTGCATATGTTTTACCTGCGATTAGAGTAGGTGGACCATATACATTACACACTACTTATGTAGGGTACAAAAAAGATGAAATTAAAGATGTAAATACTCAATTGGGTATTACTACAAACGTTGATTTTATCTTAGTTGATGAAACTACTACATTAAAAGAAGTGGTGGTAAGTGCCGGTAGAAATAACATTATATCAAGGGAAAGAACCGGAGCATCACAACAATTCAGTAGAAGAGATTTACAAAATATCCCTATTACTGGTGCAAGAACAATCGATGGTATTACAAAATACAATCCAAACGGAAACGGAAACTCATTCGGAGCACAAGATTCTCGTTTGAATAACTTTACAATTGATGGTTCACAATTCAATAATGGATTTGGTTTAGGTTCATCTGCACAAGCGGGTGGTAGAACCGGAGCATCTGCTATTTCATTAGATGCAATCGAACAACTTCAAGTTAATATTGCTCCATTTGATATTCGTCAATCAGGATTTACTGGTGCTGGTATCAACGCAGTAACAAGAAGTGGTACAAACGAAATCGAAGGTTCGGTATATCAAACACAAAGAGATAATTCATCTACATATGTGGGTGATAATGCTAGAGGAACGAAAGTAACCGCAGCTAAATTTGATGAAAAAGTACAAGGATTCAGATTAGGTGCACCAATCATTAAGAACAAATTGTTTATCTTTGGAAACTACGAACAAATTGAAAAAACTGAACCAGGTACAACATGGATTTCAACAGGTTCTCCATTAACAGGTTCTCAAGTTAGTAGACCAACTTATACACAACTATCAGACTTATCTAAATTTATGCAAGATAAGTTTAATTACACAACTGGTCCATTTGAAGGATATTCTAACACAAACGCTTCTAAGAAATTCTTAGTTCGTATGGATTGGAACATTAACGATAAACATAAATTAACAGCTCGTTATGTACAACATGATTCTGAAGCAGAGATTAATATTTCAAACTCTACATCAGCAGGTTTCGGTAATAGAACAACTTCTGCATTGGCAATGAGTTTCCAAAATAGTGGTTATATCATTATGGATAATACTCGTTCTTATGTATTAGAATTGAACTCTAAATTATCAAACACTTTACATAATAACTTAATTGTTGGTTATGATAAACAAATTGAGGATAGAGCATATCGTTCTCAAATGTTCCCAACGATTGATATTAAGGATGGTGCAACAACTCTTACATCAGTAGGATTTGACCCATTCACACCGGGAAATAAATTAGATTACAATACTTTCCATATTACAAACAACTTAACAAAGTATGCAAACAAACACACTTTGACATTTGGTTTTAACTATGAGAAATACCAATCTAATAACTTATTCTTCCCAGCATCTAATGGTGTTTACATTTTCAATAGTTTAGCAGATTTCTACACTGCAGCTAATCAATCATTAGCAAATGGTGGAGCACCTTCAACATTAGTTCCTGCTCGTTTCCAATTCCGTTATTCGGCATTACCGGGAGCGGTTGACCCAATGCAAACTTTGAAAACTGATAGATTAGATATTTACGGACAAGATGAGTATCAGGCAACTGAAAACTTAAAATTCACATTAGGTTTAAGAGCAGCAATTGTTTCATTCGAACAAACTGCATTAGAAAATCCTGCAGTAACAGCAATGACATTTGCAGGCGGATTGAAATTTAACACAGGTGTATTACCAAAAACACAAACTTTGTTAGAACCTCGTTTTGGATTTAACTATGATGTATTTGGTGATAGAAAAACTCAATTAAGAGGTGGTAGTGGTGTATTTACCGGCAGACCTCCATATGTGTTTATTTCTAACCAAGTGGGTAATAATGGTGTGTTGACAGGATATATTGATGTGAGTGGTTCAGCTGCAACTAAATATGGTTTTACTGCTGACCCTAACAAATACTTTATCCCATCAACTCCAACTTTACCATCAACATTTGATTTAGCATTTACGGAAGAGAATTATAAGTTCCCACAAGTTTGGAAAACAAATATCGCAATTGACCAAAAATTACCATTCGGATTTATTGGTACTGCTGAATTTATTACAAACAAAAACTTAAATGCGGTTCATTATTACAACGCAAACTTTGGTGTACCAACTGGTATTTTCGCAGGTGTTGATACAAGAGCAAAGTATGCAGGAACTGATGCAGGTGTTAGAGTAAATGGTAACGTTTCAAACGCTATTGTATTAGCAAATTCAAATGATACTTACTTCAACTCATTAACTTTGAAATTAGAATATCCGTATCAAAAGGGTGTATTTGGTTCATTTGCATGGACAACATCAACTGCACAAGATTATTTAAGTGCAGGTTCAATTGCTAGTGGTTCTTGGACTGGTGCAAGAAGTGTAAATGGTAATAATAGTTTATCTCTTTCTAATTCAGATTTCTTATCTCCAAATCGTTTAGTAGGTTTGTTAGGATATAGATTAGAATATGGTAAAGGATATGGTGGGGCGACTTCATTCACATTAGGTTATGTAGGAAATCAGGGTAATCCGTTCTCTTACACAATCGGTGGTGATATGAATGGTGATAGAATTTCAAATAACGATTTAATCTTCGTACCAAACAAAGGTTCTGATATTAAATTCGCACCATTAGTAGTAGGTACAAGAACTTACACACAAGAAGAACAACAAGCAGCATTTGATGCTTACATCGGACAAGATGAGTACTTATCTACTCGTAGAGGTCAATACGCTGAAAGAAATGGTTCATTTTTACCTTACTTACATAGATTTGATTTATCGGTAGTACAAGACATTTATGTAAATGTTAAAGGTAAAAAGAATACAATTCAAATCAGAGCTGATATTTTGAACTTCGGTAATTTATTAAATAATGAGTGGGGAGTTTCTCAAAGAGCAACTATTCCAACTATCTTAAACTATTCAACTACAACAAATGGTGAACCAGTTTATAAGTTAGCAACTCAAAAATTAGCAGATGGTTCTACTATCTTAGCTAAAGATACTTACCAATACAATTCATCAGTATTTGATGTATGGAGTGCTCAATTGGGTATTCGTTATATCTTTGGTAGATAATACTAAAATAAAACTAAACTTAAATGGGAGAAAAATTCTCCCATTTTTGTTTGGTAATTTCAAAAATATTTTGTATCTTTGTAAAAATAAAAAATAAGTTATGGCAAAAATAATTAAATTCGAAACGGAAGTAAGAAACGGATTAAAGGAAGGTGTAGACAAATTAGCAAATGCTGTAAAAGTTACATTAGGTCCAAAAGGTAGAAATGTTATTCTACAAAAACAATTCGGTGTACCACATATTACAAAAGATGGTGTATCGGTAGCAAAAGAAATTGAATTAGTAGACCCGATTGAAAACATCGGTGCTCAATTAGTTAAAGAAGTTGCAAGTAAAACGGCAGACCAAGCAGGTGATGGTACAACAACCGCAACTGTCCTAACACAAGAAATCTTTGCATTAGGTGTAAAGAACGTAGCCGCAGGTGCAAATCCTATGGAATTAAAAAGAGGTATTGATACTGCAGTAAAAGTAGTAACCGAAGAATTGGCTAAGATTTCAAAACCAATCAAAACATCAAAAGAAATCGAACAAGTAGCAACAATCTCAGCTAATAATGATTCCTCAATTGGGGCAATGATTGCATCAGCAATGGAGAAAGTTGGTAAGGATGGTATTATTACTGTCGAAGAAGCGAAGGGTACTGAAACGGAAGTAAAGACCGTAGAGGGTATGCAATTGGATAGAGGTTATTTATCCCCTTATTTTGTAACTAATCAAGAATCTATGGAAGCAGAATTAGACAATCCATACATTCTTTTATATGATAAAAAAATATCTTCTATGAAGGATATTTTACCGGTGTTGGAACAAACTGCACAAACCGGAAAACCATTATTGATTATCGCAGAAGATATTGATGGTGAAGCATTGGCAACCTTAGTAGTAAATAAACTAAGAGGAACTATTAGAGTAGCAGCAATCAAAGCTCCTGGTTTCGGTGATAGAAGAAAAGAAATTTTAGAAGATGTTGCAGTATTGACAGGTGGACAAGTTATTAGTTCTGAACTTGGATTTACATTAGATAAAGTAACTCTAAATGATTTAGGAACTGCTGAAAAAATCACAATTGATAAAGATACAACAACCTTTATTAATGGTGGTGGTGAAAGTGATACTATCAAAGCAAGAATTGATTTAATTAAAAATCAAATCGAAAAAACTACATCTGATTATGATAAGACAAAATTACAAGAAAGGTTATCTAAATTATCAGGTGGTGTAGCAATCTTATACATCGGAGCAACAACCGAAGTAGAAATGAAAGAAAAGAAAGACAGAGTAGATGATGCATTACACGCAACTCGTGCAGCAGTATCAGAAGGTATTGTTCCTGGTGGTGGTGTTGCCTTAATTAGAGCGAAAAAAGCATTGGTTAGTTATAAATTAATGGATGGTGCGGATTTCAATACAGGTATAGCAATCATTTCAAAAGCAATTGAAGCCCCTTTAAGAACAATAGTACAAAATGGTGGTGGTTCTGCAGAGGTAGTAATCAACGAAGTTAAAAATGGTGAAGATGATTTTGGTTATAATGCAAGAACTGAAACTTATGGTAATTTATTAGAAGAGGGTATTATTGACCCAACCAAAGTTACTCGTTTAGCATTGGAAAACGCAGCATCAATCGCATCTTTACTATTAACAACTGAATGTGTTGTTGCAACTGAAAAAGATGAAAAAGAACCACAAATTCCACAAGGTGGATTTGGTATGTAATTAAAAATAAAAAATAAATAATATGGCATTTTTTGAAGAAGTAGCAAAAGAAGAAACTAACAATACACTTTGGGTAGAAAAATATAGACCTAAGAAGTTGCAAGATTATGTGGGTAATGACCACCTAAAACAAAAGATTAGTGATTATATTCAGACAGGTGATGTTCCTCATTTACTATTATTTGGTAAAGCAGGTACTGGTAAAACTACACTTGCAAAATTGATAGTAAATTCTATTAATTGTGATTTTATGATTATTAACGCATCAGATGAAAATAATGTAGATACTGTCCGTAATAAAGTAAAATCATTTGCTTCTACTATTGGTTTCAAAGATACAAAAATTATCATTTTGGATGAGTTTGATTATATGACTCCAAACGCACAGGCAATCTTGCGTAACTTAATGGAAACTTTTTCAAAACATTGCCGATTTATTTTGACTTGTAATTATGTTGAAAAAGTAATTGACCCGATTCAATCTCGTTGTCAAACCTTCCAAATTGTACCACCTACGAAAAGAGATGTTGCAATTCAGATTAGTAAAATTCTAAATGCAGAAAAAATACAATTTGAACCAAAGGAAATTGTTCCAATTGTAGATGCATCATATCCAGATATTCGTAAAATTATCAACACTTGTCAATTAAATTCATCTAAGGGTGTATTGAAAGTTGATACAAGTTCAATTTTAGATTCGGATATTAAAGTTAAGGTTGTAGATATTCTTAAATCAAAAGATGATAAACGAAATCGTTATGTAAATTTAAGACAAGCAGTTGCAGATTCGCGTGTACAAGATTTTACTGAATTATATTCTTATTTATATGAAAAAGTAGATGAGTATGCACAAGGGAATACATCGGCAGTTATTTTAGAGTTGGCACAAGGACAACATAAAGATGCATTGGTAGTTGATAAGGAAATTTGTTTTATGGCAACCTTAATTGGTATAAACTCAATTTTATAATGAGTAAAATCATAAATCTATTCGGTGGGCCGGGCATTGGAAAATCTTCAATCGCTTCCGGCCTCACTTATAAACTTAAAAAGAAACACATAACTTGTGATAATCCGTATGAGTTCCCTAAACAATTAGCATGGGATGAGAACCACCAAGCAATCAAAGACCAATTATATGTTCTTGCTAATCAACATAGAGGTATCGTAAAAAGTTTTGGTAAAGTAGATTATATTATCTTAGATTCACCAATTCTATTATCATTAGTTTATCGTTCAGCATATACTGGTTTAGAGTATCCAGCAACCTTATATGGAGAGTCTTTTGATAAAATGGTATTAGATATACATAATCAGTATGATTCCCTAAATATCGTTTTAAAACGAACGGAAGGTGGGTATAATGAGAAAGAGCGATACCAATCATTAGATGAATCAAAAGAATTGGATAAACGTATTGAAGATATATTAGTAAAAAATAATATATCATACAATATAGTATCGGTTGGTGATAAGACAGTAGATGATATATTAAAATTATTAAATATATCTTAAATAAGATTTGGTAATATGGAATATATTTCGTATATTTGGGTATAAAACTAAATGATATGATAGTATATGACCCCAAAAACCCCTTAACTGATGATGATTTAAAAGGATTATCAGAAGAAGACCTTTTCTCTTACTTAGACCAATTAGCATTACATAAACGTAAAGATACTAAGGTGGTAGGTGAGTGGAAAAAGAAAGGCCACGATATTCTTAGAAAAAGTGGTGTAAAAAATGTAAAAACGAACCGAAGACAATGGTTCGACTAAAATCAAAAATAAAACATATGTCAAACGAACAATTAGCAAAACCATTAGGAGATAGAGTCCTAATCGAAGTAGAAGTAAAAGAAAAGACCGTTGGTGGAATTATTATACCAGATACTGTCAGAGATGGTGAAAATCAAATTGGAGTAGTAGTTTCAGTTGGTAATGGTATTTATACACAATCAGGTACAAGAATTCCTATGGAAGTAGAAGTAGGTGATAAGGTAATGTTACCTGCAGGTGGTATGAGTTTGCGTAAAATTAAATTAGGTGATAAGGAATATTATCTATGTAGAGAGATGGATTTAGAAATGATTATAAAATAATAAAATATGGCAAATATATTAGGTCAACCACAACCAAAACAAAAAGTAGATATTTCAAATTCAGTTCCAATGACATGTCCTAATTGTGGATATGATGTTTTCATTAGTGGAACGAAATTTAGAAAATTATCTAAATTAGCATTCGGTGGTGAGCAAGATATGGTTATTCCATTTGAAGTATTAGTATGTGGAGAATGTGGCGAAGTAAATAATGAAATGTCTGCAATAGAACTACAAGCATTAGAACATAAAGATAAATTAAGTAAAGAACAAAATGGGTAAATCTCTTTTTGACCATATCAAAGCAATTACATCTGAACAAGACCCAAAATATTGGGATAAGTTAGATGAAGCAGATAAAAAAACCTGGTCTAACTATATGGTACATAGATTTCTTTCTATGAACCCAGATTGGATACAATTTCTTTCAGAATTACAACCTTATACACAAACATTAGAGCCAAAACAATTGTATTTGGCTCTAATTGGTATTTTACCAAAAGGAAAATATTACTTACGTTATGTTAAGGGTAAAAAAGAAGATGCATACGAAAAATGGTTAGTGGAATTGATAATAAAAGATTACCAATGTTCTAAATTTCAGGCAGAAGAATACTTAGAAATTTTATACGCAACAAAAGAAGGTAAAGAACATATAAAATACATATGTGAAAAATATGGTATAGAAACCAAAGAAATAACTAAATTAAAACTCAAAGTTTAATTTGGAAATATCAGATATTTTTCGTATATTTGATATATAAAAAGATAATAAATGGCAAGAGTAAGTTATAGTCAGTATGGAATGTGGACAAGTTGTCAACAACAATTCAAACTAAGTTATATTGATAAGTTAGGTGAATCATCTGCAAATATCCATACAATATTTGGTTCGGCAATGCATGAAACCATTCAACATTTTCTATCCGTAATGTATGGAGTTACAAAAAAACAAGCATTGGAATTAGACCTTGAACTTATGTTAAAAGATAAGTTGGTAGAACATTTTACTACTGAAAAGGCTAAAATGACAGAAGGAACTCCATGTGAGAAAGAAGAGTTAGAAGAATTCTTTGGGGATGGTAGACAAATCTTACAATACTTTAAATCTAAATTAGATAAACTTTACACTAAAAGTGGGTTTGAATTAGTATCAATCGAATTACCCCTAAACGCAGAGGTTAGACCTGGCGTTAATTTTGTTGGGTTTATTGATATTGTATTAAAAGATATTTCATCTGGTGATATTATTATTATTGACCTTAAAACATCTACACGAGGTTGGAGTGATTCACAAAAATCCGATAAGGTTAAAACTTCACAAATGTTGTTGTATAAAAAGTTCTATTCAGAAAAATACAACGTTCCCTTAGATAAAATCAAAGTAGAATATCAAATTCTAAAACGTAAAATTAGTGAGAAAGCTGATTTTGTAATCCCACGTATTTCTAAGTTTGTTCCACCAAATGGTAAACCATCGGTAAATAACGCTTGGAAGGGATTTATGGAGTTTGTTGATTCGGTATATGATGAAGAGGGTAAAGTAAAACAAACGGATTTCCCCACAAATAAATCCAAATCATGTGATTGGTGTGAATTCAAAGCACGAAAAATATGTCCTATTTGGCAATAATTTTTTCTTTTTTATATATTTGTATATATTTATACATAAACATAAAAGGAGAGAGTTATGACCCACACAAAACTAACGACAGTAAAAATCGTAAAAGATGTTTACTCAAAATTCAAACAACTTTCGTTTGATTCTAACATTACACTACAAAAATTAGTGAATCGTTCCATCAACAAATATATAGAGGACGAAACTTTTAGAACTGAAATCAACGAATATTCCGAACTACACACTAGTGGTTCACAATTTTAATTTTATTTAAATGGCAGAACAACAAAAGAAAAAGATTCTTTTATTATCAGATGATTTTAGAATGTCATCTGGTATCGCGACCGTTTCAAAGGAACTTATCTTTGGAACATTAGACAAATATCATTGGGTCCAATTAGGAGCAGCAGTTCAACACCCAGAAAGTGGTAAAGAAATTGATTTAGGTGATGATGCTAGAAAAATGACTGGTATTGCAGATGCATCAGTTAAAATCATTCCGTGGAGTGGTTATGGTGATGCTAATATTCTTCGTGAATTAATTATGAGACATCAGCCCGATGCTATTTTACACTTTACTGACCCTCGTTATTGGAGATGGTTGTATGAGATGGAAGCAGAGGTTAGACAAAATGTTCCAATTTTCTTTTATCACATTTGGGATGATTTACCAGACCCACAATATAATAGAGATTATTATGAATCATGTGATTGGTTAGGGTGTATTTCTAAACAAACTTATGGTATTGTAAAAAGAGTAGGACAACGTAGTGATAAACCAACATTCAAACCCCTTGAAGATTGGCAGGTTTCATATGTTCCACATGGTATAAATCCACAAACTTATTTCCCAACCGAAGTACCTGAAGGATTCCGTAAAGCTATTTTAGGTGAAAAGGATTACAAATTTGTTTTATTTTGGACAAATCGTAATATCAAACGTAAACAACCATCAGATGTCATTTGGGCATACAAACGTTTCGTAGATGGATTACCAAACGAAGATAGAGATAAAGTTTTATTATTGATGCATACCGCACCGATAGATGAAAACGGAACGGATTTGTTCGCAGTTAAAGAAACTATTTGTCCAGATTACGATGTAAGATTTTCACAATCTCGTATTTCACAGCAAGAGTTAAATTTCCTTCACAATTTAGCTGATGTTACACTCAATATCGCAGGTAATGAGGGATTTGGATTAGTAACTGCAGAATCAGTAATGACAGGAACTCCAATTATCGTAAACGTAACTGGTGGATTGCAAGACCAATGTGCGTTTAGTTTAAATGGTAAAGAATTAACAGCAGAAGATTATGTAAAGATTGGTTCGTTGCATGATGTTAGAGAATGGAAAGATAAAGTTCAACATGGAGAATGGGTTAAACCAGTATTCAGTAAAGTTCAAACATTAGTAGGTTCAGTCCCAACTCCATATATTATCGATGATAAAGTGGATATTTACGAAGTAGCAGATGCAATTCGTTATTGGTATGATAAAACACCAGAACAACGAAAAGAAGCGGGTTTAAAAGGTAGAGAATGGATGTTAAAAGAAGATGGATTAAATACTAAGTATATGTGTAAAACACTTGTAGATGGTATGGAAACTGCTTTACAAAATTGGAAACCAAAGGAAAGATATAATCTTTATAAATTAGTATAAAATGAAAGTAAAAATAAAAAAGTTACACCCCGATGCAATTATTCCTAAATATGCAAAAGAAAGTGATGCTGGATTGGATTTAGTTGCTACATCAATTATATCAGAAACTCCAACACAAATTACATATGGATTGGGTATTGCATTAGAAATACCAGAAGGATTTGTAGGTTTGGTGTTTCCACGTTCATCAATTAGAAAAACCGAATTAATTTTAAGTAATTCAGTCGGAGTAATTGATGCCGGATATAGAGGAGAATTACAAGCAACATTTAATAAATTGCATGGTGGAGATTCTGAATCTTACAAAGTAGGAGAAAGAGTTTGCCAAATTATCATAATTCCACATCCACAAGTAGAATTATTAGAGGTAGATGAATTATCTGATTCTGATAGAGGAACTGGTGGGTTTGGTTCAACCGGTAAGTAAGATGAGTAAACCGATATTCATAATAAGACTTCCTAGTGATTGGGGACAAGAACGAATAGAAAAAGTTCGTGAAAGTATCTATAAAACACAAGGATTAGTAGATGATTATTTTATATTTGTATTGGGGGATTCGGAAGTAGAGAACGTAAAGTTTGAAATGTTTAATTCACCACATACATCAGATACATTACAAAACATCACAAAATTAGCAGAAATGTCAATCGAACGATGTATAAAACAAGAAGAACAACGAAAAAGATTAAGAAATGAGTAAACCATTATTAGTATTTCAAGCACCTGTTGCTACAAGAAGTGGATATGGTGACCACGCTAGAGATTTATTACAAAGCCTTTTTGATTTGGATAAATACGATGTAAAAATTATTCCAACACGATGGGGTAATACACCACAAAACCAAATTGATGCAACTACCGAATTTGGACAAAAGGTTTTAAATAACATCATAACAAATTTAGATAAACAACCAGATGTATATGTTCAAGTGACAGTTGCAAATGAATTCCAAGCAATCGGTAAATACAATATTGGTATAACTGCAGGTGTTGAAACTACAATTGCACCAAAAGAATTCATAGATGGTTGTAATAAGATGGATTTAATTTTAGTTCCATCTGAATTTACTAAAAAAGTATTAGAATCAACATCATTTAGTGAGGTAGATAAAAGAACTAACCAAAAAATTAGAGATATACAAATTACAAAACCGATTGAGGTTCTTTTTGAAGGTGTAGATTTAGATATTTTTGGAAAGAAAGCAGAATTAGATGTATTGAAAGAAATCCAAACTGATTTTAATTTCTTATTCGTAGGACATTGGTTAAGTGGAGATTTGGGAGAAGATAGAAAGGATGTAGGTATGTTAATTAAAACATTCTGCACAATCTTTAAAAATACACCAAAGGATAAACAACCTGGTTTGATTCTAAAAACATCAACTGCAGGATTTAGTGTGATGGATAGGGAACAAATTTCAAAAAAGATTACCGATTTAACATACGAATATGGAAAACAATGTCCTCCTATATATTTATTATTTGGAGATATGACACCATCTGAAATTGCTAATTTATACCAACATCCAAAAGTGAAAGCAATGGTTTCATTTACAAAAGGTGAGGGGTATGGTAGACCACTTGCAGAATTTGCAACAACAGGTAAACCAATTATAGTTTCAAAGTGGAGTGGACATGTTGATTTCTTACCAGAAGCAAATACGTTATATTTAGATGGACAATTAACAAAAGTTCATCCATCTGCAACTAATCAGTTTTTATTAGGAGAATCTAGTTGGTTCACTGTCAATTACTCCAATGCAGCACAAAAGATGTTAGATGTATTTAAGAATTATTCAAAAAATTTAGAAACATCTAAAGGTTTAAAAACAAATATTGAAACCAAGTTCTCGTTAAGTAAAATGACCGAAGAAATGGGTAAAATTTTTGGTAAATATGTAAAGACAACCGAACATATTCCATTAAAATTGCCTGAAATTAAGAAATTATAATGAGAAATTTCACAGCACAATACAAAGAAATTTTAACACCAGAAGTGAGGGTTGGTAAAAATCAAATTTTACCAAGAAACATCTATCGTATATCAACATACAAAGATGGTGTTCCTCCTACAAAAGTTGGTTTAGAATCTCGTTATGTGTTTGTGTTAGGTAAAGTTGCAGGTAAGATACATTGTCTATTATTGACACATATCTTACCTGATAATTTTATATCTCTATTGAATAAGTTAAGAAATAAATCAAAACCTATTCAACCAAATCAACCATTAGATGAGTTATTAAAATTACTCCCACGTGATGGTAGACAACTTTTTGAAAGTTATATTAAAAACAACCCAAAAGTATATTCATCAGCATTAGATAATTACCGAACATATTTTATTGATAAGATTCAAAATGTTTGGGAAATTCGTTTTGAAGAAGGATTCTTGCAAGATTTATTTAAAGAAGGAAACACTACATCAACAAGACGTGCTGAGATTAAAAAAGAAATAAACGAAAACGATGGCTAGTATTAGTTACGCAATTACTGTCTGCAATGAGTTAGAAGAAATAACTACGTTGTTGAATTTTTTACAATTACACATAAGACCCGAAGATGAAATTGTAATTCAATATGATGAAACATCTGCTACACAAGAAGTTAAAGAATATTTGAATGTAATGGATATGATACAAGATAATCATAAGGTTATATCATTTCCATTAAATAATGATTTTGCATCATTCAAAAATAATTTAAAATCACACTGCAGTAAAGATTATATCTTTCAAATTGATGCAGATGAAGTTCCCCACGAATACTTAATCGAAATTTTAGGAGATGTATTAGAAACAAATGCAGTTGATATTGTATTTGTTCCTCGTGTAAATACTGTCAAAGGTTTAACACAAGACCATATTCAAAAATGGAGATGGAGTGTAAACGAAAAAGGATGGGTTAATTTTCCAGATTATCAAACAAGAATTTATAAAAATACCGATGATGTAGTTTGGATGAATAAAGTTCACGAACAAATTACAGGTTATAATACATTCTCAAATTTCCCAGCAGAAGAACAATTCTCTCTATATCACCACAAAGATATTGTAAGACAAGAAAAACAAAATAATTATTATTCTGAATTACAAAAATAATGAGTAAAAATTTAATATTCATACCGGCGTATAATGGGTTTGATACTGAATGGCCGGAAGGTATTGAAAGTTGGAAATACTATTGTAAAAAATGGGATATTCAATTAATTATTGCTAATGAAAAAAAAGAATATGATTTCGAGCCGTGGGGTAATGGATGTTATGAGCCCTGGTATGATGAGAGATTGGTTGAGTTAGATTACGATAAGGTTATTTTGGTTGATTCTGATACGATGATACGATTTGATGCACCGAATATATTTGAGGTTGCAAAGGATTACGAGATGGCAATGGTTAGAGATGCTGGAGGCCCCAATACTGGTAAATATCATTTAGACCAATGGGTTGGATTAAATCCAAATATAAAAACACCAGCAATGAATTATTGTAATACTGGTTTTGTATTTATGACAAAAGAAAAGTATTTAGCAATTAGAAAAGAAATGCCGAAATACCATGAGTATTGGGCATCATTCTATAAAGTAGGTCCTACTGGTCCAAATGCATGTGAACAAACACCTGTAAACATTATTATGTATGATTTGTATTGTAATGATGAAGGGTATTTAGATAACGGGATTAAATTCTTAGGATGGGAATGGAACAATATGGTAATGAGTAAATACGATGATGGTTCATTCATAAATGATTCATATGTATGGCACTTTACTGGTCCTAAAATGGGTGGGCATATTAATAAGAAAAATATTATAAAACAAATTTGGGAACATGTCAAACAACACTACAAATAAATTACCAATTTCAATAGGAATACTTGCATGGCATTCAGGTCAGGTACTGGTAGACACTTTGACAACTTATTATCAAAATGGGTTGTTGGATATGGTAAACGATGTTACTATTCTTTTTCAAGAAGTAACGGAAGAAGATGTTAAAATCGCATCACATTTTGGAATTGATTGCATTGGATTACAACAAAATATTGGTATTGGTAAAGCATTCAAACGTTTAACTGAAAATGCACAAACTGATTATGTTTTAATTTTAGAGCATGATTGGAATTTGATTGAAGATAGAGAAACTACTTATAAAACATTAAGTCAAAGTATTTCGGCAATAGAAATGGGATTGGATGTAGTAAGATTAAGACATAGAAAAGACCCAGGTCATCCACATTTTTCATTTCAATATAAAGGTAGAGAATTGACTTATTATGATGATTGGCATGAGGTTACATCACCACATCTTTTAGATTCGGTGCATTGGTGTGAACCTGATATTGAATTTCCAGAACAAATTCAAAAAATAGCAGATATGTTTTATACCACATCTCGTTATGGTAATTGGACAAATAATCCATGTCTTTATAGAAAAGAATTTTATTTAAATACTATTGAACCATTTATGGGCGAGGGTATTGATTTAGAAAGAAAGATTGCTTATTGGTGGCCAAGACAGAATTTTAAAGTTGGACATAATGAGGGATTATTTAAACATAACGATTGGGTAAAATACGGCAAATGACAAAATTAATTATATTTGATTTAGATGGTGTTTTAGTAGAAGCAAAGAAAATACACTTTGATACTTTTAATCAAGCTCTTAGAGAAGTTGCTAAAAGTGAAAAATATGTCATATCAGAAGCAGAACATCTTTCAATTTACGATGGTTTAAAAACCAATCAAAAATTAGAACTACTAACTAAAAACAAAGGATTACAAAGCGATACTTACGATTGGGTATGGAATAGAAAACAACAACTTACAATTGAAGCAATTTCAGAATTACAATCCGATATAGATAAGATTGAATTGTTTAAAGAACTTCGTAATAGAGGTTATAAATTAGCAGTTGCATCTAACTCAATCAGACGTTCGGTATTAGTAATGTTAGCAAAGATAGGGATTATTGAGTATATGGATTTAATCATCTCTAATGAGGATGTAAAGAATTCTAAACCACATCCTGAAATGTATTGGAAGGCAATGAGTATGATGGGATGTTTACCAGAAGAAACCCTTATCGTAGAAGATTCACCACATGGATTATTGGCTGCAAGTAGAAGTAGAGCAAATATTTTGAGAGTGGATAATCCATCTGATTTAACATTAGAAAAAATAGAAAACAAATTAAACGAAAATAAAACTATGAGTATTCCAAAATGGCAAGGCGGTAAAATGAATGTTCTTATACCAATGGCAGGAGCAGGAAGTAGATTCCAACAGGCAGGATATACATTTCCAAAACCTTTAATTGAGGTTGAAGGAAAACCTATGATACAAGTTGTAGTTGATAATCTTAATATCGATGCAACGTTTATTTATGTGGTTCAAAAAGAACATAGAGAAAAATACAATTTAGATACTCTTTTAAATTTAATCACTCCAAATTGTAAAATTGTGGAGGTAGATGGTTTAACGGAAGGTGCAGCATGTACAACACTTTTAGCAAAAGAATTCATTAATTCTGATGCTCCATTAGTTATGGCAAATTCTGACCAATTCTTAGAATGGGATTCGAATGAGTTTATGTACAAAATGATTGAACAAGAAGTTGATGGTGGTATCGTAACATTTCACGCAACACATCCTAAGTGGTCATTCGCTAAAGTGGATGAATATGGATATGTAACGGAAGTTGCTGAAAAGAACCCAATTTCTGATATTGCAACTGTCGGTGTTTATTATTGGGCAAAGGGGTCTGATTATGTAAAATATGCAGAACAAATGATTGAAAAAAATATCAGAACCAATAACGAATTTTATACTTGTCCAGTATTTAATGAAGCAATTGGTGATGATAAAAAGATAAAAACATTCAATATCGATAAGATGTGGGGATTGGGAACACCAGAAGATTTAAAATATTATTTGGAAAATCATAAATAATTTCGTATATTTGTATAATGAAAGTAGCATTATTATTAAGTGGATTGCCAAGAAGAGTTAGTGAAGGTTATGAACACACTTGGAAACATATTATAGAAAACTATGATACTGATGTCTATTTACATGCGTGGAAAGATGAAGAATGGGAAAAGGTAAGTGAAATATACCCCAATGCCAAATCTATACAAATACAACAACCATTTAAATTTACAAAATACAAAGAAGGTATAAAATTACCACATTCGGATAAATCAAGACCATTACCACAATATGATGTGATGAGTTGTTTCAGACAATTACCCATGTTTTATAGTTGGCAGATGGGATATAAACCCATATACGATTCTACGATTGATTATGATGTGGTTATTCGTAGTAGATATGATTTGGGAGTAAAACATTCAATTAATTTAGAATCATATGGGATGGATGTGATTAATCATGCAGATATTACCGGTGGATTTTTTGATGATAATTTATGTATTACTAATAAAGAAAATGCAGATAAATTATTTAAAAATATTTTTGATGATGTAATTTCAAATGGTAAAGAAACCGGTGTATTGAATAGTGCAGAAAGTAGTTGGACAACTATGTTAGAAAAATATGAACTAAAACATTTAGCAATAAGGCATCAAACATTAAATTTTCATTTATTAAGAGAAAATAAACTTTGGTGGGGGGATGAAAACGGAAATATATTATGAAACTAATATCACATAGAGGAAACTTAAATGGTAAATTACCACAAAACGAAAATCATCCAGATTATATCGATGAAGCAATTCATGCAGGATATGATGTGGAAATTGATGTTTGGTTAAACGATGGTGTTTTATATTTAGGTCATGATTCAATTCAATATGAAATAACTCCACTTTGGTTAAATCAAAGAGTTGGTAAATTATGGATTCATTGCAAAAATACTGATGCAATTGAATATTTTCATAAGATTGGAGGATTTAATTATTTTTGGCATCAAGAAGATACACTAACACTTACATCTCGTGGACATCTTTGGGTATATCCCGGCAAACAACCTGTTAAAGGTAGTATCGCAGTAATGCCAGAATTGTTTAATGATGATGTATCTAAATGTTATGGAGTGTGTTCTGATTATATAGCAAATTACAAAAAATAAAGATATGAAAAAAATAAATACACCGATTCAATTGTTTAAAGTGCATATGAATCCCAACGCAAAAATTGAGGTTGGTAAAGTATTAGATAGTGGTTACATAGGACAAGGACCAAAGGTAGATGAATTTGAAGAAAAGTTAAATGAATATTTTAATTCAGATAGAGTTGTAACACTTAATTCAGGTACATCAGGTCTTCATCTTGCATTACACTTATTAAAAAAACCATCAAATATAGCAATTGCAGACGGATATTCGGTGTATGAAAGAAACTGGCCGGGAATTCAAGATGGTGATGAAGTTTTAGCAACTGCTTTAACTTGTACTGCATCAAACTGGCCTATCCTTGCAAACGGATTGAAAATCAAATGGGTAGATATTGATGAGAAAACTCTTAATATGGATTTGGATGATTTGGAAAGAAAAATCACACCAAAAACAAAAGCAATCATTGCAGTGCATTGGGGTGGGTATCCGTTGGATTTAGATAGATTAAAACAAATTCAAAATAAATCATTTGAATTATACGGATTCAGACCAGCCATTATCGAAGATGGTGCACATTCATTCGGTTCTGAATATAAAGGAAAGAAATTAGGTAATCATGGTAATATGGTTATGTATTCTTTACAGGCAATTAAACACATTACTGCAATCGATGGTGGATTGTTAGTATTACCACATCAAGAACTTTACAATAGAGCAAAGTTGATTCGTTGGTATGGTATTGATAGAGGTGGTAATAGAAAAGATTTCCGTTGTGAAGCAGATATTGTTGAGTGGGGATTCAAATTCCATATGAATGATGTTTGTGCAACTGTCGGTATTGAGAATTTAAAAGATGCAGATACTATTATTGGTAAACATAGAGAGAATGCCAAATTCTACGATGAGAACTTAAAAGGTGTAAATGGGGTAACTCTTTTAGAAAGAAACCCAGACCATAATTCTGCATTTTGGATTTATAGTTTGTTAGTTGAAAATAGAGATGGATTCTATAAACATATGAAAGATTGTGGTATTGTAGTATCACAAGTGCATGAAAGAAACGATAAACATACTGCGGTAAAAGAATTCAGAAGTCCTCTACCAACATTAGATAGAGTATTACCAAAAGTGGTTTCAATACCAGTAGGTTGGTGGGTAACTCCGGAAGAAAGACAATATATCGTTGATTGTATCAAAAAAGGTTGGTAATGAATTTAAGACAATTATCCATATTGGATTTACCATTTTTGTTAGAAGTTAGAAATGATGAAACAACAAGAGTAAATTTAGAAAACGATTCGGTATTTACGTTAGCACAATGTGAAGAATGGTTTTTGATTAGGAAACCAAAATGGTTTATAATTGAAATTGATGGTAATAGGGTTGGATATATCAGAACAAATGGTGTTGAGGTTGGCATAGATATTCATCCAAATTATAGAAGAAATGGATATGCAAGAGAGGCATATAAACTTTATTTAAAAGATAAAGAATACGCAACACTTTGGGTATTTGTTGATAATTTTGCTAAAATCCTTTATACTGAATTGGGATTTGTAGAAAACGGAAACGTAAAAACTATCAGAGGTAGAGATTACATACAAATGGTTTATGAAAATAGGAATTAATTTAGTTGGGGTTTCATATAATGATGGAACATATGGTAGATACCGAAACTATGAAGATGCCATTGAAGGGTTTATGACTAATGTTATAACTCCTTTAAAAGAAGATGGACATGAAATTAAGTTTTACATTTATAGTTACGATAATATTAAACGATATGAAATTCTACGAGCATATGAACCTGTAGCTAAATTTGAATTTACACATCCTGCATATAATGGAATGGGTGGTGGTGATAAATTACCAAATGGTATGAAAACAATTTCAGAAGCATATATCAGTAGTTTATTTCAATTATTATACGAAGATTTGGATTTGGTAATATCGACTAGGTTTGATATAAATTTTCTAAAAAATCCATTCAAAGAATATCAATTTGATTTTAATAAATTTAATTTCTTATGGAGAGAACCAGAATATACTCATTTACCAATCGTAAATGATACGTTTGTAGTATTCCCATATTCTATGTTAGATAATGTAATTGATTCTATTAAAGAAATGGAATTCAATCCACCACATGGTGTAAATGTTGCAATGCATAATTGGTATTTACCGATGGTGAATGAGGTTGGTGAGGATAATGTGCAATGGGTATGTGATGATTTTGTAAACGCAATTAGTAATGATTTATATAAATTAATGAGACATGGGTAAATTGGTAAGTGGATATTTGTGGGCGTGGACAAAAATAGATGCAGGATTAAAATCGGTAAATAGTTTAAAGAAATTTTATTCTGATAGTGATATTTTCATCAACGTAGATTACGATGGTGATGCTGATGGATATAAAAAAATATGTGATGAAAATGCATTTACATTCAGTAGAAATAATTTCCAATTGGGGTATTGTGGAAACTTTACAGGTCAAAATGTTGGCAGAGAATGTTGGCCAAAAGAATATACATTTGAATGGGTGAGAGGTATTTATGAAGCCTGTTTAAAAACTGATTCAAAGTATATGTTATTATTGGAGGAGGATGATTTTTTATTAAAACCATCTACTATTCTTACCGAAGATTTTTCAATGGCAATCCATCCAACTGACCCATCACCAATTGGTATTAGAAGACCGAATGGTATTCCAAATGCATTTACAAATTATATAATGAATAATGGTGGTCAACCTGCATCACCGGGATATGCAGCAGGAGGTGGAACATTTTTTAATAGAGAGGAATTCATTACTGCATGGGAAACTCATAAAGATAAAATTTGGAGTGATTATGATGATTTAATGAGTCATAGTAAAATTATTGGTTGGGCAGATTATATTCTACAATTTATTATGCAATTGGGTGGATATGAAATTATTCAAAACAACAAATTGGCAGAGCATTGGGAAGTGGGCGATAGATGGAATGAATTTGAAATCATCACAGGCATGAAAGATAAAGAAATAATTAAATCGTTATAGAATGAGTTACACAATAATGGGGTGTATAACCCAATACGGAGTAGATGATATTAGACCATATGTTGAATCGATTAAGAAAAGTGGATTCGATGGTGGGAAGATAATGTTGGTTTATGATGTATCTGATGATGTTATAGAATATCTTAAAAGTAATGGTTGGGAAATATTCCAATCAGTTTTAACCGAGCATATCATATTACAAAGATTCAGAGATGCATATATAATTTTAACTCATTACAAACCCGAATCTAAATACGAATGGATTATTTGGACTGATGTTAAAGATGTGATATTCCAAAAGAATCCTATTGAGTGGATTGAAAACAATAAGAAATATGCACCAAGATTATTTGTATTTTCAGAATCAGTAAAATTGAAAGATGACCCGTGGGCTGTAGTGAATACTGGTACATCATTTCCATTACAATGGCAAATGGGATTGAGTGAAGAAATTAGTTATTGTGCAGGAACGATAGTTGGTGACAAACTATACATAAGAGATTTATTCTTACAAATTTATCATTGGGCTAAGACAACGGCTAATACAGGTCAACTATCTGACCAGGCAGCATTTAATGTTCTAATTCATTTAGAACAATTCATTTCTACAAAATTTGTTAAGCAAGAAGAAGGATTCGTAACACAATTAGGGACAGTTTGGGTAAAGAAGGATGAACTACCAATATTAGAACCAACTCCAATTTATAAAGATGGTAAATTTTATACACAAAGTGGGGAAGAATTTGTAATAGTTCATCAGTATGATAGAGACCCTCAAATTAAAAACGAAATAATCCAATTATATAAATGAGAATCGTAATATCAATATTTACACTACCGCATGAAATTGATGAGTTAGAAAATACCCTAACACAACTTAGAAGAGCATCATATTATTTAGGTAATACGAATGAATGGGTGTTGGATGTAACAATGTGTCTTGCTGATGATATGGTAGATTGGAAACAATCATCACTACCAAAACAATTCTTTATAGATAAAATGTTAAAATTATCTAACGGAGTAGATTGGTGTGCAAAATATTTTAAAGTAGAAGATTCAATTAAAGGTTGTGTATCACAAAGAAAACAAACATTAGAAACACATGACACTGCTGATTTTTACATTTGGTTAGATACTGATATTATATTTGATGAAAGAACTTTGGTGTATTTTGAAAATGTTTTACCAATAGTTTCACAACAAACTAATTATTCAATCGTAACACCGGAAATTGTAAAGATATGGGATACGACTTGGGATTGTTTGGTAAATGAAAATTATATTACCAAATCGTTAAATTATCATAAATCAAACGACCCATATAAAGATTCAGGTATTAAGGGTGATATTAGTTTAGAACCTATCAGTAACTCATTTCCAAATCAACCACGTTTTAAATTTGCAGGTGGTTGGTTTACTTGTATAAGTGGTGATTTATTACGAAGGGTAGGTATTCCACAATCATTCAGTCATTATGGATATGAAGATACATTCGTAATGTGGGGTGCTGAGAAACTAATGAAAACAACTGATATAAACATTCAACAATATAAAATTAAAAACTTAGTTGTTTGTGAAAATTATAGATATAGAAACAACACACATTATATAAGTAATTTAAGTATAATGGATAGACGAGAAGAATTTAAGAAGATAGCAGAAGAAAACTTCAACGAAGAACTACAAAACCTCACTTAATAGTGGGGTTTTTTTATGTCCATTCATACTTATTATTGACTTTCGTCACAATTCGGTTTTAGAAATCACGTTATTTTAATGAAGGTTACGCCTAAACTCACTTAGGAGGTAACATGAAAATTGGTTTAAAATTTGCTAAAATTTTATTAGCGGGATTTTTTGCATTCACAACTATGTCATTAAAGGCACAAGATTTACCACAAATTAGTGTGGGTGAAGTTGCAAACGATATTAAATTAGGAAGTTTAGCAGGAAATAAAAATCTTGCATTTGGTGTGAAAAACATCATAGAAGAAAGTTTGATGGATTTAGGCTATCCATTAGTAGAAGATTCTAAATTAAAAATCAAAGTTAGGTTATTGTTTTTTGATGTAACAAATGTGGGAACAAACATTAGTGTGTTTCATAAAGGTGTTGCAACAACTCAAATCATTGCATCTGCAGAATTGTGGGATGGTGATAAGCGTATTAAGAAGACCGTTCAAAAAGGAGAGAGTGAAGAAATTTCAACCTCTACTTTGGTGATTGGAACTGATGGTAAGTTTAATCAACAAGCTACAAGTAATGCACTTAAAAAAGTATGTGAAAATATAATAAAGGATTTAACAAAATGAAAAAACTAATTTTATTTTTAGGGATATTTTTAATATCTCTTTCATCGTTTGGACAATTGACAATCAGTCAATCCCTATCACCGAACTCTAATTTGAAAGTTGGTGATACTATTACTGTCTCTTACAATTTAACAAAAGGACAAGTAATCAAAAACCCTCGTTATTTATGGTTTAGATACCAATATAACAACAAAGCATTAGCGTATGTATCCACTACATTTAATCAAGGAGCATCTGCACAAACATTCTACACAGGTTGGAATAACTACAAATTCAACTTTAATGGTGGTGCAAGTGATAATGATTTGAATGTACAATATGGTTTAACCCCTTGGAATTATGTAGTGAATGCAGATTGGAACGTTGGACAATTGACAGTTCAAAGAGCCGATGCATCCATTAGCGGAACAATTGCTACACAAAAATATATTCTTAAAGACCAAAACACTTATAATAATATTTTCAAATTAGATTTGGCAACTGGTACTGATACTGCTGGTGCAAATGTTGGAACTATTTATGGTGGTGGCTGGACATCTCTTTCAAGTGTAACAGGTAACACATCTCAATTTAAGGTAAAAGTATTATTCCCACAAGGATATACAATTACCGACCATAGTGTTCAACTGATGAGATTACAATCAAATGGTAGCGGTATGATTGATTGGTCACAACAACCTATTGCACAATTACCATTAGATGCTAGTGGTGAAGCTCTTTTCACAACGCAAGTTAAGGTGGGTGATTCAGTTGGTGTATTTGTTGGACCAGCAATGCAAAAAGCATGGATGAATAATATAGTGACTGTGTCAGATGCATATAAAGCATTTTTAGGTCACTCACAAACTGATATTAGTGGAACTGCGAATTTCTTTACTTTACCTACATTAGAAAAGAAAGTTGGTAAAGTAACTAATAATGCAAATCCATTTGGTGAAGGGGATTCATACGCTTTATTTGCACACGTGATGGGACAAAATATGGATTCAAACGCAATGATTCCTACAAACACCTCAACATCGGTAAGATGGTATAGTGGTTTATTGAATCAAAGTTGGTTAGATGGAGTTGTTAAGAATAGAGTTCTAATTACACAACCTATACAAGAAGTTTACGCAGTATTCGCATGGGGTGGTGACTTAAACTGGTCACATTCATCAGACCCTGCTGTAATTGCTACTAAAATAACTGCTGGACAATATACAAATGCAGTTAGTGAAATAACAACAAATTCAGTAAAATCGATGAGTAGTGCTCCAATGGCATATCAAACCCTTGCAACTGAAATTGCCAAATTAGGTATTACATCTACATTAGAAGGTGGTAAAGTTGTATTAACTACTACTTTAACAAAAGAAGGTTTAGCAGGTTTACAGGTGATTATGAATTATGATGAATCTAAATTAACATTAGATAATATAATATTTGACTCGGGAGCAACTATAACTAATTTTTCAACTCATAAAGATGGTAGATTGACATTTGGTTCAATTGACCAATTAAAAACTGCGAGAATTAAAGCCGGAACACCATATAAGTTGATATTTACTCCTAAGACAACTTTAACAAATACTGCAGGATTATTCTATTTTGTTCTTTCGGATGCGGTAGATGCAAGTGGAAATAAAGTTGATTTAATAATTGAATAATATGAAACGATTAATAGTTACATTCTTATTTATACTAACATCATTTTTAGGGTTCGGACAGAGTGTATCTGCTCCGGACTCTAAATCATTTATACCATCCACAAATGGACAAGATGCAAGTGGATTTTCGGTAAATGGTTTTAGTTCAACCGATATATTACTAACATCAATCAGTTTAATAAATCCACCATCTGGTACAACATTTTATTTGAATACAACAACTGGTTTAACTCCAGCAAGTGGATTTACTTTAACGGGAAACAAAACTCGTTTAGTTGTAACAGGTACAATGTCAAATATCAATACTGCATTACAATCTCTAAAAATAAACACAGGTTCGGTAGTTGGAAATATACAATTATCGGTTGCTACCACAATTAATCCAGCAGGTTATTATTATAATGGTGTAAACGGCCACTTTTATAAACCCGTAACAACTGGAAACACTTATACAGGTGCAAGAGCTGCATCTTTATTAACAACATTCAAAGGTCAAACGGGATATTTGGTAACAATCACATCATCTGATGAAGATGTGTTTATTTATAATAATGTTCCTCAATCACAAATATGGTTTGCATTAACTGATGAGGTAGTAGAAGGACAATGGAGAATTGATGCCGGACCTGAAAAAGGAACTCTAATCAAAACATCAAACGGACAAACCGCTGGAAACATAGTGGGACAATATAATAACTGGGCAGGTGGTGAACCAAACAATAGTGGTAATGAAGATTATGCGGTAACAAAATGGAATGGTACGCAATGGAATGATTTACCTAATCAATATTATTGTCCTTATGTAATTGAATATGGAACTTGGAGTAATCCGGATGACCAAACTTTTACTGAATTTTATACCAATAGTGTTTCTCACTCAAATGGAGAAGTACTAAGTGCAAAATTCAATGTTGATTTTGGCGGTAATGTAGATGAAACTAAATTTTCAGCAAGAGGATATACATACACAAACAATATGTGGAATTTAGTAAATCCAACTAATAAACAATTAAGTGGTTTAGGTAAAGTAGATTTGACAAGTGGATTAGATACAACTAAAATATCAAATGGAACATATAAAGCAGTAACAACTGTCGGACAAACGGAATGGTGTGTTATATATTCATATGATGTAACAAACCAACGATATAGAATTGGTATAGATAGTAGAGAAGTGAATGGTATATTATCAGACCCAACTAAAATTAGTAGTTTACAACTATTTGATTTATGGAATGGACCAGTAACATTTAATTCTTATGACCCAAATGGTTGGACAGAAGTTTATGTTTATACCCAAACTCAATTTAATTTCGCAGGTTCATCTTATACATCAAATATAAGAAATGGTGGTTCGTATTATGCACTAACTGCTGAATTTGGATTTACCCCAATTTCATCATACAAACCACATGGAATTGAATTAGCATATGTAAACCAAACGGAATTAAACACTTTATATAGTAACATAGTTGGTGTATCCGATGTTTATTTGGCATTTAAGGAGTTGGCGGATGGTGGTATATTCGGAAATCAGAGTGGAATGGGATTGACAAAGGGTATTCAGTATATGAACGCAGATGTTGATAGAAATGGTGTATTCAACGAAACTGATACATACAAATTATTACAACATTTGACAGGAATACAACCATTACCACAATATACTGCATTAGCTTATTTGATAAAATTATATAACAAAACTGATTACGATAATATAACAACATCTAATTGGGGAACGCAATTTAATTATACTCGTGATTTGATGCCGTTTACATTAAGTGGATTAAATAACACATATAATTTAAGTGTTAGTTGGTTAGGAGATGTAAATCTTTCACATTCAGCACAACCTTTGGTGAATGGTGTAGCAAGTAATTCAATTAGAACTATGAGTTTAACTACTAACACAATTTCAAATCAAATTGATGCAACACTTATGAGTGAAAATGTTGGTGGTAATTTGATTGTAACAATTTCAGTAGACCCATTACAACAAGAATTAGTTGGAACACAATTTCAATTGAACTATGATAATACTGCATTACAATTTCAAAAAGTAGAATTTGTAACAAAAGGTAATCCAACTAATTTCGGAACGGATAAAGGAACTTATATAAAATTAGGTTCGTTACTTACCGATGGAACAACTTTGGATAAAACAACTGAATATAAAATAACATTCGCACCTCTAATGGGATTAAGTAGTGTATTGGGTTTAACATCAATTTCAGCAACCGATGCAGTAAATAAGAATGGTACACAATTAAAAGTAAAGGTAAACTAATGAAAAAGATATTATTCATATTTGTGATTTTACTATGGGGATGTACTAAACCAGATTTACCACTACCAAATCCACCTGTTGAAAAAATATTTAATGTTGGTGAAAGTAGTGTTACAAATGGACAATCCATACACTTTGATTTACCATCTGCAGGAGTTTACACTTTAACTTTAATTGATAAAGAAAGTGGAAATGTTGTAAGTAGAGAAAGATTTACTGGTCAATATGGTGAAAATGTAAAGAAAATATACACTAAATCAATATCAGTTAAATACTTATATTTGTTATTGGAAGATGTTACTAAAAAAGAAATAAGTAAAACAACAATAATAATCAATTAGGAGAACGAATGAAAAAATTATTTGTATTGATATTTGCTACTACATTTTTAGTAGGATGTTATAAAGATGACATTTTACCAGAACCACAAGCAGTATCCGAAGATTTGAAGATAGCAAATTCGGTAGGTATTAAATTACAAACACCATTTGTAACATCAGAAGTTGCAATGAACGTAAAAACTGAAACAGCAGGTTCGGTAACAATTAAGATATTTGATATTGCTAATAGAGTAGTATCAAAGGAAACTATGAATGTAGTAGCAGGAGATAATGTACTTAAAGTATATACATCTGCATTACCATCATCTGCATATAGAATAGGATTATTCGATGCAAATGGTAGACAATTAGGAATAACTGATTTTAACAAAATACAATAACAAAACGGAGAAAAATAAAATGGCAGAAGAACAAGAACAAAGTACAGGTGGTTCATTAAAAAATGTAATCATCGGATTCGTATCAACAATTACGTTAGGATTGGGTACTTGGGTTACTACACAATTAACTGGTGGTGACAAAGAAGAAACACCAGTTCAACAAGCAGCACCGGTAATCAACATTCAAAATACACAAACACAACAACAAAGTGCAGGTGGTAAGACAGTGATTATCAAAGAAAAAGCAGTTGGTGGTGGAAACACACAACCTGCACAAGCTCAACCTAAACCTAAGAAAAAAGAAGGTGATGAGTTCAAAGAAGAAGCACCAAAATGGTAATATATGATTTGGTATAAAATAGGGGTTACAACATTTTTTATATTGTTTTTTATGTGGGCAATGAACCACGCATACAAAGAGGGAAAAAAATATGGCAGAAAATAATCAACCGCCAAGTGGTTTTAAAGAATTATTAAACGCAATGATGAAACGTAGATGGTATATCACTGCGTTGGTATTGGGTTCGTTTATATTAATCATCGGAGGTATATTCGGTGCAATTACATCTAACACTTCAGCATCAGCAGAATGGAAAGAACTTTTATTATTGATGTTAGGTGCTTTCATCGGTTCTTATGGTAAGATTATTGATTACTGGTTTAGTGATACTGATAAAGATAAAATGTTAGTACAAAAAATGGATGAGGAAGATGGAGTATCATTAAGTAATACTGCGGATATGCCAGATACTCCAATAGTACCAACGAATGTTTCACCATTAGTATTACCAACAACCGACCAAGTTACCGATGTAGTTACCGACCAAGTTGAAATTGTAGAAGCAAAGGTAGAAAAGAAAGGTACTGAAATCGATGAAGATGGGGATGGTGTAATGGATGGTTTAGACTTTGATGGTGATGGTAAGATTGATGAATACTTTGCACATAGACAATGTGAACACGTTTGGGGAGATTTAGATGGTGATGGTGTAGAAGAGTGTTTGAAATGTGGTAAGATTAAAGATGAAGATGCCGAACAGGTAGGATAATAATAAAGGTTACATAGTTTTAATTAAAAAAAAGGAAAAAAGACTATGGCTAAATTTACTGATATTTTCAAAGATTCAAATGATTTGAATGAGAAAACAATCGTAGGGTTTGCATCATTTGTAGTAATGACAGCATTTGCAGTTACCGATTTGGTGACTGGATATATGGGAAAAGAATTACTTGTTAATGAATTTATTTACAACTCATTTATGTATATAACGTTAGGAGCGTTTGGTATCGCTGAGGTTGGTAAAATATTCAATAAAAAAGATGAACCAAAAGAAGAAGAATTAGGATAATTTGAAAGGAGAACGAAAGTTCTCCTTTTTTTATATTTATATACGAACAAAAATATGAAAAACGTATATGAAAAAATTATTAGTATTCTTACTTGGTGTTTTACTAAGCAATGCTGCCATTGCCCAAACTGTCGGAACAACAAAGACAGAAAATTACAAAGCATCATTCGAAACAAAAGTAGACATTAGTCAATTTTTAGATTATGAAGGTAAACAAATTCCAATCCAAATTCTCAAATGTGGTATTGGTGATGAAGTTTATGAGCAATATCCAGAACTCAAGGAAAAGAAAGTGGGTTTGGGTGTGGCTAACATCACGATGGAATATTTGGAGAATCTTAATAGATTTACGTTTACGGAAGACAAAACTGAAATTAAGAACCGAATGGTTAAGCAATTTCAGGCTTCTCAAGCAGGTATATCACAAGATAAGTTAGATGGTAGAGGTAAAATCCGTCTAGCACATTACTTTGTAGAAATCGAAGTATATGATTTTTCCGTTTCCGAAGATGAGACAGTAAACTTAAAAGATGGAGTGAAGAATATGGTAGTAACTCGTTTAGGTTTACAAGTTCGTTTTACAAATGCAGAAACCGGAGAGATTATCGCAGCATCTGGTTTAGGTGAAGCAAAAACCACAAGAGAATTATCATTCCTTTCAGATGCTACAGTCGATGAGGTAAAATTCAATCAATCAACAATAGGAACATCTACCAAAAAAGCATTAGATATTGCATGTGCAAGAATCTTAGTTAGAATGGTTAAAAAAGGTGTATTTGAAAAGTAATTAATAATTTGATAATATTGAAACCCTCCATTTTTATGGGGGGTTTTTATTTATAGGTATGAAAGAAAAACTAACTATTGTAATTCCTTCTAAAAATGAAAAGGATACTATATACGAATGTGTTTCATTTATCGCTAAACAAAGTGGTATTGCAGGAACAAAAGTTATTATAGCAGATATATCAGATGATACTGAAAGTTTGAATTGGCTATCGTATATTAAAAGAGATTATAAATATTCATTAGATATTGAAATTATAAAAGGAGGATTTCCTGCTAAGGGAAGATTGGAAGGTAGTAAATTAGTAAAAACTCCTTATGTTTTATTTTTAGATGCAGATATAATGTTAAGAGATAGATTATTATTGAGTGAATGTTTGTTTTATAATACCGATTTAGTAACTGTCCCATTCCAAACTGAAAAAGGATTTAATTGGATATTTCGTTTATTTGATATTCAACAACGAATGAGTAATTGGTTAGGAACTCCATTTGCTATCGGAGGATTCCAATTATTTAAAACCGAAGCATATTGGAAGACAGGTGGATATGATGAAACACATTTATTTGCAGAAGATTATTGGGTTTCACAAAAGGTAGATAAAATGATTATTCACAATACAAAAGGAGTATGGACATCGGCGAGAAGATTTAAAAACAAAGGATTCTTCTATATGTTTTGGTTAAGTATTAAATGTTATTTCAATCGTAACAATTCAAATTTTTTTAAACAACATCATAACTATTGGAATTAAATATGAGCACAATATTCCCTTGGATTTTTTCATTTAGTATTATAGTTGGGCTTGGTATAATTAGTATGATAATAGACCATATAACTAAAAAACGATAATATGAATTATAAAGCAATAATAGTATCCGATTTACATTTGGGTATAAAAGATAGTAAAGTAGATGAATTTTTAGAATTCATAGAAACCCACCCAACGGATTTACTAATTCTTAACGGAGATATAATAGATGGTTGGGCGTTGAATAGGGGTTCAAAGTGGAAAAAGAAACATACCAAAGTCGTATCTAAATTATTGAAACTTTCAAATAAAACAAAAATCATTTGGATTAGAGGAAATCATGATGAATTTGTGCAAGAATTTATCGGTAGTAATTTAGGTGGAATTGAAATTAGAGAGGATTATGTATTGGAATTAAAAACCCAAAAATACTACATATTTCATGGTGATGTGATAGATGTATTTATTACAAAATATAAATGGTTATCAAAGATAGGTTCAATAGGTTATGATTTTGCACTTTGGTTAAATAGAGTTTACAATTCATATCGTAAATGGAGAAAATTACCATACATTTCAATCTCACAAAAAATTAAAAACAAAGTAAAGATTGCAACTAATTACATAAATGATTTTGAAACATCTGCACTTTCTATGGGTAAACTAAAAGGATGTGATGGTGTAATGGTAGGACATATACATCAACCAGCAGATGTAACGATTGAAGGTAAGAGATACTTAAATAGTGGTGATTGGATAGAAAATATGAGTGCTATTTGTGTGAAAGATGATGGAAAGATATATTTATACCAAAGATAAGGTATGAAAAGTATATTAGCATTATTGGTTTTAATTTTATTAGTAGGTTGTGTCCCTGTCAAAGTTCTAAATCCAGAACGCACACACAATTATTATCAAAGACATAGAGCAACTACATACACCACACCAATATGGATACCAGGACATGGTATAGTTTTACAAACACATAGAATCAGATTATCAAAATCTCGTCCTTATGTGAAAAGAGGTAGAAAATAATAATGAAAAAATGGTTAGTAAGTTTAATAATAATCATCTTTGTTTCGTTTACACAAAAAGTAAATGGTCAAACTTACACCCAAACATTTGTAGATAAATGTTCTGGTCAAATTAAAACTGCAACAACTACTATGGTAAATGGTAATGCAGTTGTTTCTTTTTATGACCAAGTTAAAGTATTCACTCCATTCGAAGTTCAAAGTGGTGCAGTTAAACTTTGGTTGAATTCCGTATATCTTGCGTATTCAACTATGGGATGCCCTACTAATATTGTAGTTCAACAAACTGTCCAACAAGCAGTAACCCAAGCAGCATCAACTGCAGCAACTGCAGCAGCAACCCAAGCAGCATCATCTGCAGCAAGTTCCGCAGCATCATCGGCAGCGAGTAGTGCAGCATCTTCATCTGCTAGTACCGCAGCTAGTTCATCTGCTTCATCTGCAGCATCATCTTCTGCCTCAACTGCAGCAAGTTCAACCGCAAGTTCTACCCCACCACCAACATCAACTCCACCACCTGCTAATAATAGTAGTTCAACTCCACCACCTGCTAATAATAGTAGTTCATCATCTAATAATAGTAGTTCAAGCAACTCATCTTCATCATCTTCATCACAAAGTGAGGGTAGTTCTTCTTCAAGTAGTTCATCAACTGAAACTAAATCAGAAACTAAAACGGAAACAAAGAGTGAATCTAAATCCGAAACTAAATCTGAATCTAAATCAGAGGAAAAGAAATCCGAAAGTAAATCCGAAGAAAAAAAGGAAGAAAAGAAAGAAGAAACAAAAGAAGAGAAAAAAGAGGAAAAGAAGGAAGAGAAAAAAGAAGAAAAGAAAGAAAAGAAGAAAGCAGTAAATACCAATCCTATGTTATTATCATCGGATTTAGCAGGCACAGAAGGTGCAGATGGTAGATATTCTGCAATGTTATCGTTGGGTGTATCTAAATCATCTTTAATGGGAGATAAATCGTATTCTGCATCAACTTTGATATGGAGTACCTTAGACCAATTTGCATTAAGTGGTGGTATGACACAAATGAAGATAGAAGATGGTAAATTACATTCTTTACATAGTTACTCTTTAACCACTGCATATCTTAAAGGAACTTATATGGGGATGGTTGGTTATACATTTATCAAACCACATCCTAAATTGGGAACGTATGGGGCAAACATTGGACTTATTACGTTATTAATGCCTGATGCAAATCAAACCCTACAATCATCATTTTCAACATCGGTGGTATTATTTTGGATGAAACCATATAATGTATCGAGAAAGTTAGCGGTATCACCACAAGTATTTGTAATGAATTCACCAATTGCGTATAATTCAGTAACCGGTGGTACATTAGTAACTAGAACTCCATCTGCTATGATAGGTTCATCATTCGATTATAAAATCAGTAAAAGATTTGGGTTTAACTTTGCGTATAAAGCTAATATGTCATTTGAACCTGAATTTACTATGTTAAGTAACTTTCAAATTGGTTCAAAAGTTTCGTTTTAAATACTTATATTAATAGAAAAAGAAAATAAAAATGAATTATATAAAAAATATCATACTGGTAATTCTTATTGTTTTAGTTGGTTATAATTTATTTACCAACAATGACATCAAAACTGATGTTGAAGCTTACAATCGTAAAATTGATTCTTTACAACATGAAATAGATTCGGTTGAAAACAACAACAAAGTAATTGATGGACAAATTGCAAAAGTAGATGATGAAATCAACGTAGTAGAAACTAGAATTACAACAATCAACAAAAATATAACTGAAATAAAAACCCATACAAATGAAAAAGTTAATGCTGTTAGTGATTATACTACTCACGACCTTCTCAAGTTTTTCGCAGACCGTTATGAAAACGGACTCGATAGTACCTTTAAAAGTACCAACGGCCAAATTAGTCATTAAGGATATTCTTAGTGGTGATGGTGCAAAAGCTGAATTAAAGGAAGTGTATAAAGTGTTGGATGAAAAAAATCTACAAATTAATCTATATAAACAAAAGGATACTTTGAAAGATGAAAAAATCAACAACCTAAATACTATTATAGATAAGAAAGACCAACAATTTGCATTGGAGAGAGAAAAATCTGATAAGTTGTTAAAAGAATTAAAAGTTCAGAAATTCAAAACCGCTGTTTATAAAGCAGGTTCTGGTATTGCTTTGATAATGACCGTATTATTCTTAATTAAATAATGAAAAAATATTTAGAAATAAAGAATATTATTATTTTGGTATTAGTGATTTCATTATCATTAGTATCATTTGACCCGTTTGGTATAATGCCCAATAGAACTAAGACCGTTGAAAAAATAGTTAAAGTTGATGGTCAATCTTTACATCCAATTCATGACACAATTGAATTAGAAGTTCCATATGAAGTTGAAGTTCCATACGAAGTTGAAAAACCAATACCATACGCAGTTCATGATACAATTGAAGCAAAGGTAGATACAAACTTTATTGTGAATCAATATTTGAATACTAAAAACGTATTCACAAACACATATAAGTTTGATAAACAACAAGGTTCGATTACAATTACTGATACAATTAGTAAAAACAAATTAGTAGGTAGAAAATACACAACTAAAATTACACCTAGAGTAGATACACTTAAAATACCAGAACCATTTAAAAGAAAAATTTATGCTGGAGTTGAAGGTGGATACAATTCAGCCGATTATATAAATTTCATCGGTGTGGGTGTGATGGTAAATTCTAAATCAAATAAAATATATAATTTAGGAATTGGTTTCAATAACAAAACAACTGATGGTACAAATGGTTATTTTACACCATATATTAGAGGTGGAGTGTATTGGAAAATATCATTAAAGAAATAATAATATATTTATACATAATATAAAAACAAATACAAAGATGAACGAAGTACAAGTAAAAGAAATAGTAAGAGGAATTGTTAGAGAAGAATTTAAACAATCTCTTTCAGAAGCAAGAGGTATTCCTAAATTGTTCTTAAAAATTGAGGCAGTTAAAAAAGAAATCGATAGATTAACAGCTGAAAGAAAATCTAAGTTTGGTGGTGAGTATGCAAGAAAATTAAATGCAGAAACTGACCCTAAAAAAAGAGAAAAATTAAAAGAACCTATTTTAGCTATTTCAAAAAAAATATCTTCATATCAAAAGAATTTAGCAGATTTATATGAAAAAGAAGAGCAATACATTCAAAATTTAGATAAAGATGCTGAATTAGAATTAACTGAAATGGGTGTTAATGATACTCATTTCAAAAACATTTTAAGAGTATATGACCACGGAGGTTCATTCACTAAAAAAAAAGTAGCAGTAGCAGTTTGTAAAAATCCAAATGCTAATCGTACTAAAATAATCGATTATCTTAAAGATATGGATTATGAAGAAATTTTAGATGTTGAAGATGAATTGAATATCGGTGAATCAGTAAGTGAAGGTAAAAAAGCATTCAAAGTAAATCCTGGTATTGGTAAAGCAAAATATAGTATCAGTTCTCATGATGGCCATAAGAAGCACAACGATGGTAGTGATTTTTGGGATATTAAAATCTATAAAAATAAAGTAGATTTAGAAAAAGGAATCAAAGATTATAAAAGTAAGGGATTCGTTGAAGAATCAGTAAACGAATTAAAATTAATACCAAAAGGGAATGGAATTCCGGGTAATTTTTTCAAAATAAAAGCAAAATATAATACTTTTGCAGAATATGAACCACATGCAAAGATAGGTGATACTATTTTAAAATATAGTAAGAAATCACCATCAATGAGAGCTTGGTTAGAAACTGGTAATTTAGATGACCGTGCAAAACAATATTTAAGTAAAGTGCATAGTATTGGAACTGATGGTGTAAACTTAACTTTATTTGGTAAACAAACTCCAGCTAGTGTTCATCCATCTGATAAAAAAGAACTTGCGGTAGTAGTATTACAAAATTAACAATATAAAAATGAAACTACAAAATCTACTTAACGAAGACCTTAGAAAATGGTTTGGAAAAGGTAAGACTGGTTCTACTACTGGGGGTGGATGGGATAGATATGATTCTAATGGTAAGAAAGTAGGTAAGTGTGGTGATAGTAAAGAAGGTGATTCTTATGCTGCATGTTTATCAAAAGAGAAAGCAGCAAAGTTAGGACCGGATGGTAGGGCATCATTTGTAAAGAGAAAAAGAGCAGCACAATCTAAAGCAGGAGATGCAAAAAAAGGTGGAGAACAAAAGAAAGGTCAAAAACCTACATTTGTAAAGACAGGTGCTAGTGAAGGGTTGGAAGAAAAATGGTCTCAAAAATATAAAAAATCTATAAATTGTAGTAATCCAAAAGGATTCTCACAAAAAGCACATTGTGCTGGTAGACAGAAAAACGAAGATATGAAACCTAAATTAACGTTAGAAGAAAAAATGAATCTTTTTTTAGAAAGAAATTGCCCAACTGACCCTTCTAAATGGTCTGCATCAAAAGCAGCAGCAAAAAAGAAATTTGATGTTTATCCATCTGCATATGCTAATGGATGGGCAGCAAAAAATTATAAATCAAAAGGTGGTGGTTGGAAAACTTGTAAAGATTAATGAATATACTATTCAACATATTGAAAGAAAAGTTAGATAATAACGAATATCAGATGGTTGATGGTATAATTGATATACTTAATCAAGTGAAAGATATGAGTAATCGTAAAGAGATTGCTGATAATATGGTTCAACAATTCAAAGATGAAAATATCGTTTTTGATTATAATAAATTTTATAAAGCAATTGGTTGTGAAGATGGAGTAAACGAATATAATAAACAAACTCCTAATGAACGTATAAAGGGTTATACGGAACGAATTAAGAGGATTAAAGATAAAATGAATAGTATGGAAGATAAAACATCTGATACGTTCAAATTACAACAAGGAAAGTTGAAAGCAGTTACTCAAACTCTTTTGAATTATAAAAAACAACAAAGCATTAAAAGGGCGGAAAAATGATAAGTTTAAAGAATGTAATGAAAACTATGGATTGGAATGGTAGACAAGTCGAATTAGGCAAAGTTTATTCAAATCCATATGCTAATGCTTTCAAACCTATGAACGAAGGTGAAAGTGAAGACCACGAAGTATCAATGGCTCAGAATCAATTAGATTCCATCATTAAAGCAGCAACTGAATTAAAATCAAAGATTGGTGAAAACGAAAAGGATATTCCTGCTTGGATACAAGACCACATCACTAATTCAGAAAACTACATTTCACAAGCAGCATCAAATTACCATGAGTATAAAGAGGGTGTTAATGAAGCACCTGCACAAAATACTGGTGAAAAAATTCAAAGATTAAACGATAGAATTAGAGTTTTAAGAGCTAAGATTTCTGCACAGAAAGATGCGGTAAAAAGAAATGAATTACAACAAACTCTTAAAAACGCACTACAATCTTTATCCAACATTAAAAGTAGTCATGGAATTAAAACCGAAGCTAAGAAATATGATATTGGTGCAGGATATATGGGAAATGGTTTAACTATTTGGAATAGAGCCGAAGAACAACATGGTGATTACCGAATTATTGCACACATAGACCCACATGGTAAAATTAGTATTAGAGATAAGGAAATCCCATCAAACGTTATGAAGACGATTGAAGATTGGGCATCCGCAATGAAAAAAGGAAATAAGTAATGGAAAACATTTATTCAGTTTTAATAACTGCAGTGACGGTATTAGGTGGAACAGGTGCTTGGAGATACTATGAGAAAAGAGCAGACCACAAAGAGAGAGATGAAGATTTCATCAGACACGATTGTAAAGACCGTATATCTAAATTAGAAGCCCTTTTAGAACAATCATCAAAGGAAAAGGATGACCTTCGTAATATGGTATTAGCCCTTACAAAAGAGGTTGCAGCCCTATCCGTTAAGGTAGAATATCTTACCAAAGAAAACGAAGAATTAAATAAGAAAAGTAGAACAAAAAAACCTCTAATTAACGGGTAAAAAATTTGGTAATATCGATAATTTATCGTATATTAGCTGTATAAAAATAGGAGATATTATGATTACATTAAAATCCATTATTGAAGAAGCCAAATTGAATCCGATAGTAAAAGAGGCTAATGATACTTATTTCAACTCATTTACCGATGCAGTAACTTATGCTAGAAAGGCAGCAGAAAAAAGAGGATTTGAAATCAACGAAGATGATTGGCAAACTCAAATTGCATTAGGTGGTAGATATTCTCGTTCTCGTCCAAGTGTTGGTAAAACTAATTCATTTAGTGTTGGATTATTAAAAGGGGGTAAACCACAAAGAAAGAACCTTAACATTTCAGTATATGGAATGGAGAGTGGTAAGTTTGAATTGACCCACTATATAAACTAATTAAAATTTAAACAATGATAAGTAGGAGTTTATTTACCGAAAGTAAGAATTTAAGGATTTTCGATTTTGATGATACAATTGTCAAAACTACATCTTTTATTTACATTACACATAAAGATGGTAAAAAAAGTAAACTAACACCCGCACAATACGCAGTATATAATGAAAGACCTGGAGATGTATTTGATTTCTCTGATTTCGAACAAGTGAAACAACCTCAAGAAATCAAACGTATTACATCAGTTTTAAGAAAAGTGGTTCAATCTTCAAAAGAACCAGTATATATTCTAACTGCTCGTTCAGCAGCAGACCCAATCAGACGATACCTAAGAGATATAGGTATTAATTCCAATAAAATCAACGTAATTGCCCTAGCATCAAACAATCCAAAAGATAAAGCAGATTGGATTGAAGATATGATAGATAATAAGGGTTACGATGATGTCTATTTCGCAGATGATTCACAAAAGAACGTAGATGCAGCAAAACAAATGTTGCGTTCTAAGAATGTTAAATGGCGAGTTCAACATGTTAAACATTAGTAGTTTTTTACTAATCTCTAAAAACTCTATATTTATATAAAGTAAAAAAGGAGATTACGTGAAAAGTTTACAAGAAAAAATCGGTGACATATTTGTCAAAGGATTAGTTTATTTTACTTGCGGATGGTGTGTAATTGCATTATCTATGCAGGTATTTTTTTTAGTTTTACATTTTAGTGGTAATGATGAAACTGCCGGTAAAATAGCAAACGAAATGACAGTTAGATTAGATGGTAATTACTCAAATGACCCAAAAAACATTTGGTATAAAAGTAAATAATATGAAATTAAGAGATTTATTAAATGAAGTCAATTATACTCCAAAAGCTGCTAAGTTTTTAGATGCAATTCAACTTCATGATAGAGATATTAAAGATTTAAAAAATATAACTGTCGATGCAACACCACAAGGTAACTGGTCGGTTTACTATAAAGGTAAAAGATTAGGTACGATTAATGGTAAGTTGTTAGATGATGATACAATTAGAAAATACGGATTAGAACATTAATAAACAAAAAAGGAAATAAAATGGCAACAACTTACAAAATTACATTAGCAGGAAGTTTAGATTCGGTAGAAGGTACTGAACATTTAAATACCTATGAATTATGTGAAGCATGGTTAGCAGAAAACCAAGTGTATTATCATGATGAACATCCTGATAAACCAGCAACTGATTCAGTAAAATATATTTTATATACAACCGAAGAAGAATAATACAATGCCAGCACAAAGTAAAGCCCAACAAAGATTTATGGGTATGGTTCATGCAGCCCAAAAAGGTGAATTGGATAATCCATCACCTGAAGTTGCAAAAGTAGCAAAAGATATGTCCGATAAGGATGCTAAAGATTATGCATCAACATCTCATAAAGGATTACCAAATCATGTTAAAAAAGAAATTCTTAATCGTTTGAAAAAAGAGTATGGATTAATGCTACCTGGCCATAATATTAAACCTGCAGCACCTGCACAATCATTAGAAGATTTGGAAGGTGTTAATGAGGGTGTGATTAGTGAAAAACAATTTAAAGGTTTAGATGGTATTCCATCAAACGTTTCATTAGAAAAAATCAGTAAAGACCAAAAATTAAAAATCATCAAAGCACCAGGTAATATAATTGATTTTATTGTACCAAAAGGTGTTAGTAGAAATTTCTGGCAAGTAATCGGTACTGGTAAAGTGAAGAAAAATTTAGCAGGTGAATTTTATTTAGAAGGTAAGGTAATTAATTCACCGATGTTTAAATCATTAGATGCATTGATTGATGGGGTGAAGTGGAAATCTATGGAAGAGAGAAGAAGATTTAACGAAGGTGTTAATGAAAGTTGGAGTGTTAAAGATGGTAGTGTATTATCAAACGGCAAACTTATAGGATACTACGATTTCGATAGAGATTCTGATTCATTTTGGGTAGATGATGTGAAAAAAGGAAAAGGTCAATTATCATTTGATACGAAAAAAGAAGTTGAAGATTACTTTAAGAAAAACGAAAAAGATGCTATCAAACATTTAGGAAAATTAAGAGAAGGAAAAGAACTTAAATGGCAAGATGTTGAAGTTGGTGATGCAGCAAATGTTAAAGCAATAAACAAAACTGGTCTTATTATTAAAACATATGGTAGAAAGTTTCATTTAAAATTCCCTAATGGTTCAACTAAAACATACGATGCAAATGAATTAACGTTTGTAAAGAATGAATCGGTAAACGAATCTACGAATCCAAGAGAAGAAGCTTTATTAAAAACATTTAAGAATATTGTAGATACACATTCATCATTAAAAGTAAAAGATGGTGGTAAGACAACATTAGTAGATGTTCAATCTGCAAATGCGGTTTTAAAAATATATGATAATCTATCGGATACAAATAAAAAATCTTTACTTAAAATGCCGTTAGATAAAATAATAAAAACTGCTTGGCACATTTTAGGAAAATTATAAAAGAATAGGAGATATGTATGTTATTGAAAAAAGGTGATAATAACGATAACGTTAAATTATTACAAACTAAATTGGGAATAGAACCAATTGGTAATTTCGGTCCTAAAACCGAAGAAGCAGTAAAAGCTTTTCAATTAAAAAACGGATTAACACCCGATGGTATTGTGGGTGATGGAACTTGGGCAAAGATTATGGGTAGTGATACACAAACTGCTCCAACTCCACAACCAGTATCAACACCAACTCCACAAGTAGCAGGATTAAAATTAGATAAATTAAAAGGACATGTTCCTCAAATAGTAATAGATTCAATTCCAGAAGTTGCTTCTAAATTTGGAATCAATACTCCATTAAGAGTTGCACACTTTTTAGCACAATGTGGACATGAGAGTGGTGGTTTCCGATTAACACAAGAGAACTTAAATTATTCAGCAAAAGGTTTAATGGGTATATTCAAAAAGTATTTCCCAACCGAAGCAATTGCAAACGCATATGCTAGAAATCCACAAAAAATTGCTAACAAAGTTTACTCTAATAGAATGGGTAATGGTAGTGAAGCAAGTGGTGAAGGTTATAAATTCCGCGGAAGAGGATATATCCAATTGACTGGAAAAGAAAACTATACTGCATTTGGTAAATCAATCGGTGTAGATATTCCATCAAACCCTGATTCAGTTGCATCACAATATGCATTGGCATCAGCAGCATGGTTCTTCTCTAAAAACGGATTACATAGAATTGCAGATGAAGGAGCTAGTGATATTGTAGTAACTAAAATTACAAAAAGAGTAAATGGTGGTACAATTGGGTTAGCAGACCGTATCAAACATTTTAAAGAATATTATCATTTATTGGCTTAATGTAAAAAGGGAACAAAGTTTCCCTTTTTTTATGAATTTTTGAATTCCATATATATAATATTATACAAAAAGAGGGAAAAAATAAGTTATGATATATTGGTTTACAGGACAACCAGGTGCAGGAAAAACGGTCTTAGGCACTAAACTACATAAGTTTTTACAAACTGAAAAACGTAATTGGAGAAAATCAGTATTCCATGTCGATGGAGACCATTTACGAGAAATTTACCAAAACAAAGATTATTCGGAACAAGGTAGACGAACTAATATTAAGAATGCTCAGGCATTAGTAGAATATCTACATATATCAGATTGCGATGTTGTAGTATCATTAGTTGCACCTTACTTAGATTTAAGAGAAGAATTCAAAGATAAAATCGGTAAGAGTATAGTTGAAATATATGTTCATACAACTGAACCACGTGAGAGAGACCATTTTCATGTTTCCAACTACGAACAACCACAAGTAAATTTTATTGATATTGACACTACAAAAGATTCAATAGAAACATCATTTTCAAAATTGATTAACAATCTAAATAAAATAAATAAGTTATAATGAAAAAGTACGCACTTTACATCGGAAGATGGCAAAACTGGCACAAAGGACATCAATGGTTAATCGACCAACAATTAAATCAAAATAAAAATGTTTGGTTAGCAATTAGAAACGTAGAAGTTGATGAAAACAATCCAAAAACAGCACAACAAGTATTTGATGAATTAAAAGTAGAATTGAATGATTTATTACAAAGTGGTAGATTGTTTATTTCAGTAATACCAGATATTGAAAGTGTAAATTATGGTAGGGGTGTAGGTTATGATGTAATCTATCACGAACCACCAACCGAAATAGCAACAATTAGTGGAACTGCAATCAGAACCGGTCATATGAAACCAGATGGAACTATGACTTACGATGAAAATAAAGGATAATGTTAGTAGAACGTAAAAGACATATTGCTAAAACCATCTCATATCGTATTTTAAGTACGCTTATTGGGTTTTTATTGATGTGGTGGATAAGTGGTTCAATTAAAATTGGAACTGCATTTGGAGTGGCAGAATTAGTTTATAAACCTATTCAATATTACATTCACGAACGTATATGGTATAAGTGGATTAAATTTGGATTAAAAGGAAAAAAATAATATGATTATACCTAACGTAAAAAGTGAGTATGGTAAATTAAAAGAAATAATAGTGGGAACTGCAAAAAATGCACAAATTCCAACTATTACTGATAAAGCATTACATTGCATTGATTATGCCCATTTATCAGATGAAGAATTTACTAAGATTCCAACAGGTAAATATCCAGAACGATTAATAGCTGAAACCGAAGAGGATTTGAATAACATTGCAAAAACCTTAGAGGATATGGGTGTAGTAGTTCATAGACCAATCGATAGAGATTTTTCTGAAAAAAGAGGAAATGATTTATGGCAGGTAGATGGTTATTATAACTATTGTCCAAGAGATTCGATGTTGGTAGTTGAAGATAAAGTATTAGCAACACCGATGACATTACGTCAAAGACAATTTGAATCAGAAACTTGTAAACCTCTAATACATCCAGACCATTGGATTGACTTACCTAAACCAAATTTAGGTGATGAAATGTATAATCGTAATGATTTAAGTAGACCTACTTTAATGGATGGACCAGAACCAGTATTTGATGCAGCTAACATTATTAAAAGTGGTTATGATATTTTATATTTAGTTAGTAATACCGGTAACAAAGCAGGTGCTACATTTTTAGGAAATTATCTAAGAGAAAACTTTGACTCAAAATATAAAGTTCATACTGCTGAAAATGTTTATGCATATATTCATATAGATACTACATTCGTATTTTTAAGAGAAGGATTGGTGTTATTAAACCCATCTCGTGTGAACGATAAAAATATGCCTGAATTTTTAAAAGGTTGGGATAAAATTTGGGCTCCCGAACCATATCCTACTCAAGTATTAGAAGATTGGTGTCCTGCATCACCTTGGCTTGGTATGAATATACTTTCTATTGATGAAAAGACAGTTATGGTAGAAGAACACCAAACTTTACTTATGCGAACATTAGCGAAGTACGGAATCGATTCTATACCCGTTAAAATGAGACATAGTAGAACATTTAGTGGTGGTCCACATTGTGTCACACTTGATTTAATAAGAGAGTAATGAAACCAATTTTAGAATACACTCCAAACTCTACACGTTTAATAAATTTTTTTTATAAAAATTTAATAACATCAATTAATGATGTAAAATCTAATGAAAAATTTGATATAATTTTTATTGGTTCAAACAATTTAAATGATTGTAATGATATTTTAAATTATACAACTGATAATACTATATTTTATATAGATTCAGTAACCGAATCTTCTGGATTTTATGGTGTATATGAAAACACTTTGAATTTTAAAAATAAATTTAATTTAAAATCAGATAAAATTGTTTTAATTTGTGATGTTATAAGTGATAATGATTTTGACTTGATAACCGAATTTAAAATTTTTAATTCAAAATATTTTTCATTTTACGCGTATCTTACATTTACATGTGATTCATTCTCCATATTCAACGGAAATCAACTCCAAATAATGGAAAATTTACCCATACGAACAAGTAGACAAAATCTATTTGTTTCAAGAAATGGCAGATTTAATGAATTTAGAGCATATACTATTTATCAATTATTTAAATTAGATTTAATAAAAAATGGTATTGTTTCTATTTCATTTTATGGTGATAATAAAACAATTCATAAAGATTTTAATGATATAGTATATTTTAATCAATATATGGATAAGGAATATTGGGATAATGAGGTTTCATCGAAATTCCCAATAAAAATAGATAATTTCTTTTTAGGTTGGTATGATAATGAATCTGCTAATGTATCCGGCGAATTACATCATCATGATGTATTTAGTAATGCATATATAGATTTAGTAACCGAAAATATAAATTACAGTCCTAAAACATTCGATTATAACACTTTAACTGAAAAATCATTAAAACCATTTTTGTTTTATCAAATACCATTATTTGTAACATATTCAAATAATTTAAAATGTTTACGAGATATTGGATTTGATTTATTTGATGATATTTTAGATAATAGTTATGATTTAATTGAAGACCCAAAAGAACGAATTGATTCTATTATTTCAAATTTAATAAAGTTAAAAAATATTGATTTAGAATCATATTTTGAAATTAACAAAATAAGATTTATTAATAATAGAAATTTGGTATTTAAGTTGGCTTTCTCAAATGGTATTAATGACATATTTAGGTTTACTAATTTTTTGAATATTTAAATATACTATACTTATATAAAAATATGATTAGTATGGAAAATAACGAAGAAAAAATATTCCCTAATTTTGACCCTACCAAAGATTTAACTTTAGCAGGTAAAAATAGGAGAATGAAAAGGGGGTTGGGAGCCAAACCAATCTTAGAATCAGAAATCAGAGATGCACAAAAGAAAGCTCGTTCAGCAATGGAGGCGGCAAGATTATTGGGTATATCTTATAACACATATAAGAAATATGCTAGACAATACAATATCTTTGAAGATTTAAAGAACCCAGATGGTAAGGGAATTCGTAAAGGTTACAATATCAAACGAGGTAAGTTTTCATTAGATGATATACTTGCAGGAAAGTATCCAGATTATCCAATTTGGAAATTAAAACAAAGATTATTATTGAATGGTTACATGCTTGAAAAATGTAACAATTGTGGATTTGAAGAGAAACGAATCACCGATGGAAAAGTGCCATTGATATTGGATTTTAATGATGGTAATAGATGTAACCACAAATACGAAAATTTAAGAATGCTATGTTTTAATTGTTCATTTTTATTAAATGGTAATTTAACTGGTCCCAAAAAAGAATACGAATATTAATGAGTTTTATTATAGGTAAATCTTGTGTAGAGTGTGTAGATACATCATGTGTGACGGTTTGTCCAGTAGATTGTATAAATGGTCCAATATACATAGACCAATTAGGTTATGAAGTTAAAACTATGACATTGGAAGAATTGAAGGGTAAGCAATTATATATTGACCCATCGATGTGTATTAATTGTGGAGCATGTATACCAGAATGTCCAGTTGATGCAATTTATAGAGATGAAAATGAAGCTATTGCTATGAATGATGAGGAATCGATTCATAAAAATTATGAATTTTATGGTTTAAAATTTACAAAAAATGGATAAATACTTAGTTGCAAGTGGTTGTTCATATACCGGAGGTGGTGGTATGAATAATCTACAAATATTTAGTTTAGAATTTCCAGATATTAATCCAAATGTATTTGATTTAAATGGTGAAATTGTATGGGAAGATGAAAATTTTAAAAAATTTTTAAAACCACATCTTTGGCCATATAAGTTAGGAAAACTTTTAAATTATAAAGAATCATTTAATTTTGGGTCAGGTGGAAAGGGTGTTGAAACTAGTACAAATTCCATATATCATTTTATTTTTGATTGGCAACGTAAAGGTAAAGATGTAACTGAATTGGAAATCTGGTATCAAATGCCAAGCCCGAATAGATTAGAATCATATGTTAATGCTGAAGATAAGCATAAATGTATAATTACTGATATGCCAGATACAAGTAGTGTTAAAAAAAATTTTATAACTAATTTTTTTGATGAAGATTATAATTTACTTTCATCATTACATCAAATGTATAAATTAAAAAAATATTGTGATTCATTAGGAATTACTATTTATTTTATCCCGTGGGAAGACCAATCATATCATCACATCGGAGTTTATTATCTTAAATTAAAAGAACGAATAGCAGGTTATTTAAATGATAATAATAAAATACATTTTTCAAAACCATTTACAAATATAGATTCAATTTTATATTATGATATTGATTTGATACTTAGTGAACTGAATTGTGTTTTTATAGAAAATACATCACTTAACAATTATTTGGAACGTACCTTTGATGGGTTTTATTTTCAATCCAAATATCCAAATGTAACTGATGATAGACATATGTCACGTGAAGGTCATACCGAATTTGCTAAATTGTTGAAAAAAATAGTTAAAAAAGATTTGGAAAATTCATAAAAGTTTCGTATATTTGTATCTATATTTAATAATTTAAACAAAAACGTTATGAACAAGTATTTTGAAGTGACCGTTGAGGTCGTAGTTGCAACCCAAAAAAATGGTAAAGACAAGAAAGCAAAAGAAATCTATTTAGTAGATGCACAATCAGTAACCGAAGCAGAAGCAAGAGTTGTAAAAGATTTTGAAGAAGCAGGAGTACAAATTGATTACAAAGTAAGTGGTGCAAAAGAAAGTAGAGTAATTAGAGTAATCGAATAACTATGAGTAAAGAACCGGAAATCGTAAAAGAAGAGGTTAAGATAGAAGTTGCCAAACGTGTTCCACCAGGAGATAAGTGGACACCTTTGGACAACCCTACTATTATATTACAATCCCTTACCGAAGTGTTGGAATATGTGTATCAGAAAAATGGGAAAACTCAATTTTATATGGATGCGAGAAAGGGTATTACTTATATAGTAGATACCGAAGAAAAGATAATTCAACCAGAACCAGAGAAAAAATGGTCATTATATGGTGAAGATTAATTTTTAATTTTTTTTATATATATTTATTAACAAACACAAAACAAAACAATTATGGGTACATTAGTATTAGTAGTGGTAGCATTAGCAGCAGTTGGTGGAATCACTTATTTCTTACAAAAAGGTGGGAAAATTGAAGACAAAAACAACAACAATATTCCAGACGTAGTTGAAGAAAAAATCGAAGAAATCAAAGAACAAACAAAAGTAGTAAAAGCTAAGGCTAAAAAACTTACTGATGATGTTACTAAGGCTGTTAAAGTTGTTGAGAAAACGACTAAAAAAGTTGCAGTAGAAGCAGAGAAAATTTCTGCAAAACCAAAAACTAAAAAACCAACAACAGCTGCAAAGAAAACAGCTAAGAAGTAAGGAGAATTAATGAGTTTAAAATCCATTATTACGGAAGCAATATTAGTTGATAATATGTTTGATATTGAATCAGAAATGATGTCAATAAAAGAATCTATTATGGAACAATTAGTATTAGAAGGTGTTGATGACCCCGGTGTCCTAAAATGTGTATTTATGGCAGGAGGACCAGGTAGTGGTAAATCTTACATAGCAAAAGAAATTTTTGGTGTAAGTTCCAAAACCTTAGCATCAGTTTCTGCAGGTGGATTAAAATTAGTAAATTCAGATTCTGCGTTTGAAGCTCAATTAAAAAAGAATGGTATTAATCCAAAGGATTTGGCTAAAATTGAAAAAGAAGACCCAGCCCTTTGGAAAGCAATTACCGAAGACCCTAACGGAATCCGTAATACCGCAAAAGCTATAACTAATCAACAACAATCATTTTATGAGGCAGGTAGATTAGGTATGATTATTGATGGTACTGGTGATGAGGTTTCCAAAATTAAAAAGAAAAAAGACCATGCTGAGGATTTAGGATACGATTGTTATATGGTATTCGTAAATACTTCGTTGGAAGTTGCGTTAAAAAGAAATGCAGAAAGAGATAGAACATTACCTGATGATTTGGTAAAACAAATTTGGAAGGATTGTCAAAATAACTTAGGTGCATTTCAAGGTATGTTTGGAGCAAATTTCATTATTGTTGATAATAGTAGTTACAACAAAAATGTTTACACGTTTACGAATAAGAAAACCGGTAAGGTTTCTACATCTGATAAACCAATTGCATCCAATATTCAAAAATCTATTGACCAATTTCTACGAAAACCTATTTACAACCCAATAGGAAAAAAGTGGATGTTGAATGCGAGAGCATTGAAATCCGCAGGGTTAGTTAAAAAATAATGGCAAAAGCAAAAGGTTCAGCACAATCACAAAAAGTAACATTTGGAAAACGTAAGGGTGGTAAACACGCTAAAACTACTAACAAACATGATAGAAAAGAAAAGAACTATCGTGGGCAAGGTAGATAAATTTGATTAATTTTGGTTACAACTATTGTAGTAGAAAATAGACTTGATTTTTTATTTGTATATAGGTTATTAAAACCATATGTAAGTAAAATATTTGTAGATAGTTTACAACATTCAGAACCTTATAGGTTTTTTGCATGTGTTGATTCTATTACATTTGATGTGTATATAACAAACGAAATAAATCATTTTGTAGAAACGAATCCATTAAAATTACCAACATTAGAATCTACAATATTTATTACATATATAGATGGTTCAATTGATGGATGGGATAAATTCAATCGTCTAAAACAACAAGGATTCGGTAAAATAATATCATTAGAAAGTGATGGTGAAATATACCATCATTCTAAATCCAAAGTAAAATGTATGGATTTAGGATTACAAATTCTAACATCCAATTTAGATTCAATAACTCATTCACCTGAATTAATTAAAGAACAATTTAATACGAATATCGATATTGAAACTCGTTCTCATCCAAATTTTATTAAAAACGCATATTCAGGGTTTCTCCGCTATCAATCATTAATTCATTTAGAAGAACGTTGGTATTCTAAGAAAGATAAAATAGCACATAACTTTGATATAACATTTTATCATAGAGATGGTTATAAGGGTTGGCGAGATATAGTTTCCAAATATCTATTAGCAAATTCAGAACATCTTAATGTAAAAAAAATAAGTGATTTAAAACATCTAAGTGTATTGGAATATGATATAACTGAATCGGATACATTAGATAGTAATGATAGAATTTTTTTGAATCTAAATAAAGTAAATTTACACAACACTTATTTTAATGATATGTATGATTCCAAATTACATATCACTTTTGAAACCTGTTTAGAAGAACCAGAAGTATTCATAACCGAAAAAACGTTTAAAGAATATTATTATGGGTTTCCATTTTATAATTGTTGCTCATATACTATGACAAAGGAATTGGAACGTTTGGGATTCTTTTCATATGATATGTTACAACAAAGTAATTTAGAGAATTTTGAAAAAAACCACAATCTTATTTATGAATTACAACAAGATTGTATTACACGTTTTAAACAATTTGTAGATACATATATTGTAACATCTAAGATAGATGAATTGTGGGAAACACATAGAGATAAATTTCAAAACAATATCAGTAATTTATATCATTTAATTAGTGAAAAAAACGAACATAGAATGGAACTGATAAATAAATTATTTATATGAGAGGTATAATATTTGCAGGGTGTTCTTTCACATGGGGAGAGGGTTTAGAATTATATTCTAACTATCCCACAATCCGCTATGAATACTATAAACAAGAACATAAAGGATATTATTTTCCAGAAGCTGTGATGTATCAAAAACCCGGCCACGTTAAGTTTATAGAAGCAAATAGATTCTCTAGAAAAGTTGCACAACATTTTAATACTTTTGATTTAGTATATCATAAAAATGGTGGTAGTTTATCTACAATGCGTAAATTTATAGCATCATCACTCCTTGAATATGATGGAGATATTGAATATATTGTATTACAATTTACGGAGGTTTTAAGAGATGTATATATTCATGACAATTGTTTAGATTCTTGTTGTAATATTTCCGTTAGAGAAATTTTAAATGACAGAGTTAGTTATGAATGTAAAGAAATTTCATTAAATGAATATTCTAAATATAAATCATATGAATTGTATAATAAATTCTTTGGTGATAAAACTCCATTAGATATTGATGCAGAATATTCTACAAAAGAAATAATAAAAACTTTAAAATATTTAAAAAATATTAGTGAAACTACTGATATTAAAATAAAATTATTAGGTAGTTGGGTAGGTGATATTCAAAAATATGAAAATATAAAGAATATAGATTTGGAATTATACAATTTCTATAAACAAAATATAATCCCAATAGAAACAAAAAATAAAACATACGAAACTATATTTTCAGCATATAATTCAGAATCAGAATATAGAATAGCAACTGATTTACCTTGGTCCAATAATGACCATCCAAGTTTATCATTTCATAGAGTATTAACTAATTCTATAATTAAAAGTATAGAAAATGATACTAAAATAAAAAATAATTATATTTAACTTTAAAATAAAAAAAGAGAGAATATTTTATTATGGATGATTTAACAACATTAATAGGAAAATTTTGTAATATTTTAGAAGATGCAATTGAAGAAGAAAATTGGCGTGATGTCAAAATTGTATTGAAAGAAATGGATGCATTATATGAGGATTTAGAAAGAAGGTCAAGTGGTTTTGACACCGATGATTATTAAAAAATAAGTTATGACTTATATTACAAAACATCTCCCAACACTTGAGGAGTTGAAAAAGGAGTTAGAACAAACTCCAAACAATATTCAATTATATGCAAAATATGAAGGCTTTGATGGTTCATCGGAAGCAATAGATTATATTGATATAAAACTACAAGAATATTATAAATCCAAAAAGAATGATTAAACCTTTCTCTATTTTAGATACTCGTACAAAAGAGTGGCAAGATAGAAAGAGATGGTGGATTAATACCTACGGAATAAAATCCGAATTAGGTAGGGAACAAACTATTTCTAAAAGTAAATTTTGGGATACGGAAGAAACTGTCTCCATATTTGATGCAACGTTATGTGAAACGATGTACGATTGGTTTTGTCCAAAGGGTGGTAAAGTATTAGACCCATTTGCAGGTGGTAGTGTTAGAGGTATTGTTGCTGAGGAAATGGGATACAACTATACTGGTATTGATATATCCAAAAAACAAATAGAAGCAAACCGATTACAATCTCAAAAACCTAATTGGATAGTTGGTGATAGTAGTGAGGTATTGGAAACCTTAGAGGATGAATCATATGATTTTATATTCACCTGCCCACCTTATTATGATTTAGAGGTATATTCAAATGATAAAGGTGATTTATCCAATATGAATGATGAAGAGTTTGATTATAACTACGCAAACATATTAACCGATTGTTATGATAAACTAAAAGATAATCGTTTCTTTTGCATAGTTTTATCAGAGGTAAGGGAGGTTTCTAAAACTGGTCATTACAAAATTGGTAAATATAGAAATCTAATTGCAAAAACTATATTAGGTTGCGAGGAAATTGGGTTTGAATTCTATAATGATATGATTCTATTCAATTCACAACATCAAGCATCTCGTATATCTAAAACATACTTTGAACGTAATAGAAAGATTGCATCAGTACATCAGAATGTATTAGTCTTTGTAAAGGGAAACCCTGATATTGCAACGGAAGATATAATGTGGAATGGCGAGTATAAATGTGTAGTGGATGGAATTCGATATAAATCATTTAGAGAAGCAGCAATATCCATTGACCCGAATGAGTTAGTTGCAACGGAGGTGGAACGTAGATGTAAATCCACTAAATCAAAATATAAAGATTGGCAAATAGTAGGAGCGGAAACTAAACCACAAATTAAGTATGAGATAGATGGTATTCCATTTGAAACTCCTAAACAAATAGCAGAATTAATTGGTGGAGATTTTACTGAAAATCGTGCACGTAATTTTATAGAATCTAATAATCCTAAATATCGTCATTGGAAACGAGTAGAGGGTATTGATATTACTTATGATGAAATGGAATCGATGTGGGGAAATAATATTAGAATAGAAATACCAGTAATCAAATGTGATGGAGTGGAATTCTATTCTATATTAGATGCTGCTAACTATTTTGGTTGTTCTGATGAACGAATTCGTCAGAAATTGAAATCTGATAAATACCCAGAGTTTAGGTATTTAGATTAATCTAACTTTAATGGTTCTTTGTGTTCTCTTTGCTTTCTAAAACCATAATCTTTTGTAGTTTTAGAAAGTGTGGCTCCAAATGAGCCACACACTAATAAGATTGCTATAAATAAATTTAACATATTTTTGTTGATTAAAGACTAACTAATTCTCTTTTAATTTCAGTAAAAATTTTGAATGTTTTTGTAGAAACTACTTCTCTTTTTTCGTTTTTCACTTCAATACGATATTCTCCATCTGCTAAACCATCTAATGTAAATAATTTTTTAGATACGAAATATTCCGTATGAATCAACTCCCCATTTGAATTATAAATGTTTGTTGTCAATTTTGTATTTGGTGATTCTACGATAAACTTAAACTTTCCAACTGAATGGATTGAAACAGGCGATGCAGCGTTTACATTTAGGGCTGCCACTAACAAAATTGATGTGATAATTGTTTTCATACGTTTGATAAAATTGTATTTTTTTGTTTAATATATAACTTTTTTATTATATATATCGGAAAAATCCCAAAAAACTAATAAAAATAGGATTTTCCTAATAAGTTGATGAAAGTTCTTTTTTTTGTCCTATTATCTAATTGTTAAGAAAAATAATGGGTAAAATATTTGGTAGTTTCAATAATTATTCGTATATTAGCTGTATAAAATGAGAGATATGAAAAAACAACCCCTTCCCAAGCACAGACAGTTAATGATTGAATCTTTAGAACTACTTTTTAGTGGTAAAAAATCAGAATCCAAAAAGGTCCTTAAAAAAGCCAAAAAAGAAACTGATAAATTTTATTCAAAATAATGGGTAAAATATTTGGTAATATCGGAAAGTATTCGTATATTAGCTATGTAATAATTGATAATGATAAACTCTAAAAATATGACAAAAACACACTCCTCTTATTGGATGACAGATTGGGATGATACATCGGTCGTTTTTAATACTATGAACGATTCTGAACGTAAATCCTATGACGTTTATAAACTGGCTGCTTCTAAAAGAGCTATTTCAAACTTTGTGAATATAGTAACCAACTCACAAATTCCGGTTCGATTCTCTGAAAAAGGTAATTCTTACACCGATGGTGAAAATGTGGTTATTGGTTCTAACATTACCGAACCCAAAGATTTTGACATCGCAGTAGGTTTGGCACTTCACGAAGGTTCTCACATCAAATTATCTGATTTCAAATTACTACATAAATTAGATACTTTAATTCCACAATATCTTAAAGATTCAGCGATTAAGAAAGGTATTCTTAATCCGATTTCTACAATCAAAGATATTTGGAACTATGTAGAGGACAGACGAATTGACTGGTACATATTCAGTCAGGCACCCGGTTATCGTGAATATTACCGAGCAATGTACGATAAGTACTTTAATGACCCTTTAATTGATAAGGGCTTGAAATCAGATGAATATACTGATGAGACAATCGAAGCTTATATGTTTCGTATCATCAACTTACACAACTCCAATACTGATTTAACTAAGTTAGGTGGTCTTCGTAAGATTTATTCACTTATTGGATTGGGTAATATCGCTCGATTACAAAACACACAAGATACATTAGACATCGCAATGTTAGTGTTTGAAGAAATTCTTAACCACTTACCTCCTGCTCCACAAGGACAACCACAACAATCACAAAATGGGCAAGGTCAATCCTCTGATGGTGAAGAAGGTGATAATGGTGGTTCTGGTTCACAAGGTAATTCTGAAATGGGTGAAGATGAAGGTGATAATGGTAATGATGGCGATGGTGAATCGGATGAAGATGGTGAATCAGAAATGACAGGTGATATGGAAGAGGATTCTATGGGTGGTTCTTCGATGAGTATGAGTAATCCAGCAGATGGTGGTAAACCTTCTACTGATGATGGTAAAACTAAGAAGAGTTCATCAGGTACGATGTCAGACACTCAAAAGAAATTGTTAGATAAGAAAATCGAAAAACAAAAAGATTTCGTACGAGGTAAGATTAATAAGAAAGGTATGAGTAAACGAGAGTTACAAGACCTTAACGCAGTTGAAGAATCTGGTACTGAAATGGAATCCGTAGGTGGTGATGTTCCAACTGGTTGGGGGAATCCTCAACGTGGTACGGAATGTATCGTTGTTAAGAAATTGACAGATTCACTTATGAATTCAGATTTATTCCCACTTACTTACATCGATTACAAATCTAAACAATTTATCCCACATTATTCAAAGGAAATCACTGATGGTATTCGAATCGGTACTTTGTTAGGTAAGAAATTACAGGTACGTGGTGAATCGAGAACTACAATCTTCAATCGCCAAAAGAATGGTCGAATTGACAAACGTATGATTTCTTCATTAGGTTTTGGTAACGAAAACGTGTTCCAATATTTAGAAACCGATTCTTACTCAAAAGCCAACCTACACGTTTCATTAGATGCATCTGGTTCGATGAGTGGTATTAAATGGAAACAAACTCTAACAAACGTAACAGCGTTGTGTAAAGCGGTTGATATGATTTCCAATTTATCAATTCAGGTTTCAATCAGAACTACTGACAATAATGGTAAACCTTACGTGGTGATTGCTTACGATTCTCGTACTGATAAGTTTAGTAAAGTTAAGAAATTTTTCCCTGGTCTTAACGCTAGTGGTACTACACCGGAAGGTTTATGTTTCGAAGCGATTATGAAGACCTTAGTTCCTTCAACAAATGATACGGATTCTTATTTCTTAAACATCTCCGATGGTGAACCTTATTTCTCTGGTAGAAACTTTCAGTATCAAGGTGAACCTGCTTTCAACCACACTGCTAAGATGGTTAAACAAATTGAGGGTATGGGAATTAAGACACTTTCTTACTTTGTTGAAGAGTATGGTAGAGGTGAGGTAAGTCGTGGATTTCGCAAGATGTATGGTAAAGGTGCCCATGCAATCGATGTGACAAACGTTTCCCAAATCACTAAGACAATGAATAATTTATTCCTTTCAAAATAAATCATAAGCCGTTGAAAATCAACGGCTTTTTTATTGAAAAAAAGTGATAAAATATTTGGATATATCAGCAAAAATGTGTAGTTTAGCTGTATAAGATTGAGAGATATGAAATATATGATTTTTGATTCCCTGATGTTAGTTTTTCGAGTTCTAAAAATGTTAGGATATTAGAAAAAAAACATCAAAAATATTTGGAAATGTGAAATAAATTTCCTAGATTAGCTAAGTAATAATTGATAACAATAAAACATAAAAAAATTATGAGAAATTCTGAAATTGTGGTTGGTTTAGTTCCCAACGAGGTTTACAAGGTTGAAAAGTTTGGTTCAACATTTAAGATGATTGACACCAACGGAAATAAGGTTGGTACATTAGGTACATCTTTAACCCGTAAACAAGCCTTTGAAGAAGGTAAGGCAGTTCAAGCCTATGTAGATAAAAGTGGTAAAAAAACTTACCGCAAGGTTGCTATGGATGTGTATAACAATTTGGTCGTTCCTATGAATACTCAAAATGGTGGGGTTCAACACGAGGAATCAACTGACCATTCAGCCGTTAAAGATTTTATCCACAAAAGTTCGGTTTCATTAAAACCTCGTGAGATGGTAATGACCGACCTTAAATGGAAATATTTAATTCGTTCAGCAGTTCGTGCTAAGAACATTATGATGACAGGTCCTGCTGGATGTGGTAAAACTATGGCAGCAAAGGCATTGGTTAAATCACTTTCTCGTCCTGATTTCTACTTTAACTTAGGTGCTACACAAGACCCCCGTGCTACCTTAATCGGTAATACGCACTTTGACCAAAAGAAGGGAACGTTCTTCTCTGAATCGGCATTCGTTAAAGCGATTAAGACTCCAAACGCAGTAATCTTATTAGATGAGTTGAGCCGTGCTCACCCTGATGCTTGGAACATCTTAATGACGGTGTTAGACCAAGGCCAACGTTATTTACGTTTGGATGAAGCGGAAGGTTCACCGATTGTGAATGTTGCCGAAGGTGTTACCTTTATCGCAACTGCCAATATTGGTTCGGAATATACATCAACTCGTGTGATTGACCGAGCTATCTTAGACCGTTTCGTAACGATTGAGATGGATGTGTTGAATGAAGAACAAGAATATGGGTTGTTAAAGTTTATGTTCCCAGATGTTGATGACTTCGAATTAAAAGCAATTTCAGAAATTGCACATCACACAAGAACTCAATCGATGAGCGAAAACGGCAAGTTGACCTCGATGATTTCGACTCGTGCTTCGGTTGAGATGGCTGGATTGATTTACGATGGTTTCAATTTGTTTGAAGCCGCAGAGATTTCAATCTTCCCATTCTTCTCTCCGGATGGTGGTGTGGATTCTGAACGTACTTATGTGAAACAATTGGTTCAAAAGTATGAGAAAGATGAAACTGGTAAACCTCTTTTCAATGAGGTTGTAGAAGATAATGTGGATGAAATTCCGCAGTTTTAGGGTTAATCAATTATTACAACTGAGCGGGGGGAGTTTCTCCCCTCACTCTTTAACCTTTAAGAAAGATGAGCCTAAAAACATTAAATTTCGCTAATTCATTTGAATTCTTAGATGACCATAAACGATTCTTTGTTAAGTTTATGAAATGGTATTGGGAATGTAAATCAATTGAAGATTCTCAATTCATATTTGAATTCAACACAATTGTGACATTATCCGATTATGAATTCATTTACTCGCTTTGGAAAAATGGCGTTAGTAGATATGATGATAAAATGCAAGAACGATTGAATATCCTACGAGATATATACATTAATAACAATACAATAGTAAATGAAAGCAAATAGTGAAGCATTAATATATCGAAGACAAATGATTGAGTTTGCAGAACAATCAAAATTATCAATCACAATTCCAGCAAACATCATAGAGAATGAAACATCTGATTCCGTATTGGGTAAGATTGTTCGCGTGATGTATGAAGAGAAATTAAAAGATGCAGAACAACGTATTGCATATTTAAAAAAACAAGAATAAATTATGAGTAAACCTATAAATGAAGGTTGGTTAGAAAAGTTAGTAAAGAATTACAAAATACCAACAGCAACCGATACTCCAAAATCAAACAAAATTCTGACGGAATCACAATTAAAAATTATTCAAAATGGGAAAGACAAAAAGCGAGATGATAGATAATTTATCTCAGCAAGAATTAGATGAATTATTTCGTAAACAAATCGAAGATGATGCCTATAATTATCAACAATGGCTTGAATCTGATGATTATATCAATTATGTCAATGACCAATTAGAATTGACAACTCCAATATATTCACAAGATGATATTAGGAACGCATTAGATTGGGCAAAATCAGCAGTGAATACTGAACCAACTGAAATTGGTAAAGATGTGTATGATATTTTATTTATTGAAAAAGTTGAAGAACATTTAAACAAAATCCGTTATGATAGATTTTAAGCAGTATATTGATAATATTCCAAATTTTCCAAAAGAAGGAATTCTTTATCGAGATATTCAACCATTATTAAAAGACCAACGAGTTTTTAAAGAGGCAATCAAACGTATGGGTTCTATGGTAGAAAAACCTGATTATTGGGTTGCAGTAGAATCTCGTGGATTTTTATTTGCATCTGCATTATCCTATAAATTCGGTGGTGGTATTAAGATTATTCGTAAGAAAGGTAAATTACCAAATAATCATATCCTTTCAGTAGATTATGGATTAGAATATGGCACTGATACATTAGAGATGACAGATGATGAAAATGATGGTGCAAAAGTGGTAATCGTAGATGATGTATTTGCAACAGGTGGAACTATGGATGCTGCAGAGGAATTATGTGAATTGGCTGGATATAAAGTGATTGACCGATTATGTTTGGTCGATATTGGAATAAGTGATAGGACAGATGTAAAAAGTTTAATATATTATGCAAAAGATTAAGTTATTCGTTGCGTTAGAAACGGAACTACCAAAGGAACTAATCCCAGCCGGAGTAGATGTATATTACACCGGTGTTGGTAAAATCAATGCTGCAATCAAAGCAACGGAAATCCTTGCACCTGCCTATCAAATGTATAATACCAATACAATCGTTTTAAACTATGGTTCTGCCGGCTCAAAATCCGTAGAAACCCATTCTTTGGTAGAGTGTAAGGTCTTTGTACAAGAGGATATGGATGGGAGACCATTTGCACCTCAAAAAACCACACCATTTGATACCGAAATGTATCCACAATTGGGAGAGGAGCCGGTCTATTTTGGGGTTGGTGGGTATGTCTGCCATACACAAGACAGGTTCGAACAAAACCCGAAAAATGGGGTGTTTGATATGGAAGCATACGCTTTAGCAAAGGTTTGTAAGATATATGGGTATGATTTTAGGGCTTATAAGTTCATTTCAGATGACGGGAACGCAGATGATTGGGAAGAAAATCACCATTTAGGGGTAGAAAAATTCTTAAAAAAACTGGCAGAATATTTGGAAAATTCGTAAAAAGGTTGTATATTAGCTTTGTAATAAGAGATAGATATGATACGATTAAAAGATTTATTGAGTGAGGGTGAAATTAAAAACCCACTAATCAACCGATTATTGACAGAGTTAAAACCTCTAATCGCCGATATTATCGAAGATACTAAACAAAGGTATAAAAAAGATGATAAAGTGTTTAGTGAGTATGATGCGTATTACACCGAAATAACCTTAAAATATGATATGGTTAAGGCTTTGGAAAAATACACACAACCTACTGATAAAATGAGTGATGTTGTGGTAAAAAATTCATCCAAAGGTTCATTTGAAATCAGATGTATGATTGAAAGGGATGGTAATAAATACCCATTTAACACCGAAGTAATTTATGCGGGTGGGTATAACATTCAAAAATTACACTTTCGTTATTTAACCAAAACAACCTTACCATATACAGGTCAAACTGCTGAAACTCAAAAGTTGAAAGCTGAATTGGCTAAGTTATCCAAAGGAGAGAAATTACAAAAAGAGATTGAAAATAACAAAAAAGTTATTGAATATAATCAAAAATTGATTGATGTCAATTCTAAATTTAGTGATAAAGAAATTTTAGCTAAATATTACGCAGGTGATAATGTAACCGGTAAACCATACAAATGGCCAACGTGGGATGAATTAGTTAAGAATGGTGCTGCTCAGAATTATAAGAATGATGAAAAGTATTTCAATCAACAAAAGGCAGAATCCGAAGCAGATAGTATAGAATTTTGGAAAAAGAAAAATATAGTTTGGAAAAAAGAAGCTATTAAAACTGCTGAACAAAACATAGTAAAGGCACAAAAGAAATTAGATGCTTTAGTATAATAAATTTAAAACTTAAAACTTAAAATTATGGGATTAGACATGTATTTGTACAAGAAAACTTACATTAGAACGGATGAATTTTACAAACCGGAAGTTCGTAATGAAGTAATCGTTAAAACTGGTGGTGAAATCGATACAAAGATTGACCCCAAAAAGATAAAGTATATAGTAGAAGAAGCCGGATACTGGCGTAAGGCAAATCAAATTCATAAATGGTTTGTTGATAATATTCAACGTGGTGAGGATAATTGTGGTTCGTATTGGGTAAGTAGAGAAAAATTAGAAGAGTTATTAGAGTTATGTAAAAGGGTTAATGAAGATAATTCTTTGGCAGAAGAGTTATTACCATCCGCAAGTGGATTCTTTTTCGGTGGAACTGAATACGATGAGTGGTATTACAAAGATATTGAAAATACCATTAAAATCATAGAAGAGTGTTTATCAGATGAATCAGCAGATGATTTTGAATATTCTTCAAGTTGGTAAAAAATAAATTTGGAAAATTGAAATAATTGTTGTATCTTTGATATAACACAAAAATACAAAAGAAGTGTGGTAAAAGTCCCACCACATGGATTTTGATTGATTAATCATTAAGAGGACTAAAAAAACAATTTTATGGCAAAAGCTATTAAGACAAAAGTTGATTACCAAGTAAGTGAATTAGTAAGCAACTTAAACGAAGCAGCAACAACTACTTCTGAGCAAAAACGTGATTTCTACACAACACGTGCATTGTACAACGCAAAAAGATTATCTACAATCTTAGGTAAAGCTAAGGTAGGTGCTATGGCATTAATCGTAGCGGTAGGTATGACAGCATGTGGTTCAGCTACATCAGAAAACACAGCAGATTCAACTGCAGTTAAGGCTGATTCAACTGCAACAATCACAACTGATTCAACTACTGCACCAGTTGCAGATACTACATCAGTAGTGAAGTAATTAAGTGGAGCTTAAGGAGTGTAGGGTTCGAATCCCTACTCCACTCAAATTTTTTTAAACTAATTAAACATAAACTATAATGAAAACTTTTAACGATTTAGAATTTAATAAATTGGATTCATTTTATAATGGAGTTCAAGCACGAGTAATCTTTGAAAATGGATATGGTGCATCAGTAGTGAAACATGATTTTTCTTATGGGGGTAAAGATGGGTTGTATGAACTTGCAGTAATAAAAGATGATGATTTGTGTTACACAACACCTGTTACTAATGATGTTGAAGGGTATTTATCAGAAGACGAAGTAACCGAATTGTTAAAACAAATTCAAGAATTAAAATCATAATCACCTGAAAGGGTGATTTTTAATTAGTATGGGATACAACAAATATAGATGGTACACAAAAGGTAGACCTAATAAACCACTACCTGCAGATGCTCCACTCTTATTAAAAATACGGAATGGTGACTTTGATTACTCTTATATGTTTAGTGAAGCTAGGATTGTTAAAGAATCCGCCAAGTTGGCTAGTGAGAATGCTTATAAGAATTATGGGGGTACGGATGAGCAAAATCGTATTGAGGCTTCTATGGAGGCAGGTAGAATGAAACGCATCAAAGCAATCAAATTAGAATTAGAAGCATTTTCAGATGAGAATAGAATTCTTTGGAGATTACAAACGGAATTACGAAAAGAGTTTGGTAAAGACCTTTGGGAAAAAGCAATGGAAAGACAGAGAGGTAATGGTACATTAGAAGACCTTTATATGTGGTATAAAAAACAATGCAAAGAAAGTACTACCAAATCTGAAATGGATATTATATACAAACGTTCTAATACTAAGGGGTTAGACCATTTATTTTAACTTTAATATATTTATGTATATGAAAGAGTTTAGTATAAAACTCATAGAGGGTCTTATAAAAATAATGGGAACTGATTATAAAAAACTTATCGCAGTTATTCGTTCTATGAGTAATACTATTCATATTAAGACCGTACGCAATTATATCAATCTTTATTATAAGAAAAATGGAATAAAACACAAAGATATGATTGAGTATTATTTCAAAGTAAAATGTAGAAATTTATAAATGGATGAACCTAAAAAAATTCTAACTGTCTATATAGGAAGTAACGATATTTTTGAATGGGCAACGAATCTCGGTAAATCAGTTCTAATGCCAGAATTATTGATTGGATGTGAAGAACTACTTTACAACGATTTACTACAAGTTAAATGTCTAAGGGTTGAATCTTTTGTAAGAGGAGAACATAAGGCATTTGATTTTTCTATTTATAGAGATGGATGTGAGGATACTCTAAATAAAATTATGGAGTGGGCGTTGGAGGTTGAAGAATATGAATATTGTCAGAGAGTAAAAAATTTATTAGAATATATAGAAGAAAGGGAAAATACGTTTTGAAAATTTTAGTTATAGGTGATAATTGTACTGATGTTTTTATATATGGTAGGTGTCAAAGGTTGAGTCCTGAAGCACCTATACCTGTTTTTGAGCCATCCAAAACAATTACAAATGATGGTATGGCTGGAAACGTAGTTGCAAACTTACGCAAGTTAGGTGTAGAAAAAGTAGAATTGGTATGTAATCACGAACAAATTACAAAGACACGATATGTTGAAGAAAAATCAAATCAAATGTTATTGCGTGTAGATTCTAATGATAAAGTTAGAAACACATTTGATTTAAAGAAAGTTGATTTTGATTCATACGATGCAGTAGTAGTTGCAGATTACGATAAAGGATTCCTAACACTATCAGATGTTGAAGAAATATCAAAACTTGCAAAATTATCATTTATTGATACTAAAAAGGTAATAGAGCACAATTATTTTAAAAACTATACATTCGTTAAAATGAATGAGGTTGAGTGGGAAAATTGTGTTAAACATGGTGCAAAATATGATGAGTGGGAAGAAAAACTAATTGTAACGATGTCCGAAAGAGGATGTATGTATCAACGTAAAAGATATTCAGTTGATAATTCAATAGAGGTTAGGGATTTAAGTGGAGCAGGAGATACTTGGATGGCATCGTTTGTAGTAAAGTATGTAGAAACAAAAGATGTATCTGAATCAATTGAGTTTGCTAATAAAAACGCAACTCTTGTGGTTCAAAAACGTGGTGTTACAACTATATAGTTATGAAATATAAATTAAATAGATTACCAATCATAACTGCAAGAACCGGTATTTGGATTAAACGTTATGATAGTGATAATTCAAATTTAATTGATTATAAATTTAACGATTATGGTTATCGGGCATCATTTAATTACGAATCCCTTTTAGATACTGAAAAAATAGTATGTATTGGATGTTCGTTTACCGAAGGTGTTGGATTGAATGAAAATGAAACTTGGCCATATCTCTTATCACAAAAAATAGGATTACCTTATTTGAATTTAGGTATTGCCGGTGGTTCGGATGGATATGTAATGTGGCAAATAAAAAATGTATTAGAGAATATACAATCTAATAATATTTTTGTTTTATCACCACCATCTGGTAGATTTTTTGAATTAACGGATTTAGAATTTGAAAACACACAAAGTTGGGATGTGGAAACTCCAACAAAAAGTTATTCAAATTTTTATGATTTAAATGGATTTATTTTAAAATCGGTATGTGAACGATATAATATAAAACATCTAAATTGTTTAGAATATGGTGATGAATGGGAACGTGCAAAAGATGGACAACATTTTGGAATAGATTATCAGAAAAAAATAGTAGAAGAATTTTATAAAACAATATAAGTTATGTCAGAAAGAAAGTATTTACCAACCCTAGCGGAATTAGTGGATAGATTATCCATTTCACAATTAAAAGAGGTGTTTATTTCAGAACACAAAGAAGAATATTCGCAAGAGATTTCGGATATTCTACATGATATTCAATTAATCATAGAAGAACAAGATGTAGTCCTAACGGCAGAAAGTATTAGAGCAATCGTAGTACTTGCACAAATGAATTTACATATTTGGCATAATGAATCAAATGTTCGTAGTGGTAAAGAAGGACCGAATGCTCTTGCACTTACACATGGATTAAATGGTATTCGTAATACTGCAAAGAATAAAATCCAAGAGAAAGTTGGTGGTAGAAAGGATTATAAAATAGATTGTCTTGCAGCAGATTTCAAAGATTGGGAAATTAGTTGGTAATATGAATATATTAGTTTCGGGTTGTAGTTTTACAGGAGAAGATTGGGCATGGCCATCATATTTTGATTCCAAAAAACACTATGTAGCTAATCTTGCACATCATGGTGCAGGTAATACATATATTCGTAGACAAATTCAAAAAGAACTCTTTTTCAAAGAACGTTTAAATAGAGATTTAGAATACGATTTTGTTATCGTGCAATGGAGTACAATAGATAGATGGGAATATCCATTCATCATCACATCAGAAACCGATAGTCCAATTATTAAATTTCAAAAACAAAATGGTGAAGATGTAATTGGTAAAGTTGCATATAATCGTAATGGAACATCATTAGAAGGTAAATGTAGTATTTTTTATGAAAATTTGTATTCAAAATATGGACAATTGATAAATACATTAGATGATATTTATTACACACAATTGTTCTTAGAAAATTTAGGAATACCTTATATGATGTTTACTATTGCAAATTTCCTTACAACGGAAGTTTCATTTGATATGATTAAAAACATAAAAAATATTAAAGGTGATTTACAACAACAACGAACTAATAATTTAGAAATTGAAAGTATGTTGGAATTTTGTAAAACTACCGATACAATTGATATTTTAAAAAAACGTATAAATTGGGATAAATTTGTATGGACTAGTGATTTTAAAATCGATGGAATTGGTGATGGATTTACTGAATATTTAATTAACAAAGGTGAATCATTTAAACACAACGGAAATCATCCAGATGAAACACAACATTTGAATTTTTTTAATGATATAATATATCCAAAATTTCAATCAAAAAAGAAATTGTTATGATATTAAAACCGGCAAAAATAGAAAAGACTTGGGGGTATGAATTATGGATTCATAATGATTCACAATATTGTGGTAAATTATTAGTATTTCCAGAAATGGGTAATCATTTTTCAATGCATTATCATATGATTAAAAATGAAACTTGGTATATACAAAGTGGTAGTTTTGAATATCATTATATAGATACTGAAAATGCAAAAAAAGTTAAAAATATAATTAAAGAAGGTGATGTTGTTTATATTGAAAAGGGTAAACCACATCAGTTAATAGCATTAGAAGATAATTCGGTGGTATTTGAAGTATCAACCGAACATTTTGAAACCGATTCTTATAGAATATATAGAGATTCACATTACGATTTAAAATGACAAAAGTTTGGATAAATGGAACATTTGATGTCGTTCATTTGGGACATATTGAAATGTTAAAAAAAGGAGCAGATTTAGGTGATTTTTTAATTGTGGGGATTGATAGTGATAGAAGAGTGAGTGAACTAAAAGGTGAAACACGTCCAATAAATAAATTGGTAAGTAGAATGACACTTTTAGAATCCATACGATATGTAGATAGAGTATTATCGTTTGATTCAGATAAAGAATTAGAAACTCTAATTAAAACCATAAGACCTCAAATTATGGTAATAGGTGAAGAATATAAAGATAAACGAATTATAGGAAAAGAGTTTGTAGGTGAAATTGTGTATTTTCCTAAATTAGAAGGTTTTAGTTCAACCGATATAATAAGTAAACTATGATAAACAAAAAGTTTGAGTGGGAGAAAACCAAAACCGAAGGTTTCGGTAGAGTTGTTATAGATAATTTCTTAGATGAAGAAACTTGTATGCAACTTTATGAAGAATGTATGAATGCTCCAAAAGGTGGATGGACAGTGTTTACCAGAGCAGGTTCGCGTATGGAAGAGTTTAATGACCTAATTTCACTACCAACTGCACATAGAGTTACTTACGATATAATGCATTCAGGCGAATTCTTATATCAACTTGAAAATATGACAGGAATTGTAGGATTATTACCAGACCCACATTTAGTTGGTGCTGGATATTCTATTTTAAGAAACGGAACTGTCCTTTCACCCCATTATGATTTCAATTGGAATGATAGAATTCGTTTACATAGAAAATTGACATCATTACTTTATATCACACCAAATTGGAAAGAAGAGTGGGGTGGACATAATGTAATATGGAATGCAAATCCGGAGTTAGACCCATCTGCTAAGATAATCGAATCAACCGCACCACTTTTCAATAGATTCGTTATAAATGAAAATGTACCAAAAGGACCAATACATTCGGTAAGTAAGGTAGAATGTCCAGATGATGTATATGGTAGATGTGCAATTCGTTTTTTCTATTATGTTTCAACATCTGAACCTGATAAGGAAAATCCACCACATCGTAGTACATATTCATCAAATGAATATTCACATCATAAATTACATGAGGAAGAAGAGTGGAATGGACATTTTGTAGGACAAGGTGGTGAAGATTATGGTTATAATCCTAAAAAGAAATAAATGAAAGATTATATAATAAATGATAGTTGGGATTGGGTTACACATTTTGAAACCGAAATAGCACAATATTGTGGTTCAAAGTACGCAGTAGCATGTGATAGTAATTCAAATGCAATCCGATTGGTATTACATTATTTAGGAATAGTAGGACAAGAGATTGGAATACCTGCAAGAACTTACGTTTCCGTACCCAACCAAATAATACTTTCAGGTAATAAACCAATATTTGAAGATACGCAATGGGATGGTATGTATCAATTGGGTTACACAGGAATATATGATGCAGCAACTGCGTTTTATGAAAGAATGTATTACGATACTTTGGATGAATCTTATATGATACTTTCATTTCATATTAAGAAAATCTTAAACATTGGCCAAGGTGGAATGATACTTACAAACGATGAAAGATTTAATGAGTGGGCAAGACCGATGATATACGATGGAAGACATAAATACAAATTGTATAAAGACGATGAGTTTGAATGTGTAGGTTGGCATATGTATATGTCACCCGAACAAGCAAAAAGAGGATTAGAGATTTTTCATTCACCAAAAATACAATCATTCAATCCACACTGCGGTGGTAGTTGGTTATATGATGATTTAAGTACTCAAAAAATATACCAATAATGAAAGTATTATATTCTCATGGAGATTCGGTAGTATGGGGTGCGGAATTAGAAAATAAAGAAACCGAACGTTTTTCACATTATGTTGCTCAACATTATGGTTGGATAGATTGTAATAACGCATCTGCAGGAGTATCAAACGATTATATATACAGACAAACACTTAGAGATGTTGCTCATTGGTTAGAACATAAAATAGTATGGAGTGAAGAAACCGGTTGGATTGAAGCAGATGAATTGGTTGTAGTTATTGGATGGACATCCCCTACAAGATTTGAATGGTGGACTGGTAAAGAATATCAACAAGAAAGGTTATGGGTAGGATACGATAAGTGGGGTGAGAATGATAAGGATAGAACAACGGAAGACAAATTCGTATTGAATCAGACAGAAGACATACCTTCTTATATTAGAACATATAATCACATTATATCCCTTGCGAGTTATTTAGATAAAAACAATATATCTTATTATTTTTTCAATACATTCTATGATTATAAAAAACAATATGAACCAACAAATTTGATAGATAGATATGGTAAACCTAATTTTCAGTTAGGATTATCTGCTTTATGGAAACAATTACCAGATGAATTTACATTTGGCAATATGTATGATTACATACGATTTATGGGTGAAGGATTTTTACCACGCAATCATCCCACAAAACAAGCACATAAAGAATGGAGTAAATTTTTAATAGATGAACTTAAAGGATTATAAATTTATAGTTAGTTCTGGTTGTAGTTATGGAGTAATGATGCGAAGTTTATTTTTCAAAAACCCATACCTTAATTCAATATACACTAATTTTAATAATGATATTTTAAATTATAAAGTTGATAAAACTAAACTTATATTTTTAGGATTAAATTTACCAAGTCAATCATCAGAGTGGGCTTTTCATAGCGTTCAGTATGTAATAGATAAATTACTTAAAGAAGGAGTATCATCTGAAAACATATATTGTTTCGTAGAATGGACTCAATATGATAGAATAACAAATACTAACGAAAATTTTATTGATATATCTAAATTAGAACAAATAAATTTAGTTCAAAATAATAGTAATGATATACCATATGATGTATTAAATCATCTTAATCTTACTTTTTTAAAAGATTTATCATGTATTGGTGTTATTAATAAATGTGCATACATAAATTCACAAAGTATAACATCGTCTGAAATTGAGAATGTTTTTGGAATATATGGTAAAATAATGTATGAGAAACACTTTGAAATACATAAAAAAACTACAAACATTTCATTCATAAAAAATTATCTAAATAATATAATTTCCTTACAAAATTATTTAAAATCTTATGATATAAAATATAATTTTTGTAACATGCAATCAGAATTTGATGGTTGGGTAAGAAATGGGTTTGAATATCAGCAAAAAATAAAATATGGAAGTAAATATCATAAATATTCTATAAATAGTAACGGTCAAATTCTTCAAAATTTGAATTATGAAAACGATAGATATGATGGTATTCATATTACAACGGCATATCCACAAATAACACATTTATATAACCTAATTGATTTTTCAAATTGGTGGACTTATAATGAAGATGGTTATAAGTTTGGTGGTATTGATGAATATTTTTTATCTAAATACGATATATACGGATATTCAAACTTAATGCATTGGAAAGGTGGTGATATAAATCCATATGATATTGTCGGTGGATACAACTGGCATCCTACTGAAATTTTATATAGTTTATTACACAACACTGCATGTTTTAATAATTCATTTGTGAATGTTAAACAAGAATGGATAGATTATTTAAATAAATTATTGAATGAAGATATTGAATTTGATGGTATTACTAAACACAAATTATCTTGTTCTAAAAATTATTATAAAAGTATTTTAAAATATGATATTATCTGATTATAAATTTATAGTTGCAAGTGGGTGTAGTTATGGTACTACTCTTAATAGTTTAGATAGTAAATTAATAGACGTTAAATTAGAAACTGATAATAAATTAATTTTTATTCAGGTAAATTGTGCAAGTCAAGGTGCAGATTGGGCGTATGATAGTACTATTTATACAATCGAAACATTATTAAAATTAGGAGTTAAATCTGAAAACATATATTGTTTCGTAGAATGGACAGAAATACAACGTATAACAATCAATCAACCAAATACATTACATAATTTCTTAAACGATAATATTTCAAATTCAACTGCACATCATTTTTTTATTAAAGGAACGGATTCGAATATATTATCCTTTTTATATAACAAATTAAATATCAGGTCTTTAAATGAGGTTCATAATATAATGGCCATAGATGGTTTGTTTTATATAAATCCATTACATACCGACCCAAATGATATTTCAAAATTTAAAAATGTTGAGTTAGATTTCTATTACAATATTTGGTCGGATTATGAAATACAAATACCTATTGAAGTGAAAATAAAAAAATATTTAGATAATATTTTAAATTTACAACGATTTTTAACACAATACGCAATCAACTATAATTTTGGTATGATGTATTCACAATTTAGTGGATGGGTTGAATTGGACGATAATATTATACACAAATATACAATTCACAAAAATAAACCAGCAATAATTTTTGATAAATGTATTCATATAAACCCAAATTATAAAATAAATTTAAACATATCAGAATCGGATGATTTGATAAAAATATTTCCACAATTTAAACATTTGGTTGATAAGATAAACTTTTCAAATTGGTGGTTTTATGAAAAAGGTGGGTATAGATATGGTGGAATAGATGAATATGCATTAGAAGAGTTTGGGATATATGGATATTTAACAACGGAATATGATGTTCGAAGCAATTTAAATAATATCGATGTATCACATATAAATCCATCATTTGGTTATCATCCTCATGAATTTATACATATTTTATTAACTAACGATATGATGTTTAACAATCCGTTTTTTAAAGTTAGTAGTGAAACTATAACTAAAATTAAAGAAATGGTTAATGAAGATGTTCAATCAAAAAATAAAACAAAACATAATTTAGCAGTATCCGAATTAGAATTTCAGAAATATAGTAAAATACAATACTTATAAAAAACAGGTATATGTCAATAGATTACAATTTAAAACTAAAAAACTTAGCGTGGAATTTTATTATCTATAAAATAGGTGAAAATTACTGGCTCACCAATCCCAAAATAGGTTCAAGATTTTTAACAAACTTTAGTCAGATTGATGGTAATTCCACACACTATTCGTTTGTAGTTTACCCATATACCACAATTTCAAATACAAATATTTCATTTGATTCATTACATGATACTTTTACCGATATTGCTTCAGATACTTTAATAGCGGGTAAGTTTAATAATTGGAAATTAAAAGGCGTTGATAATAAAAATGAACCTATGACTTCCGAAAGTATCAAATCCATTTTAACCAATATATCACATGTTATAATACGGAATCCAATAGATAGATTAAAAAGTGGTATTATTCAACTATTCGTAGAGTGGTTTTTTGAGACGAGAAAATATTTTCTAAAGAATGAATCTTGGCAACATGTAAATTTATTTGATGATTATACTAAACAAAATGATTACGATATAAATTGGGAGTTATTTTATAATTTATTTGATGATGATTCATTAAACAAAATGAATTTAAATTTAGATATTGTCAATAGAAATTCTGCAAAAATAAAATCAAATTGGAACGCGGAGTGGAATAAATTTTCACAATCATTTTTAAATGATGCAATTAAAACTAAATTTTTTGAATATAATATAGATTCAAACGTGCATACTCAATCTTTTTTATATAATCAATATCATTTTTTACACGATTTAGAATTGTATAATAAAATAAAAATATTAGATTTATCGGAATTAGATAATCATAAAAATTTATTACTACAAACCCATCCAAATAAACAAAACTTAATAAATCATTTCAATAGTCCTACTATAAAGGAAACAAACGATGTATTCAAGAATATAAATTGGGGTGAAATATATAAATGGATTGAAAATTCAAAAATATATACACAAGAATTACATACTTATTTTTCTATGTTAGAATATTCAACTACTACTAAAAATTAATTATCATATGACACAAAATATTTTAAATGGTTATCAATTAATGTTTGATTATACTTTAATACCGATTGGTAGTAGGTATTGGATTACTAATGCAAAGGTAGGTAGTAGATATTTGACACAATACCAAACGAAGGAAGAAGACACATTAAAAATAAAAATAATAATTTGCACTTCGGATGATGAAGAAACCACACCGGATTCTATGATATACGATGTTAATGGGGTTAGATGTAAAATACAAATTAGTATGGGTACATATAATGAACCATATTTAAATTTAACACCTGTAAAGTTTAAAAATATTATGGATAGATGTTCAGTTTGGCTTATAAGAAATCCATTCGAACGTTTTAAATCGGGAGCAATTCAAAAAATTACTGAATTTTATTTAGATATGCGTGATGTTTATATGAATAATAGAGGCGAATGGGAATCCGTATTATTTACACCGAATAGAGCAATGCATAGAGAATATCCATTAGATTGGTCATTTTTCTTCGAGCGATTTCCTGATTTAGTTGATAATTCAGCCGAACAAAATAAAAAATGGTTTGAAACTTGGAAACGTTTTGCAGAGTATCTATTTTTAGATATAAGTAGATATGCAGATGTAAGCCAAATATTATCCGGTGATGTCCATACACAACCTTATTTATATCATTTGAACTTATTATTTACACAATTGGGTATATTAAATAAATTGACTATTTTGGATATATCAGAATTGGATTCTCGAGATGACTTATTTATAACCGAAATTGGTAAAGTAAAATTTAATGAAATTAATTCAGAATTAATAAAAGATTATAAGATAGATACAAAGGGTAATACTCGCACGGATACCGAATTTAAACATTTTATAAATGAATCATTAGTACAATATAAAGATGTAAATTATACATCATTAGAACGTTATTTCAAAATATCAGATATATATCGATGGGAAATGGTAATGTATTTAATGCTACTTAATTCTAATAAATAATCTTATGAAAAAACTATTGATTAAAATACTATATACAATATGGATACGATTAGCAAACAAAAATCGTTTACCAAAAGTATGCGAACGATTAAATTTGTGGATAAACAAATTAGAAAAATAGATGAGTAAGAATAGAATAAAAGGAATCTATGTAGAAGTAGAAACCGATGAGAATAAAGTAGAACAAATCCATATCAAAGAATTGGATAGGGAAGACTACGAACAATTTTTAGAAATGATGCATGGATTAAGGTTAGCATACATAACCTCAATGCGTAAAATAGATAATGGAGATGAGCGAGATTAATAGAGAAGAACATTTAATCAAAACGTTTCCATTAGAAGATGGAACGACATATATTCAATCATTAGATAAATTTAATCAAGTAGAAGATAGTTTGTGTCCTAAATGTCAATCAATAATACGTGATATGGATAAATTATGTTGGAAATGTTTAATAGAATCAAATAAATAATAAGTTATGAATAAAGAAAACATTAAAATTCCGCGTAGATATGAAAGAGAAATCAACGCATTAGGAGTGCAAATTTCTGGGTTGCGTAGTGAAAATGAAACTTTACAATATCAAATCGATAAGAATACAAAAATAATCGAACAATTAGAACACCAAGTGGAATCAATCTACAATACTATTAAGAAAGAAGAAAACTAATGCCTAAGATATCGTGGGATGAAATCGAACGAGAGAATCGAACCCAAACGAAACCCAAAAAGAAAGTAACAAAATTAAAAACCGAAGAACCCAAAGACAAGAAGAGAGATAGTTGGATAGGGATAAACAAAAAACAACGATGGTAATATGTACGAAGTCAAAATAAGATATAACACCAATGCAGTTAATTCAGATGACTTACATTGGCGAGTTATAATAGATGGAGTAGAACACCTAGCAAGAGAAGTAAATATAAACACACCTACACACACTACCAAAGACTTCATTAAGGAAGTTGGTGAGAAATGGCATATCACAACGAAATGCAAGAGTATCGTTTGGAAGGGGGATGTATGTATAATCAATTAAGATATGAGAAAATTTTTTAGAAGTCAAACCGATAAGAAAATATTCGGAGTTTGTTCTGGTCTAGCAAGATATACCAACACCGATGTTGCTTTATGGAGAATCGGTTTCTTAGTAGGTATATTCACACCACTACCGGTAATTATATTTTATTTAGTTACAACGATAGCATCGGATGGAATAGAGTATTTAGATTAAATCATATAGTGAAATAAAATATATACTAAAATAGTAGGAAAATCGAATAGTTTCGTTTATTTATCGGTATTTATATTCGTATAAGTTTTCCCCTAACACTTACCGATGATAACGATGAACTATATTTACACTATTATAGATGGAATAAATAATGGTATTATACTAATGATAGGCATTGGTATGATATGTTACCTAATTAAAAAAAATAAACGATGGAACAAATAATCGGCGGTTACAAAGAATTCGTAGTAATAGAAAGAGAATTACTAAACGAATTATTAGAAGAAAGTAAAGACTATACGAATAGTAAAGGACTACATGCAAAGGGTATCGGTAAAGGAATCGAACGAGCAGTAGAACGAATCAAAGAGAATAACATATACAACAAAGATTTTCAGATTAAAAAATAGGTTATGAAAAGGTTTATAATCACACTTATTCTTATACTAGGAGTATCAATACAATCACAATCTCAAACCAAATCGGATAGTTTGCGTATAAACGAAATAGATAATACCTTACGAGAGTATGGTAAACAACAAACGTTATCAAACAAAATAACAATAGTATCCATAGCAACAATAGGAATAGGTACTATATTAGGAATACCGGCAGGAACACTCTTAGTAGTCAACACAATAGCAGATTTAACCACAATCCTAATAAGTAGCAAATCAAATAAACGATTAAGCAAACATAAATCAAACCCAACGGATACAACCCGCACGAAGGCCACGGAAGGGAATAGGACCGATGGGATAGGAATAAACTATATAGTACAATAGTATAAACTACAATACACTATAACACAACTAATCACAACTACAATCGATATGGTCGAATCCCTTTGGCCGGAGTCGTCAACTAAAATTTTTTTGATAGTAATATGAATGAATTTAATCAATTTCTACACACACTAGCAGATAGTGAATACTCAATGGAAAGGAAAACACAAATGTTAAGAATGGTAATCGAAGACATCCAATCCTACGGAATAGGTAGTGATGAGAATATAAAAGGACATTTAAATATAATAACCGATATAATAAACACACACAATGAATTGGATTAAACACTATAAGCAAAATCATCAATGGTTTACCACTATGAGTAAATCATACATGCATGGAACACCAAAATTACAATATTGGTTTAGATACCCTATTGCGTATGTAAAGTATATGATATGGGCAATGAGAGGATGTATCCATTGGGAACGAGAAACCCATACGTTGCGTAACACTAATCATAATTCAGACTCACATAGTAGTAATAAGAACTAAGTAGGGAATAGTAATCAATAAGACAATGATAAGGATAAACTCAGTCTAAATGAGAATATCCTTTTTTTATGTCCATACGATAACACACCCAGTACACATACACACTATAACGCACTATATAGTCGAGATAGGGATAGTATAAAGAAAAGAGTACCAACCCTTCACTCCTGAGCTTGTAGTATCCAACTCCTGAGCTCACACAAGTAGAGAGAATCGAGAGTGCTGAGACCACTGAAAAACATAGGGATTTTAAGGGGTGCTGAGGGGGATTGAGTGCCCATGCGATGAAATTATTCTACCCTATTGGAATTAACCTCCCATTTTCCATCTAAGCGGGTCATATGAGGATGTTTGAGTGGGCTATGAGACTAAAAGGTTTGAAAATGGTTAATGTGCGATAATCGGATTTTGATGGATTTGGCCATTTTCTCCCACATTTCGACACTATAGCAATATAATTCATAAGCATATACGCATTCTTTGTCACAAAAACAAATTTTTATATCCATATTTTCATATACTTTTATACACATATGTAACGGCTTTATTCACATTTGTAAATCGGACATAATGTCATAGTGCCAAAGTCCTCTCGATTGCAGTATTATCAAGGATATCCCCAATGCGTTGAATGAATTGCAAATCGTTTGAATACGACATATTGTCATAGTTTTTATTTGGAATTGTGAATTTTTTTTCGTACCTTTATAGGGTGGGAGGGCGGTAAGCGTTTGACTGACGTTGCCCAGTTTAATTTCCTTCGTGACTAGACAGAAATATAAATGGTTGATAATCAGTGCGTTCCCTCTCTTAGAAAAATACAAATCCATTTTGTTATATAATTTACATTATGTTAAGTAGAGTGGCCTGAGATTAGAATAGTCCAACGAATCGCAACGCACTGGAAGTCAACGAGTTAGCTAAACGTCTGATAGTCAATCGAGAATTTTTAAAAAAAGTAGGGAAGGATTTGGTAATCTCAGCATTCTCTCCTATCTTAGCTATGTAATCAAATGATAAGATATGTTAGATACAATTAAAATGAAATTCTTTTTGAAGATGAGGGAAATAGAAGAACAACGAGATGAGACAATGTCTGACCCTAAGTTCCAACAATGGATGAGGGAGTTGAATGTGAGTCAGTCTTATGAAGACCCTACCTCTAAGATTAACGCAAAGGAGTTACAATCGCAGTATGGTTATCATGGTGCTAGGGGGTATAAGGGAATAAACTTTAAATTTTAATTATATGGGTACGCACATTAGTATTTTAGAAGCAGTGGTCATCGCAGGTCTAGTCCTATTCGTTTACGTTTTTATTAAGACGTGGATGGAAAAAGATGAGAAATAATTTGGATATATCAGATTTTATTCGTATCTTAGCTTTGTAATAATGATACACCGATTGAGATGTTCTCTAGGAGGTATCTAAGATATAGAACATAAGTCCCTATAGGCGATGAAAGATACTCGGGCAATATCTATTGACACTCTATCCGTAGTTGTAGGGGTACACTATGTGGTAGACTAAAAGGGAGGTCCTCTCATTCTCTCCTATCCTAAATGTTCGTTCTGAACTACCCACTCCGAAGATTGACCTCCGCGGGGTGGGTTTTATTTTGCCCCTACTATATAGTATGACACATTGTCAGTAAAAAAAATTAAAAAAAGTGATAAAATATTTGGATATATGGAGATTTATTCGTAGGTTAGCTATGTAATAAATGATAAGACACTATGACAAACGAAATGATTAAAAAGGAATTTGATGTGGAATACTTAGTAGATATGGCGTTAGATTCCCTAAAAGATGGTGATAGTATAGAAGATATGTTAAGATGGGTTCTACTATCTGCCAAGAGTGATGAGTGGTTTGAGGGTAAGTATCCCAATAAATGTTCCGATAAGGAGTATGATGGTAATGAGGTTATATTTTACAACATTAAAACAATAGGTCAATAATATGAGATATTCAGACAGTAAGATTCAAGAATTGGTTAAAGTAATAGGTAAAGAGGTATCAGAGAACTTCTCCCCAACCCTACGAGCTAAGTTGGTAAGTATTAATGAGTTCGCAGGTATGTGTACTATGGAGGTTGTACCATCCCCATATGAGGGAAGTTGGTCTGCTTCTCAAAACTACACTGCTGGGCATAGGTATGAGGCCCCTATCTATCGTATCCACAACGCGTTCTTTTTCTAAAAATAATCCATAAAATATTTGGATATATCAGAAAAAGGTTGTATGTTAGCTTTGTAATAAGAGATAAACGTTATGAATAATATGAACACTGCCCTACTAAGTAATCCCAACAATCCCCACTACTTCATATGTGAGGGTGAGATTAACATCATTACAAGAGATACCAACCTAATCGATTTCCTTCCGTTTAAGGATGCCAAAGAAGCAGGTAAGTATGCTAAGAGTTTAGGTAAAGGCCACTTCGCAGTATTCGCCACTCATTTCGAATGGGAGAAGATGGTAGGATATTGGGGCATAAAATAATTCAAAAAAAAGTGAAGAAATATTTGGATATATCGTATATTCTTCGTATGTTAGCTTTGTAATAAGAGATAAACATTTAAAACATAAAGATATGAAAAGTAAGAAAATCGGTTTGGTAATTGAAGGTATTAAGTTTGAGATTAAGGCGGAGGCGTTAAGAACTACTGATTATTGGGGTAAACCTATTGAACCTAAAGTCTATGGTTCTGGTCCTATCGCTGGTGCTATGGTTAAGACATTTGTTAAGACCAAATACCCAAAGGTGGTTTGTTCGGTTAAATCATCATCCTTTGCGAATGGTAACTCCTTAGATGTCTATGTTTCCTATCCTAATGGTAGTGAGGTAGAGAGTGAGATTTTCTCTGACATCGCTCGTTTCGCCAATGCGTTTGAGTATGGTAGATATAATGGTTGGAATGAGAGTTACGAATCATATGAGGTGAGTGGTTTGAAAACTGATAAGGGAACTGAAATCGAAGCGGGTGTTAAGTATGTTCATGTAAATAACAAACCTGCCTTTGGTACTCCTGGTGATGTGGTTCGTATGTTAAGAGGTATGATTGCCGGTGAGTATGTATGGGGACCGATTTCCTTAGAGGAGGCGATTAAGAGAGTTAAGAGTTACAAGGTATCTGATTCTAACATTTCAAAAGCCTTACCTTACCTTGCGTAACACTAATAATACAAACAGCTCACTATATAGTATATAACACATAAAACAAATAAACAAATGTATAAGATTCAAAAAGACGGTAGTTACAAATACAAAAACGTAAAATTCGTAGACGTACCGCACCCAGTATTCCAAACTATGGTAGAGATAGAGAAAGCACCAGCAAGATTACGCTCTCTCATAGGTAAGAAGTATGTGACAGTAGAAAAGGCTATCATCGCAGTAGATGTACTCTCAGCAGAAACACTCATAGATAAAGGATACAAAGAGGCAGTGAAGGATATGCAAGATGCAGGACTTGCCTTAGATTTGTAGTGGAGGGGGGGGGGTACGCTTGACCAGCCCCCACCGAATTTCTTGTAACTCAGGAATTTCGATTTTGGTATAGGGGGGCTCGTATTCGTTTTATTGTGCGGGCTAGCTTTTTCACCCCTAGGAAAAAACAGGCTACCTACCCCTAAGGGCTTGCGTTGTGTGTCAAAAGAGATAATGAGTCAATAACAATTATATAACAGGTATTATGCCAACAAATACAAATAAAAGATATGGGAATAAAGTAAACCCATATGAATTTACTCCATCTCATGTAAAGGGATTAGAAAGAATGGCAAAGTGGTATGGGGAGAAGAAAGGGAATACTATTTTTGAAATTCATTTGAATTGGGGTCTATGTAATGTCCTACGTTATGATGGGAGGAGTTGGGGAGAGTATATTACTAACTATATAGAGAGGGATAGATATGGGGATGTTGCAAAGGTGGTACTTAATGAGTTGAGGTCAATCTACTTGCAGTATATAGGGGAGAGTAAATAGAGTGATGGGTTGGTACTCTTTTTTTAAACTATAAAGAATATGGATATGGAAGATAAGATAAAGTATATGGAAACCATGAGGGATTGGTTTCAATGGGTATTGCATTTAGAGGATGTGAATGAGGGTATTCGTTGGAGGTATAGAGGTCGTGCGGGTGTGTATGTTACTACATCGGAAATAGTGAGGACTCTGAATACCATGATAGGGAAGTATATTATAGGATGTACTATGGAAGATAGGGATAGGGGTACTCTTAATCTATATAGGGAGTTTTATAATAGGAATAAGGAATATAGGTTTGTTAGTAGGACTACTATTTATACTCTTATTACTACTATATAGTGAGTCAATTGTATTGTTAGTGTTACCGAAGATTTGGTTATTTGAAAAATTATTAGTATATTTGGATTATGAAACATGAGATATTAAAACCTAAACAAAGGGATTGGTTAGAATGGTTATTGGGAGATGGTAGGTATTGGATGGCTATTCATATCAACGCACCGGAGAATATAGAACGTATTCGTTGGACTTGTATAAATGGGATATATGAGGTGGGAACTAAACAACTACTCAATTTTCTTTTAATTCGATTTAATGAGAATGAGGAGGCTAAGAAGGATTGGAGGAATTTTCAAAAATATAAAACAATGTAAATGAGAAAGAACTCAATGTGGAGTGCATTAAGAACATCACCCGTACCAAATCACGTAGAGATGGACCCGATGTATGTTAAGTGGTTAGAAGGTATCGCAAAGATGTGGGGATGGTATAATGGTGTATATGATATTGCACCGGAATTAGTATGGAGGATGCCGAATGATGGTACGTTTCATAAATCGCACGATGTTCTATTGTTTGAAACCAAAGATATAAGGGAATACCTATCCGATGTCTTAGATAGGAGGTATTGGAAGGAAGAAGAAAAATATATTCTTAATGGGATACGGAAGTTCTACTTACTAAATCAAAAGTGGGGGATGGATGTAGAAAGGTATGTAACAACAATAGTGACCATATAATTTGGATATGTGGAAATAATTTCGTATCTTTAGGTATTCTAAAAATCGGTTAAAACGACAACATATGTCAAACATTAAAATATATAATCCAAAAACCTTTGAAGCCGGATATAAGTTATATGTGGAACAACGGAGTGGTCTGATGAAAATCCGTAATTGGTTAGTAACTTTGGATACGAATTGGACATTACATATTTTTAAAGATACTGACCCTACCATACGAGATGTGTATGGTAAAGATTGGGTAATGGAAGTTATAAATGAGGTAATTACGGATAATTTCTATACCGAAAAGCAAAGAGAAATATTAACAGCAATAAGAACCGAATACATTTACAATGCCAGTATATAAACTAACCAATGACCAAAGAGACCTCTTATTAGCTATGATACAGGATTTCGGTCAATTCGATAATCAAGAAGGTATTATACAAGCACTTACCAAAGTATATAACGATGGTGAATATATGGGTGGTACAAAGATATATCTGAATAGTGTTAGGGAAATTTGGTTAAAGGACATATATGGTGAAGACCTATCTTGTTGGCACGAACTTAGAGAAACAATTGAATGGAGTTAGAGAAACAATTAAACTATAAAGGATTATGAGTGGATTAAAAAAAGGAGTATTATTTGTGGCGGTATTACTTTTAGTAGTAACCTTTGTTAGAATGGTGGCGTTATTCTTACCAAACCCAAAAACCAAATACACTATCTACGCAGCAGATAAAGTATATCACTGCAACCAATTCGATGTAAGTGGTAATACCATCTACTTTAAAGATGTAAACAAAAAGAATGTTTGTATCAACGGAAACTACACCCTTATTTACGAAACCGAAGATAAAATTAAAGAATAATGGAAGAGAAAGATGAATTAGGTATAAAATATACCGATATGTTGGCGGAGATAGCAAAATACTTAGATGAACTCAAAGCCCCATCATCAGAATCGTATTATCATTTTGAAGACGGAGATGATATATTCGGAGATAACACGGGCATCATAAACCAAGTCCTTAACTCCGGCACTACCATCACCTATGATAAAGAACATACCTTAACAAGAGATAAAGGTTATTTCGTTTATTGGTTGATGATGAACTTTGCGTTCTTAGAAGACCATGGCTTCAAATCTAAATATAATATTGACCCAGCAAAGATAAGTACTGGTTGGGGAAGAAGCATTCTTCATTCAGGTACCTACAATAACACCGATAAGGCATTCTTACAGGAGGTAAGTGAATGGATGAAAGAAAAAGATTGGGTTTACAAAAAACCTATCCTTAATGAACATAACGACACCTTACCCCTTATTCAACGCCTACCAATAGAAGCAATGAAACTATAATGGAATCACTAACTATCAAACAACAGGAATTCCTTCTTTGGGTCAATCGCAACTATGAATGGTTAAAGATTCGAGGCTTCGAACCATCCATACAATCTTTTCCACATTGGCTCTATGAAATCTTAAATACTGGAGAATACACCGAAGAAGATAAATTCCACATCAACTACACTATTAAGTTTATTAAATCGATGGGATTGACTACTTACAATTCGGATTGGACGTGGGATAAGAATGGTGCGGAATTAGATTGGTTGTGTAATGTGAGAGGAGTGGGTATAAGTAAAATCATAAATGGCGGAACTGCATTAGGAACTATCAAATAGCCGTAGGTTTCAAAAAAGCGATTTTCGACTAAAACGAACAATATGAAATATAGAACAAGAAAACTGATTAAGCCGGAAGACCTGAATAGTAGGGGAACTTTATTCGGTGGACAATTACTTAAATGGATAGATGAAGAAGCAGCAATCTTTGCAATGTGTCAACTATCTCGTCCAACCGATAATGAAGTGCCCAACATCGTAACTAAGGCGATTTCGGAGATTGATTTTAAATCATCGGCGTATGTGGGGGATATTATTGAGATTGGGTGTGGGTTGGTGGGATTCGGTAATACATCCATTACATTAGAATGTGAGGTTCGTAATAAGTACACACAAGAGATTATTGTAAAGATAGATGAGATAGTATTTGTCCAATTAGATAAGAGAGGGAAGCCCACTCCACATGGATTTATAAAGTAAAACGAATATTTGTAAAGTAAAATGGATTTAAAGAACGCAATTGAAGGTAAAACTTATACGGTCTTATGTGTGCCTCGAAATGAACCTTGTCAGAATTGTACCCCTTGTCTCAAATTGAAGATAATGGAAATGGGGATATACCCATCCGAACGTATCTTAATGGAAGGAAAGAGATTAGGTATATGGATAGTTAAAATATTAGATGGTAGGGGTAATGTAACATCCACCCTTGCAATGAGGGAAAATGAGGTAGAAGGAATTGAAGTAGAAGAATATTTGGATATATGAAATATTCTTCGTATATTAGCTAAATAAACAAACAATATGAATAGTAAACTATTATCAGATTTTGCAAAACCAACGATTATAACCGGTCAACAATATGGTACGAAGATTTCCGTAGAAATAGACCATAGTGATACTGACATCGATGAGTTATTCGATGCATTCCGAACACTTGTGATTGGATTAGGTTATTCCGATACAACATGGAAACAATGTATAATGGAAAGAGCCGAAGAGTATAATGATGAGGAAAATGAAATTTTACAATCCCAAAAAGATAGGGAAACATTCTTTGATGCAATAACCAATCCAACCCAACCAACTCAAGATGCGATAGATGTAATTGAAAGGTATGTTGCTGGTTTAGATGTATCCCAAATAGATGATGCCCTTAATGAACATAATGAAAATGAGTGGAATGATGAGATGGAGAAACGATATTGGGAGAATGAAGGTAATGAACATATGCCACCGGAGTTAGAAGAACAATTTTGGAACGAACAACCACCAGAACCATTTGCAACACCAGAAGAGGTAGAAAAGTATAACATAGATGGTGAGTTTGATGATTATGGTAAACGTATAGTTAAAACCACAAAGAAGGTTGGTAGACGAGGAATCAAAAAGAAATAAGATGAAAGTAATATTTTTGGATATAGATGGTGTATTAAATCACGAGGCATTTTACAAAGAACGTCACGAAAGACGTGATGAAGAATGTGTGTGGGAACATCCGTATTCAGAAATAGACCCAAAAGCCGTAAGTAATCTAAACACACTATGCGATGAAACTGATGCTAAGATTGTTATATCATCAACGTGGAGACATTACGGATTGGAGTATTGTAAAGATGTATTAGAGAAGATGGGATTTACTGGTGAAATAATTGACATAACACCATCCCACCAATCGAGATTCAGAGGTTTAGAAATTTTAGATTGGGTAAAAAGTAATGAAGAACTAATCGGTGATAGGTATTTTAACTTTACCGAATATGTTATATTAGATGATGATTCCGATATGTTATATTGGCAACGAAATAATTTCCTTTTGATTGACCGATTTGTTGGTTTAACTATGGGAGATGTGTTTAGAGCAAAAAGAATTTTAAACGGAGGGAAGATTTTAAAAGTGAGTGAATTATGAAAGTAATATTTTTAGACCACGATGGTGTTATTTGTTTAGCAACTGAATGGGGTGGTAGATTTAAGAAACAACGAAATGTAGGTAGGAAACTATCTCAATCCGTATTGTCCTTACCAGTCAGTGCAAGATTTGATAATTTTAATAAGAAAGCAATTATTGTATTAAATGAGATATTGGAAGAAACTAACGCTGATATTGTTGTCTCGTCTGATTGGAAAAGATGGGCAAGTGTTGAGGAGATGGGTGAGTATTATGAATCACAGGGCATCAAAAAGAAACCGATAGCATTCACAAAGACAGTAGGTGAATGTACGAACTACAATCCACATACGTTTCAATGGTCACCAAAATGGATGTTAGAACAAGAAAGAGCATTGGAGATTGACCAATTTTTAATAGACCACCCAGAGATTACGAATTGGGTAGCAGTGGATGACCTTAATATGGGTATTCCACAAACACACGAAACTTGGGGTGAGATGGAAATGGATTGGGGTTTAACTAATTTTGTACACACACCTAAGAGTAGAGAAGGAATTAAACAATCAAATATAAAAGAACAAATAATTAAATTTTTAAATAACTAACTATGGGAAGATTTGCTAACACAAAATCGATGATTTACACCAAACAAAGGGTGAGAACTTTAAATGCAAAACGTTTAACCGCGATGCCACCATCTGGTGATGTTAGTAAAGTTGATGCATATAGACAGAAATTAGGTAAGTTATTGGCTGCAGGACATTTAAAGATTAATGGATTTAGTTCGATGCAGATACAAAAAGAACCACATTTTTTAGAACATGGTGTTACTATCAGACGTGAGCTTACATTTAGTAATGTAATAAATCATAAAGGTGGGGGAGATGCTCCACATCTTACTGGTTACTTAGAAAGTGGTAATGAGATTGATTCTAAATATAAAATTAAAGGATGGTTCAACGAAGATGGGACAATCCGTATTGAATTAGTAAATTAAAGATAATATATGATAAAGTTAAAAAATCTTATTAAAGAAGAAAAAGAACCTGTATATGAATATGGGTGTGCAATGTTATATTTTGAACCCAATAATGAGGTTGTTGAGTTTCAAAAGACAATTAGACCAGAAGATATTTACACCGAAGATAAGAATGGTGGGTATGGATTGGAAACTGAACCACACTGCACTCTATTGTATGGATTACACGAGGAAGTGGAATTAGAAGATGTTAAGAATGTATTAGATAATATTGTGTTTGGATATTGTAGAATACATAACCCATCACTTTTTGAGAACGAAAAGTTTGATGTATTAAAGTTTGATGTTGGTTATACTCATAAAGGTGGTGCGTTTTTACATAATGCCAACCGATTGTTAAACAATTTACCAAATACACAAACATATCCAGATTACCACCCACATATGACGGTTGCGTATTTGAAGCCGGGAATGGGTAAAAAGTATGTTGAAAGTTTAGGTGGTGTTCCTGCGTTTATATACAAACCAACACATTTAGTATATTCACAATCAGATGGAACTAAAACTGAAATTACATTACGTCAAAATAAAAATAAATAATATGAAAAGGGAGTATAAGGATTTTATTATTCGAGCTCTATATTTTACAATACCATCATCTGGTCCTGGTCTTAGGGATTGGGTAGGTAGAAGATTTTTTGACAAGTTTGGTATTCAACCTGATAAGATTGATGTACTACAAGAAGATAAATACACAAAGAGTGATAATGTATCAGAAACAAGTTGGATTGGGAAACTAACATTATCCCTAACGATTGATGGTGAAACATTTTCCCTAACAAGAGATTGGGAAGCAGAGTATGAATATGATACTAAACATCCTTGTTACAACGATGATTATTACTACGAATCAGAGGTCTGCCATTCAGTTATAACAGCAAAGGAGTTACTTAGAAACTTATAAGGTATGAAAACGTCAATAACATCAGTGGATATGAAGATATGTGTTGCTGCAATAAATCATCATACTTATCCAAATCCACATCGTATAACTTTGAAACAACTTTTTGATAATTACAAAGATATACCAAAACCACAAGGTTGGACGTTAGCTGAGAATGTTGGTCTTAATGTAGAGAAACGACATGCTATTCAACGATTAGCAAGTTGGAGTATGACTAATACTCTACATTCATATCAAATGAGATTGCAATTGTTTTCACTATTACAACAAACATCATTAGATGGATATTATCCAATTCAAATGATTCCTCTATTAAATCGTTTAAGAGCAGATTATAGTAGAGAAAAAAGAAGCAAGAAAGATTTAATGCCAGGCGAATGGGGATATATCGGTTGGGCGATTCTAAACTATGTTGAGGATAAAGGATTCGCACGATATACTGAAATGGAGAACTTTTATCAAACCCAACTAAGAGGATTTGATAAACATACCAAAGGTGGTTCGTTTATACACCACTTAAATAATTTAAAGAGAGAAGACCCGAATCGTAGATGTAAACGATATTTACATAAAAGCGATAATGAAGGTATGTGGGAAACCTTATACCTATAACGAAAGGAGACCGTTTGGAACACTTTATATGGGGATTTATTACCGGTATGGTATTTATGATGATTGGGAATATTGCGTATTGGGTGTGTGTAAAGATTGGTATTGATGATAATGAATTTATAAACAAATAAACTATAAAACTATGTTTAACGAAAACGAAGATTTTGAAAACTTTGAAGGTGATGAATTACCACAACGTTTAGGTCAACTATTATTGAACTCTGATTTATTTAGAGATATGTTGATAGAGCAATCTATATCAGTATTAAGAGACCCTAAGTTTCAGATGGAATATGCATTAGAGGATTCGATAGATATACCTACTAAACTACAAGATATAGATGAACTGATTGAATGGGCTGTAGAACGTGAGATGTATGAAGATTGTGCAATGATGGTTAAACTAAAAGAACGTATCGTAGAAGCAATTGATATTCAATCAATTGTAAATTAATCCCCTTTTATTTGGATTTCTCAATTATTTTTTGTATCTTTACACAATAAGAAAAAGATATGATAAATAATATAGAACTAATCAAACCCTTACTTACCTTTGATAAAGAAGGTGAGTTTTATATGTTGTATATCTTTAAGAGAAAGAAAGACCAGACAACTGATAAAGCAAACCACCAATCAGTAAGAACAATCAAAACTTATTGTATTGAGAGTATTGAACAATTGGAGAAACGATATGATGAGATTATCCAATTGTGTGAGATGTTTAAGGCAAGAGCATACATTCATATTCAAAAACAAAATCATAAGGATGTTGCAATGAATATGATTACTGAAATTGTCAATCGTATCCAATCAGGCCAAATCAATCAACAACACGTTTTTGATAGTGTAGTTGGCCAAATCAAAACACAAGAGAAGAGATGGATTGTGGATATTGATGATGTTGAGTTGTATGATTTGAAACCTATAATGGATTTCATAGATACATTACGACCAGAAGGACATAAGACTGAAACCATCATTCCAACAAAGAGTGGCTATCATCTTATCACTAAACGATTTGATGTGATGGAGTTTAAGAAGAGGTATCCTGAAATCGACATACAAAAGAAGAACCCAACATTATTATATTACCCAAATAGTATAGACAATTAAAATTATGGAAGAGAAAGATTACTCACAATATATTGGTAAACGAATTTCGGTAGTATCACCTCGTTGGCCAAAAGAAAGATTGGTTGGTACTTGTCAATTTATTGGGATTGGATTTAGTGGTGATTTTCAAGTTACATTAGATAGAATGCCAATATGGCCAGTAGACCCAACTGATATTAGAATAATTAAAGATAAAATAAAATAAATGAAATTAACATTAAACAAAGGACAAAAGTTATGGTTTACAAGTGATACCCACTATAATCACGCAAACATTTGTTCTGCTACAACAAAGTGGACAGACCCCGTAACTTGTAGAGAGTTTAAATCATTAGAACAAATGAACGCTCATTTAGTTGGTAATATCAACGAGTTCGTAGGACAAGATGATATTCTATTCCATTTAGGTGATTGGTCATTCGGTGGGTTCGAACAAATTGAAATATTCAGAAATCAAATCATTTGTAAAAACATTCACATCATTACAGGTAACCACGACCACCACATTGAAAATAACAAAGAAGGTATTCAATCTATTTTCAGTTCGGTAAACAAATACCTAAACTTAAATGTGAAATGGAATGTGGGAACACACTTTGCAGGTGAACAACGATTTGCCTTAATGCACTTTCCAATTGCAAGTTGGGATAATATGGCTAAGGGTGCAATTCACTTACACGGCCACGTTCACTTTGAACCTCGTTTACGAATCGGTAAAGGTAAGATGATGGATGTTGGTGTAGATGGTAATGCGTTATACCCAATTGAAATGAAGACGGTTTTAAGTTTGATGGATAAACAACCAATTAAATCCCTTTTCAATTTTGACCATCACGAGATAGTTGAGAATTATAGATAATATGAAGAAACTAATTTGTAAAGTAATAGGCCATAAGTATTCCTATAATTTTGGATGGATGCCTTCTAAATGTGTATGTAAGAGATGTGGTATGAAATGGAAATCCGTAAATAACCCAAACTATATACCCGGTGAATCCAATCCTTTAAGTGAGGATATAATGATTTGGGTAGAAGATAAACAAAATACAAATGGAAGATAAAAAAATAACAATTAAACTATTCAATTTTCCTTATATCCTATTTCAGTTACCAACTGCAATGATTGGATATACAATTCACAATAGTGGATTTTGGGCGGTAATGGATTTCTTCTTTGCTCCACTTGCGTGGTGTAAGTGGTTGATTTTCCAAGAGGTTAATATGAGTATTATCAAAGAAACATTCAATTTTTTCTTAAAATAAAATATATGATAAAAGTATTCACATCAAACGTAAGTCCAGATGATAATAAAGCTGGAGATAGTTTCACACAAATGATTGATAAGTGGTTATCAACACAACCAACATCTACAAAGATTACCAACATTCATAGTAATTCAAATGAGTATGGTTGGATGATTATTATTCAATACGAAAGAGGATATTAATATGAATAGAGAATATAAGATTATGCGACATTCGTATTTTGATGAATACGGAAAAGAAAGTAATATCTACTACTATATTTTAGAGAGTAGAAAATTTTTAGGTATTCCATTTTGGAAAGAGATAACACATCAGATATGTGGTATGGGTGATTGTTATAATGTAAGAACGCAATTCAAAACATTAGAAGAAGCAGATACTTTTGTTAAGGAAAAACTTTGTACAAAAGTAGCAGTATCTAAATGGGTGGAAGTTGAAGTTAAAAGTGTAAGTTGTTAAATTATGGAAAAAATACAACGATTAGAAGAATTATCCGATAAAGTAAGAAAGGGAGAACCTATTGGATTTGGTGAAGCATTGGAAGTTATCCAATATCAACAGGCTTTAAAAGCAAACAAAGTATCATTAAAAGATAAAATTATTAATTTCTTTAAACGAAAATAATATGAGTATAACAATATCAAATGATTCATCACATTTAACGATGGAAGGTAGTACTAAAGTTACTATTAAAGCATCGCAAACGATAATGGGTACTAATACACAATTACCAATTGAAATAACGGGTGACTTCAAAAATATTCCACCACACTTACATCAATTGTATATGCAATCTATGTGGGCTTCGTATGGTAGTGTGAATGTGTATAACAATACGGATGATGAACCATATCCAATGACAATAGAAGAAAAGCAAAAGGAGTGGCGTTGGAATAGGTTGACAAAATTACTTTTGAAAGCAATAGGAAAATAATATGGCAAAGTTTAGAAAACAACCAGTTGAGGTTGAAGCAGTTCAATATAAAGGTTGGATGACTGATGAAGTTAAAGATTTCGTTGGAGATAATTTAATATCAGAATCCCGTTGGGGAGATGAAGGTGGACCAGTTGGATACTTTATTAAAACATTAGAAGGTACATCATATATGTTAAGTAAAGGTGATTGGGTTATCAAAGGAGTACATGGTGAGTTCTATCCTTGTAAACCTGATATATTTGAAAAAACATATGAATCAGTAGAAGGTATAACTGAATTAGAAGCATATAAAGAATTAGTACATAGTATGTTTACTGGTTGGTTCAACGCCAATGATTACTTCGCTTACGCATGTGCATGGGGTGTAACTATTTCGGAAGAAGATTTCTATTGGATTATCGAACACATTAAAAAACATCCAAAGGAAGGTATGTATTCCGCAATGGCTTACATACAAAATATAGAACCAATTCCACCACATATCAACGATGAGTTCAAAATTGCAATTCAAGAGTTAGTAGATAGAAAACAAGAAGTGAGTTCTGATTTTGATAATGGTGATGATTATTATCAAAAAGGCCCTTATAGAAAAATAAACAAAGATTAAAATGTTACCAAAGAATTTAATATTATTGAGAGGATTACCAGGAGCTGGTAAATCTACATTTGCTAAAACAATGTGGAGTGAATATGTTATATGTGAAGCAGATGATTATTTCGTTGATGAAGAAACCGGTGAATACAAATTCAATGCAAGAGATTTACCAAAAGCACATAGTTGGTGTAAATCCAAAGTTGAAACCTTTATGCAAGATAATCAAGCGAATGCCCAATTCTATACAAACATCGTAGTATCTAATACATTCACACAAGAATGGGAAATGGAGGATTATATCAGATTGGCACGAACCTATGGATATAAAGTATTCTCGTTGATTGTTGAAAATAGACATGGTGGAGTAAATCAGCATAATGTCCCTGCGGATAAGTTGGTCGAAATGCAAAATCGTTTCAGTATAAAATTAATATAAGATGGCGAATGAAATGCTGGAACGAATGAAGACGTTTTTAGAATCCGAAGAGGGTCAGAAATCTATATCGGAATTTGCTAAAAAATATGCAAGAGATTTAGACCACAAAGCTAGATGGGTTGAAAAATTCAAAGAACGATGTGAATCGGATTTAAATGGTACATTAAAAAAATTAACAAATAAATACTATTCCAAAGAATATACGGATAGGGAATATTATAAATGTAAATGTGAACCAAGAGAACCCCTACTTTGGTTAGCATATGAATACGCTACGAAATATTGTAAACCATATAGGGGTAAGAAATACATAAATATGTTTACTGCCGATGCATATCATTTCGGTTCATATGTTATTCAGCTAATGATAGGTCAGGGTTCTGCATTAAGAATTGATAAAAAATAAAACTATGGGTATAATAAAACCACCAATTGGAAACATTAAAAAGTTTGAATCCAATTTAGAACATATTCCACAATCTCATTTCGTAAAGAAAACTGAAAGGGAAGCAATTACCAAACATATACCGGTAGAAGAACCATTTACAACCGGTAGTTTTAAGGTGGGTGATAATGAGTTTCATATCACAACACCACCACAACCAACATCTTCGTATAACCCATACACTTTTACGATGGAAACATCATATAAGGGTGTATTAGAAGCAATTGAAAATGGTAAGGATACTGATTTAGTTGCAATGCCAGTTGGTGAGGTTCGTAAGATGCAAGAAAGGATTAGGGTGTTGGAAAGAGAGGTAATGAAATCCCCATCAGGAAAAACGGCACTTCATACCCAAATGATGTTGGATATGGAAAGAGAAAGGATAAAGACGGAACAAGAGAGGATAAAATTTATTTCAAAACATAAACAAGAAACCGAATTAAGGAAAGAGGAGATTAAACGACAGATTATGATGTCAAAGGGGTGGGATAAAATGTTTAAATCATAAGTAATTGATAATCAATGGGTTGTAAAATAACCCATTTTTTATTTGGATATATCCCAAAAAGTTTGTATATTAGCAGTATAACATTAAAACATAAATATGAGATTATTATTAGACCTTACCGATATTTCTAATTCGGATATTAGTTACGAAATATCAAAGTTTCCAGATGGGCAACAATCAATTACAATCAGTTCATTTTTAGTTGAATCAAATAAAGATTCAATAGTTCAACTTTCTTCTCGTATGAATTCATTCAGAGATATTGAGATGATTATTTGTGCTAATCAGATTCTAAAAGAAATGGGTGTTCAAAAGGTTGAATTATATACTCCTTATTTTTTAGGAGCACGTAGTGATAGAAAGTTTGGTGAAGGTCAAACTAACTATCTTAAAAATGTGATTTGTCCGATTATCAATTCACAAGGATTTTCCAAAGTGATTGTGTTAGACCCACATAGTGATGTATTAGAGGCTTGTTTAAATAACTTTCATAAGATAAATAATATTCGTTTAGTTGATGATGCATTATCTTACTTTCTTAAAGAAAATGATGATGATAAAGTTATGTTAGTATCGCCTGATGCTGGTGCGTTGAAAAAAATATTCGATGTTGCAAAAGAGTTTGGTATTAGTAAAGTAACTACCGCTTCCAAAGTTAGAGATGTGTTAAGTGGACGTATTTTACGAACCGAATTACCAACTATGGATTTGAGAGGTATAGAACATATTGTTATTATAGATGATATTTGTGATGGTGGTAGAACCTTTATCGAATTGGCGAAAGCAATCAAAGAAATTACTACATTACCAATTCACTTAATTATAACACATGGTATATTCTCAGCAGGATTTGGTGAGTTAGAAAAATATTTTGATTCCATTCACACTACTGATTCAATTCATGAGGATGTATTAGAATTAGGAGCAACAAAGGTTACACAATTAGCAGTATTTTAAAAAATAGTAATATGAATTATTTAGATGAATTTCTTAACCCAACCGAACCAATTCGTACCAATTCAAATGTGGATGAGTATTTAGAAACCGGCAAATCTTTACGAAGATTGGTAGATGAATATACAAAGTATGGGTCATTATGTATTGGTTTTGATTTTGATGGCACGGTCTATGATTATCATAAGACTGGTGCAAAGTATGACCAAGTAATTGACCTATTGAGAGATTTAAAAGAATTGAATTGTACGTTGATTTGTTGGACAGCTCAAAAGGATTTAATCTTTGTCGAGGAATTCTTAATAGATAACAACATTCCGTTTGATGGTATAAACACCGATGGAATCAATTTAGGTTGGGAGAGTAGAAAACCTTTCTTTTCAGCCCTATTAGATGATAGAGCCGGGTTGAAACAGGTCTATGAAGACCTCTACAAATTGGTAAATATTATGAAAAAACGTATCGATAAATTTGGTAATACCAAATAAAAGTTGTATATTAGCTTTATAAAATTAAAACATAAAAGATTATGAATCCATTATTATTGACCGATGGTTATAAGACAGGACATCACCAACAATACCCAAAAGGGACTACGTTGGTTTATTCCAATTTTACCCCACGTTCTAATAAGTACGCACCAAAAGGGTGTGACAAAGTTGTATCATTTGGTCAACAAATGATTATGAAACAAATTCACGAGGCATTCCAAAATGAGTTTTTCTCCAAACCAAAAGATGAGGTTTGTGGTGAAATGAAACGTGAGTTAAGTATGTATTTGGGAACTGATTATGATGTTACTCATTTTGAGAAACTACATGATTTAGGTTATTTACCAATTGCAGTAAAAGGTATTGAGGAAGGTACAATAGTTCCTATCAAAGTACCAGTATTAACAATCTATAATACTCTACCCGAATTCTATTGGGTAACGAATTATTTAGAAACAATCATCTCAAATTTATTGTGGAAACCAATGACCTCTGCTACAATTGCACATACATATCGTAAGGTATTAACTGCTTGGTTAGCAATGACCGATATTGAAAAAGATTGGTTTATTGATTGGCAAGGACACGATTTCTCAATGAGAGGTATGGATTCAGTTGAGGCTACAATCGCAAGTGGTTTAGGTCACTTAACATCATTTAGTGGAACTGATAGTTTACCTGCAATTTATGGAGCAAGAAAGTACTATGGTGAGAAAGAATTTGTAGGCGGTTCAGTAAATGCAACCGAACATAGTGTAATGTGTGCGGGTAGTAAAGATGATGAGGTTGGTACATTCCGTAGATTATTAGAAACATATCCAACGGGTATTCTTTCAGTTGTATCTGATACATGGGATTTATGGAAAGTATGTACCAAACACGTTGTTACTTTGAAAGAAGAAATTTTAGCAAGAGATGGTAAGTTGGTAATCAGACCTGATAGTGGTGACCCTGTCGATATTCTTTGTGGAAATGGTAGAGAGGTTGATGCTTATAACGATGTTGATGGTAGAGAGCGTTGTGAAAGTAAAGGTGTTATTGAATTACTTTGGGATGTGTTTGGTGGAACTATCAACGGACAAGGTTACAAAGTATTAGATTCTCATATCGGAGCAATCTATGGTGATAGTATTACGATTGAAAGAGCTAATGAAATTTGTAAAAGATTAGAAGCAAAAGGTTTCGCATCTACAAACGTTGTATTAGGAATTGGTTCATTCACTTACCAATATAACACTCGTGATACGTTTGGTTTCGCAATGAAAGCTACTTACGTTGAGATTGATGGTGAAGGTAGAGAAATCTTCAAAGACCCAATTACCGATGATGGAACTAAAAAATCAGCAACAGGTCTATTAAAGGTGTTTAAAACAACTTTGGAAGGTGATATTGTATTACATGACCAAGTTAGTTGGGAAGAAGAGAGCGAAGGTATATTACAAACCATTTATGAAAATGGTGAGTTCTATAACGAAACAACTTTGACAGAAATTAAAAATAGATTAAAATAAACAATTAAAATTAAAACAAAATGTTACAATCAATTTTAGGTTACGCATGGTTACTAATCCCATTCTTAGCATTAGTATTTTATAAATTCGTATTAAGAGTTTTCTTCGGTATGGTTATTATACCAGAAAACAAAATCGGTTTGATTACCAAAAAGTTCGTTCTTTTTGGAACAAACAAATCTTTACCAGATGGTAAGATTATCGCATTGAATGGTGAACCGGGTTTCCAAGCTCATACTTTAGCTCCTGGTTTATATTGGGGATATTGGATTTGGCAATATTCGATTGACCAAGCTAATTTGACCGTAATCGAAAAAGGTAGAATCGGTTTATTATCAGCAAAGGATGGTGCTCAATTACCAACCGGTGCAATCTTAGCTCGTCATATTGAGTGTGATAATTTCCAAGATACAAGAGCGTTTTTATTAAATGGTGGACAGAGAGGTAAACAAGTAGGTTATTTGAATAACGGGGTTTATCGTATCAATCCATTCTTATTTGATGTGGCAACAGCAGATATTACAAATATTGAAGATGGACAAGTTGGTATTATCACAGCCTTAGATGGTACTCCATTAGATGCAGGAAATATCGCAGGTACTGTCGTTGAAGGACATAATAACTTTCAGGACTTTGATAAGTTTTTAGCAAATGGTGGTCAGAGAGGTTTACAAACACAAGTAGTTCAAGCAGGTAACTATTCATTTAACCCGTGGGCAGTACAAGTTGAGAAAGTACCGATGACACAAATTCCAATTGGTCACGTAGGAGTAGTAATCTCATATGTGGGTAAAGAAGGTAAAGATACATCAGGTGCATCTTTCAAACATGGTAATATTGTAGGTAAAGGTGAGAAGGGTGTTTGTGGTTCTCCATTAGACCCAGGTAAGTATGCAATTAATCCTTATACACATAAGATTGAAGTTGTACCAACTACTAACCTTGTATTGAATTGGGCAAACGCACGTTCTGAATCTCATAATTTAGATAAAGGATTAAGTACAATCACAGTCCGTTCAAAAGATGGTTTCCCATTCAATTTGGATGTATCACAAATCATTCACATTCCCGCAACCGAAGCACCAAAAGTAATTGCACGTTTCGGTTCAATGCAGAATTTAGTTTCACAAGTATTAGAACCAACGATTGGTAACTATTTCAGAAACTCTGCACAAGATAGTGATGTAATCGCGTTCTTATCAACTCGTCAAAGTAGACAAGATGCAGCGAAGGTAGCAATCTCAAAAGTATTGGATGAGTATAACGTATATGCAGTAGATACTTTGATTGGTGATATTAACCCACCAGAATCATTAATGAAAACATTAACTGATAGAAAGATTGCACAAGAAGAAGAGGTTACATTTGAAACACAACGTAAAGCACAAGACCAACGTAAAACATTGGAATCAGCGAAGGCGTTAGCGGATATGCAAGGTCAAATGGTAGCAGCACAACAATCGGTAGAAATTTCCGAAAGAGAAGCACAGGCATCGGTTAAGAAATCAGAGGGTGAGGCTAAAGCAATTGAATTAAAAGCAACTGCACAAGCAAACGCGAAGAAAGTAACTGCACAAGCAGATGCTGCACAAATTGAATTGACCGGTAAAGCGGAAGCAACAAAGATTGAAGCCATTGGTAAATCAACCGCGGAGGCATATCAATTACAAGTTAAAGCAATGGGTTCTGACAACTTCTCTAAATTTAAGATTACCGAAGAGATTGGTAAGAACGGAATTAAGATTATTCCAGAGGTTCTTATCGGTGGTAATGGTAATGGTTCTCCAATTGATGGTTTATTAGGTATGGAGTTGTTAAAACAAATTACCGACAAAAGAGATTTGCAATCAATTGTAGATACAACAACTGAAACTACAACTAAAAAAGGTAAGTAATATATGGCATTAGTATTAAAGCCAAGTATGGAAGGGGTGGATAGATTTCCAACCCCTACCATATTTTTAGCAGGTTCAATCGAAATGGGAGCCGCTGAGAATTGGCAAGAACGAATAGAAAGAGAATTCAAAGATGAAGAGGTTACATTCTTCAATCCACGTAGAGATGATTGGGATAGTAGTTGGTCACATACGAGTGAACAATTCAACACACAAGTAAATTGGGAATTAAATGCATTAGATGATTCGGATATTATCTTTATGTATTTTTCACCCGAAACTAAATCACCAATTTCTTTATTAGAATTAGGATTATATGCAGACCATCACAAAATGATTGTAGTTTGTCCTGATGGATTTTGGAGAAAGGGTAATGTAAGTGTAGTTTGTACACGATATTCAATTCCGATGTTTAACACAATTCAGGAAGGTATATTTGCTTTACGAACAGCCGTTAGAAAAAATCAAACATTATATTAGGATATTTGAAAAATTTTTCGTATATTTGTAATATAAACGATAAAAATGGAAAATTTAAATTCAATTTGCTACATTGCAACAATTAATGAGATTAACCCAATTGAGGGTGCGGATAACATCGAACTAGCAGTAGTTGGTGGGTGGAACTGCATCACCAAAAAGGGAGAACAAAAGATAGGTGATTTGGTAATGATTGCTACAACCGATGCAATTATCCCATTTGAGTTATCCGAAAAGATGGGCGTTACTAACTATCTACGAAAAGGTGGTAGAGTTAGGACAGTAAAATTAAGAGGCGTTTATTCAGAATGTTTAATCATCCCAATCCAACATATTCCATTTATGGAAAACTATTATGAAGGTAAGGATATGATGAAAGTGATGGGTATTTACAAATACGAACCACCTGTTAAAATGGTTCAACTTGCAGGTGGTAGAAAGATTCGTTATCAAGACAATCCTAATTTCCATGTGTACTATAAGTTCCCTAACTTAAAGAATGTGCCGGGAATGTTTACCGAAGAAGACACGGTCGAAATCACTCGTAAGATTCACGGAACTAATGCCCGTTATGGTATTGTTAAGAAAAACAAATTATCATTATGGGATAAAATTAGAAAGTTTATTGGATTAGCAGATAAGTGGATTGAATACGAATTCGTAGTTGGTTCGCATAATGTGGAGAAGGGTTCAGATTCTAACGGATTCTATGATACTAATGTTTGGTATGAAATCGAAAAGAAATACAACATCAAACAAAAGTTATGGGATTATGTTAAGGATGATGCAATGGAACCTGAAATCGGTGATGGTATTACCTTATATGGTGAGATTTACGGAGCGGGAATCCAAAAGGGATATGATTATGGGTTGAAAGAGATTGAGTTCGTAGGATTCGATGTAAAGGAGGAAGGTGAGTATTTAGACCCAATCAATTCAAAGTTGTTAATCGAACATATTTTGGAATTACCATATGTGGAGCAATTATATTATGGTAGATGGTCACAAGAAGTGCAAGATAAGTATGTATTCAATAACTACATCAAAGGTACGAAAGTACCAGAAGAGGGTATTGTAATCAAACATCAATCTAAGGGAAGAGAAAAAATAGCAAAGGTAATCAACCCTGATTATTTAATCTTCGCTGAAAAACATAACGTAGGTGATTCACACTAAACCAACTGCATTAAATCACAACGATTCCAAAGATAGAATCATTGCAACTCATTTCTTACAAGAAAGAGGTTGGTATGATATTGAGGAAGGTGGTGAGTTTGAATTAGATTTAATTGTTCCAAAATTCAAACGTGGAGCAGATGTAGAATGTTTTAAGGGTGATATTAATACATTCAAAACTGATGGGTATTTTAGAATTCCATTTAGAAAACAAAAGTATTGGAGTGGCGAACCCACTTACATAGATAATGGTGATAGTCAACAAATTAATCCTTACAAAGATTGGTTAGTTGACTATATCCAATTTTGTAATTCAGGTACCGATGAATTACTTTGGTATAACTACAAACTTGTAAAACACTATCATAAAAACATAATTGAGTGGAAGGGTTTATATAAAAAGAATTTTATAGGCAATCAAGCTAAATTTATAAAAATACCATATGAAGATGGTATAAAGTATATTCAAAGATGGAAACTGATTAATGGAAGGTGGACAAAAATAGATTTGGTAAAGTAAAAAATATTTCGTATCTTTGTAAAAAGTAATTAATGAGACTTACTAAAAAATTATTAAAACGTATTGAAAAAAGTTTCGATATGATTATAGAGGAATATGGTGAGAGCAAATGGTATGATGATATACCATACTTAGATATAATGGGTAGAGATTCTATTATGGATTATGCTGATGATTTTGCAGATGGTAAAGTTCGTAAAAAAGATTTAGATTATATACAAGGATGGTTTGACCCGACTGATAATAGTATTGTTCTGATACTAGAAAATATAGATTCAATCAAAGAGGTCATAAAAACCATATTACATGAATATCAACATTATTTACAATGCCCTAGTTGGATACAACGTTATTACAATATGGGATATACTTATGATAATCACCCATATGAAATTCAGGCATTTGATGCTGAACGTAAATGGAAACACTTTTTAACTAAATAACTTATGGCAGAATTTAGTAAACAATATTGTGAAATCTATGAACCAATGCTAAGTTGGGATTTTGATATTGATGAAATAGCAGAAGGAATACCAAAAGGACATTACAAACCAATCGTATGCGAAGGGTTTGGGTTTTTAGGTATTGGTGTTAGATTGGATGGGACAATAACCATCTTAATTGATGATAGTGATGAGAGTCGTGAAAACGCAGGTTCGATGAGACAGGTAGAATATAAAAAATATATTGATACACATAAATCAAAATCACAAGGAATCTAATATGGGCAAGTTCTATGAAGATTTAGATACTCTTAATGAGTTAGTTAAAAAGTTTGAAAAGAAAAATAAAATAAGTGAGTTCATCATTAGGGCTTTGAGAAATATGAAAGAAACTCCAACTAAATCAGTATCAGATGTCATTAGAGAAACAAAACGAGAATTCAATTAATTCTGGTCATTATTTGGAATTAATGGATAGATTGCATGTTGTTAATTGCACGATTGATGACCATATCTTAAATCATCCTCTTACGGAACATCACAAAGATATACAAGATAAAATTGGAGATGCCTTAGAATTATTATTTGAAGCTTACCAAATGGTTGGCAATGAAAGTTACGAATATGATAAAGAGAATAACACACATTAGTGATACACACAACAAACACAATCAACTTACCGATAAATTATCAGGTGGGGATATTCTCATTCATAGTGGGGATATATCTTCGTTAGGTAGAGAACGCGAAGTTGAAGGGTTTATCAAATGGTTTAATAAGATTGAGGGTTATACTCACAAAATCTTTATTGCCGGTAATCACGATATGTCTTTTGAATCTGAAATCTTAATGCAAAATAAAATTGATTATTTTGATGGTAAAAGGACAGTATGGGAAACCGAAGGTAATACACATTTTCCATCAAACGGAAAACCACAATGGTTGGATATATTGTTAAATTCATGCTTAAACGATAATGTTTATTATTTAGAAAATTCTGACATTACAATTGATGGATTAAAGATTTGGGGTTCTCCTATTACACCAACGTTTGGATATAATTGGGCATTCAACAAAGATAGAGGGCATGATATTAATGAGGTGTGGAGTAAAATTCCAACTGATACTGATATTGTTATTACACACGGTCCAATCTTTGGATATTGTGATAGAACTGATAGAGGTTATTTAAATGTAGGGTGTGAAGATTTATACCACCGATTAAATGAAATTAAACCACACTTACACTTTTCGGGTCACATCCACGAAGCATATGGATATAGACACACCGGGTGGGGTTATGCGTTTAATGGATGTAATTGTGATTTAAGTTATTTAGTAAATAACAAACCACTTACATTTGATTATGATTTTGAATTGAAAAGTATTATAGATTTTATATAAATGGAAACAAATAAAAAAATATGGTTATATTTGGATGATGTAAGAACTCCAACTGATAGCAAATGGCAAGTGGTTAGAAACTACGATGAGTTTATTGCACACATCCGTATGAATGGGTTGAATAATTACGAATTGATTTCATTAGACCACGATTTAGGAGATACTGCAATGAATGAGTATTTCAACAACGTTTCACCTAACTATACCTTAGATTACAACAACATACAAGAGAAGACTGGATTGCATTGTGCTAAATGGTTGGTGAATCAATTTTATAACGAAAATCCAAAATGGAGTAAGTTAGCAAGAGATGTGAAAAAGGGTAAACCATTTCCATTTCCAAAAGTATATGTTCATTCAGCAAACCCAATCGGTTCTGCTAATATGATGGGATATATAAACAATTTCTTTATGAACGAAGCCCAACCACAAACATGTATTAGGGTTAATATAGAACACACAATTTAAAACAAAAAGTTATGACAGGAACATTAATTTTAATTGCAATCGCAGTATTCATATTATGGATGATTTATTCAGGTTGGTCTGCACCTCTTATGAAAGAAAACAAAGATGGTAGTTTTACAACAATCAGACCCGAACGAAAGTTTAGTGATTTATTTAAAAAGAAAGATGAGGTTAAAGAGGTAGAACAACCAAATGAATTTCATAATGTTGAAGCATTTCAAAAGTTAGCAGGTATTAAACCACATGATAAAGATAAAGCTGCATTTAATCCTCTTAACAATAAGTTGAATGAAACTCTTGTTGATGCTCTAATGAAGGCTGCAGAACTACATGAATTTCCAACACAAGATGAGACTATTCCAGTTAGAACGGAAAAGATTACTACTATTCAACGAGAAACCAAAGAAGATATTGACCCATTAGCTTCAATCCCTTTGAGTAGAGTATCGCGTGAAGCTAAATTAAGAATTGCAGAAATTGCTAAGGAAGACATCAATAGACAATTAGAAGAACAAGCATCTAATATACATCCAGCAATCAAAGCAGAATTTGAAAAAGAATTAGAAGAAGCAAATAAAATAGTAACAGGTCAAATTATAAATGACCAAAGAGTTGGTGTAGAATTTACAAAACCAAAACGTAAATATACCAAGCGTAAAACAAAATAAAATGAAATTAGAATTTAAAGATACATTTTTTGAAAGTGTAGAAAAGTTAGTTTGGTATGATTCCAAACTATGGAAGATATGGGAATTTTTTAAAAGAGGATTACCAACATTCTTTAAGAATATTTGGAGATTCCGTAAAGAATTATATAATCACCAGTGGTGGGATTATCGATATACATTAGAGATGTTGCATCGTTCTCTAGTGATTATGGAAAAGGAAATTTCCGTAAAGGGAATAGAAGAAGATGTTAGTAGAAATAAGAAAGTTGCTAAAATGCAAAGAGCAATTCAACTTATAGAGAATCGATTGAATGACAATTATGTTGAACAAGCTGAAAAAGAATTGGGTGAAATCATTCATCGTGATTGGGAGTTTGAACCAAATGAAAGTGGAACATATACTCTAAAAGATAACGAAACCAAAGAAGAAAAAGAACATAATGGTAAGGTGTTTAGATTAGCACAAACTATTGATGATAGAGAATGGAGAGAATTATGGAATATCTTCAAAGGACAATCTACAATTGATTTTAAGAAATATAAAAAGACACTATCAAAAGAAGAACAAGCAACCGCATGGGATAGTTGGTTCAATGGTTCTGATATGAGAGGTTGGTGGGATTAATTAAAATTTAAATTATGACAACAAAGGAATTCAACGAAAAGTATAAAGACTATTTAGAAGAAGGTCATTATGGATTGGATATAAACATTCCATCGGTAGTAGAATATTTGGATAGTATATTTGAATATGGTTTAACATTTTTACCTGGTTTCAAATATTCCCAAATAAAATTAAAGTTTGATATGGCTAGATTTTACTTTGATACAGACATTCAGGATAAAAGAATTGAAGCACCAATTGGTAATAGAATTGAAAGTGAAATAAATCGATTGGTAAAGGAATATGATAATTCTTTAAAAGGCCATAATCCAGAAATTAAAGATATTGTATAATGGAAGCAAAATTAGTAGTAATAGCAGTTATTTTTATATCACTTATACCAATTGTATATTTATGGGTAAGAGGTATTGATTATATGCATAAAAATCATTCAGATTATACTGGTGATGACCTCTTCGGTATAACGGAAACAAAAAAGGAAACAAATGAATAAATTTGAAAAAATCGGTGAAGGTATTTTGTTAGGTATTGGAATATCAGTTGGAGTTTTAGTAATATCCACATGTCTAATAATTTTAAAAGCGTTTATTGAATCAGTATTAACAATATTTTGAGTATGATACAAAAATTAATAGGGTTCTTTTCAAAGAATCAAAAGTATTTCACAATTGGTGGTGCGTGTTTATTGTTAGTTCTTAATGGAGAACAACGAACTAGAATCTTTAAATTACAGCAAGAATTGAAAACTGCACAAATGTTACAAGGTGGTGATATTGTTAAAGATTCGTTAGTAAATGAAAACGATAGTTTAAGATTAGAATTATTCAATTCACAAAATCTAAATGGTAGATACGAAATGGGTATGGAATATCTCTATGAAATCAATCCAAAAGCTGGAAAAGAGTTTGAGGAGTATATAAACAATAATACCGAATAGATGCCACTTAATTTATTATATGGAATCCTTTATGGTATTTTAGGACAAGTTATATCTTTTATGCAATTACAAGGTAGTATAAAGTATGGTTGGTTTCAAAAATATCCAATCTTAGTTTTATTATCAGCAATACCATCAACTTGGTTATACATTAAATCAGTTGATAATTTAGTAATATGGGGTGATGGTCAATTATGGCCAAGTAGATTAATTGGGTTTGGTATTGGAATAATCATATTCGTTACTCTAAGTATGATACTTTTTAATGAAGAACTGACACTTAAAACTATAACCTGTTTATTACTTGCATTAAGTATTTTATTAATTCAGCTGTTTTGGAAATAATGTATATATTTATACATGAAATATTTTCCATCACCACTTAATTTTTTCTATTATGTTCTCCAAATTCATCAAAAGCCGTATGTCTTTGGTGGAACAAGAATCTAAAAAAAACACCAATTCCTTTGCGTTCGGTAGAACGGATTTGGAAGGGTTAGAGGAATGGTTGTATAATAGAGAAGCCCGTTCTATTAGACAAACTGACTCGAATGTTACTTTGGATAATGTCAATTCCCTTACAGGCCGCGATGGTTGGGATGACAACTTGATTCACACCGAAGGTGATTTCTAAAAGAAATTAAAAAGCCCCTATGTTGGGGTTTTTTTATGCAAAATATTTTAAAAATAATCCATAAAATATTTGGAAATATCAGCTTTATTTCGTAGTTTAGCTTTGTAATAGGAATTAAACATAAAACATAAAATATGGATATTAGAGAAAAATGTAGAGAACGTGCGATTGAATTCGCGAAAGAGTGGGAAAATGAATTCCCAATTGTAACTGAACATAACATCGATATTATGGTTTCGATTATGTGTACCCGTGATAAGAGTTCTTATCCCGGTGGTGGATTCGTTGAAGCAGTTTGTGATAATAATTTATATCAAGCAGTAACACGTGCAGATTCATCAAATCTTAAAGTATTAAAATTGTTAGTGTTGTGTCATCGTAATTGTTTCGTATAAAATGAAAGTATTAGATAAATGGGATTTGGCAGTTATAGTAGTTGATGGAATCCATCTTACATTATTATCCGGTCTTTTGATTGGAATGGTGTATTTATTTTTTAAAGAAATTTTAAAAGAAGAATATGAGTAATGAATTAACAATAGGCGATTTACAAACCATCGAACTTATTCTAACCGAAGCATCAGCATGGGGATTACGTTATGAGGTTGAAGAAACTGCCAAAAAACTTATTGAAGAAGGTAGTGATATTTTGGCAGCATATGAAGATGCGTATGCTGATTGGGTAAAATAATTTTTTCTAATATATACTATTATGGATATAAATCAAGTAGTAAATAGTGTAGGTGCAGGATTAGCAGGAGCTTTAACTTTCTGGTTAATGGGTGCACTTAAACGTGATATACAACGTAGAAAAAATAAAAAAAAATAATGGCCAAAATAGTACACATTTTAGAAGGTTGGGGAAACTATGTTATGGACAAGTTCGATATGTTAGATTCCGATACACAAGAGTTAGCAAGTAAAAGATTATTACATTGCGATGCATGTCATATGAGAGATGGTAATTCATGTTCAACAAGTAGAATAGGATTTCATGAGATTACGAAACAATTAACAAAAGGTTGTGGTTGTAATATATCAGCAAAAACTTTATCAAGAGGTTCTCATTGTCCATTAGGTAAATGGTAAATAAATTTTATGAAAATAATAAAAAATGAAAAAGTAATCGAATTACTTGAAGGTATTGGAGTTGTGATGCGAATCATAGCATTTGGAACTCTATCTATTATGGGCCCGAATACTCCGTTTCTTTGGATGTGGATTTGGAATACCATCGATGCTGTTATTTTAACTTATGCGGCATGGGAAAGAGATAATAAATCATACATCTTATTAAACACATTTTGGTTAATTGTAGGTGTTGTTGGTATTTACACCTCAATATATGGAAATGGAATTTCACACTAACCTTGCCCGTCTAAAATTCAAATGAGCGGTAAAGTAATACACATAGATGAGAGTCAGATTCAATTAATCAATCTAATAGATGCTTGGTTAAGAGATGAGATGCGAAATGATAAAAATGATTATACCACAATTGGGGTAGTTGCAAATGCAAGAGTATTTTTATCAAAAATTTTAGAAGAAGGTTGGTATAGAGAAGGTAGTGAACAACAAGCCCTACTAACCGATTTAAGAAATGATTGGATTCGTAATGGTGGTAAGTGGAAAGCTAAGTAGCTATAAGCTCTTACTTATACTCTTTTTATTTAACTTTATCAGCTTCTAGTTTTAAAGCTCTTTTATAATTATTAGCTTTTCAGAAAATTTATAACACTTTTTTCAAAAAAAGTTATTAACATATTAAATATTCATAATATGTTGATAATCAATCCCTTATAAATCCAATAAAATAAATTTGGAAATATGGGGATTTTTTCGTAATTTAGTCTTATAAAATTTAAACGATGAAAGTATTAGAGTTAATAAGATGTATGAAATGTGGTGGTGATATGCCACTTTTACGATTATCTAAATATGGATACAAATCTTGTGTAAATTGTAGTACAACTGAAAGAGTTGGTGGTGTTCCAATTACCAATCACAAAACAGGTAATACAATTCAGATTGTTCCCAAAGAGGTGGCAGAAAATCTTATTCGTTTATCACAACGACAAGGGTATGGTGTGTGTAAAGGAATGAAATATAATTAAAACTTAAACTATGAAACGAATAATAATTGGATGTATATTGCTATCAGCATGTGGACCAATTCAGCCTGAATATGTAGATAAAGATGGTAAAGAATACGTGTTCATATCACATTGTGTCAAATCTCATACTGAAACTGATTATGGCTATCATTATGGATACAATACAATAAAGGGTGGGTTTGATTGGCACTATGGTATGGATACTAAAACTATTTGTGATAGTTCAGTAGTTGATACGATTGAAATCAATAAAGATAAAAAATTCTACGCTAAGAAATAGTTATGATGGTATATAGACGGTTTCAATATGAAGATGGATTAGATATTATTGCTCCTTTAAAACATGGAACTCGTTGGTTAGAAGAAGAAACACATCCAATTAAAATAATAGAAGACCCACTATCCAAAGGAGAATTAAAAAAATATCCAATTAATGAAACTACATATTGGATATATAGAAATGGTAAAGACCATTTATTATCTGCTTTGATGACAGAAATACGTGGTGCTATTGAATTTGAAACCGATGATATACAAACTATTATTGATAAATTTTTAAGTGGTGATACAACACATTGGTCATCAACTACCTACAAAAAAATGTATCAGTATTGGAATATCCATAATTTTATACCAATACATCTATCAAATATTTCATCATTATTTAATGTTAGGTTTCAAAAAGAAAAATATGAAATGCAATCTTATACCAAAACACCATACGATGTAAATTATATTATTGAATTAGTTGGTGATAAAACTTTAAATCAATTATTGAAAATGGTAAGTAAAGATGAAATTTATTTAAATATGATATTAACAAATACCCATAAAATAATTTAATGAAAGTAAATTATAAAATACAACAAGTAAAACCTAAAATATTTGCAGTAATTATTAAAGATGATTACGATAGGGCAATGACTTTTTGCAGAATGCAAGAATACTACGAATCTCCAAACCCCAAGTTCAGAGGTAAATCATTTGATATGTGGGAATATATGAAATGGTATAGTAAAGAATATGGTAGAGGATTTACTTATGGAACTGATTGGAGTGGATTCAACGTTCCGTTGGAAGTTGCATATAATTGTTATGATAAACATTACGATACTTACACTCCATATGATGAGATAATGGAAAAGATTGTATTTGATATTTACGAAATGAATGGTGATAGTTGTGATGGTTATATTATTGGATGTGGTAATATAAAAGATGATACATTCAAACATGAGGTTTGTCATGGGTTATATCATACGAATAGTGAATATAAAAAGTTGGCTAATGAAAACATTAAGTTAATTTCAAAAGACCACTACACTATTTTCAAAAACAATTTATTGGAAATGGGATACACTACCAAAGTAATAGATGATGAGATTCAAGCGTATTTACAATATGGTTGGGAAAGTAATAAATTTGGTAAAGGTGTTTCATTAGAAATACGCGAAATGTATAATAGTTGGTATGAAGATGATTTGAAAAAATATTCAAAATAAAAAAACGTAATATATATAAATATATGGATAGTAAAGTTGATTTAACAAAATACGTTTGTAGAGCACCATTTGAAGATTTTATGGTTTTCAATAATTCTACTTGGTTTTGTTGTCCAGATTGGATGGAAATACCTTTTGAAGAATGGTCGATGATTACTGAAAATGAAACTGATAATTTAAAATCAGTTTGGTTTAATGATATTAATCAACGAGTAAGACAAGGTGTTTTAGATGGAACATATAAATATTGTTCTAAAACAAAGTGTCCGTATTTATCAAAATTAATTAATACCGATGAAAAAACTTTATTAAAACAATTTGAATCGGATGCCGGTAAATCAGTTTATTTTGGATATTTTTATAAAAGAAATGAATTTTTTAAAAAATACAATTTAAGTGAAACTGATAAAGAGTGGAAATTATTTCCTCGTCTTATTTACTTTAATTTTGATTATGCATGTAATTTACGATGTCCATCATGTAGATTAGATACTATAACAAATCGTAGAGATAAAGTGATAGACGGTATTATTGATGATATAAATAATCAATTTAGTGAAGATGTTGAAGTAATACATATGACAGGAAGTGGTGACCCATTTTACTCAAACGCATTTAGAAACTTTATGCAAACATTTGATGTAAAAAAATATCCAAAATTAAAAGCTATTTATTTAGTTTCTAATGGAAATATGTGGACACAAGAAATGTGGGAATCGGTAAAAGCAATTCATCCATATGTGTATGAATATGAAATTTCAATCGATGCAGCAACACGTGATACATATGAAAATAAAGTAAGATTAAATGGTCATTGGGATACTTTAATTAAAAATTTAAAATATCATTCTACATTAAAATTCATAAATAGAAATTTTTCTTTTGTAGTACAAGACCATAATGTAGGTGAGATAAACAAATTTGTAAAATTGATTCAAAGTATATATGATTATAATGAAACACCATATACTATTACTTTTAGAGCAATACAAGATTGGAATCATCAAACAAAAGAATGGATAAAGGAACGTTCAGTGCAAGACCCGTCCCACCCATTACACAACGTATTATTAGAACAATTAAGAGAATTAGGTAACAAAAAATATGTAATACATAACTTTTGGCATTTATTGACGGAAGAACAAAAAACGAATGAAATTTTCGATGAACCAAAAAGAACAAAATTAATATAAATTATGACACTACAAGACATCAGCAGAAAATATAGAATTTCTGACAACTATTTAAGTTCAAAAGAAGATGCATTAATCGTTACTGCAGCATCTATAAACGATTTGATTGAAGAATTACAACCAATCAACGGAACAACAAGTGTAACGGAAAAAATGCAACGATTAGTGGATTTTTTACAAGATGTAAAAAATTCTACATTTTAATTTGGAAAATTAAAAAACTTTTCGTATCTTTGTATAAATTAAATAAAATCATAAAAGATGAACGTAAAACAAGCATTAAAGGTTAAAAACAAATTGGTTACTGAAATGAAGGCTGCATATGGTATTCTTCAAAAGTATAACTCAATTGAAGAAGGTAATCCTCGTAGATATTCTATGATGAATACTTTGGAAAAAATCAAAACTCTACAAGCGGAGTTGGTGGATTTAAAAACAAAAATCCATAAAGCAAATCAACCAGTGTATGATAAAATCTTTGCATTGGCAGAATTAAAAGGAATGATTAAGGAGTTGAAAAAAGTTTCAACCGAAGAAGGTAAGGTTAATGAAAGATACGGAAGTGTTGTTTCAGTAAAAGAAGTAGAATTAAATGTAACTGATATTGATGCTGCAATTGCAGTGTTAGAATCACAAATTGAGGGATTGCAAAATGAATTAGATATTCATAATGCAACAACTCAAATTTAAAAATATTGAGTGAGTGGGGTTTGAAAACTATTAATTAGTTTATTCTTACAATTCTACTATGATGCCAAAATAGCGGATGAACGAATAAGATAACGAATAATTTACAAACCTCAAAAATATTAGGGTCTCTTGTCGGCACGTCAATACAATCAAACCTCGCTGAAACCCGAATAACCTTTTTGATTGGATTCATTCTCCACAAACTCAAACTTATTAACCACTAAAACAAAAATTATGAATTGGTTTATTACCTATTACGTTCTTTGTATTATTTATTGTTTCTATCAATTAAGCAAAAAATATAAAGCAAGAGGTGTAGATTATGGAACATCACCAGAGTTAGATTCGATAATGGTATTAGTTATGGCTGGAATATTAGCACCAGTAGATGTAACAATTACTTGGATTAAAATGGTGAAAGAAGCTGAAGAAGTTAAACGTGAAATTGAAAAAAGGAATATATATTAATATATTCTAATTTAGAGAGTTGGCCGAGTTGGTTGATGGCACCGGTCTTGAAAACCGGCAGATGTAAAAGTCTCGGGGGTTCGAATCCCTCACTCTCTGCCAAAGTATGATGTTAGAGTTCAAAAAACCAATACCAGTAGTAGTAGAAGGTAACAAAGATGGATACGCAATCTACGTTACTGATAGTGGTATGTTTGAAAATGATATTTGGTGTGTAGTATTATGTGATGGTGGTATAGTTAGACATTACAATTCATCTCAAATAAGGATTTTTCATAACGCAACATTTGACATCAAAAAAGATAATAAATTGTAGTGTGTTGGAATTGATTGTGTAATAACAATCGTGGCAGACAAGCCCTCCTGTCTCGGGGGTGGTGAGAACGAAATAGGTTAGTAATATGGGGTAGACCACCATCCGGCCGGAGAAGTGTTATTAACTGAATCGCATCGTGGAGTGTTCGAATCCTCCCACTACAGCAAAAGTAAAAAGTTCTTTAACATATGGGGATGTCTGGTATTGACAGATATGAAGTGTTAGTACAACTGCAAGCAAGGTTAGATGGAAACCTTTGAATACCTATCAAACAATAAACGGCGTTAATAACTACGCTTTGGCTGCCTAATCCCAAAGGGAAAAGACAACCTCGGGTCGATGCACATTAAACCTCGGAACACAAGTGCTTACAAAGGTGGAAACCAATTGAACCCAAAATCGAATTGGAAACATTAATGATAACGAATGTATAAATCTTTATCTATTTTGTTCAGTTAGAAAACGGAACTAAGCTTGTGAATGAAGTTTATTAAACCATATTTTGGACGGGGTTTCGATTACCCCCATCTCCACCATTTTTTACGTTTTGTATATTTTTATATATTTATACATACGTTTTGGAATAAGGGTTGAAGCCAACAACTAATAAAACCGATTGTGTGAACATCTTTCCAACTTATTAGCGGAGGGGTTAAAAAGCCGGATACCCTTAATTCAAAAAAAAAATAAAAAAAGATTTGGAAATATGAAAACTATTTCGTATCTTTACAAAGTAAAAAGAAAACGTTCTTTAAAATATTATATCGCAGGGTAGAGCAGTGGTAGCTTGGTGGGCTCATAACCCATAGGTCGGAGGTTCGAATCCTTCCCCTGCAACTAAATAAAAAAACTTTAAAAAAGATTTGGAAATATGAAAACTATTTCGTATCTTTACAAAGTAAAAGAAACCAACCAAACAACACAACTATTTTTTAACAATTTAAACAATTAGTATATGACAAAGTTTTGGAAGTGGTTCGAAAAGTATGGATTTTTAGTTTTAGGTATTAGTAACCTATTATGTTTTAATCCTTACAATGCAGTAATTGGGTTAGTATTTATTACCTGGTTTATTGTAGACAAAAAAAATAATAAAAAAGATTTGGAAAATTAAAAAAGTTTTCGTATCTTTACAAAGTAATCAAACGGATTACAAAAAACGTTCTTTAAAATTATTGAAAATATTGTACATAGTAGACTTGTTCTACATAGTACATACCCGCCGCATATGGTGGTTAAATAAACTTGGAAACAAGGATAAAGTGAATACAATGGTTATTGTGTTTGCGGTTTCATCTTCGGATGGAGCTTGAGTATGCAAGTGGAATATCATTAGACCTGATTAGTGAGGGTAACTCCGTAGTGAAATGGTTTGATGACTGGGCTCTAGTAGAAGTTCAGTTGAGGTAGGAATATCAATAAGAATAATCCATAGAGTTATTGCAAGAAGTAAGGACTTAATCTCTCCTTATCATTGCGTGATTCAATATTAGAGGTTGCTTAAAACCGAAAGGTATGTTGATGTACAGGTGGTGCTGTTATTTACCTTACCTACATCTCACCAAAGAGTGGGTAATGAAGTAATCTTAAAGTATGACGTTAGAGATAACGTATCGAGTAGTATAGTATTCCGTTCTTCAAAATGGAACGGAGCTAGTGGTAATCCACTACTTGAATTCATCTACAACCAAAACTCAATTTGCTATTGGTGCAAACTATAAACAAATAAAGAGAAAGAGGTTACCAGTTGCAGACGAAAGGTGTGTACATAGTAGGGAGTTGTTCCCTGCCACAAATCCCCTCAAAGGAGATGTGATTCTTTCGAAAAGCTTCTAGCACTGCGAGGTGTTAATCGGGTCGGCGGATTCGAAGAGGTAGAGTACGAAGAGAGTAGTTTGTAACTTTATGAGTGGTAGGCATTACTTACCCACATTGAATTGGTACTTCTCAAAAGGAAGTGGAAATTAAGGCAACCCATAACCCTTATAAAGCTGGTTCACAATATGGAGTATTCTCATCCTTATATTTTTACAATGGTTGTATATTGGTTCGATTCCAATAGTAAAAGCTTCGTAGTGGTTTACGCCAGATTGGTTCGATGTACCTTCGAATAACTGAATACCACTTAAAATAAAAAAGAAAAAAGGTATAATGGTATGGTTTTCCGTAGGGGATTTTCGCCTTAAAGAATCTCAATGATACGAATTTAATTGATGGTAAGTAACGGATGTAGCTAGTCCTTTGAAAGAACCACCCTACAAAATCTTTCTTTTTTAAACGAACTAATCCTTCGAGGCTTATATTAACCAGAGCATGACTTGGATGGAGTATTTTGAAGATGGATTAGTTTTTTTATTTAGCTAATAACAAAAAAACAAACAAACGTTACGAAAAAATAATTTTTAGATATTTATAACAAGATGAAAAACTTAGCATTACATACAAACAACCAATTACCTACACAAAGACGTGAGTGGGCTGGGAATTGTATGTTTAGTACGATAGTCCTTCCGCAAGCAGAATTGAATTTTGGCAAGGTAGATTATATTAGTACTCCGTTAAGGGAAGCATCAGGTTGGTAATGATGTAAGATTTAAATAGAAAATATTTGAAGAACCCTTAACTGATAAAAAAGTTAAGGGTTTTTTCGTATAAGGGTTGGTAGCTCAGAGGCAGAGCAATGGTCTGTTAAACCATAGGTCGAGATTTCGAAATTCTCCCTTCCCTCAATTAGTTCTTTGATATGCGAATATCGTATAGTGGTTATTACTCCTTCCTTCCAAGTAGGAGACGTAGGTTCGATTCCTACTATTCGCTCAATAAATTGCCCGATGGTGTAATGGTTAGCATACATCACTTTGACTGATGTAGTATAGGTTCGAATCCTATTCGGGCATCAATTAGGAGATTAGCTCAGTTGGTTAGAGCATTTGGTTTACATCCAAAGGGTCATAGGTTCGAATCCTATATCTCCTACCATTTAAATGCCGACGTCGCATAGTGGCAATTGCAAGGGACTGTAAATCCCTCCTCTTCGGAGTTCGTAGGTTCGAGTCCTACCGGCGGCACAACAAATGGAGCTTTCGTATAGCTGGTGCGTACGTTGGACTGAAAATCCAAAGGACGAGGTTCGATTCCTCGAGGCTCCACATAATGAATCCGTAGCTCAGTTGGTTAGAGCACCTCACTTTTAATGAGGGAGTCAATGGTTCGAGTCCATTCGGGTTCACATATAGGGTAATAGAGGAGTCCGGTCTATCTCGCTTCGTTTGGGACGAAGAGCACGCAGGTTCGAATCCTGCTTACCCTACAACACTGGTAGTTAGCTCATTTGGTTAGAGCATCTCGCTGATACCGAGAAGGTGGCAGGTTCGAATCCCGCACTACCAACTTTGAAATACACGAGTATGGTGCAATGGTAGCATACGGCTCTCCAAAAGCTTTGATGTGGGTTCGAATCCTACTACTCGTGCTAAATGAATAAAACTATGAAACAATTATTTGACAAACATTAGGTAACGAAACCTAATGTAAAATGAAAGAAGAAAAAGTAAAAAAAATGAATGCAATCTACAACTATTGTATGATTTGCAACAAACGAAATGGTAGTTGGTACTATGATTGTCACCCATCATCATTTGGAGCAAAAAGACATGGTAGTGGTAAGATTGTAAGAGTAAGAGAGTGTAAAAGTTGGAAACACAACCGAAAGACTCAATGGAAGTAAAGATAGTTCCGTAGTTTAACGGATAGAACAATTGGCTACGAACCAGTAAATGGGAGTTCGATTCTCTCCGGAACTACACAATTGTCAGGTTGGCCGAGATGGTTTAGGTGGTGCTCTGCAAAAGCATTTACGTTGGTTCGAATCCAACACTTGACTCAGATTGCGTGACTTAGTGGAAAAGAGTTATCTCTCATAAGGATGACCAATTGAGTTCGAACCTCAAACACGCAACATATAGAGAGTTACCCAAGTTGGTGAAGGGGCCTGTTTGCTAAACAGGTAGGATGTAAAAGTCGCAAGAGTTCGAGCCTCTTACTCTCTACGGAAAAAAATAATACTTATGTCCGTATGGCGTAATTGGCAACCGCACTGGTCTTAGAAACCAGTTTGTGTAGGTTCGAATCCTACTATGGACACAAAACTAAAAAAAAAGGTAATACTATGGTTTTTAAAAAATTACAATCGAAAGAAGAAATCCAATTGGTTCAGTACATTAAAGAGTATATGGAATTAAATACTGATGCTGAGATATTGATTGGTTGTGATTCACAAAACTCTCGTAGTAAAACTATTTACGCAATTGTAGTAGCATTATATAGACCGGGTAAAGGTGGTCATGTTCTTTATAGAAAATGGAGTACTGAAAGAGAAAGAGTTCGTTCTATTAGATTATTACAAGAAGTTTGGTTTGCAATTGAAACTGCAGAATACTTAAAAGAGAATGGTGTTAAAAAACCTAAGTGGATTGATGTGGATTTAAATCCAGACCCACGATACAAATCTAATGAGGTATTCAGACAGGCAGTTGGTATGGTTGAAGGTATGGGATATTCAGTAAGGTATAAATCCTTAGGTCCTATTGCAACATATTGTGCTGACCATTTAGTAAAAAATAATTAAACAAATGTTTGGATATATTAAAATAAATTCGTATATTTGTTAAACAATTAGGGAGAACGTTCCCTAATACATCGCGAGGGGGAGGTAAGGTATTTCATTGGTCTCATAAGCCAAACTAAGTGGGTTCGATTCCCACCCTACGCAACAAAAAAATGTTAAAAAAGATTAGGAAATTTAAAAATTATTTCGTATCTTTACAATGTTCTTTGAGATGATGGTTAGTAAGTAATATGGTGTTTGTAGCTCAACTGGTTAGAGCATCCGATTGTGGTTCGGAAGGTTGTGAGTTCGAAACTCATCATTCACCCAAGGGGTTTTCAGTCCCAAGTGCTGGTTAGATGAAACACGCTATCCGTATGAGCCCATCAAAACTGAAACTTGCTCGGTTCGACAAGCGGTTAAGTCACGTCCCTTTCACGGATGAGTCACGGGTTCGATTCCCGTACCGAGTACAAGACATACATCAGCCACATTAATTCCTTCAACCATATTGAGAGGTTAGTGTATGTTTAGGTAAGAGAGAAGAAGTGGTTGGGACATCTCTTTTACCGATAATATTGTATCAAATGTGCAGTGAAAATTGATGTAGGCATACATTGATGAGGTGGGTTCGATTCCCGTTTAATAATTCTTAGGTCAAAAGCCGGAGGAAGAAGCCAAGTAATTGAGAACACATTATAGCCGGAGTGGGTGTGCACCTCGTCTAGAGACCCTAATAGTTCCTAATAGGTCGGTATGGAACTGATACATAATTTGCCTCCTTAGCTCAGTTGGTAGAGCATCTCATTTGTAATGAGAATGTCACTGGTTCGAACCCGGTAGGAGGCTCGAGTGGATTCATCAGTTGATGAAAACCAATCGGGGGTTGTCCCACTAGAATGGAAACATCCCCTGCAAATAATGGCTCTATAATTGTTGAGGTCGCACCAAAAGCAATGAGTGGGTGAATGATGATTGAATGTAGCAATCTCCTTAATACTAGGATTGGAGTGTAAAATTGTTCATACATTTAGTAAGTAGTTCATAAGATGGGTTCGATTCCCATTAGAGTCTCAATGATTACTGAAATTGAATGATACGAGTCCTCAAAGTTCGAAAAGAGTCAGGCAGTAATCGTTATTTGGTGTATTGGTGTAGAGGCCCAACATGCTTCCCTGTCACGGAAGAGACCACGAGTTCGAATCTCGTATACACCGCCATGGCTCCATAGGTAAAGGGATATACCGCCTCTCTTCTAAAGAGGATTTTCAAGTTCGAGTCTTGATGGGGCTACATAACATTAAAACATTAAACCTTAAAATAAACCAAAACAAAATTGTATGCAAAATCTTTTTATTAGTATTATTATGTTGTTTTTACCATTAGAGGTTACGACAACAAATGTAGAAATTGAAGAAAGTAGTAATTTAGAAGAGTTAGGAGTAGTGACGGTCACAACTTACAAACCAACATCAGGAGAAACTGATTCTACACCAAACGTTACCGCAAGTGGATTTAAGATTAGTAAGAAGAATCCTAAGAAACACCGAATCATCGCAGTAAGTCGTGATTTAAAACGTAAGTTAAAATTCGGACAGAAAGTTCGATTGAAGAACGCAGGTAAGTATAATGGTGAGTATGTTGTAAGGGATGTAATGAATAAGAGATATAAAAAACGTATTGATATTCTAATCAACCCAAAAGACAAACAAACAAAACTTTCAAAAGTGAAAGTCTATAAAGTGAAATAGAGTTTGCCCCGATGGAGAAACTGGTAGACTCGCAGCACTTAAAATGCTGTTCGCCGTAAGGAGAGTGCAGGTTCAAATCCTGCTCGGGGCACAATGTAATGATTCGAAAGAATAGCGGAACGGATGCTAAGAATGAAATGGAAACAATTGAAGCTCGTATAAAGGAGTGAATTTGAAACAAACCGCACAGACATTACATTATTTGGGGGTGTAGCTCAGTTGGCTAGAGCACTTGCCTTGCACGCAAGGGGTCGTGGGTTCGAGTCCCTCCTCCTCCACTATCGTTGATATAAACGATAAAAACTATTATCATCAATATAGATGATATTAGGGCTTGTAGCTCATTCGGTTAGAGCAACTGACTCATAATCAGTAGGTAATAGGTTCGATTCCTATCTGGCCCACCAATTTAATAAATAAATTATGCAACACTTAAATGAATACATGAAAGGGTTATTACCTATCGTAGTTGTTACACTTGCGTTATACATATACGATTCACATAGGAATCCTTATACCCATAGTTCTATTTTAGAAATTTTCGGTGGAGTTATGGTGTGTGTTCTTTTAATAGGTGCTGTTAAGGAATACAATCGTAACGATGAGGTATAGTAGTTTTAATTACCCAATAAGACGAATTAACGATAAATTATATCAGGTCATTGCTGAATATTCTTTTGAAGTTGTCAAAGATGTCAATAGTATCAAAGAATGGTTAGAATGTGATGTAGCATTCAAAAGTAACCAAACAAACACTTATCTTTTTTGTAGAACAATCGAAGATGTCAATTTCGAATCTATAACCACATAATTTTATTGGTTGATATTTATAGGTATGGATTATAAACGTTTACGCAGTTTAAGAAACTCATACCCTGCAGTATCAAATACTGATGTTTCATCTTATTATGAAGATAAGGGTGAATACATACGCAGATATGGTAATGATAGAGATAATGCATATATAGACCTATTTTCATATCCAATCGATAAAATACAAACCTTAGACCCCGTAACATATCCTTATGTTGATTTTTCATTCATCGTTCAATTCTATGATGAAGAACAAGGTTTTATAGAAGAATGGACATCTGCTCCTTTTAAGAAATTATTGGAAGAAGCAAAAAAAGAAAAAAATCCTTATTTTAATAAATTTACTGTCGCAGTTATTCCAATCGATTATGGTGATTTAAAAAACCATCATCGTAAAAATAAATTAGCAATTGGTGAAAAATATGCGGAAGTTGAAGTAACAAAAACCATATCAACTATTGAAGATATGCTATTACACATTCAATGGCTGACAGTATTCACCGACCAATTCCGTAATACAAATATTGGTAATAAAATTGATGACCCTAAATATCCAATCGATGGTATTGGTAGTTGGATTAGTACCCATAATCCAAATGGAACGTTTGGGTTTGGTTGGGAAAAATATTTAAAACAAACGTTGGAAGATAAGGTTTTCGCTGATGAAATTACAAGTGATACTTTAATACCAGATGTAATTAAAAAAACAAAACCATCTGATAAGAGTTTACCGATTCAACAACAACCAACACAATTACCTGCAGTAGAACCTACACCACCAAATGTTCCACCACAACAACCTGTATATTACAATACTCGTTATAATCAATATTATCCAACGGATGTAAGTCAAGAACAAGATATAATTCGTTTCAGAAATGGTGAATATAATTATCGTTAATTTAACCCAATTTAAATAATATGAAAAGAAGAACCTTTACAACAATCGATTGGAGAAGATACTTAGAACCAACTAATGATAAACGCGTTGAAAAGTTTTTAGAGGCCAGAGGGTTTGATGTAATGAATCAGGTTTCTCAAAATATTCATAACGCAGGATTGAAAGGTTGGGATGAAGTGGCAATATTAGTTCATCCTAATGCATCTGCAATATCATTAGTTCCAAAAGAAGAATATATAGAGGCATTAGACCATTGTTTAGAATGGTTCAAAAATAAAGAAGAATATGAGATGTGTGGAAAAATCGTAAAGTATAAAGAAGACATACTTAACTATAAGAAACCGGTGAGGAAGAAGAGAGAAAGTAAAAAGTTAATTTAAAAAAACAAACGTTTCATTTTTATGGCAGAGAATCAATCCCAAAAACACAAGCAGTTGACAGAACAAATACAAGAAGATAAAACAAACAGACCAAAGGCTCCAATTAAGTTTCAGTTACAATTAAACGAAGAACAAAAAGAAGCAAAAGAAAAGATTCTCAATAACGCAATTACCATCCTAAGTGGTAAAGCTGGAAGTGGTAAAACTCTTTTGGCATGTCAGGCAGCATTGGATATGTTGTTCAAAAAGAAAATCAATAAAATTATTATCACAAGACCGACAGTTAGTAAAGAAGAAATCGGATTCTTACCAGGTGACCTTAGAGAAAAAATGGAGCCGTGGATGCAACCAATTTATTCTAACTTTTATCAATTATACAATAAAGAAAAAATTGATAAGATTTTAGAATCTGGTCAAGTAGAAATCGTTCCTCTTGCATTTATGAGAGGTAGAACTTTTTTAGATTCATTTATTATTGTGGATGAAGCACAAAACTGCACGAATGACCAAATGGAAATGATTACATCTCGTTTAGGTATTCGTAGTAAAATGGTAATTTGTGGTGATACCCAACAAGTGGATTTAAAATATAAGGGAGAAAGTGGATTTAAGTTCTTATTATCCGTTGCAAAGAAAATTAAGGATATGGATTCCCAAACCCTACTTACCAACCATAGACACCCAGTCGTTGATGCCCTATTAGATGCATATACTGAATTCAACGAAACAATAGGTAAAAAATCATAAGTAGTTGATAATGAATGGGTTAGAAAATAACCCATTTTTTATTTGGAAAATCCAAAAAAACATCGTATATTAGCATATATGAATAAGAGAGATATTTCCCAAATAATTCACCAATACTTTGATAAGATAGTTTCACATTATGGGTATTCATCCCATCATACTGAAACGCCCTGGTTGGTTATTGAGGATTCTCCATATTCAGATGCTGATGATAAAGATATAATCGGTGAGTATTGTGCGATGGATAATGAGTTGATTGTGTATTGGAAAAACATCAAAGATACGGAAGAGTTGATTAAAACTCTTATTCATGAATATCAACATTATTTACAATCTCCTTCATGGATGACACGTTATTACAAAATGGGGTATGATTATCATAATCATCCATACGAAACTATTGCCTACGAAAGAGAGAAAGATTATAAATTATTTATATGAAAACAAAGCAATTCAAAAGCGAATTTAACCCAACATTAGAAGTTGCAATAATGGGAAAAGATGATTTCCGTTATGAGATTATTAAACCTATGTTTGAGGAATATGGTTTTGGATTTATCTTACCTGCATTTAATTTAATCGTAATGGATGGTGAATTGAAGTTAGGTAAAGACATTTATAAATTTATCGAGGCGCATGAAGTTGCACATTATATGTTAGGTCATACCGAACATCATAATTCAGATGATGAAATTATGGCTGATAGATTAGCTCATAAAATGTTGGATGGTAAGGGATATAAAAAATCGGCACAATTGGTAATTGATAAGTTCGAAGAAAGACACGGAATAAAATTTTATTAAAAATATTAGGATATATGAAAATAATTTCGTATGTTAGCTGAGTAATAAGAACACACTATGGGTAAATATAAATTCAAAAATCGCAAGTTTCCAATTCAGTTTCAGAAAGTAGTTGATTACATCAATAACCTAAAAGGTATTGAGGTTTCCCTTTCTAACTCTACTTGTTTTATGGGACACTTTAATAGACAGATTTTCATTCATCACAATTACGATTTGAATGAGAATGGATTATTTGCTTTACTACATGAATGTGGACATGCATTACAACCGGTAAATAATGTTGGCTGTAATGCTTACAAAAACATCGATAATGATGAACATCCAAAAGAATTTATGATGGGTCAATTCTTAAATGAATTAGATGCATGGAATAGAGGATGGGATATTGCTCAAAAATTAAACCTTAAAATAAATGTTAAACAATTTGAAAAAGAAAAACAAATGGCTTTACTTACCTATTTTACTACTACTTGCTAGTTGTACTAAGGAAGATATACCAACTCCACAACCGATACCATCGGTAGTAAATACTGATAAACTAAAACAATCTACTACAATTTATAATGAAAGTGTTTTTAATCAAGAAAACAATTTAGGTTGGTATAGTTCTCATTTAGGAAATACTCCTACAAAAGATGTTGCAGTTGGTGTTGCGTATTTTGATTTTAATGGAGATTCGGAAATGGATATGTTACTTAAAAACGCTAGTAGTGGTATATTTGAATTTTGGATTAAATCGGGTAATACCTACATAAAAGAAGATTACACTAAGGGTAAGATTATCCAATTAAAAGGAACGCGTAGAATTATTACCACCGATATAAATGGGGATAAGTATGTAGATTTCGTATTAGCATTAGCAGATGATAATGATTTTACACAACGAGGATTATATTTTCTTAAAGGTGATAAAGATGGGTTTGAACTGATTCAATATTCAAACGATAGTAAAGATTTTTATCATGGTGCCACTGCAGGAGATGTAAATAAAGATGGTAAAATAGATATTATACTTTCCGGCCCAACTTATTTCTTAGCAGGAAATGGTGATTTTACATTTTCAAAAATAGATTGGCCTACACAAATGTTAGAAATGGGTGGGTTGGGTTTATATTTTGGAGCAGCATGTATGGATTTGGTTGATTTAAATAAAGATGGATATTTGGATTTGATTAGAGGATTTCATAATAACAAAGACGAACAGCCAGGAAATTTATATGGTAAATCTATGATAATTAATTTTGGCAAATCTGATTATCCGTACTTTGGAGAAAAACAATACTTGGAAACGATAGAACCAAATTCAAACGTTACGTTAGATTTTGCTTTCTATGATTACGATAAAGATGGTGATATAGATATTTTTTCAAATAGTAATTTTGATTATAACGATGAATACTATATTCAGTATTTTGAAAATAATTCAGGCAAATTTTCCAATAAAACCAAAACAATATTTGATGGGGATTCGTATAAAGTTTTTAACCATTATGCAATTGATTGGATTAAAGTATGTGATTGGGATAAGGATGGTAATGTTGAAATCTTAATAGAAGGTAAGAATCATAAAAGAGAAAATGGCGTATGGGTAGAACCCAATTTTAACTCATTTAAGATGGGAACAAGTGGTAAATTTTTACAATATAAGTTTTAATTGATAATCAACTAGTTACATATTATGATAAAAAAAGTTTCTAAATAGATAAGAAAATGTTTGGATATATGAGAAATTCTTCGTATATTAGCTGTATAAGATTGAGAGATAATAAAAGACAACAAAATGAACAAAAAAATTATTTACATTGACATGGATGGTGTGTTGGTCGATTTAAAGGCCGAGTTTGACAAGTGGTTTGAACGTCATCCACATTTAGTTGATAAATACAAAAAATGTCCTGACCATATTCCTGGTATTTTCCGAATTCCCCCACCAATCGAAGGGGCAGTTGAGGCAGTTAAGAAATTGGCAGAAAGTGGAAAGTACGAATTGTTTATCGCTACCGCAGCACCGTGGGGAAACCCTGATTCTGCTTCCGATAAACGATATTGGGTTGAGGAATACTTTGGAAACATCTTCCACAAACGAATGATTGTTACTCACCGAAAAGACCTTTTAATGGGCGATTACTTAATTGATGACCGATTAAAGAATGGGGCCGGAGAATTTAGAGGTGAATTATTACGATTTGGTTGGGCGTATGAGAGTGAAACTTGGAATGAATATCCAAATTGGGAATCAATCTTAAACAAATTGTTATGATAAACAAATGGGTGATAATTGGGTGTTTACTATTTACTGCTTGTAGTAAAGAGGATATTGGAGAACCGCAATGGGGACCAGAACAACAAATTCGACAAAATACTACTACACAAACAAAACCAATACCAATATTAGAATTGGATGGTAGATTACCAATAGATAGAAACGGATATTATCACTTACCATTAGTTAGTACATCTACCCAAACTATACATCGAATTACCGGTAGTGTAAAAAATACAATAGAACCGATAAAGGTAGAATGGGAAAATAATTTGTTTTGGTGGTTACTAAAAGGTGATACGATTAGTAATGTAACCAAACTATATATCAATCCCCTCGATGGTTCACGTAATTACGTTAATTTACCCCCAATTACTACTTGGAAGGATGAGTTAGTACCAACGATAAATACATCTTCATATGCCGGCACAAACGGGGAAATAAATACGGTCATTGCTCCTATCTATAAAATGAAAGGTGATACGATGCGAGTGGTATGTAGAGTAATTGAATATAATGTAAGTAAACAAATAAACATAGTATTAGAGTGAGTAAGAAAAAAATGTCACCCATATCATTTCCAGAATCTTTGATTACGGAACAAATCTTTGAAAGACAAGGTTGGGAAAAAGTTCAGCTAGATGAAGATGAAGGCCCGAATGGATATTATTGGATATTACCTTTACCAAAAGATAATCCATCCGAAGATGCTCCAATTTTAATTTCATCGGTAAATGATGAGTGGAAAGATATTGGATTACCAGAAGGTAGTTATGTAGTTGAAATTGAAGATTTTTTAGGATTAGGATTTTGTGAAAGTGTAGAACAATTAGAAATCTTATATCGAGCATTAACTGGTTCAGAAATAGACGATTAAAATATAAATTATGAAAAATTACACAGCAGAAGACCTACAAAAGAATTATGATAAATTCATTGAGGCATTGAGTAAAGTATTTAGTGGTGAAAGATTAGAGAAATTAAAGTTTATGTATTCCGAAGGTGAATTGGGAACTGAATTAGTCTTAGCACCTGCAAGTGGTAAAGAACATTACCATTCGGCATATACTGGCGGATACTTAGACCATGTGATGAATGTAGCACGTAATGCATATAAAATGAAGAAGATTTATGAAGAAGGTGGAATCAAAGTAGATTTTACTGATGAAGAATTATTCTTTGCAGCATTCCATCACGATTTAGGTAAGTTGGGTACAAAGGGTAAACCACATTATATTGAGGAAGAATCTGAATGGCATAAAAAGAATCAGGGTTCTATGTTTAAAATAAATGGTGAAAATCATTATATGGATGTAACCCATCGTGCATTATGGTTACTTAATCAATATGGTATCACATATACCGAAAAAGAAATGATTGGGATTATGTTAGCAGATGGATTATACAACGAAGGTACTAAACCTTACTTTATCAGTTTCCGCCCCGAGATGAGGTTAAAAACCGACCTTCCGTACATTCTACATTGGGCAGACCATATGAGTTGTAGACAAGAGAATAAGCAGTGGGAAGATTCGCAAGTATTCTAACTGACAAGTTGTCAAATGAATTTTTAAAATACTGACAATATGTCATATAATATCGATTGGTATGGATATTGTATAATATGTGGTATATTGTTTAACTAAAAAAAAGAAAAAGATTATGTACACAGCAAATTTAAACCATTTATTAGATTTATTTGAAAAAGATTTACCAAAATGGCCAAACTGGACAACAACAACAATCAACGAATCTCCGTTAGGATATGTCAAACAACATGATGATTCATATCAACTTGCGTTTGATGTAGTAGGACATTCAAAAGAATCAATCAATATTGATGTAGAAGGAAACCTTTTAAAAATCAAAGCAGAAACTAAATTAGAAGAAGATTCTATTCTTAAAAATTTGGTTTCAACTATAAACCATTCGATTCGTATTTCAAATACATATGATATTACACAAACATCTGCTGAGGTGGAAAATGGTATCTTATTAATCAGTATTCCAAAAAAGGAAGAAGCAAAACAAAAGAAAATTTCAGTAAAAGTAAAATAGTTTTAGTATCTCTCTCTCATAAAAGGTCATCATTATATGGTGGCCTTTTTTATATTAAAGAATTGGTGTAGTTATTACCAAAGTTTTTTAAGATTATGTTATTGAAATATTGTTTATAAAAAACACCTGCAGGAGCATTTGTTAAGATTTCCATAAATACATAATCAACAACAATTTCATCTCCAACATTTATATTACAATTTGCATATAAATCATATCCATCTAAATTGATGGTTTCTTTTACATAGGTATTTGGTGTATTTGAATGATTACAATATCTACCCAACTCTCTATCATACCATCCGTAAATATTTTTTGGATATTCTTTAATCGGTGTATTTTTATAATATTCACCTATGAATTCATCTTTTACAAATATCTTTGTTGCAAATACTGCTTTACCTTTTATTTTAGTATCTAAGATAGAATACATTATAATAAATGTTTTAAACTATCATCACTATAAAAATCAACACCATTAAATTTCGTATGCCATATGACATATTGGTTGTTTTGAAATAATCGATGGTGTTTCCATGAATCTGGCCAAGATGCTACCTCTTCATCGGTAAACGTTATAATTTCAGAATTTAATTTACTATTAGGGTGATAGTGTGCATAATAGGTTAATATTGTCCCTTCTTTACAATTAGGTTTAACCATATCCATAAAAAATGGAAGATTTCCATCAGTATCGGTATCAAAATATACACCATCAAATTTTTTATCTTCTAATGGTAATACATCTACCCAATTACCAAAAATAACATTTATTGGTATAGTTTTTGTCTTTGCCCATTCTAATGCTCGTTGATATTGTTGTGGATGAATTTCTATGACAGTATAAGATGTTACGTTTGGATTACTTGTAATGAAATCTGCAGAGATGTGCATACCAAATCCTAACTCTAAAATATCACCACCATTTTGTATAGTAATTTCTGCCATACGTTTTGATATTTTAGTTTCACATACGTGCATTATTGTATGATTAGTTTCTGGATTATAAATCCCCTCATCAGTAATAATAATATTTTCAGTTCCGTTCATTACAATATAGTTGTTGGTTTATTTAAGTTTGGATGTTTTATATAAATAGATGATTTTTGTAATGAGTTGAAATCTAATAATGTTAAATCATTTTCTGGTTTATATGTTGGAATATATTTGTTAATTTTATAATCGGTATCTAATAAAAATTTATAAAACCATACCCAAACTGATTCATTTGGTTTTGAATTTGACTTTCCTTTTACTTGTCTAATATTACCACTTTCAGTTTCATATACAATTATCATATGACTTATATTTGAATCTTTGGTTTGTTCTCTTAACTCTAATGTAGTATGACCGTAATTTACTCTACCACAATCCTCCATTCTAAGCATGGATTCAATACAAAACAATTTTTGTAAATCTATCCAATAAAATCCAATCCCATTTTCTCTATAATCTAAAATAATTTTATTTTTCTCTATATAATTTTGAGTATCGTAGGTTTTTTTATATTGATTAAAAAAATTTATCCATATATTTTGAATTTTGGTTAATGATATTGCATCTAATGATTCATATGATATAGTTGTGGAATCTACATAATTACAAAGATGATATACCATATTTATTATATCCGATTTTTTTATGGAATTAATATCATCAATATCATTTTTCAACTTATTAAAAATAATACTACCCAAATCTGGTCCTAATATTTTATAAATCTCTTGCTCTCTTTTGGATAATTTGCTTGACATTATATTAAAGTTTTATCAGATTTTTTATAAAATTCTACATTTACATCGTATTGTATCGATTGCGATTTGATTTTATTTATATCGTTTAAATTACTTATATCAAATCCGTTTTCGATTAAAAAACTAATTGATGTTTCTAAATCATTACATACGTTTTTATATAATTCATTATTTAAACTTACTTCAATTTTACCTGCACGGATTGATTGTAATTTATCACCAAATGATTTTAATATTGTCAAATCATTACCTTGTGCATCGCAGTGAAAATAATCAATAATATCAATATTGTTTTGAATTAAAAATGTATCCATTCTAATAACATCAACCAATACTTGAGATACATATTTAATTTTGGTATTCTCTTTTGAAAATGTAGATAATTCATATAAAGATGATGATTGTCCATCTGCTGAAATATTAAATGTGGATGTGCCATCAAAATCACTAACAGCCTTTTCTATTATTTGAATGTTTGTATTATTTTTAAATTTATATCGTAATGTTTTTGCAAGAAATGGATTTGGTTCAAATGACCATATTATAGCATCTTTGAAAAACTTAGAAGTATTACCACCATCATTAGCACCGATTTCTATTATATTCATTATAATATTTTTTTAGTGTTATTAAATCTACTTGTAACATTTTTCTCGGCCATATGACATAATCCATTTGAATCTAGATTTTCATATGATGGGTTTTCGTTAAATAAATAATTTATATCCGTAAAATACAAATTTGGATATTGTTGATTCAACGTTATAGGTGGAATAGTATTATATCGTTTAGAAAAAAAATCGTAATTAATATCTATGATATTTAATACTTCTGAATATGCTTTATTAATCAATTCGTATTTGTTTGTAGATAATATGGATGTATTATTTAATTCGGTAAATTCTAATTTATTAATAGAATATTTTTCAAAAATATATTCAAAATCAGATATAGCATTTAATTTAATAGGATGTTTGTAACACAGATTTAATTTATCTGGAATTATTATTTTATCTAATTTACTAAAATCTTTAATAATCAAATCATTATCCAAATGAATGAATGGTCTATCTATTAGTGATAATACTTTTAATTTTGGATAAGACCATAACGTATCTATTTTATATTTAGTATCAACATCAAATTCAATCCAATTATATTGTAGTGATGTATTTTTAAAATAATCAATATCCGAATATATGGTTGGGATTATACCATATGTATTTAGATTTTGAATAGAATATCTTAAATACACTTCTGTCACATCTTTTAATCTTATAGGTAAGTAAGTGAATACAACATCCATTATATTAAAGATTGTTTTGTAGTGGTTGATGTATTAAATCCTTTGATAATTAAATCTAATAATGAATTATCATTATTAACACTATTCATTATTTTAGAATGAACCAAATCAGACCACTCTTTACATAATACATAATTTGTATCAAATTCATTCATAAATGATTCCACAAATTGTGCAAATAATTTACTATTTGCTCTACATCTTTTAGAGTCTTCATAAAATGGATGGGGTGGAATATCAAACATCAACTCTAACATTTTAAGTGGATAATCATGTGTAGATATAAATGGTATTCCTGCTAAAATAAGTGCAAATGTTTTTTCTGAAAGATATTGTGATAGATATTCTTTTTTACTCCATGACCAACTTTCACAAAGTATTTGCATTTTGGCTTTTGATAAAACTCTAAAAAACATATCCATATATCCTTGATGATTCATAATCCAAGTAACATCCTCAAAATCATTTTTACCATATACGGAATTTATAGGTATGTGTTTTATTTTTGGTGAATTCAAATTATAATCTGGATTTTGTAATGAATCGCTTCGTTGTAACAATAACCTATCGTTTTTAATTTTACTCAATTCGTTTATTATCAAAACTCTATTTAGTTTATGATTTTTTATACTATACATTAAATCATAATCAAAATTAAGTTTATCATAAATTTGTTTGAATTCGTAAAACCATCTAATACCAATTATCTCATTCCACTGGAATATGGTATTTGTTAATGCGTAATGAAAATTTGGATATTTTGATTCTACTGCTGAATTTAAAAATAAATTATCCACAATAATATGATGATTATTTAATTCAGATAATAATTTTTCTACCTCAACCCATTTATCATTTTGTTCTATCGTATCATGAGTTTGAAGTATTTTTTCAGTTCTAAAATAAGTTATTATCCATTTTTGGTGAGGTGGTGCATCTTTAATTAATTTTTTATATATGGATAGAATTTGTTGTGATTCTTGTTCCATATAATGTTCATCTCTTTCTATGTATCCAATTTTAGAATCACCACTTCCGTAAAATAAAGCTGTGAAATAATCTAATATATGATGACCATCTTCTTCAAAACTAATTTGATTTTTAAATATAAATTGAAAATCAACACCTTTATACTGACAATCAATTATATCAACACCATCTGATGAAGAATATTTACGATTAATAGTATTGTGTGCTACTTTATAAAATATTGATTTTTGATATGAGTGATGTATGTATATTTTCATAACTAAATTATTTTTGTATCAAAATCAATTCGATTTCCTTTTCGTAATTTTCCCGGTTCGTTTATATCATATATATCCTCATAAAACGTTATTGGAATATTAAGTGTATTTGATATGTAAACTAATTCATCATTACATTTTTGAATGTATTCATATTCTTTATCGTAATTAGGAGTTCGTTCCCACAAATATGGTTGGTTGGATTTAAAACTTTTTTCCTTTTCTTTATACATCAAATACGCCCAACTTTCTGCACAATTGGTTAGATTCTTTCTTGACAATAATATAACTTCATCAAATTCTTTGGTTAAATTTAACAACCATTCAATTCTATCTTCACTTTTAATTGTAGTTGGTAAATGAAAAATTATTGTCTTAACAACTGCATTTTTAAATTTACTTATATCTGGTATAGTTGTTGATGAATTAAATGGTTCAAACTCATATTTTAAATTATGTTTTATAGATAATCTTTTACCTAATTCACTAGAACCCGTTCTCGGTAACGCAATTATTAAAATATTCATATCAACGAATTATTATTTTTTACCTTTGGATAATTAAAATCAGTTTCAGTCATCCAAACATTTAACGCATATCGAATCCCCTCCGTTACCGGTAAAACTCCATGATATGTTTTAGTTCCAATAAAAGATATAGAATCTCCTAATTTCAAATCAAATATTTCAATTCCATCTAAATTTTTAAAATTAAGTGATGGATTCTTACTTTCTGATAATGCAAATTGTCCACCATTAAATCCATCCGATAATACTATGACAGTAGTTAGTTCACTTGTTTTATCTTTATGTAAATTTAAATACCTCCCATCGTAATATGATGTTAAACTGATATTGAAGTTTTTTAAATCAAATGTATTATAATCAAACCACAAACTAAATTCATTCGATTTATATTTTTGGATTAATAAATTGATAATTTTAGTTTTGAATTCTTCATCATATATTCGTCTACAATCCCACTTTTCAGATGGATTATACGAAAAGCGTTCACCATTACTCAAACAAAAATCAATAATATTATTTGCTTCAGTCCTATCACAAAAATTATTATTTATAGAATAATTCATTATAAAATTTTTATTTGTTTAGACGATGTAGATTTGATAATATTGGTTTCAGTAATAAATCTAAATAACTCTTCACCTATTAGTTTGTATCCTAATTTCGAAGGATGCATACCAGGAACATTTAATATATTATATTGTGGAGATTCCCATACATTTCTATCGTTAGTATTTGTTAAGAATTGTTTAAATGTCGTATTACCAAATTTCCAATAGTTTGATTTATTGATTAAATTAGTTTTATCATCCTCCAATCGTATATTATCAATCATCATATCAAATGCATCACAAAAAATGTAATTTATACCATAATATTCAAATAATGATTGTAGGAATAATATATAATTCTGATTGATTATATTGTAATAATTTTGTGTATATAATTCTCTTACAAAGAATTCTTTGAAATTGATAAGAAATTCGTTATACGTTGGATTTTTACTAAACTTATTGTGGGTAAACCATTTGGTTTTATGCTGCTCTTCTAAATACTTCACACCCCACACATGCCATTCATCGGTAGGAAAAAATGGAACACTATCTCTAAGAGTAGAACTCCACATAATAACCACTAAATCATTTTGTGATATTTTATAAGATTTTACTAAATCAATTATTCTATCGAATATTTGTTTATTTGAACTACCGGCTTCTCCATAATTTATATGAGGAATATCTAATAAATCACTCAATACCTTTGGCCATGCATGTTGGTTTCTATATTGTGTTTTTTCCAAATCGTTTGTGATTTTAGATTCAACATCTATATTACCACCAACACCTTCGGTCCAACTATCGCCAAATGCACATAACCTCATATTATCAAATCATTATGATAAATGCTTATCCTTTATTCTATTTACAAACTCTTGAACTGCAGCTGCAATTTTTACTTTTGTATTAGATGGTATTGGTGCTATTAAAGCCTTAATGACCGTAGTAGGTCTTTCTATTCTTGTACTTGCCATAGTATAATATTTTTTTTAATTATTTAAAGTTTACCTCCACTACATGTTGGGCACCACCCAGAGTGGCAATAATATCCACACCAATTCCACGGACACCAACACGAGTTGTGCATCACACTAAAATCACCATCACCTATATCAACAAGGAATAAATCGGATGGTTCAAAATCCATACTATAAATTACTTTTTGAGCATGTTCCATCTCTAATCCTGTAATTTCAATAGTTGTTAATTGGTTGGTAGTAGAATCAGTTACAATTAATTTATCACCCACATACATTTTGTTTAATTTTTCAAAACGAGTTGCTAATGACCCAGATTCTTCAATATAATATGTACATGAAGGCGAATCTACCCAAGTCTTACCATCGGCTAAAGTAACTCTTACATATATTGTATCGATGGATGCTGAAACAATTGATTGTAAACTAGATGATGTAGATGTTAGAGTATCATTTGAATATTGTAATGAACCCGACCATCCATAAGTTTCGATTTGTGTTTCTTCAAATTTTGCTGCATGATTGTTATTAAAATCAAGAAAATCAATAGAACGAACGTAATCACCCAATTTTATAGTATCCACATCTATTAATGAACCAGTGTAATCTAAAATAACACTTTCATCATCGGTGTGATATTCGACTCCTCTATTTTTACCCAACTCTTTTGTAAGATATTTGTATCTACTTTTTTGATTTAACGTAGTTGTAGTAGAAAGTAATTCAGTAGATGCGAATGTAAGTGGAATAATCGCAGATTGTCTATATCCACCCATATTAATTACATCTAAATTACCACCATATATAATATCTATACTTCTGATAATTGCATATCTACCTTCTACTAAATTCGTTTCATCATAAATAAATTCTTGTAATAAATGATTTGTAGGAGTTGTAGATTTTAATGAACCCAATTCAGCATCAGATGTTAATATATGTAATTCTGGATATAATTCACTATTATAATTTGGGTATCTTGCTTTAATTAATACATTTGGATTATTACCATTATCGGTTATTGTAGTAATACCATCAAATCCCAATACACTATCATCTTGATATGTGTTTGGAATATAAGTAGAACCACTCATTAATGAGAAAAATTCAAATTTATCTGCACAATATGTTTCATCTACCAATGCAGTAGTATCAAATGCTTGTCTTAAAATAAATTTATTAGAAGTATCTTCAATATAAGGAACTGTCACCGAACCGAATGGAACAACATAATCAGTAAACGTTATATTGTTTTCAGAACATTTTTGTTGTAATAATACCTTAAATTTATATGGTTGATTTACTGGTTTGTGTGAATCAACTTCAGTCCATATATAATGGAATTCAGTTATTGAATTCGCTACCAACATAGTAAATAACGCATCGTAATCTAATAGGTCTGCACCATCGTTGTATATTGTGGTATTTGTGTTCGTTTCTAATATCTTAACATCACCATTATATTCTAATAGGTCAGTTCCAATAATTGTTGCTTTCATATTTTTCCTTTATATTTCATCTATAAATATATAATTCATTAAATTAAGGAATTTTCATCCTTATCTGGTATAGGTTCTAAATATCCTAAATCAGTCTCTCCCCATTTTTTCTTTGTGCATGCATTAAATGTATTCGAAAATACCTTTTTATTTAAAGGACACCCGCAGTGATTACATAATGCAGACCATTTTACACCTGATAATATTTCTTTTCTATATTCGCATCCCATACACACATTTAATCTTTTCTCTGCTAATTCTTCTTGTAAAGGTGTTGGATTAAACGATGATTTCCATGCATCAAATATTTCTTTATAATCAATCATTTATATTAGAGTTTTAACTGATTTTGGTAAATCGTAATAATCATAAATACTATTGTATTTTTTAATAAATTCGGAATTTAATTTTAAATTAGTTTCCATATGTTTACTAGAATTTACTTCTTTTAATTGAAATGGTTTTTGAGTAATATTTGAAATCCACATTTCCATCTCTTTTAAATTTTTAATATCAAACCATATAATAGTTGGGTCGTTATTATGCCAATAAATTCCCGGTGTTATTAAAATATCAAGTATATTAACAATATATTCTTCGGAATGCAATTTTAATTCGATTGGTATGCCATAACGTTGTGATAATAAATTTTTATCTATTAAATAATCGCATATAATATCCCATCGATTTTTCTTTGTAAGCAATTGTTCCGTTTTGTAAAAAAATAATTCATCTAATGTAATGTTTTTAAAATATTCATATACATCATTTGCACCTGCTCGTTTTAAATCAAAAAGTATGTGTTTATATAATGAATAAAATGTTTCATGTCTATCTCTTTTTACTGCTATTATAGGATACTCAAATCCAAATTTTTTACCTAAATCAATTAGTGGTTCGTGTCCATGCTGAATATAATCCATTATAGTCGATTCATCTATATTAGTAAAATCTATTTTCGAATTAAAAGAATTCCAACTTTCTTTAATAGTTTCAACTGATAATCCATTCAGTATACAAGAATAATGAAACGACGTTGAACCTCTTCTTGGTAAACTCAAATATATAAACTTATTATCTATTAACATTATATCAAAGATTTTTCTTTTTTAATAAATTCAAATCCAACATTACCAGCCATTACAATTCTATCTATTGTAGATTTCGGTGCATTGTTTGGAGTATGTGGCATATCACCTGGCATTATAATTAAATCATCTTCTTCCGGTCTTATCCAATATTCTTTTTTATTTTGGCCTCTAAAGTATAATACACCATCTTCGCCTTCCATTACATCTGGCATTTGAATATAATAAACGTAAGTATAAGTTGGAACAAATGATTCCATTTGTTTATTGATTTCAGTATGAACATGAAATTTATCTACACCTTTTAGTTCATTGTGTTTAAATTGTATTTGAACTGGGTCAATTGAACGAACTACATTTACCCAAGAATCTGTATTAATTCTATTAAAAATTTTACCTTCTTCTACATAAATTTGTTTACATAAATTAATTCCATTTTGAAGTATTTCATCTAATTTATTTTCAATTTTAACATCACCTATAAAATTTAAATTATTTTTTTCTTTCTTATACCCAAACCCATCAGTTTTAACATCTGGCAATGATTCAATCACATCTTTTGCTTCAGATATAATTTGGTTTTTGAATGATGATAAATTTAATTTTGTTTTCCAAATGAAAGTGGATTCATCAAAATATATTTTTTCCATATTATAACAATTCTTTTTTTATAATTTTTTTATTTTTTCTAAAAATGGTTGTATAGTTTGATACTGCAAATGGTAATTCATTCGTTGATGATTCTTTCAATTCAAACGAATTTAATAATTCTACATCATTTTTTGAGTTAATACTTTTATTCTCATTTAATATTAATTTTAATTTAGTTGGTATTGGTGTAGATTGAGCATCCTTCCAAAATTGTGTATCATCTCGTTCCGTTAAATAATGATAACGAATAAATAACATATTTTGTTCATTTATTTCCGAACTCCATTGGTTGAATCTATCTCTATAATTTTCATTAAATTCAACATCTAATAAACGTTTTAATTGCATTATAGTTGTCATTAATGAGGTTGCTTCTAATGGTTCTATAAAACTAAATGATAATCCAATTGATATAGAATTACCAATCCAACTTCGTTTGAACGTACCTGGATTAAAATCAAACACTTTTTGAATACTAATTTGATGACCTAATTTAGTTTCAACTTCTACTTTAGCATCCTCAACTGATGTATATTTATCACTAAATACATATCCACATCCTAATCTATGTTGCAATGGTATTTGAAACATCCAACCATATTTCAGTGCTTCTAATTTAGTTTGTGTTCTATCTTTTATAGTAATTTTATTTTCTTGTGGTAAGAAAAACCCAAATGCTTTATTTACTAATAAATATTCTGAATAATCAATCCAATCTTCTTTATGTATTTTACCAGTTATTAATCTAGCAAATCCACTGCAATCAAATATAAAATCTAAATTGATTTTTCCATTGTTTAATAAATCTAAACTATTAATAATTTCATTTCTATTATTTATTTTTACAATGTCATCATCAATCCATTTAACACCCCTACTAATAGCAATTTCTCTAAGATATTTAGAAACCATTTTAGCATCAAAATGATATGCATACGAAATAGATTGCAATAATTCGGATGGTTGTTTACCCATAAGTGGATGTTTAGCAATTCTACCATCACCATTCCAATTTATAAATTCTAATCCATTTTTTATAGATGAACCGGTTTTATTAAAAAAATCAGTTTGGTCTATTTCTAATAATGAAAGCATTTTACCAAAATTAGATGTTCCACCTTCACCCGCACCTAATATTCCAATTTTAGAACTTTCGATTAGTGTTACATCTACGTTTTTCCAAAATTTATTTACAACTAATGCAGTCAACCAACCAGCAGTACCTCCACCAATAATCACAACTTTTTTCATATAACTGATTTTTTTATTTCTTTACTTGGCCAAACATTTAAAGAATATCTAATCCCACTATTTAATTTATCTACACAATGCAATATATTTGAATCGAATATAAAAATACTACCTTGTTTTTTAGGAACATTATATTCAATACCATCAATCATATAAATTACATCACCACCATCGTAATCATCATTTAATTGAAATATGATAGTTGATGATGCCCCATACATAATTTCGTGTGAATCGGAATGCCAATCTAAAAAATCATCCTTTGAATATTCATTAAAAGAATATTTTGGAATTCCATTATATTTGATTCCATTAAAAGGTTTTAACTCATTTAAAATGGTTATTGTTTTATCTGATATAGATTTTATTTCTGATAATTCTAATGTATTATCTACAAAATAACAACCCATTCTTTTGTTTGTATTTTCATTTAAACCACTTTCAGTATAAACACCATTTACAAATTTAGATGATGTCATTTTATTTAATCCGAGTGATTTACCCAAATCAATAATAAAATTACATTCTTCTGGTGTTAAAAAATTTTCAATATATTTTACAAACATAATGTATCTATTTTGTATATATAAATATATAAAAACTACTTTTTTTGATATTATAATATTTATAAGCAATAAACAAAATATATAATTATGAAAGACGTGTATAAGCAAAAGATTGTAGATTTGATTAATTCAATTAACGGAAGAGTAGTATTGATTGATAAAATGATTGATGGCCAGAAACAACCTAACCCACAAGAAGCAAAACAATACATCAGAGAAATTCAAAAAGGTTTAGAACAAATAGACGAGTTTATCTCAATATCGTAAAATGAACTGGCTGAAATATTTGGTAGGATTATCAGCGATAATTGTTGCCGGATGTGCTGCTTATTTTTCGGTTACAGGTTTGGGCGTTTTATTCGCCGGAGCATCTACATCGGTAATGATAATGGCAGGTTCATTAGAACTTGCTAAGTTAGTTGCTGCAACTTATCTAAAACAAACGTGGGATGATATTAAAGGATTCAACAAATGGTATTTAACCCTTTCAGTTGGTATTCTTATGATGATTACATCTGCAGGTATTTTTGGTTATTTATCTAATGCATTCCAACAACAAAATTTAGCATTACAACAAGTTGATAGAGAGATTTTAGTGCATTCAACAAAAATAGAACAAAACACCAATCAAATTACACAACTCTCTACGCAAATTACCGAATTCAATTCTAATCAAGGTAAAATCATAGATGGTGGTAAAGTAAATTCACGTCTATTACGTTCAATCGATAATAGAGATAAACAAATTGCAAAGTTAAATGATAAGATTGCAAAATTACAAGAAGATAATGCTACTGAAAACGATGCAATCAATAAAATCAAAACTGATAATTTAGGTTTAGAAAAAGAAGTTGGTGGATTTAGATTTGTTGCTGAAGCCTTTGGATTGGAATTGAATACTGTCGTTAAGTTCTTCATCTTTATTATTGTAATAGTATTTGACCCTCTTGCAGTTGCACTAATCATTGCGTTTAACGGATTGATTGGTAAGAAAAATATGTATGGTGAATCCGAACCCTTAGTGGAAAAAAATTATCAAATTTACGAAGATAGTGGAAAAAATTCTACAATTGATGAAGAAATTCCAATTATGGTAGAAAATACTCCACAATTTGATGAAGCAGATTTGAACAAAGATGGAGTTGTAAGTGAAGAAGAACTTAGAGAGTGGTATGAAAAAGATGGATGGAAAGACCCATATCAGGGTAAATCTTATTTTACTCACCCGTGGTTTGATTGGAAAAAGAAAGAACGTTGGGTAAACGATAGAGAGGCTATCAATTACTGGTTAAATCACGAAGGTGGTAATCATAATGCATTAAAAGAATTACAAAAAAAATAAATATGGTGACAGTTTCAGAATCTGCGGCTAAAAAACTTAATAATCTTATAGAAGAAAGTGGGTTTACTACTCCTTATGTAAGAGTGGCAGTTAAAGGTGGTGGGTGTAGTGGTTTATCATATGACCTTTCATTTGATACCAACCAACAACCGAATGATACACTTGCTGAAGATAAAGGTATAAAAATCTTAGTAGATAATAAATCTCTATTATACCTATTTGGGACAGAATTGGAGTTTTCCGATGGATTAAATGGTAAAGGATTCCAATTTATTAACCCAAATGCCAGTAGAACCTGTGGTTGTGGGGAAAGTTTTTCCCTATAAAATTTGGTAATATCAGATATTTTTCGTATATTTGTTATATAAAAAATACGATATGAATTTAGGTTACGCATGTATCAATATGACATTAGGAGAACAAACTCCTAAGATTACTACCAATCGTAGTATGGTCAAAAAAACCTTTGCACAAAAAGGTACATCTTACGCATCAGAGTTAGCGTTACAAAATGTACGTGATTTGTTTGAAATCATCAAATGGAACGTAAAATCTAACATCAAAGTATTTCGTGTATCATCCGATATATTCCCGTGGGGTAGTGAATACAACTTAGAAGATTTACCTGATTATGGTAAGATTTCAAATATTCTAAAAGGTTGTGGAACTTACGCAAAAGAAAACGGATTACGAATTACATCACATCCCGGTCCTTTTAACGTATTAGTTTCACCAAACGAAAACGTAGTTCAAAATACTATTAAAGATTTAGAATTACATGGTAAATTATTTGATATGATGGGATTATCTCTCACTCCTTACAATAAGATTAATATCCATTGTAATGGTGTTTACGGAGATAAAATCTCTGCGTTGGATAGATTTATCACTAACTATAAAAGACTCTCTCAATCGGTTCAAAAACGTTTAACAATTGAGAATGATGATAAGGCATCGATGTATTCGGTAGATGATTTAGTTTATGTCCATAATAAGATTGGTATTCCGATTGTATTTGATTATCATCATCACCAATTTTGTACTGGTGGTCTTACCGAAGAAGAGGCGTTAACCAAAGCAGTATCAACTTGGCCAAAGGATATTAAACCTATCGTTCATTATTCAGAATCCAAAGCGTTACATGAAAATGATACAAAACAAAAACCACAAGCCCATTCAGATTATATCAACTCACTCCCTAACACATATGGATTAGATGTAGATATTATGGTTGAGGCAAAGGCGAAAGAATTAGCAATATTACCTTTTATTAAATAATATGGAAAATCAAGGAAAAACAAAACAACAAATGGAGGATTCAGAAAATTTTGTATCCATCGGTGTAGTAGGTGCAATTATTACATTAGTGGCTGTAATTTTGGTTGAATTATTTTTTTAAATGAAATTAAGAGATTATCAGATAGAACCAGTTGCCATTGGTATTGAATTTTTTAAAACACCAAAAATGGCACCTTCGATTATCGTTGCACCTACTGCATTCGGTAAATCAATTGTTATTGCCCATATCGCAAAAGGTATCGGTGAAAAGGTATTAGTAATTCAACCTTCAAAAGAATTATTGGAACAAAACTACAACAAACTTATTACATTAGGAGGTACTGCATCAATCTATTCTGCATCTATGGGTGAGAAAGAGATTGGTGATATTACTTATGCAACAATAGGTTCAATCATAAACATTGCTTGGAAATTTAAAGAATTAGGAATTACTAAGGTTATTATAGATGAGTGTGATAGATACCCTCGTGATAAAAGTGGTCAATTACGAAAGTTTATTGATTCACTCAAAGCAACTCACGTTTTAGGTTTAACTGCAACTCCCTTAAAATTACAAACCAATATGGGAGAAACTGGTCCTTACTCTAAGTTAGTAATGTTGACCAATCGTTCTAAACATGGAACATTCTTCAAACACATTATTCACGTTTCCCAAATTCAAGATATTGTTGATATGGGATTTTGGACTCCGTTAGAATATCAATCATATGATTTCGATACCGGAGCATTGGTGTATAATTCAACTGGTGCTGAATATACCAACGATTCTATTGCACGTGCATATGAGAATCAAAATTTACAAGATAAGATTGTTAAAAAGGTTCACGAACTTTACGATAGAAAATCTATATTAGTTGCAGTACCTACTATTGAACAAGCAACAATACTTGCGGGTAAAATTCCATCTGCAGCAGTAGTACATGGAGAAACTCCAACTGCAGAACGTAATCGTATTATTGAAGAGTTTCGTTCACAAAAGATTAGAGTTATAGTTCAGGTGAATGTATTGACGGTTGGATTTGACTATCCAGAATTAGATTGTTTGATTACCGCAAGACCAACTGCATCTATCTCATGGTGGTATCAGTTTGTTGGTAGAGGAACTCGTATTCATCAAAACAAAAAAGATTGTTTAGTTGTTGATTTTGTAGGTTCATTAGAAAAGTTTGGTAAAGTTGAAGCACTTTATTACAAAGAAGATAATGAAGGTATTTGGGAATTGTATGGTGAGAATAAAAAGAAAATCACAGGTATTCCAATGCATGAAATTGGTATTCACTTAGAAGGTGGAATCAATCTTGCAGAACAACGAAATGCAGAAGGTGAAATCGAAAAGGTGTATATGACGTTTGGTAAATATAAAAACAAACCAGTTGCATCCATTCCACCATATTATCGAAAGTGGTTATTGGATAATATAACATGGAATCCATATAACGTAAAAATTAAAAATGAAATTATCCGTTTAGAACAATTAAAAAAATAATTTGGAAATACAATAATTTTTTCGTATCTTTAATTTAATGAAAAAAATGCTATTAGTGCTAATGTTATTGGGAGTGATGACATTAGAGGGGAAACCCAAATATAGAATTGAGACTTGGATTGATAATGGAACTCGTTATTATCTACCACAAAAAAAAGTGTGGTATAAAACAAATTATTTTACTTTACCAATTAAGGTGTGGCAAAGTGGAGCATTTCCATTTCAAAATCAATCACAAGCAGAAGAGATTATTCAAAATTGGAAAATGGATTATCAAGCAAAATTAGATTATAGACGTTCGGAATATATAGAAATAAAATAATATGGATAATTTTTTAAGATATTGGCCAGTAATATTACTATTTTCAATATTGATACTTGCAATTGGATTAAGTGTGAATCATAGTAAAGTTAATATAACAAAAGCTGAAGAAAGTTATTTGATTAAATTGGAACAAATTGATTCTCTACAAAATGTAATTGATTCATTACAAACTGAATTAAAATTTCAAGATGATGGATTTGATAGTAAAGAAAATAGATATGAAGATATTATAAGTGAATATGAAATTGGATTATCTTATTTAAAAGATTACCATCCAAAAGCATATAAAGATTTTCATAGAATAATTGGGATGAGAGAACGATATAGCAGAGAATTAGATAGAGAAAATAAACAAAGATTAAAAATAGAATAATATGTTACAAATTACAAAAGAAGAATTGGTAGAAAAATTATTAGTAGAAGAAATTTCCGTAACTTTTACAAAGGCAGATGGTACTGATAGAACTATGTTATGTACCAAACAATTTAGTAAAATACCGCAAGAGTTTCACCCAAAAACTGATAAGGTTGTTAAATTAGATGAAAACGGAAACGTAATCGAAACGGATTTGATTTCAGTTTGGGATTTAGAAAAACAAGGATGGAGAAGTTTTAATTTTAGTAAAGTAAAAGAAATTGTTTAATGAATACGATAGATAAAAAGTATCAAGACCTGTTACAAGATATTTTAGATAATGGAGTAAAGAAAAAAGATAGAACCGGAACTGGTACTATATCCGTATTTGGTAGACAAATCCGTCACAAAATGTCACAAGGGTTTCCATTACTAACCACAAAAAAAATGGCGTGGAATGTAATGGTTACGGAACTCCTATGGTTTTTAAGAGGAGATACTAACATTAAATTTCTATTGGATTATAATTGTCATATTTGGGATGGTGATGCTTACAAAGTACATTTACATAATGCTCCCATAGGAAATGAAAATTATTTAACAAAAGAAGAATTCATTGCCAAAATTAAAACCGATAAAGAGTTTGCAAAGGTATGGGGTGATTTAGGACCAATCTATGGTAAACAATGGCGAAGTTGGAAACGAAACGCAACTCGTGATGAAAAAATAGTTGAACCGGGTGTTTATACAAAATATATAGACCAAATAGATAATCTGATTAATGAACTCAAAACAAACCCAGATAGTAGAAGATTGATGGTTAATGCTTGGAATGTTGGTGAATTAGACCAAATGGTTTTACCACCTTGTCATTATGGATTTCAAGTTTATACAAGAGAATTAAGTAATAAAGAACGATATAGAATTTGGTTTAATAAAAACTATGAGAGTGGTATGGAGTTTAACGATGAACTGATACCTGATTTTGATGACAAGTATTATGAATCCACTCCAAAGAGAGCAATTTCTTTAATGTGGAATCAACGTTCGGTAGATACATTTTTAGGATTACCATTTAACATTGCTTCTTACGGATTACTATTAGAGATTATAGCAAAGGAGGTTGGGATGTATGCAGATGAACTGATTGGTAACTTAGGAGATGTACATTTGTATTCTAATCACATAGAACAAGCAAAAGAACAAATCAGTAGAGAACCATTTGATTTACCAAAGATTAACATCACCGAACGAAATTGGTATCTACATGAAAAAGTAAAAGAACATTTAGGTCCTAAAACATTTAGTGAAAAGATTTTAAGTTATAGACCAGATTGTTTTGAATTACAAAATTATATATCACATCCAAAATTAAGAGCACCTTTAAGTAATTAGTTATGGCTAAGAAACCAGAACCATCAATTAAAGATAAACCATTAAAGTTTGAATACACTTACGAAGATGATGAATCTATTTCTATTTGGAAATATGATAAAACAAAATTCCTTAATGGTCCAATATCAGTAGAATATAAATGGAAACCTGCATATACGAATAGGATGAAATTATTACAAAAGCAGGAAAAAGAATCAAAGAAAAAGAAAACTAAAACTAACGAAAAAACGTTAAATAAGTTTAAGTAAATTTGGAATTATCAAAATATTTTCGTATCTTTACATAATATTAACCAAATACTAAATAAATTTTATGAGTAATACTACAATTACTATTCCTATTTCACTAATAAAAGAAACACCAAACAATTTTGAATTGGGTGAAAAAATTAGAAAAATATTCAACGAAACTATTAAAGAAGGACATTCTATATTTCCAGATAATGTAGAATATACCGATGAGTATTTCAAACCAAATTATGTAAATCCTTACAAATCAAATAAAAAATAATAACATGCAAATTGTAAAAGACAAACTTAAACTATCTAAACCGATTAAACCTTCAAAATTATCTGCAGAAGAAATTCAAAAGATTACGGATACTCTTACTACCGAATTAGAAAAACATGGTGGTATTGGATTATCTGCTAATCAGTTAGGTTTGGATGTTCGTGCATGTATAATTAAGGTAATCGACCCGTTAGTTTTAATCAATCCAACTATTATTGAACGCTCAGAAGATGCTGTTGCGTATGTAGAACAATGTCTATCTATTGATAAGACGTTAAAAAGTCCAGTTAAGACAGTTCGTTCAAAACGAATTTTAGTAGAAACTGATAATTTAGGTGTAGTGGAATTTAAAGCAGATAATCAATTTAACGATTGGAAAGATGCAGATGAATTCTTTGGTGATGCTGGTTTAATGGAATGTGTTTGTGCACAACATGAAATCGACCACTTAGATGGTATTCTTATTACAAACCCAGAACGTAGATACACAACTACTTACATTGCACCAAAATCTTATGGTAGAAATGAAATGGTTATGGTTAAATTACCAGATGGGAAAACTGAATTTATGAAATATAAAAAAGCACAGAAATTTTTAGAAGTGGGTGCGGAGATTGTATAATATGGCAAAAATGACATTTAATATAAGTGGTGATGATTATAGAGAAGCATCTAACATAGAACTGACAGTGCCGGATGATATGAACATATTTGAATATAAAACAATATGTATTAGAATGGCATCGGCATTAGGTTATCATCACACAACGATTGAAAAAGCTTTTGTAGAAACCGAAGAAGAGCGTAAAACTTTTAATGATTTAATAAATGAGCTCAAAAAAACTATCTAAGACAGAACATATCAAATTATTAGAACAACATATAATCAATCATAGTTTTATAATTGATGCGTTGATTCATACGATAATTGAAAACAATATTTGCACATTTGATGAATTACAACAAAAGATTCAGAAAAATGTTAAGATAGTTGAAAACGAATTAAATAACACCCCCACCCAATCCGATGAGGAAACTCCAATAATGAATTACTTTGGACCAATGGGTGAAGCATAAAAAATACCTATGGAAATAATTTATATAATATTAGGTGCATCATTAGTTTTAAATGTTGCACTTTTTATAGGAGTAAGAAATTTACTTAAACAAAATGAGGAGTTGGAAGACACCGTTTTGGACACAATATCCGATGTGAAAACAAAAGTATCAACTGCATTGGATGCATTGAAAGATGCAGATTTAAAAGGTTCGTTTGAATCCGATGATGAAGTTGGAGTGGTTTTCAAAGAAATGAAAGAAATTGTTGAAAATCTAAACGAAATAATTTAAAATGGCAAAACAAAGAAAACCAAAAGATAAAATTTATTTTGGAACTCCTGCACAAGATGCAATAGTAGAATATAATAAATGTAAAGACCCAGTTAAAAGGTCAAAGATTTATGAAGAAAGAATTAAATATCCTTTTGAAAAATTAGCAGAAAATGTTTTAAACACATTCAAATTTTCATATTTTGATGTATCTAAAAAAGATATACAAATGGAAGTAGTTTCTACTATGGTAGAAAAAATGCATATGTTTAAAGAAGGTAAAGGTAGAGCATTCTCTTACTTTACAATTATAGCAAAGAATCATTTGATTTTAAAAAACAACGGAAACTATAAACGTTGGAAGCAAAATGCTCTTATATCTGAAATGCCAGAAAGTTGGAATCCTGAAAATGATTTCTATGAGGTTGAAGAAGGAACTGAATTTAGAGAATTTAAAGATATAATGTTAGCATATTGGGATAAACATCTTACTACCATCTTTAATAAGAAGAGAGATATTCAGATTGCAGATGCAGTATTAGAATTATTCCGTAGAAGTGATTATATAGAAAATTTTAACAAAAAACATTTATATCTACTTATTAGAGAAATGACTGATTGTAAGACTCATTACATCACAAAGGTAGTGAATATAATGAAACAACATCAGAAAAAAATGTTAAACGATTATTTAGAAGAAGGGGATTTTTCAGTAAGAGATGAACCTTTTTGGGTCTCACCGGATTTAATAAGTGGTGAGGAAGATTATGATGACGAATAAATATATTTTAGGAATAGCATGTGGGTATCATGATTCAGCTGCATGTTTAGTAAAAGATGGAAAAGTTTTAGGAGCAGTAGAAGAGGAAAGATTTACAGGAATTAAACATGATTCTTCGTTTCCTACTAATGCAATTCAATGGCTTTATAACGAAATGAAAATTACCGGTGCAGATGTATCGGTAGTTTCGTTTTATGAAAATCCTACTTTAAAGTTAGAACGTATTGAAGAAACTACTAAAAGAGGTGGTATATTACAATACTTTAAACGTAATGCTATTCTAAAAGAAAATAAACAAAATTATAGGGAAACCGAACGTAAGATTTATGAAATCACAAATGATAAAATAATTCTTTCATATGGAGACCATCACCTTTCCCATCTTGCATATTCATATTATACATCACCATTTGATAGAACTGCAATACTTTCGGTAGATGGTGTGGGTGAGTGGGAAACGACAGTTTTAGCATTTGCTGAAAATAACAAAATCACAAAAATTCAAAATATTAAATTCCCACATTCGTTGGGTATGATATATTCTGCATTCACTGCATTCTTAGGATTTAAACCAAACGAAGGTGAATATAAGGTAATGGGACTTGCACCTTATGGTAATCCAAATACTTACACAAAACACTTTAAGGAAATTATTAAGGAAATCGAAAATGGTGGGTTTGAAATCAATATGGATTATTTTACATATGATTACTCAAACAATTCCATGTTCAACGAAAAGTTGGGATTATTATTAGGTATTCCAAATAGATTACCAGAAGATGAATTATTACAATGCCATAAAGATTTAGCAGCAACAATTCAATCACAATATGAATATTATTTTTTCCGTTTGTTAAATAAAATGTTTGCAACAAACCCATCTAACAATATTTGTTTAAGTGGTGGGTGTGCATATAATGGAACTGCAAATGGAAAAATAACAAATGAAACCCCTTACAAACAATTATGGATTCCACCTGCTCCATCTGATGCAGGTTCTGCAATTGGATGTGCGTTGGAATATTATTATACTCATAGTGAAATAAAAGTAAGAGTTGATAATACAAATCCTTATTTAGGTCCACATCATTCTAACGATGAAATCAAAGAAGAATTAGATAAACATCAAATTGATATATGGTATGAATACAAAAATCACTCCGAACTTATTCCAATCATTTCTAAACAAATTACGGATGGAAATGTTATTGGCTGGTATGAGGGTAGAATGGAATTTGGTTCTCGAGCACTCGGTAATCGTTCTATACTTGCTAACCCAAGAGACCCACAAATGAAAAGTAGGGTAAATAGAGTAATCAAAAAAAGAGAAGGTTTTAGACCTTTTGCTCCAATTGTAAAAGAAGAAGAGAGATTAAAATATTTTGATTACAAACTATTAGTTCCATATATGAATCAGGTTGTTAAGGTAAAAGAAGAACATAGAAATAATTTACCTGCAATCACACATATAGATGGTTCTGCTAGAATTCAAACTCTAAATAATAGACAACATAGAAGAATGTATTCTTTACTTAATCAATTAGAGATTGATAATGGATACCCAATCGTTTTAAATACATCATTCAATTTAAAGGATAAAACTATTGTAAATTCACCAAAAGATGCAATAGAAACATTTTTAGATTGTGAGATGGATACATTAGTGTTGGGAAATTATATAGTTAAGAAAAAAATAAAATAGTATATTTATATTCGAAACCTTGTGGTTAAACATTCAGTGTCCTTTGTGGCATTTGAGTTGGAGAAACACCAACGAATGAATTTTTAAATACAAATAAAATAAGGAAAAATATGAAACAATCAGTATGGACTAACGGGAGTCCTGGAAACCCGCAGGCTTTTATTACAAAAAGCAAACAAAGAATCAAACAATTCGAAGGTCAGGTCTATCTTAATGATGGAGATGAATATCAAATCGAATTATTCAACCCAACATCAAATCACATTCTTGCTAAAATCAAAATCGATGCGGATTACCTATCGGGTGGCGGTATTGTATTAAGACCAGGTGAAAGAGTGTTTTTAGAACGTTTTTTGGATTCAAATAACAAATTTGTATTCAGAACATATGAGGTAGGAAAAGAAGCAGTTAATACTGGTGCTTTAGCAAATAATGGATATGTTAAAATTGAGTTTTATCAAGAACAACCGAAATTCAATTCGTACCCATCTTATCCAAATAGAACAATTTATACAGGAAATAGTGGTACATATACTCTAAATAATGGTATAACATATACTACAAATACTTTGGGTAATACATCCTTTACTACATCAGGAACAAATCTTACTACATCAACTGCGTATTATAATAATATTACTCCAACATCTATGGTAAGTAATAATAAAGTAGAAACGGGATTAACTGAAAAAGGTGGAAGTTCTAATCAAACATTTACAAATTCAGATAGAGAATTTTATTCATACTCATTTCATAATGTAGCATGGAGAATTCTACCAACATCACAAAAACAATATCGTAAAGAAGAACTTTCAATTGCGTATTGTGGTGAATGTGGTGCCAAAAGAAAAAAAGATTCACACAAGTTCTGTCCACATTGCGGAACTAAATTCTAAACAAATATAATCACAAGGTATTCACTAAGGAGAGCAGAAATGTTCTCCTTTTTTATTTAAAAAAAATGAAAAATATTTTACAAAATATTTGGAAATATGAAATATTCTTCGTATGTTAGCTTTGTAATAAGAGATGAACATAAAACAAATAAAGATATGGAATTAATTGATGTAAGAGGTATGAGTGTTGTTGAGTATTGTAACTTCATAGAGAGTAGAGCTCTCCATTTGGGAATTAGTGCGTGGGAGCTGAATATTCAGATGTGGGAGAAGGATTTGATTAGTATGGTGAAGTACGACCTGGCAAAGGCAGAGTTGTTTCAACGTCAGTTAGATATGGAGTATGATTATTAAAATTTAAAACTTAAAATATAAAAACATGAGAATAGATATTGCAACTTTAAAAGAAATTGAGAATGTGTTTGGTGAGTTTGATATTTCCCAAGTGTGGGGTGGTTCAAACGATGTGTATTTACGATTTGGTTATTGGAATAGTGTAGATATAAATAAACTCCAAGAGATTGTTGGTAGTGGAGTGAAGGTAATTGAAGATGAAGATTGGGATGATGATTGTGGTTATCAGTTTATGTATCGGTTAAAGTAGTGGATTTACCCACTACTTTTTTTTATATCATTTTGAAATAAAAATATATTTATTAGCGTGAGAATTTAACCAATCTCCTTACGCCATAAATGGATACTAAATTGAATGAGTGTATTATTGTTAGAAAAAAAATGGGAGATACTGTCGTTATGGCTAAGAACCGCGATAGAATGTATAAACCCGAATTGGAAATAGTACATGAATTGATTAATGGAGTTGAGGTAGTTTATTTACATGATATAACTACGGATTGGAGTGAGGGTATAAATGAATATGGTATTGGTGTTCTTAATACTGCATTGATGGTTGGGTATGATGAAAAAGAAAAGCAGTTGGTTAAGAAGACCGGTAAGAAATCAAAAGATGGTATTAAGATTAGAGAAGCATTGGGACAAAAATCCTTAAAGAATACCATAACAATAGCAGCCAAATTTATGGGTGGTATTAAAGGTCATACTTTCATATCTACACCTGATAAAGTAGTATCAATCGAAACTACATCAAAACATAATCCACGTTTTACAATTCACCAATCAGATGCACATGTGGTTAGAACTAATCATGGACACGACCATTGGGATGCAGGATATACCGAAGGGCCCGATTACCTATCATCGAAAGTAAGAAAAGCATCAGCAGAAAAATTAACAGCAAAATCAGAAGACCCAGCAAGTGTATTAGATGCATTAAGAAAAGATTTGTTTAGTACAAAATCAAATCTTAATATGGCTCGTAAAACTGATAAAATGAATACATCATCACAAGTTTTGTTAAATCTAAGTGACCTTATTTTTGAGTTAAACTATTTTGATGACAAAGTAGAAAAGTTTCACGGAATTAAAACAAATTTACCAAAAGGTTACGAATCAAAAATTAAAATCGAAATCAAAAAATTGTAAGGGGTTACTATGACACGAAGAGAACAAAAAGAAAAAAATCGTAAGAAAATTGCTAAGAAGACCGTAAAGGAACAACAAAAACGTGGCAATTATAAAAAACACACTTAAATGAAAAACCTCACTAAAAATGAGGTTTTTTTATTTGATATATTTATAGATTGAATCAATTTAATAAATATGAGCACAGAATTTGAAATATTCCCTGGCAAAAGTTTAAGTGGATTATTTAAAGATATTTACGATAATCAACAAAATAAGAAGGCAAGAATCTCTGAATTGATTGCCGAAATGAGAAAACTAATCCGTCACGCAGGTGATATGGCTGTTATTGGTCCTATCTTAAAAGATTTGGTAGATGTATCCGTTCGTAACGATGATGCCCTAATCAAACTTGCAACAATCGCACAACGTATCGTTACTGCAAACACAAAAACCGAAGGTGAGACTGGATTCTTAACCGATGCGGAAAAAGAACAATTATTAAAAGAAATTGAAATAACTGTCAATGATGTGAAAGATGAACAAGATGCAAAGGTAGATGAATTGACAAATGAAGTTGAAGAACTAAAACAAAAGATTGGTAAATAATGAGTCAAAGAACCCAAATATCAAACGCAACTTACGCTACTAATCCAAACACAAGTGGTGCATCTGGTGTAATGACTGGTATTGTTTTGGATGTCATTTTAGATGATAAACACAAAAGAGTTGAGACGTATGATTTTAGTGAGGTGGAAACCAAAGATACAAGTATTATTGGTTGTGCGGTTGTTAGAAAGTTAAATGACCCATCTGCATCTACAACTGGTGTAAAAGCATACAAACCATTCAATAGTGATGAAGGTGTCCCTTTAATTGGTGAAACTGTCGAATTAATTTCATTAGGTGGTAAATTACACTTTAAAAGAATAGCATCAACTAATATTAATGCAGGAAATGCAATCGAAGATGTTGATATTAAAAATTTCCAACCAACCCAAAAACCAGGACAACCTGCAACTGAATATTCTACAATATCCGCAACAGGTACTCCAAGTGGTGGTAGTGGTACGGAAGATAGAAAAACAAAATTAGGTGAGTATTTTGAAACAACACAAATAAATCCTCTAAAATTATATGAGGGTGATAGAATTATACAATCTCGTTTTGGTCAAAGTATTCGTTTTAGTGGATATAATAATCAAGATAAAAAATACGCACCTACTATTATTCTTCGTAATAGACAAAACGATGAATCTTTAAGTAAATTAAAGAAAGGTGCATTAACCGAAGAAGATGTAAATAAAGATGGAACTACCATTGCAATTACATCTGGTGTGTATAAATTAGATTACCAATCACCATTAGAAACTAAACCAACTAAATTTACAAATTATCCATCAGAATTAAAAGGATATGACCAGGTTCTATTAAATACTGAACGAATTATACTTTCGGCAAGAACACAAGAAATGATTTTCTTTTCAAAAGGAAATTGGGGTTTTATATCAGATGGTAAGATGTCAATTGATAATGGTAAAGCCGGTGCTGATTTAGATTTTCACGGCGATGTTAGAATTACAACAAATGATAATAGCACTTATATTTTAGGTGGTAAAGGAAACATTTTCTTAAATACTGAAAGTGATAAAGAACCTTTGGTGAGAGGTGAAACTTTAAAAGGATTGTTAGAGGAATTGATTGATGCAATAAATAATCAAGTGTATAAAACTCCAGCAGGACCAACTGCAATAGGACCTGAAAACAAAAACACATTTAACGATATTAAAGGTAGATTGAATAAATTCTTATCAACTTTAAATTATACCGAATAAAATGTCATTAGAAATATTCAAACAAAATATGTTAAGTTTTATGCAAAACCAAAAAGGAATTGGTTCTTATGGAGATTTTGCAAAAAAACTTACTATGGAATATGATATGGCAGTTAAGAGAGGGTTTGATACTACAAATAGTATTCCAATTGCAAAGGGAAATACTGAATTGATGGAAGCAACCCTAAATGGTATTTTAAACACAGCATTACAACAATCATCAGGCGAACATCCTATTATCACAAATATGGGACCTGCGTTTATTGCGTATTGGACTGGTGCAACTATGAGTTCCGTACCACCTCCAATAATCCCATCACCTGGCTCTGTTATGAATATTGCAACTGTCAATAGTTTTATTACCGACCCTGGTATCTGGCAACCAACTGATATACAATCACTAACTCCACCGGATACATTAGCATCGGAAGGAGATGGAGAACCAACTACGGAAGAATTACTTGCAACAATACCTGATGATAATAATACATTAGAAGGTGCACAAGAAATAATGGATGAGACCGGAGTGGAAGTTTTAACTGATGGTGGTGAAGATGGTGGTTCTCAAATAGAATCCATACAAGAAGCATATGGTGAAGATAATTCTCCATACGATGAGAATCCATCTGCAGAAGAAGTTGCAATCACAACATCATCAGCATCTGCTAAACCAATATCATGTGGAGGAACATTAGATTACAACACACAATTATCACCAAACTTTAAGTTAAAACATTTATCGATTGCAACAACGTTTCCACATAAAATTAAATCACAAGTTGGGTTAAGTGCAGAAGATATTGTATGTAATTTAAAAAATGTAGCTGTGAATATATTAGAACCAATAAAAGCAAAATATCCAAATATGAAAATAAATTCTGCTTTTAGAGGTGCTCCTTCTATTCCTGGTGGAGTATCACAACATCAAAAAGGTGAAGCTGTTGATTTACAATTTGTAGGAGTTTCACCAAAAGATTACTTACCAATTGCAAAATGGATTGCAGGAACATTACCTTTTGACCAAATGATTTTTGAGCATGGTAATTCAATTTGGTTACACATAAGTTGTAAACGAAGTGGAGGACAACGAAAACAATTATTGACAATGTTAAAGGGTAAATATTCTCCCGGTATAAAGTGTTATTACTAATATATGGCAAAACCAACGGATAATAGCGAAGTATTTTTAGACCAATTGATTGCATCAATTCAATCCCACTTGCCCACTATTAAAGGAACATACCTTACAACATCATTATACCCACCTTTAATGACACCTGGTCCTGGTGCAGTACCTTTTGTTGGTTATACAATTCCGCCTGCAGGAAGAGGTGTAGGAGGGGGTGGAAATGATACTTTAACTACCGAACCAACCGAAGTGAGTGATGAAGAAAAAATGGTAGAAGAAGCTATAACTTTATCACCCGAACAAGAAGCAATGGCCGATAGTGCAACAGAGGCTGGATATGATATAAACGATTCCACATCTGCAGGATTGAGTGGTGAAACATCCGATTTTCCTGCTGAATCACTTGATGAGGGTGGTGGATATTCAGATAATCAATCAGATTCCGAAGTTGAAAACCAATCACCATCAGAAAAAATTGAAGAATGTGGTAATGTAAGAATCAAAGAACCACCACAAGTTGTAATTGATGCTATGAGAAAATGGGGAATTAAAACTCCATTGCAAAAAGCACATTTCTTAGCTCAATGTGCACATGAAAGTGGTAATTTTATTTTTACAAAAGAAATATGGGGGCCAACACCTACACAGCAAAGATACGAAGGTAGACGAGATTTAGGTAATACACAACCTGGCGATGGTTTCCGTTTCGCAGGAAGAGGATACATTCAAGTTACAGGTAGAGCAAATTATTCACAATTCAGAAAAGGTGTATCTGATGATGTTGTTGCTAATTCTACGTTAGTTGAAAAGAAGTATGTTGCCGAAACTGCTTGTTGGTTTTGGAGAACTCGTAAATTAAATGAAGCAGCAGTAGATGATACGATTGGAACTTTAAAATATATTACCAAACGTATAAATGGTGGATATAATGGATTGGATGATAGAAAGAAGAAATTCTGTGCATATTGGAAAAAACTAAAAGAAAACCCTAATTTATACTCATAAGAATTCAAAATCCATCGAAGATATATTTATATGAAGTAAACAAATATTTTCAAAATGGATTCTAAAAAATTAGCACAACTAATTAAATTAGTAGTAGAACAAGAAATTAAAAAACAACTTCCTAAAATGATTAAAGAGGAGGTTGGTAAGTTATTAAATGAAACTACAAAACCAACTCCTAAGAAAAAGGATATATTGGAAGATGTAGACCCATTTGAACTTGCAAATCAATTGTTAGATAAGGAAAGAGTGCAAACTCCTAAGATTCAAAAAGAATCAGTTCAACCTAAAAGACAATTTTCAAAAAATCAAACAATAAACGATATTTTAAATCAAACACAACCATTCACTTCTGCACAACGTTCGGAAGGTGGAATTGGAGGTGGTACATCGGTTTTAGATAATTTCCAAACACAACAACCATTAGAAGAAGGTTATTCAAATTCACACATTCCAAACTATATGGATGCAGAACCTGATATAGATGAAACTATGTCATTTGGCGGTGGAGCATTAGGTGGTGTAGAATCTATGAGAGCACAAATGGCTGCTAAGATGGGATATGGTGATATGAATGTTGGTGGAAATAGAGGTGGATTGGGAGTTCAAACTGGTTTGGCCGGATTAGATAGAATTTTAAATAGAGATAATTCAGAATTAGTTAAGAGGTTTAAAAAATAATGGCATACGTTTTAGGAAATAAAATTGTAAAAGATACAAAAGAGTTCGATACATATGCGTATGGAATTACTCTACCTTTAAAAAGAGGTGGAAATGGTTATTTTGAACAGGCTTTTACTTCCTTCGAACAAGCTAAATCAAACTTAAAAAATTTACTCCTAACTAAAAAAGGTGAGAGAGTAATGCAACCAGAATTTGGAACAGGTTTAGAAGCATTATTATTTGAACCGATGGATGGTGAATTCGAAAGTAAATTGACGGATACAATTACGCAGACCGTAAATTACTGGTTACCTTACATCAACGTTGAAGAAATCGATATAGAAATGACAGATGAGATGAAAGATAGACATATTGCACATATGAAAATACAATTCACTGTCGGTAATCAAATTGAATTACAAGAAATAACATTCACAGTCAGGGGATAATAACAAATGGCATTAAATAGTATAACAAAAAAGAGTAATCAAGGTAGAGATATAAAGTATCTTAATAAAGATTTTGCTGGATTCAGACAAAACTTAATTGAGTATGCAAAAACTTATTTCCCAAAAACATATTCAGATTTTAACGAATCATCACCGGGTATGATGTTTATCGAAATGGCATCATATATTGGTGATGTTATGGGATATTATATCGATGATACATTAAAAGAATCTTTAATGTTATATGCAGAGGATAAAGAAAACGTTCTTGCCCTTGCACAATATTTAGGATATAAACCAAAAGTTACATCACCTGCATTAGTTAGTTTGACAGTTTATCAATTAGTTCCTGCAATCGGAACTGGTGTAAACAATAGACCCGATTCAAAATACTATTTAAGAATTAAAGAGGGTATGATAGTTCAAGCAAATTCAACAGGTACGATGTTTAGAACTACTGAATTATTAGATTTTAACGTTAGTGATGATAGAGAAATAACAATATATTCTAAAAGTGGGGATGAACCAAATTTTTATCTGATTAAAAAGCATGTAAATGCAATTTCTGCAGAATTAAGAACAATAGAAAAAACATTTGGTTCTCCAGAAGAATTTTCAAAGATTGATATTGCAGATGATAATGTAATTGAAATATATGATGTAAGAGATAGTAACGGAAACAAATGGTATGAAGTTCCATATCTTGCACAAGAGACAGTTTTTGTAGATTATCCTAATAATGAATATAACGATAAAGATTTAGTTCAATTCAAAGATTCGGTTTCAAATATATTAAAGGTATTAAAAACATCTCGTAGATTTGTAACTAAAGTAAACGCAGATAATACTACAACAATCGTATTTGGTGGTGGTAATTCTACATCATCAGATGAAACTCTTATACCTAACTTTAAAAATGTAGGATTGGGGTTAAATTCATCAATTTCTAAATTAGGTGAATCATTTGACCCTGCTAATTTCTTAAAAACAAAAAGTTATGGTCAAGCACCATCACAAACAACTATAACCGTCTCTTATTTAGTAGGAGGTGGAATATCTGCAAATACACCAATTGGTGATTTGACAAGAATCGAAAACATTTCATTCGATGAAGACACAAATATATTTTCAGAAAGTGAATTAGGAGTATATAGAGTAACTAAAGGTTCAATTGCAGTAGAAAATGAAGTAACTGCAGTGGGTGGTAGAGGAGCAGAAACAATTGAAGAAATTAGAGAAAATGCATTAGCAAACTTCTCTTCTCAAAATCGTGCAGTAACTCGTAAAGATTACCAAGTAAGAGCATTATCATTACCAGCAAAATATGGTGGAATTGCTAAAGCATATTGTGCACCGGATGGTGAGTTAGATAACAATTCACCTGCATCAATACTTGCAAACCCAGATACATTAAGTGAATTTACACAATTAGTTCAATCCATGCAAGGTAAATCTGAAATGGAAATTAAAGATAGTGTGAATAAATTTTTAGTTGGTAAGAAAAATAATTTAAATGAAAAGAATAATCCATTCGCAATAAACTTATATGTGTTGGGTTATAATCAAAATAAAAATTTACAACAAATTGGAACTAACCAAGCCTTAAAACAAAATTTAAAAACATATCTAAATGAATTTAGAATGTTGACCGATGGTGTAAATCTATTAGATGGATTTATTATCAATATCGGTGTAGATTTTGAAATTATGGTATATGGTGGATATAATAAAAGAGAAGTATTGGTAAGATGTATCGATGAGATTACAAATTATTTTAATATAGATAATTGGACATTTAATATGGCAATCAACCTAAGTGAATTAGAATTATTGATTGCAGGTATTGAGGGAGTTCAATCCGTTCCAAAATGTGAAATAGTAAATAAATGTTTAGGACAATATTCGCAATATTCATACAACATTGCTGAAGCAACAAAAGGTAAAATGGTTTATCCATCATTAGACCCATCAGTATTTGAATTGAAATATCCAGCGAAAGACATAAAAGGAAGGGTAGTTTAATGTATCAATTTATAACAGCATCAAAAGATGCAACAATCTATTTACAACAACCTAAACAAAACACAGGGTTGGATGAAATATTAGAAATTTCCAAAGTTTATTATGGAAATCTAAAAGATACTGCCCGAACTTTAATTAAGTTTGATACATCTGCGTTATCTGCATCTTTATTATCCGGTGATGTAACTATGAGTTCTTGTGATTTAATTCTTAAAGAATGTGAATCAAATGAAATACCAATAGATTACACAATTTATGCATATGCGATTTCTCAAAGTTGGGATATGGGTATTGGAACTCGTTTTGATGATATATCAATTGATGGTGTTACTTGGAATTATAGAACATCAGATAATGATTGGTTACAAAATTCAGGTAGTTTAAATCCACAAACTACTGGTTCACTAACTGGTAAAGGTGGGGTGTGGTACACTGGTTCATATGCTTCACAATCTTTCAATTATCAAAGTTCTGATATTGATATGAATATATTACCACTTGTTTCCGCATGGTTAAGTGGTAGTTTTGTAAATGAAGGTATTATATTAAAACATTCATCTTCATTAGAAAACGATACGCTAGATTACGGACAATTAAAATTCTTTTCAAAAGAAACAAATACGATATATCAACCAAAAATAAGAATTGGTTGGGATGATTCATCATTTACAACAGGTTCTTTAACGGAATTGACAAGTGATGATATTCATGTAACATTTAAGAAACTAAAAGCAAGATACAAAGTAAATAGTAAACCAGAAATTAGAGTGTTTGCTAGAGAAAAATATCCTCTTAAAACATACACAAATCTTTACTCATATAATGATGTAAAGTATTTACCTGCAACAACTTATTATCAAATTAAAGATGTAGTTACTGATGAGATAGTTGTTCCATTTGGTGATTACACAAAAGTAAGTTGTGATAGTAATGGTAATTATTTTAAAGTAAACTTAACAAATTGGGAAACTAATAGAGAATATTATATTGAAATTAAGATAGATAGAGATGGTGCAATTGAATATTTCTCTGATAAAGATTTAACCTTTTTAGTGGAAAAATAATATGTCATTACAAAATGAATTTAGAGTATCGGAACTAATATCAAGTGGTTCTGCAGTTATTACCTCACAAAATAGTTTGGGTAATCATACATTCTATGCAAAACCAATAAATGAAGATTTTGATGGTGAAACAAGTGGATATGTAGAGAGACCAAAATATAACGAAGAGGAACTTAAAAAAGCAGTAGATGTTGTGGTTGATGAACTTATACCACAAACTCCAAAAGAACAACCAAAAGTAGTTCCTCAAAAAACTTACGATAGATTAGAGGGACTATATAGTGGTAGTTTATCAAATGTAAAAAATTTAGATAAAGAATTAAGTAATGCTATTGCACAAATACAAACTCTTACTACTGAAAATGAAAATCTAATAACACAAATTGATGTTGAACGTTTATTAAGAGCATCAGCAGAAAATGAATTAGATATTACAAATGATAAATATGTAACGTTAGTACAAGATTTTCAAAACGCATTGAGTAAAGGTATTAGAGAAGGTATTGAAAGAGTTTCATTAGAAGCACAACTTAGAGGTTTACAAGCTGAAAAACAAACTTTTAACGAATTACAAACCCAATTAGAAACACAATTACAAAGTGCATTGGCAAGAACGATTGATTTACAAAACCAAGTAACTAATGCACAACAATTATTAGCATCAGCACAAATTGAAGCATCACAGGCTCAAGCAGCTGCAGCAGCAGCACAGGCAGCAAAAACACAAGCAGAGTTGGCTAATACTAAGAAGAAGAAAATTATTTGTAACGAATTATATAATCAAGGATACTTACCTCAAAACATATGGGATGCGGATGAAAGATATGGTAATATGATGTGGGAAAAAGACCCTCAATTAGTATTAGGTTATATGATGTGGGCTAGAAATGTGGTTAAATTTATGAAAGAAAAACCTAAATATACCAAATGGATTTACAAAGTGGTTAGACCGTGGACAGAACATATGGCATATGAAATGGGTGAATTATCAAATGATAATTGGGTAGGTAAAATAATTCACAATATTGGTAAACAATATTGTTATTATGTATATAATAAAACGATGAGTAAAAGAAACGTAGTATGGCAATAACTCAATTTAAAGAAGTAGTTGATAAGAAAGGCTATAAAGTTGATAGTAAAGATAGAGCAATTTTTGAACAAGAAGTTGCAAAATCATACTTTGGACTTGGAACAGCCGATACTATTGAATTTGTATTATATGATGCAAGTGATAATGTATTGCCACAAGGTGAAAGTGGAGATAAAGTTAGATACATTTTTTTAGATGATGTAAACATCTCTAAATATTTTATTTTTAGTGAAAATAAATCTAACAAAAAAACAAATGGTGCAAAAGAATACATCATCGATACTGAAAAATTAGTTAGAGATGCAGGATATTCAAATGGTATATTTAAAACTCAAACTACACTTTTAAATAGAAGAGCAGGTTCTGCAGATATAGATAAAGATAAATTATGGATACATGAAATATCACCATCTCGTACCGAAATTCGTATTTTACCACTTAAAGATAAAGATGGTAAAATTATCAAAGATTTAGATACTCGTGTAGATATTTTCTTAAAAGAAGGTGAGTTTAGAGATGATACTATATACTTTATACAACCATTTATTGAAAGTCTTAAAGTAGAAAATATTTTACAAAAATTTGTTTCACAAAAAGGAACAATTCAACAAGGTGAAACATATGTAAAACTTATCCAAAAAGAATTTAATATTTTAAATTGGGAAGAGTTTATAAATGTAATAAAAACAAAATTGATTGAAAGCACAAAATATTTTATTGAAAATAGAGATTGGTCTATAAAATCAGTAACTTATGGTAAACCACTTTCAAGTCCAATACCAGTAGAATTATCAATTGATAGAATTAAACAAACTATATTACAATCGTTGGTAGAAATTATTGAATATTATTTACCAAAAAGAAATATACAAGAAGATAATATTCTCTCAAAAGATGAGCAAATTACTTTTGATGAAACTAAACAAATTTTAAAATCTATTCTTAGCAATAATCAAAATACTTCAACTGAAATTGGTAACAAACAAGGAGTAGTTAGAGGTTGCACAGACCCTAATGCGTTGAACTATAATCCTCTTGCAGTAGAAAACGATGGTAGTTGTGTTTATAGACCTATACAAGATGCAACTCCAATTCAAAAGATTAGAGGTTGTATGGACCCGAACTCATTAAATTACAATCCAGCAGCAACGGAAGATGATGGTTCATGTAGATATGCAGATAAACCCCAAACTACAACTAAAACATTCTATGTTTGGTCTAGCGAAGGTGGTATTATTTTTACCGATAAAGATGGTAATAAAAACACAAACGTATTTGGTAGAGAATATCAATCATTTACAATCACATATCAATCAATTGACCATTTTCAAGGGGATGTAAGAGAAATACCAAAACAAAAAGTAGAATTAAAATTATTCTCATATACAATCTATAATGGTTCACATGAAGCTAATCAAAGTGGAAATTATGGTAGTTATGGAAGTGGGTTTACAAACTCATTCCAATACAAAAACTCAGCAGGTGAACCACAAACTGGTCCATCATTAGAACCGGGAAAATCGGTTACATTATGTGCGGCTGAAGGCACTATCACTGTCGGTGGGCCTAATTGGACGGTTACTAAAGTTGGTGATTGTGGAGTTCCTACAAATTATCAACCGACAGTTTCCTATGGTGGCGGCGGTGGTGGTGGAATAACCGGTGGAACTAATGCTAGATATGAAACTGGATTTAATACTGATGTAAATATGGGTGTGAATAATATACAATAAGTTATATTTATAGACGAGGAATACAAATAAATGGCAATAGAAAGAGTAGAAGATATAAATGATGACCGTAGCGGAGTAGGTGTAAATCCCGGTGGTATTGATAATGCTATTTTAGCTACAAGTGGTGGTGGCGGTGGTGGAACTTACGTTCCTCCAACTACAACTTTGAATGCACCACAAAATGTATATGAAACTCAAAATTTATTTGTAAATATTGCAATTAGTTCTACTCCAAATGATAGTATGATTGTAGTTGATGGAAACGAAACTAATCAATTAGCACCATCTACTATTCGTTTTACGGAAAAAGAATTACTTTCACCAAAGACAATATCGGTAAAAAAATCAGGTCAACAATCTACGGATATATACAAAGTTTATACTATCCAAAAAGAAAGTAGAAAAGATACGGAAGTAATAATTCCACCTGCTGATAGAATCGATTACACTTATAGACAAGACCCGAACAATCCCGGTGCAATAATTAGAGAACAAGTAGACCCACCAAAGGTATATACAAACGTAACTTATTTCCCATATTTTGAATTAATTGTAGAAAAGTTGATTGATGGAAACTACATTCAACAAAATAAATTAGAATCTACAATTGGTGATAGACAAGCAACATTAAATTTAAATCTTTCGTTTAATGTAACTACTGCTGCAGTTTATACCGAACCAATTCCAACAGCAAAAGGTAAAATTACAATTAATGGTGATGTATATCAAAACGATTTAATTGAATATAGAACTACCGATGGTAAGGTTGGATTAGTAACTCGTGGAACTACTGAATTAGATTTTTCACCAAATTCAAATGGTGCAAATAACGTTCAATTTACTTCTAAGGGGTTAGATTCACAAACACATTCGGTTACTTATAGAATTAATAAAAATGGTAATATAATCACAAACAATACCTTAAATCAAACAATTGATTTGGTAAATGATAATGTGATTGTTGATATTATCGTAACTAAAAATAACAATCAAGCAGTTCCACTACCATCAACTCCAACATTAAAAACGGAAGGTAATACTTTCGAATTTAATATTTCAGGTAATGATGATTTAAAAATACCATACAATTCATTTAATGCAGATGAGGTTGTATTTTCATTAGGAAACACACAACGTGTTATTTCTAATAGTGGTTCTATTGTATTAGGTAAAAATGATTTTTATAACGGAGTTGGTAATTATGTTTTATATTTACAACCTCGTAGTAATAGAGCAGGAAGTGGTGAAACTATTAAAGTTACAATTAATGTTGTAAATAAATATTATTTACCAGGACCAGATATTACAAATATCTACTATCCTCAAAATATTAAAGGTGCAGATTTTAAAGAATTTGAAGTTGATTTTGATATTAGTTGGCAATCAATCAATACTAACTACGTTGAAATTTACGTTTCAAAATATGATAAAGAATATGCATTAGGTAAATTTTCACCATCTGGTTTAGCAACATTCAAAGTTAGTGATGTGTTGCGTAAAGCAAAATTACAATTTAATGAAGATACTGATAAGATTCAATTTGAATTCTTATTAATTCCATTTAATGCAGAAGGTGATGAATTAACGGAAGGAAAAGTAGAACGTATTTCTATGTTGTTTGATAAGGGTGACCTTAAATTACAACGTGGTAATGTTGTTGCAGATATTCGTAAAGCTTTCGAACAAAGTTGGGATGAAACTATTTTAAGAGAAGAAGTTTCTAAATTCTTAACTCACTACATCCATATGGGTGATGGTGATAATAAACTTATTGCAACATGGGGAATCGATAGAGAAACATTCTCTACATATGAAGAAGACCCAACTACTGGTAATAGAAGTAAAACAAAAGAAGAAAGAGCGTTGGTTCTTAAATTATATGAACCATTACCTCGTGAAGTAGAACCAAACCAACAATTATGGATTTCTAAAATTCAGTCTATTCCTATAATAGAACAAATTACTATTATTGATGAATTGAAGAGTGAATGTGTTCCATTACGTCCTAACTTTAATGTTAGTGTAACGGATGATATTGGATACCAAATTTTAGATGATTTAATTGCAAGTGGTTCATCTACATCAACTGATTTAGTAAATACATTTGTAAGTTCAAGTGGATTCTCATTAGAAAACCTAAACATTCAGTATGAAAGTGGTTCTGAAATTTATTGGGAAAACTTTGTAAAATATTCATCTGCTGAAGAACGAATTAGAAACTTCTATTATAAAGTTCAATTAATAGAGGGATATAACAATAAAATTAATTTTGTTAGTGCATCTACTGCATTTATAAATGGTGGTATTGCAGCATCAAACGAAATTAAATCATACGAATCACAAATCCAAACTTTAAAAAATGGATTCGATGGATTTGAAAAATATTTATTTACATCATCATCAAATGGTTTAACATATCCATTTATTGATTCAGCATCATATTACAATCCAACGAGTTCACAAGCAATTAGTTGGTATAATGGAACTCTTAGTGAAGCAGAAACATATGATGTAAATAACAAAAATTTATTAACAAATAATATTCCTGCACATATTACTAATGATGCCGATAATGAAGAGTTTACCTTATTCTTAACGATGATGGGTCAACACTTTGATATTCTATGGGCACACATTAGAGGTATTTCACAAACTAAGAAATTAGAACACAAATACGAAGATGGAATTGGAAATGAAATGATATACCATATGTTAGAATCTCTTGGATGGGATGCTGATATGGGGGTTCAATCACAATTCTTATGGGAATATGCATTTGGCAAAGATACTGATGGAACTACTCGTTCTACGATGAGTGGTAAATCAAGACAACATCAAATATGGAGAAGAATTTTAAATAACTTACCATATTTGTTAAAACATAAAGGAACGAAACGAGCATTACATGCAGCAATGGCGTGTTATGGAGTTCCAGCTTCATTATTAACAATTATGGAGTATGGTGGGCCACAAGACCCATCATCAGATGCTACAACAACATTCACATTTGATGATAGAACATGTGCACTTGCATTTGATTCATCATCTTATTTAAAAGTTCCATTTACAACATATAATGGATATTATCCAAACGCGGTTGAATTCCGTTTAACTGCAATAGATAATCATGCAACACAATCATTAATTAGTGGTAGTGGTTGGGAATTAAACTTAATACCAGGAACTACCGGTTCTCTTGCTAAAGTAGAATTTAAAATTAGTAATGGTGGATATGTAACTGCATCATCTACGGATTATATGCCGTTCTATAAAGATGATTATGCAAACATAGTTGTAAATAGAAGAACAGGTTCTACTACCGAAACTTATGAAGTTTATTTCAAAGAAGGATTTGATGGTAGAATTAGAAATCAAGTAAGTTCATCTATTTCATATGTGACGGGAAGTACGAGTTGGGGAAGTGGTTCTACATTATATGTGGGACAAACTTTAACAGGTTCTATCGATGAATTCCGTTTATGGAGAACACCACTTTCAGAATCTCGTATTAATAATCACACTTTATTACCAGATGCAATTGATGGTTCACATATTTCTGCATCATCAGTTGATTTATTATTCCGTTTAGATTTTGAATATCCAAAAGATTTAAGTTTAACCGGTAGTATTAACAACGTTGCAATTTTACAAGATTACACATCATCTGCCCAAGCAGTTGGATTTAGTGATACATCATATCCATACAACTACATACCATATGAAAGAAGTGTAACTGCAAATGTTCCATCTTCTGGTTTAACTTATGGAAATAAATTCCGTTTTGAATCTCAAACACTAACAGGTGATTTGAATTACAAAACTCGTGCAACTAAAAAATCGTTTGACCAAGCTGCAATAGATTCTGATAAATTAGGATTATTCTTTTCACCGATGAAAGAAATCAATATGGATATTCTTCGTTCATTAGGTGAATTTAATATTGATGATTATATCGGAAATCCTGCAGATGAATATAGTGATTCATATAGTGATTTAACACAATTAAGAAATTATTATTTCCAACGTTACAATTTGAATACACATGAGTATATTCAATTAGTAAGATATATTGATAAATCTCTTTTTGAAACACTAGAATCATTAGTTCCTGCAAGAGCAAAAGTTTCTTCGGGTCTTTTGATTGAACCTCATATTTTAGAAAGAAGTAAAGTTAAATGGAATAAACCAACTGGTTCGTTAAATCATTTTGAAACACAAATTAATACAACGGATACTACTTTAACTACTGCAACTTACACTAATTATCAAACAATACTTTCAACTACGGAATCAGTTTCGTTAAGTGGTGTAAATACACAATATTCTGCAGAGATTATTACTGAAAATTTAACAACTGCTTCTGCAACATATACAACATATGAGGGTGAAGTAGATACTACAACGGAAATTGTAATTGAATCAACATATGATACAATTACATCTACGATTGATGCTCAAATTACTGGTTCAGTAAAGGGTGCATATGATAATGTAGAATTTGTTCAGGTAGGATTAGATAGAAACTCATTAGGTGTTGCTGGATTCGGATTGTATGGTGAAAACGGAAATAGTATAAGAAATTATATAGATTCGTTTGGAAATCGTATCAAAGAAAGAAGTAAAGTATATTTAATAAAAGAAAGTTATACTGAAAAAGTTCCTATAAACGTAAATTCACAAGATAAGAGTTTGGGAACTGAATTACAAAGTGTAACTAAATACAAATATAATGTAAACATTTTACCATTCACAGGTTCAGATGGAAACGAAACTAATGCACCAAGTATAGGTGGTAAAATTGTAGAAGTTACTCCATTAAATGGATATTTCCCAACACATTATAGAAATACAGGTGATTTAACAACTGGTTTACAAAATAGTTACTTTAATGGTTCAAAACAAACTGCAACTACTAATATTTTAGGTGGTTCGCCAGTACAAACATTTACAACTAACCCTAACGTATTAAAAGTTTCTGATACTGGTAGAGGAAGTGGGGAGCCAATCCTAGAGGTTAATTAATTAAAATTATAGAATACTTATATTTATATAGGAAATAAAAGGAAATTAAATTATGGCATATTTAGATAATACCGAAATTACGGTCGATGCGATTCTTACAAAAAAAGGAAGAGAGAAGTTAGCATCAGGTGAAGGATTAAACATCACAAAGTTTGCTTTGGGTGATGATGAAATCGATTACACACTTTATGAACCTGCACATCCAAAAGGTTCTGCATATTATGATGCAGCAATCAGAGCTATTCCGGTAACGGAAGCATCTCCAGATGAAACACAGGTTTTAAAATACAAATTGGTGACATTACCAAAGGGTACAACTAAAATACCAAAAGTAGAATTTGGTGTTCCTTCTATTTCAGTAAATCAAAGAAGTGGTCAGGTTTCTTTAACTCCAACTACTTCACCAAGTGGTAATACACAAAGTGGTTACACAATCGTATTAGCAAACAAAAACGCTGGTTCAATTGTTGGTAGTGGTTTAGCAGCAGGTACTGGTACAATTCCGGTATTCTTAGGTGATGAAATCACAACAACTGCAGCAGTAGAAAGAGGATTAACATTCTCATTCATCCCTAACCCAAATATTACTCAAACTATTAAGACAACAATTACTGTCTACGGAAACGAAACGGGTGGTTCACAAACTATTCCAGTGACCGTAACATATGTAGCATAAAACGGAGAATAAAATAATATGGCACAAATTACAGGACAAGCCGGTGTAAACTTAACATCAGAATTAGCAGCGTATTTACAAGCTAGTAATGGTAATGTTACTACCGAGCAATTGACAAACCTTATTAACCAATACTTAACTGGTGGTGATAAATTAGCCGCACAAGGTGGTTCTATCACAACCGGAATTTACAAAAGATTTGGTGAATTTGACCAAATTACTGGTAAAGTAGAAGTAGTAACAACTGGTCTTTGGAGTGGTGATACGGGAAGTTTAACATCTTTCTACACATCATCTACACAAGCTGTTGCTGATAGTTCAAACTACTACTTAAATGTATATGATACTGCTGCTTCTGCATCAATTCAATTTGCATTAGCATATGGACACAAATATGCAAGTGGTTCAATCAGTTTAGGAAATAGTGATTCATCTACTTTAGCAACAAAAGCAACATATGCACAATATCGTTCTTTATTGTTAGAACAAGATGACCAATTCTTTACATTTGATTCTGCTTCAGGTGAAAATCTTTTAGATTCATCAGACATCTATATCATCAACGTATCACGTGCCAGATACAAAGAAACTATGGATGCAGGAAACTGGCAATTAACTTTGAGTGGTTCTAATGGTGTATCTACATTCATCGATGATAGTGGTAAGAAATTCTCTGACACAGTCGGTAAAGCAGGTAGAGTATTCTATGTTGCAAGTGGTTCATTAAACTTAGGACAAGATGCTGAAGCAAGTGTTTCTAGTAACTATTCATCAAACGGACAAGGTTTTGGTTTGTTCTACCCAGATAGAGGTATAATCATTCTTAACCCAACTGCAATTCACAATACAATCGGAACATCAAAAGATAGTGGTTCAAACGCAGGTAAATCTATTTACTCTGGTGTTGCATATGAAGGTAAAAACCAATTCTTATTGTATAATGCAATCAAAGGTGGTGCGGATTTTGAAGCAAGAAGAACTGAAAACGTTTCTACATCACATTATTTTGTAAGAGCAACAAATAGAGAATTTAACTTCTCAAACAATCCAACATTTGTAACTGGTTCTGATGGAACTTTTGCTGAATCTTCATTTGAAAGAGACCCTAAGACATTCATTACGACAGTTGGTTTATACAACGATGCTAATGAATTATTGGCAGTTGCAAAAACATCACAACCAATCGCTAAATCATACGATAAGGAAGTGTTAATTGCAGTTAAGTTAGATTTCTAATAAACTCAATATAAATTTATAAAACCGAAACCCAACCTTAAAAAGTTGGGTTTTTGTTTATTAAAATACTTATATAGGTAAGGACTTTACTATGTTTAAATCAATACCAAAATCAAATATATCCAAACGTTCATTCAAAGCTTATAAACTTTGGTCTGATGAAACGGAAGCAGATGCACCGATAATTAAATTATATAATGTATCTGGTTCTCATTTTGAAGGAAGTTCTCCAACATCACAAGGATATTATATTAAATCACTTTACAATTCCGTAAAGAAAAAATATTATTCATCGGAAGGAAATGCATTTACAACATTTGGCAGTGTAGAAAATTTGGCAGATTGGGAAAATGAACGTATATTACCAACAAATTCTGATATTTATGTATTTTCAATACAACGTTCAAAATTTGGTGAACAAATAAAACCAAACTCCGTTGAATTATCGATAAATGGTGAAACATATTCAGATGATGGATATGGACAATTAATCCCACCATCTCCAATATTTGAACTTATTTCATTAGATTTACAATCCGGCAGTGTTGGTGAATTATTAATTTCAAATGGTGCAACTACATTTTCATTAGAGGTATTGGATTCATCGATGGGAGTAGGAATTGATATGGATTCTGGTGAAAGTAATTTTATTTATTTAAGTTTATCAGATACTATTACTTTAGCAGAAATTGATTTTTTAAATGCTACTGTCGAATTCTTAGAAGATTTTCAATTTGATGGAACTGAATTATCTCGTCAAATACATGGTAATGTGTTTTACGATGAAGGATTGGTGGTATTAACAACACAAGATACCGAACCATCCTCATATTCTTTAAATTTCCGTTCAACACATACGATATATGAAACTGAAATATTAGTATCCGCTGATACGGGTGAATTTAATTATTCACAAAACCCATCGGCAGTAGATGTTATATTGAGTGGTTCATATGATTTCGAAACAACTGCTATTCCAAACGTTCAATCTGCTAAAAATGTAAAGATTAAAGAAATTTTGGATATTAAACAAAGACAATTTTTCTCAGGTAGTATTGGTTCATCATCTGGTTCATGGGATGATTATTATAATAATGCACTAAATGACCCAACTGGTTCTTATTTAACACCTTATATTACAACAATTGGATTATACGATGATGATGATAATTTGTTAGTTGTTGCAAAATTACCAAAACCAATAAAAAACTTACCTGATTATAATGTTAATTTTTTGGTTCGTTTTGATACTTAATCATATTTATATAATATAAAAGGAATAATATTATGGCAACAATTTTAGATTTATACAAAGGTTCTGAATTTGCAAAAGTAGGTGTATCTTCAAAAGATAAAACTCCTATTTCTGCAGATGAGAAAAATAAATTACACACCGATGATGCAAAATTGAATTCTGCTAGACACGGTCAATTGCAAGAAAAAAAATATTCGGATACAATTAAAAAATAATAAGTTTTGTCTTTAATAATAAACCATTCTAAAAAATGGGGTTATTTACATATTCCAAAAACAGGTGGAACATCTTTAACTAAATTACTTTTAAATGAAGAAGGAAGTGAAGATGTTGCAACACATGGTGATTTGGGAAATTTCGGTAATATTTCAAATTATTTTATTTTTACAATTGTAAGAAATCCATTTACAAGAACCGCATCTGCATATCAACATAATGTTAGAAGTGGAACTGCATCTAATTTCAAACATTTCTTAGAAACAATTTCACCAATTAATTTTTGGTATTTTCCACAAACATATTTTTTAAATCACAACAGCAAAGAAGATAGGGTTGTAAATTACATCGGTAGATATGAAACTTACGAAACCGATGTCAAATACATACTAAATAAAATTGGTATATCTTCTACTGAAATTCCTAACGAAAATCGAAATCCTATTTTCAATAGACACCCACAATTAAACGATAAAGACTATTATAAAATGCTTTATAAAGATGAGTGGTGTAAGAATTGGGTATTGGAGAGATATAAAAATGATTTCAAATTTTTTAACTATGAGTTGGACATATAGAGGACACTTTATAACCGAACTTTCAGATATGCCTGAAAACACAATCGGTTTTATTTACAAAATTAGTAATGGTGAAACCGGTGAATATTATATCGGTAAGAAAAATGTATTATCAATTACAAAACGTAAATTTGGTAAAAAAGAAATTGCAGCTCTAACTGATAAACGTAGTAAGCATTGGGAATGGGTTACTAAGGAATCAGATTGGAAAACCTATCGTTCATCTAATGGGACAGTAAAAAAATGGGAAGGTGATAGAATTAAATTAGAAATTCTTCGTTTTTGTAAATCAAAGAAATCCTTAACATATTACGAATTACAAGAACAATTTTCTCATAACGTATTAGCAGATGAAAAAGCCCTAAATGATAACCTACTTGGTAAGTTTTTCCGTAGAGATTTAGATGAAATAGATTTGGAAAATTAAGATATTTTTCGTATCTTTGGATAGTATAATAGCAAATGTAAAATAAATTTGGAAATATCAGATTTATTTCGTATATTTGTATATCACAAATTGTAGTATAAATGCTATCAACACCTGATAAACTAACAATTATTAGTATCTTAGATGATACATTAGGACATGGTTCATCCCTAAAAGGAAGTGAACAAGCACATTATTGTCCTTTCTGTCATCATCATAAAAAGAAACTCCAAGTAAATTTAGATACACAACAATGGCATTGTTGGGTGTGTGATTCTAAGGGAAAGCGTATTTATTCTCTTTTACGAAAACTACAGGTTGATTCCCATAAATTAAAAAAGGTATTAGAAATATATGGTGATGATTATGTTGTCACTAATGGAAATGATGATGAGCAAATCGATTTACGATTACCATCAGAATTTGTTTCACTTACCGAAACTCCAAAAGGATTAAATCCACTTTATAAAAAGGTAAAACATTATCTAAAAGTTAGAGGTATTACTGAAAGTGATGTAATACGATATAATATGGGGTATTGTCAAAAAGGATTATATGCTGGAAGAGTTATTATACCATCATATGATTCCAATAATAAATTAAATTATTTTATTGCACGTTCGGTTTATGATGATGAACCTTACAAATATAAAAATCCACCAGTTTCAAAGAATGTAATTATGTTTGAAAACCAAATCAATTGGGATGAACCTATTACACTTTGCGAGGGTGCATTTGATGCTCTTTCTATTAAACGAAACGCAATTCCAATCTTAGGTAAATTTATTCCAAAAAAATTAATGGATAGTATATATCAAAGAGGGGTTAAAAAAATCAATATTGTATTAGATAGCGATGCACAAGACCAAGCTTTATATTATACAATTTATTTTCAAAAACAAGGTATAGACACAAAAAATATAATCCCCTCTGAAAAAGATGCATCGGAAATGGGATTTCAAAATATCAATAAAATATTAAAAAATACTAAACAAACTGATTTTGGTGATATTATATCCCAAAAGTTACAAATTCTATGATAGTAAACAAAATATACCATTTAGCAGATTTACACATCAGAAATTTACAAAGACATAAAGAATATCGTGAGGTATTCAAAAAGTTTTTGAAACAAGTAGAAGATGATAAAATTGAAGATTCTATTATTTATTTAGCAGGGGACATTGCTCATGCTAAAACTGAAATGTCTCCTGAATTGATTCAAGAGATAAGTTGGTTTCTAACGGAATGTTCTAAGTTAAGAGAAACTTTCTTAATCACAGGTAATCACGATTGTAACTTAAACAACCAACATAGATTAGATGTTCTTACGCCCATTATTGACAATCTTAATAATTCTCGCATACACTATCTTCGCGACACTGGTGTTTATAAGCAGCATAATCTTACTTTTGTCGTTTATTCCATATTGGATAAAAAAGAAAATTGGCCAGAGGCTAAAACGATAGAAGGTGAGAATAAAATTTGTTTATTTCACGGCCCTGTAAATAAAGCACAAACCGATATTGGTTATGTGGTATCATCCAACTCATTCACTGTCGATATGTTCGATGGGTTTGATATGGTTATGATGGGTGATATTCACAAACGTCAAACTTTTGGTGAAGGGTATGAACACGTTGCATATGCAGGTTCTATGATTCAACAAAATCACGGCGAAATGTTGGAGAATCATGGTTACTTAATATGGGATGTCCCAACTCGTACTTTTACCGAACATCACATTCATAATGATTATGGATTCTTAACAATTGATGTGGTTGGTGGTGTAATTCCACAATGGGTCTATGATGAAATTGGAACTAAATTACCAAAAAATCCTCGTTTAAGATTACGTTTTACAAACACCGAACCATCGGATATGAAACTCCGTATTGCAGAGTTAAAACAAATGTTTAACGTTGCAGAGGTGACAGTAACAAGAACCGATACGATTGGTCAATTAAAACGTAATTCTAAATTAAATAAAAATATCGTTGGTAATGTAAAGGATGAAACATTCCAAAACCAATTGATTAGAGATTATTTAGAAAGACAATTTTTATTAGAAGATTCAGAATTAGATAAAATTTCAGAAATAAATAAAGAAATAAATCACCGAATAGATGATTCCACTCTTACTGAAAATATTCTTTGGACTCCTAAGACATTGGAGTTTTCAAATATGTTTTCATATGGTGAAGGTAACAAAGTTAGATTTGAAGATGCAAATGGTGTGATTGGTATTTTTGCACCAAACGCTAGTGGTAAATCATCGTTATTTGATGCACTTTCATTTTGTATATTTGATAAGACATCTCGTACCTCTTCATCAAAAAACATCTTAAATAACCAAAAAGATAATTTCTATTGTAAGTTTAATTTTGAAATCGATGGTGTTGATTATTTCATCGAACGAAGTGCAAAGTGGACTAGAAAAGGAACAAACCTTTCAGTAAACGTAAACTTTTGGAAAGAAGATGCAGGTGTAATTACATCTCTAAATGGAGAACAACGTAGAGATACTAACAAAAATATTGAAAGATATTTGGGTAAGTTTGAAGATTTTGTTTTAACATCATTATCTCTACAAGGAAACAACGCACTCTTCATAGATAAATCCCAAGCGGAAAGAAAGGAAATCCTTTCACAATTTATTGGAGTAGATATTTTCGATAAATTATATCAATTAGCATCAGATGAGAATAGAGAAAATGCAACTTTGATTAAGAAATTTAAATCGGATGATTTCACATCTAAACTTGCTCAGATTGAAACTGATTTAAAGGAAAACAAAAATGAATACAAATTAGTTGAAATTGAATTGAATGGTATTAGAGATGAAGAAGATGGTTTAAATAAGGATTTAATCAGATTAAATGGTAAAATTGTAAAATTAAATTCTGATTTAGTTGGTATAGACGAATTAGAAAAAAGAAAGAAAATTCTTACCGAAAAGGAAACTGAAATCCTAAATACTAAAACTGCAATACAAGAAAGAATTACCAAATTAGAGGATTTACAACTACAATTAGAGGAAATTATTGATGGATACGATGAAGAAGATTTAGAAGAAAAAATGGGAGTGTTAAAGATTTGTAGAAATGATTTTAACACATCCAAACATGAATTAGAAAAATTAGATATTAAAATCAATTCCTTAAACGATAAGAAAGCACATTTAGATTTACACAAATACAATCCAAATTGTGAAATTTGTATGGAGAATTCGGAAACGATTTTGGAATCTAAAAAAGATGTAGAAGAGGTTCTTGCTAATCTAATGGATGAATGGGGAGATGCTATTCGTATTAATGAACTTGCAGAAGAAAAAATAAATCAATATTCATTATATGAATCAGATTGGAAAAACTTAGTGGAAACTAAGGAAAAGGAAGATAAGGTTGATAGAGAATTATCAACTTTAATGAATAAACTTTCTGCATCCGAAACCGAAGAGGTTAGAATACAAACTCAAATTTCAGAACAAATCAAACTTATTGAAGAGTACCATCAAAATGAAGAACAAATCAAAAAGAATGGTGAAATTAGAGAAGAAATTAAAGGTAAGAGAGATTTATTAGATGATGTAAAAAGACGATTTACAAAAACAAACAAATCACTTTTAGAACTAAATGGTAAAGTTTCATCTCTAAAAAACCAAAAAGAAACCTTAGAGGATAAAATCAAAGAGGTTAAAAAATTAGAGGAACAATCCAAATTATATGAGTATTATCTGAATTCTTTGAGTAAGGATGGTGTATCATATGAATTGATTGAAAAGGCATTACCTATGATTGAAGGTGAGGTAAATAATATCCTTGCACAGATTGTAGAGTTTGGAATGCAATTAGAGATGGATGGTAAGAATATCAATGCTTACCTTGTTTATGGTGATAATAAGTGGTCTTTGGAGATGTGTAGTGGTATGGAGAGATTTATATCAGGACTTGCAATTAGAGTTGCTCTAATTAATGTATGTAACTTACCTCGTCCAAATTTCTTAGTAATCGATGAAGGGTTTGGTACATTAGATAGTGAGAATTTACAATCTCTATTTATGTTATTTACCTATTTGAAAACACAATTTGATTTTGTAATGATTATTTCACACATCGACTCAATGAGAGATGTAGTTGATGGTCTAATCGAAATTAAAAAGATAGAAGGATTTAGTCACGTGAAGTACTAACCTTCAAAACATTCTTAGGAAGGGTTATTCTTTGCATAATTAAAGATTCAACTAACCCACTTAATTTATACCCACGTTCCTTGCAATATTGTTGTAAGAGTTCGTGGGTTTCTTTTTTTATTTGTATCGTAGTGTATTTATTCATTTCTATGGAATTCTATGGATTTTACAATAAGTATTAAAAAGAATTATATTTATACCTGCATAGGAGAAATATAATGGCAATAATCAAATCATATTCACCACTACAAAATTTATCAAATTACGGAACGTTCATAACGGATACAAATCCTAATTCAGATTACTTTCGTATAACTGAATTTAACGAAACGTTTACAGGTGGTAAAAATGGATTCTTAATAGAGGGTTCAGAGCATTTAAAGGAAACAACTGAAATTAAAATTGAAATTTTAGATGTTGATGGAAATCCTGTCTATTACGAACCAGGTAATGGAGTGCCTGAATATTATGAGGGTATCTCTAAATTGGTTTCTGTCCACGTTTATGAGGACACACCTATTGGGATAGGTAAGATTACCATTTTGGGAGAATTGAAGACTTATGAGGATGCTAGCGGGGTTATTCGTGATATTCCAACCGAATGGAGAGGTGCATATAATGTTAAGTGGGAAAAATCATTCCAAATCAATAAAAACCTTACAAATGAAACTCGTGTAAGATTTTATAGAAGACCATCAATTTCCATAGATGAAATTACCAAACCAATATACAACGTAACAACTCCTTACATAACAAGAAGTGGTTCGGTAGAAGGTATTTCTGAAATTCCTATTGCAGGAACTAATTTAAGTAGATGGACTGCAGGAACTCTTTATAAATTAAAAAGAGTGAGTGGTGATGGTTGGACTGCATCAATTGATGAAAATACAATTACGTTATCAGATTTAGGATATACGGCAACTGTCAAAGAGGTATTAAATACCGATGAAATTTTAGTTGATATTCCATATACAATCAATAATATTGTAACAAATTTTACACAAAGTAGTTGGACATCTTCATTTGAATATTTAGATGGCCAAACTTTTACGGAATCTGCATTGACTGGTTCTTTTGCTAAAATAAACATTTCAAATCTTAAAACATTTGTGGGTGATGTAGCAAGGGTAAAGATATTCCGTAAATCTCGTAACGATGTTGGTGATTATGTTTTAGTACAAGAATCAAAATTAGAATCTACTGAATTATTGAGAGATTTGGGTGCAAGTGGTACTACCGATATTTCGTATGGCAATTTTACACAAACAAATTTAGAAACATATTGGACAGGTTCATCTAATTTGCATCCAACAATCAATTTGGATAAGTTATATGCATCGGTAAAACCTGCAGATGGGTATAGTGGAGTGCAAACTCTATATACAACACAATCAGTTTCCGTTTCTAAGGATGTTGAATACACTCTTACGTTTAAAACTCTTTATAGTGGTTCGGTTGATAATACAAAATCGTTACGTGCATATTTGAGTTCATCAACTTACACTCAAGATTTTTTAACTCTATCGGGTTCTGCAATATATCAAACAAAACAAGATATAACTAAAAATATTATTGCAAATCCAATAAGTGGGTCGGTAGATACTAAATTAGTATTTGAATTTAGTGGAAGTGGATGGCATGTATCAAATGTGAGTTTGAAAAACGCACAAGAAACATCATTTTCACCTGATGAATTTACAATTGTACAAGATGTGTCAAAAAATGTATCAACTGAAACTTTTGATTTCCGTTTTGAATTTTACGATATAAACAACAATTATATTCCGGTTGATGTATTTGCTACAAAACAATTTACTGGCGGTAATAATTTCCCAACTAGTGCAAAAATTCTTTTACTACAATCGGATAAATCGGCTTTCCGATTTACAACAGGTTCGGTAGCAAATCCACCCTTTCAACAAATTGGGTTTACAACTACTCGTCAAAACATTGCAGGTGGTATTACATATGGTCGTTCGGTATTTGATATAACGGGTAGTTATATTGAACCAACACACTATTCACAATCGAATGGTACAATTATGGATTATCCTGGTGCTTTACATTCATCAAACGATGCTGGATTTATTGTGCAAATTGATGAATTTAGTGGTTCATTAGATGTGCCAGGAAGTACAAATCTTATTAGAGTTGGATTTATTACTTACACTGCATCGGGCGATGGACTGGAAGAATATGAAACCATTTATAGATTAGAAGATGGTGATAACGCACCTGGTCTATTTGCTTCTTCAACTGCTAATCAATTCATATATAAAGCAACGAATTTATCTTTAAATCCATCAACTCAAGTTATTACGTTTGATGTAAGAAGAAAAAATTTAGGAGTTAGTGGTACTACAATCACTGTCAATTCAGGTAGTCAATTTGGAACAGCATCAGCAATTACACTTTTATCCGATGACCCATCAACCGCAGTAGCAACTTATTATTTATCTGGTTCTACTTTTAACTATACATCGGGTTCAGCAACTTATTTTTTCAGTGCATCTGATGGTTATGGTATTGATTATCATGACACAATTAAGATTACACCTATTAAAATATTAGATGGATTATCAGTAACACTTACAAATGAAAATGCTACTTTACCTGCTAAATCAACTGGATTTGTGGAAAGTGGTTCATTCAGTTTGACAAGTGGTTCGGTAAGTGTAAAAGTTGGTAATGAAACAATTACATTTGATGATGAAGGAGATGGACAAGGAAATAACACATTTGCTATAACATCAGTAAGTGGTAGTACCGGTATATCCGTAAATTCATCAAACCCAACTACAAATGAATATGGAATCACTACACTTAATGGTGTAGATAGTGGTTCTATAAATGTAGTGGTTAGATACAAAGATGGTAGTGGAGATACAACTGACGTAACAAAGATTGTAACTTATACAAAAGCAAAAAGAGCAACTCCGGTAGTTATTTCATTATTATCAAATGATGCACAATCAGTAACCAAATCAAAAACAGGTGTATATGGAACTCCATCAAATTTTACAATTTCAGTAAATGAAGGTGGTTCGAACTATTCATATTCAAATAGTGGAGCAATAAATACGTTTTATGTTTCAGCAATAACAGGTGCACCCACACCAACCAATGCAACAATAACACCAACTACACCATCTGCAGATACTGGTACGACAGTAAATTTAACCATTGCTTATGTAAATTCAGAAGGTATATCCGGTACGATTTCAAAAACTCATAGAGTAAGTGTTACAATAGATGGTAGTGATGGTACAAACGGAACAAATGGTACTGATGGTAATGATGGTGCACCGGGAGCAGATGGACCGGGTGTAGTATTCAGAGGGCCGTGGAGTTCTACTACAACTTATTATGATACTGATGATTATCCGACTCGTAGAGATGCAGTTCTATACAACGGAACTTATTACGCAACAAAAACAAATGCAACTACAAACTTAAATAAACAACCAGATACTCAAACTGCTTTTTGGGAATCATTAGGTACTGATTCGTATTTTGTAGCAGCTGAAATTGCAATATTTAGAGAATCATATGTAAAAGAAACTATAAACGTTGGTACAAATAGTAGTGGTAATGCAAATATTACTATTGCAGGTGGTACAACATCACCATATATTTCAATCGGTCAATCAACAAAAGGATATAATCAAACTGGTGCATGGATTGGTAGTGATGGTACAAATGGTAAATTATCGTTAAAAAGTGCATCAAATTCTCTTTTATGGGATGGTACAAATTTAACTATAACAGGTGGTGGTACATTTAGTGGAGCGTTATCTGCAGCAAGTGGAACATTTACCGGTGCCTTAAGTGGTGGTACAATTTCTATCGGTAGTGGTAATAGTATTTTTAAAGCAGATTCAGACGGAATTTATTTAGGAAACGCAACATTTGCTTCTGCACCATTTAGAGTAACTCCTGCAGGTGTTTTAACTACAACATCAGGAACTATTGGTGGATGGACAATTGGGTCATCTACTTTGACAGGAGGTGCAGCAACATTAAATAGTAGTGGAGCGATTTCAATCGGTAGTGGTAATAATATTTTCAAAGCAGATAGTAATGGTATATATGTAGGTAACGCTACATTTGCAGATGCACCATTTAGAGTATCACAAGCAGGTGCAGTAACTGCTACAAATTTAACTTTGACCGGTGGTAGTTTAACTATTGGTAGTGGTGGAACGTATGCAAATATAAATTCCGCTGGTAAATTAACTGCAGCGAATGTTGATGTTTCTGGTCGTATTACTGCTACCGAAGGATTTATTGGAGATTGGGTATTAACTGGTCCTAACTTATATGCATCGGTAGGTACGAAAAAATTACAATTAGCAGCAGGAAGACCTGCTATGGAATTATATGATGGAGCATCAGTAGTAGTGGATGTCAATGCAAATACTGCTTTATCAGATAGGTCTGCGGGTTCGATAACACCATCACCCGGCACACTCAATTCTTACAACGAACCTGTATATTATGCATTCTACGATAATCATTCGGGTCCAACATATTCTTATACAAATACTCCTGATAATTTAGGGCCGAATCAATCTACCTTTACAATTTCAAGTGGAAATGCATTAATAGGTCAGACCTGTACAATTTCAGCTACGGTCTCAGGTGGTTCAAATTCATTTATTGCATCCGGTGATGATTCACATGGTAAATATTTAGAATATATGGAATGGAGATTTTCATATGGATTTAAATTAGTAACACCATCCCAAACTATCTATGTAACAACTCCAACTTTATATGGTGAGGTATTACATCAAATCGGTGATTATACAATGAATGCATCATATGGTACATTTACTTTGAGTACATCGGTTACATTAGAAGCAGGAACATATTATATAACACCCGTATTAAATAATGTTTATGCAGCTGCAATATTATCTGCACCAAATTTACCTGGTCCTTCAACGTTCCAAGTATATATGAGAACACCACTATTAAGTTCAATAAGTGCAGCAGTACCTGTATCAAAAACTGAATTATGTGCAGGTGGTTTCCAAGTTGTATATGATACATCAAAATATTTAGAGGTAAAACGTGCTAATGAAACGGATTTTGTAAAAATTGGTGGTGGATTGACGGTTACAGGCGATGTTACTGCAAATACATCTTCGGATATAAAATTAAAAGAAAACTTAGTAAAAATTAAAAATCCGCTTGAAAAAGTATCTTTAATAAATGGATATACTTATGATTGGAAAGAGGGTTTTGAAGATATTCATACTAACAAAGGAAATGATATTGGAGTTATAGCACAAGAAATAGAATTAGTATTACCACAATTAGTAGCAACTCGTGATAATGGATTTAAGGCCGTGAGATATGATAAAATTGTTGCACTATTAATCGAAGGTATAAAAGAATTGGTAAATAAAACCGAAGAGTTGGAAACTGAAATAAAAAAATTAAAAGAAGATAAATAATGCCTTTACCTAATAGTGGTCCTATAAAAATGTCCGATATTAAAGCTGCATTAAGCACTGCTTCAAATTCATTAAGACAATATAATGTTATTGCTAAAGCAGCAACAGGTCTTAGTAAGTTTGATATACCAGATGTTATGTCTGAATTTTATGGATATAGTAGTACTCCAACTCCGACAGTTCCAACACCTACTCCAATAGTACCAACACCAACACCGGAAGTACCTTCACCAACCCCAAATTATACTCCACCAACACCAACACCTACTACACCGGAAACTGGATTAAGTGTTTATTTAGGAACGGATTCAGAGGTAACATGTGGTGGTGGTGATTATGATTATGTAGATATTACTGTCTATGGAACTACCATTTGTGATGCAACGTCAATAAAAACATTACCACAATATGTGTTAAACGATTTACCATCAAGTGCATATTTTTATGTTTCTGACATAGTTGGTGGTACACGATATTATAGAAGATTTAGAGTTTATGGTAGTGGTGCAACTACAGCCGGAACTTGTACTGAATGTGCAGTAACCCCAACACCTACACCAAGTGTTCCAACTCCAACACCAATAGTACCAACACCGGATTATTATGCACCTACGCCGGATTATACCCCACCAACACCAACCTATGTTCCACCAACACCTACATTATCAATTGATTCGGGTTGTGTAAGTTATGAAGGAACTGGTTATATAAATTTATCAGCATCGGGTGGTTCGGGTAATTATAAATACCATATTGGTCCATCGGTTATCGATTTCAACAATCCTTCTGCATATAACGGAGTTCAGAATGCTTCTAATTTAGCAGATAATGCAGGATATTATGTTGCGGTTTATGATTTAACTTATGGAACTAAAAGTGCAACAACTCGTGGTATAGATTGTCTTCCTGCTCCAACTCCAAGTGTTCCTACACCTACACCAGAAGTACCAACACCTACACCAGAAGTACCAACACCTACACCAAGTGTTCCAACACCTACACCGGCTATTACTGGTTGGAATTATTCAATAGGTATTGGTACAGGTGACCCAGGTAGTAGTGGAACTGCATGTGTAAACGCCCAATATGGTTCATATTATGGAACTGTCTATTCAAATCAATGGTCTGAATTAATTGGTGGTAGAATTTATTATAATTACGATGGTTCGCCATTTAATGATAGTGGTATATTCTCTGATGGATTATCATATGGATATTTTAGTGCAGGTGGACAATATCAAGCAGGTGGAGTTTGTGAAATATTATAATAAAATATGAAAAGATTAGTTACATTTGGTGATAGTTGGACTGCAGGACATGGTGTAGAAACTGATATACAATATAAAGAAATTATTTCTCCAAATTTGTTTATTGATTATTTACGTTTGATGAACGGATGGCCAAGATTTTTAGCTAATAAATTCGATATTCCATTTGTTAATTTAGCATTTTGCAATAAATCAAATAATGAGATTTATGAAGATATTGTAAAGTGGAAACCACTATTAGATAAAGATGATTTAATAATTGTGATGCTCTCATATCCATATAGAAAATATGGTAATCCAATTATAGATGTTGGTAATATTATTAATGAATTAAATGGATATAACTATTTTATTATTAATTCATTTTTTCCAACATTTTCAAATGTAGAACCTTCTGATATTTCTGATTTAAATCTTAGTAGATTTTTAAATATAGATGGGTGTGTTAGTGATGGGTTAGTTAAATGGGAATATGAAAATAAACAAAGTTGTTGGGAATATGGATTTAGAAAAGTTAATAATTCTGATACATTTTTAGGTGGTGATTATCACCCAAATACAATTGGATATAAATTAATAGCAGATGAAATATATCTTAGATTAAAAAATTATAATTCATATAAATTATTAACTATACCTATTGCAGCACCTACGGAATTATTTAGATTTCAAACATCATTATTTGAATTTTTTCAAAAAAGAGTTTATGGTGATGATGCTAATATGAACGCAATTATTATTATGTTAGATAGAAATCAACATAATAGTTCACATAAATCTCTCCCGTGGACTATCGATTTAAGAAATAAATTATTACCAGGAATACATAAAGAGTTAGACCAATCTAAAAAACATCCACATTATAATTCTATAAATGTGTTTTATCCATTAAAATATATGGTAGATACATTACCAGATGAAAAAGTTTTATGTATTATAGATTGTGATGTAGTACCTTTAAAGGTATATGATGGTATAATCCCAAATGATGATGAGGTTATTACATGTGATATTTACGAAAATTGGCATATGCATATTAAAAATCCATCACAAGAAAATTTTTATAAAATAGAACCATTTTTAGAACATACTGATTATGAATATATGGATGGTGGTTTTGTTCCGATTATTATAAATGTAAAAACTCTTAAAAAAATATTAAATGATGTAATTAGTATTTCTGAAAGATTAATCGATAGTTTAGATGATGATGATATGTTTGGTTGGTGGGGTACAATGGCCGGATTTCAAATTGCATGTCATAATCATAAAATAAAATGTATTTCACAAGATAATACATATGTTCCAAATATAAATGATTTATCTGATAATCATTATTTTTGTCATTATTCATGTGACCCATTGTTTGCAAAAAAAGATTATCCAAATTGGGATATAACTCAATTCAAATCTAACAAATTTTATAATCATATTAGAATGTGGTTGAAAAATTTTAAATAAACAATAAATATATATTTATATACATAATCAAATAATTATGGTCACAATTATAGATAATGTTTTAACTAAAGATGAATGTAAAATATTAATAGAACTTGGTTCTAAAAATATGATTAAAGCCGGAACTTTGGGTAAACAAATTGATGGATATAGAACCGCCGATGGTAGTTGGTTATTAGAACCAAACGAATTAGTTGATAAGGTAAAAAATATGATTTCCGTAATGACAGGAAATCCAATAGAAAACCAAGAAGAAATTCACATAGTTAAATATGATATTGGTGGTGAATTTAAAGTTCATACTGATTATTTTCATAGTAATGAAGAATATTATTCAGAACATATAAAACGAGGTGGACAACGAATAATGAGTTGTTTGTTTTATTTGAATGATGATTTCGAAGGCGGTGAAACTGAATTTCCATTAAAAAAATTAAAAATAACGCCAAGACTTGGTAGATTATTAATGTGGAGTAATGTTACACCAGATGATGCTTTAGATTATGAAAGTTTACATGCAGGATTACCCGTTATAAGTGGAACTAAATATATAGCAGTTATATGGATTAGAGAATCTAAATTTAAAAAATAAATATATGCATTGTGATTTAGGTAAAATATTAAATGAATATGAATGTGAATATATAAAAAAAGAATTTTTACATTTTATGGAAATTGGTAAAATCAATTTAGAAAATGATAATAATTTTTACAAAAATTCATATGGGGGTAATACTCCAGTTACTTGGTATTTATTGGGTAGATTTTTACCATTAGTAGAAGAAAAAAGTGGAAAAAAATTAAAAACAGCCAATCCATATATTAGAATTTATAAAAATGGGTCTACTCTACCAAATCATATAGATAGACCTGGATTAGATTGGACTATATCAGTTTGTATATTTACAAATTTAGATAATGATTGGCCATTATATGTAGAAGATATTACCCATAAGGATGGTAAAGTTCCATATGTTACACAACAAGGATATGCTGGATTAGTTGATGGTAGAATTACAAATCATTGGCGTGATGAATTAATTTGTAATGATTCTGAATATGTAATTCAATTATTTTTACATTATACTGAAATAGAATGAGTTATAAATTATTAGTTACAACCGGAGCAGGAAATACCATACAAGGTGGTTCTGATATTTGGACTAATTATTTTTTAGAATTAGTATGGTCTACTTTACCTACAAAAAAAGAATGGAGGTTATTAATAGATTCTAAACGACCAATAACATTTGAAGAAAAATCATTACCGAAGGGATTACAATACCACTTTCATTATGATGATGTTGAAAAAACAAATAAATGGTTAGAAGAAAGTGAAATAATTCATGTCCTACATCCACATTATCACAAACGTCCACATCTTTGGCATTGGGAAGATAAATTTGGAACTGTCTTTGTTCATGCATATGCAAGAGAAATGACGGAAGTGATTGATAATAATCCAGAAATAAATCGATTACAATTCGGAACAAACGTAGATGTTGAATTTTATGATGAATATCTTGCAACATTCAAACGAAGAATATGGGTAGGTAATAATCCAACTCAAATGATTGATGAATTTCCAAATTACACTTACAACGTTCCAAATTTTTATGAATTTAAAAATAATTTACCACTTACAACTCATATAGATAATGGTAAAATAGGATTTGCTTCTCGTGCTGAATCTCGTAAGTGTTTGCATTGGATGAATAATCATACAGGGTTTGTATTGACAAATCAATTTGATGTGAAAAATTTAAGAGATACTACAACATATTCTCTAAATGGTATTGATTTATTCCAGTGGGACCCATCTATACATCATTTTTTTATGTTAAAAAATTGGGGTATATTTCATGGTGCATATTTTAAAGAACCATTTGGATATTCAATATTTCAAGCAGTTGATTATGGTAAATTACCAATAATAAATAAAGATTGGGCATCAGAAGTTGATTACAAATATAGAGTTTCAACTAAAAATGAATTTGATGAATGTGTGAAAGAAATACTAAATGATTCGTATGAAGAAAGAGAACAAAATTGGTTAAATCTCAAAAATTATATGAAAAAATTTGATAATAAAGACGAATGGGTTGATAAAATCCGTACCGCAATTTTAGCATAATTCCAAATATTTATTTTTCAGATTTTTTTACGTTTTGTATATTTTTATATATTTATATACAAAGGGGGTAGGGGGTTAGCTACAAAGCTAATAACTACTACACTATAACTTATACTATTTTATTAATACTATATTTTATATAAAGCTTAATAAAGCCTATCTCCGTAATCTCGGAAATATATTTGGTTATGACATCATTACAAGATTTAGAATATCTAAAAAACAATCTTACAAACAATCAGGAATTTAACGAATCACATGAAGTGGAGGATAAACCAGTTCCATATCGTTGGTCACATGGTGCTACTGATTTACACTTAGGAGATGGTTTAATTGTTTACTCAATTATTCAATATATGCGAGCAAAAGTTTGTGTATGTTTGGGTAGTGGTGGTGGATTCATACCTCGTATAATGACTCAAGCTAGATACGATTTACATCAACAAAAAATATTTGAAGGTGATAATAATTTAAGTTGGGGTGATATTGGAGTTACATACGTTGTTGATGCAATGAACGGAATTGGTGGAAATGTTGATTGGTTTAGAGAAGAATCATTTTTCAGAAGAACATTTCACCCACGTATCATCAGTAATACTACCGAAAACGCATTTCATAATTTTTTTGTGTTAAACGATATTCAAATTGATTATTTACATATCGATGCAGGACATTCATATGAAAATGTAAAGGAAGATTTTGATTTATACACTCAATTATTATCACCAAATGGTATTGTATCAATTCACGATACTGACCCAAATTATGCAGATAGTTATATCGTTACAAATGAAGTGAAAGATAGAGGTGATTTTGATGATTGGCACGGACCGATTACTTTTGCAAAAGAATTAAAAAATAATTCAGAGTGGGAAACATTTGACCTATTTAATTTTGGAATTCAAAAAAATAAACCAGCATCCACAGGAATAACATTAGTTAGAAGATGTCAAAAATAAATTTAGTTACTGTCGTTGGCCATAACACAACTATGTTAGGACATATGATTCAACATTATAAAAATATAGTTGATGAAATTCATGTGGTTGTTTATAGACAAAACGTAAATGATGGTATATTGGATGAAGTTAAAAAATTAGGCATAATACCAATCAAAGTAGTTACTGAACCAAAATTTAATTGGGAACGGGTAACTGAATTATATAATGAAATTAAACAAACCAAACCAAACGAATGGTGGGTAGTTTCAGACGATGATGAATTCCACATTTATCCAAAACCAATTAAAGAACTGATTTCAGAATGCGAAGAAAATGGTTGGGATTTTATAACAGGTGGATTCATAGATAGGATAGGAGAAAATGGAGAATTTCCAATCGTTGAGAAAGACTCTAATATTTGGGAAAAGTTTCCACTTGCTGGATTTTTTAGGCATCCGATGAGTGGGGCTTGTCCTAATAAAGTTTGTGTAATGAAAGGATATGTTGATGTAACCCCTGGTCAACATTATGCTAAAATTGGTGATAGTGATACTTGGAGAGAAAGGGGTTGGAATCACCCAAAACGATACCCATATGGTAATGGTGAAGGATTTATACAAGTTCATCATTTTAAATGGGATTCGACCGTTTTAGAAAGATTAAAAGAAGTTTCTGAAACAAAAGAAGATTATACATTTTGGAAAGAATATAAAAAAATGTATAGAGGCATACAAATAAATGATTGGAAAATTGATATTAATAATCCTACATTTATGATAGAAAAAATGACAGATAATACTCATTCTGATTATTCAAAATGGGATAAACTAACAAGAATTATACTTCATATATGAAAGATAAATTAGCATTAATAGTTCCATATCGCGATAGACAAGACCACTTAAATGTGTTTATACCACATATGACTAAATTCCTCCAAAACAAAGGAATTGATTATACTATTTTTGTAGCAGAACAAGCAGATGAAAGACCATTTAATTATGGTAAGTTGTGTAATGCGGTTATAAATGAAATATCCGATGAATACACTTATTTTTGTTTTCACGATGTTGATATGTTGCCATTAACGGATGATTGTGATTATGGATATCCAGAAACACCAATTCATTTAGCAACAAATGTAGAGGCACATAATAATGAATTACCATATCCACAATATTTTGGTGGGGTTATATTGATTAATAGAGAAGATTTTGAAAACTCAAACGGATATTCAAATGAATATTGGGGGTATGGGTTTGAAGATTTAGATTTATTACGAAGATTAGAAAAATCAGGTGCATATTTAGAAAAATACTATGATTTAAATCAAACATATTCTTATTATGATAAGGATGATACTTTACCATATAGAATAGAAAATGTAAATATTTCAAATAGTAATAAAACACATATATTAAAAGCAATAAATTTACCAAAAGGTAATAGAATTTATGGAATACAAAATCCTATAATGAAAACCTTTACTAATTCATCATTTACAATTTCATTATGGTTTAAAGACGATTCCGATAACACCGATAAAAAGAATTTATTTTCATTTGAAGGGTGCGATACCGGATTATTTTTATCGGCAGATGGAAATTCAAACACTTATGTGATTGGTCAAATTTGGAATAAAAATCAAGAACACTTTGAAGTATCCGTTGAATATTATAAAAATCGTTGGAATAATGTAGTGTTTGAATACAATAAAGAACAAAATTTAATTAGAATTGTTCTAAATAATAAAAAAATTGTAGAAAGAAAATTATACAATTTTGAAATGTTTGATTATAGTGATAAATGTATTAAAATATCAGATTTAGAAACTGACATTAAGTTAGCAAATATAATAACCTTTAATAATATTATTTCAGATTTACATATTAAAAAATTGTATTACGAAGGAAACGAATATTTGGAAATTTTATCATCAATTGATGGATGTACTCCAACTAATATTTTTACATTTGATTCATTATATAATGGTAGATTTATATTAGATAAAGGTAAAAATTCTAATCATATTAAGTTAGAAGGAACATATTCACCCTATACCGAAATGATAACATTATCAGATGTAGTTTATTTACCAACTAGAATTGAAGGATTATATAAATCATTAGTTCATAAAGAAGATACACATATTATAAACAAATATTATAATTTTGACCCAGATATTGAGGAAAATGCTGATATATTCTTTAATGAAGTTTTACGTGATAAAATAGATTTTACTAAATTAGGATTATCTAATGTAAAATATACTTTATTAAATAATGAAGAAAAAGAAAACTATGTTTTAATAAAAATAGTAACTTAAAAATATGATAAATACTATAATTAAAAATGAAAAGGCTGTAAAAACGTTAGAACGATTAGCAGATGAATTAGAAAATTTAAAAACAAAAGAAACCGATTTATCATTCGTTCCGGCAATGATTTTTCTGATATTAGAAAGATTCAGAACATCTAATACTCCGTTTCCTATAACATTTTTCACCAAACAACCAAATAAAAAAAATAAAAAAAATGGCAAAACAATTAAATGATTCTTCGATAGAAGAAAGAGGTGTTAAGGCATTAGAAAGAATAGCCGATACATTAGAAGACATGAACGATTGGGTTTATGCATTAGAAACCGATGCCTGGTCTGAAAGATTAGAGTGGTATTTGAATGAATTTTATATGATTGCAAAAGCTAAAACAATTGGTTCAGTAAATAGACCAGTAAGAGATGCCGAAAGACAAGAAACCGATAGTGAAAAGTAAGCATAAATTAGGAGTTATTGTTCCATATCGTAATAGAGAAACCCAACTTAGTAGGTTTTTAAAACATATGGATAAATATCTAACTAATTATGATTATCAAATCTTCATAGTAGAACAAAACGGAAGTGCTCCGTTTAATCGTGGTAAACTATTAAATATAGGTTATAAAATTGCGTGCGATTATAATTGTGATTATTTTGTATTTCATGATGTTGATATGTTACCAGAAAAAGTAGATTATTCATATACGGATAAACCACTACATTTGGCTACTCATTTACAAGAAAATGATTATGAAACATCATTTTTTGATTATTTTGGTGGTGTTACTCTTTTTAACAAAGAAGATTTTGCTAAAATAAATGGGTATTCTAATGAATATGTTGGATGGGGGTTTGAAGATGATGATTTATTAATTCGTTGTATTCAATCAGATTTAGAAATTGATTTTGAAAATTCTAATGATGATGATATTAAAGAAATTGAAACATTTAAATTTGATGGAGATTTTTCATATATTGAATTACAAAAAATAAAAAACGCATCTTTTTTATCTGATGATTTTTCCATTTCAGTAATGGTTAAACCATCCGATGTTCAAATTAACCCAAACAAACAATATGATGAATATCCAATAGTTTCTATACCAGGTTATAACATAGGAATATTTTATAATTCATTTCGTAGATTCTTTTGTCAAATTTTTGATAAAAATAAAAATCCATATTCAATAACAACTGATATTTTGGGTGAGCGTTGGGTTCATTTAACTATGGTGTTTAAAAACAACACCGAAGTTTATTTTTATTTAGATGGTCAATTAATAGATACTATAAAAATGAATGAAGAAATATTAGAATTATCTACTGATAAAATATACATAGGTTCTGCTAGTGGTAAAAAGGATAATAAAGATTTCTTCTATGGTAATATTGCAAATGTAGAAATGTATGATATTGGATTAGAGGCTAATGAAGTTTTAGAAATATACAAAAATAGTTTAAAACCTAAAATTAGAAATTTTGGAAATTTTAAATCATCCGAATACCTATATTTCCAACTACTACCAGAATTATCAAATGATACAACCTGTGTAGAATTAGCAAATGAATATAAACCAAAATTAAATAATGTTAAATTAGAAAAATTAAAACAATCATTTAATACTTTTTTACCTAAACCATATAGAAGAGATGGTAAGTTTAAATCATTAAAACATCAATCTAATTCATCAGTAGGAAATCGTTGGGTTCAAACTGAAACTAGAAAAAATCAATTAAGATATTATAACGAAGTTAGAACAAATATTATAGATTATCATATTGATGGGTTGAATACATTACGTTATACGGAATCTGAAAAAATAGTAATATCACCAAACACATTACATATAAAAGTAAATTTATAATGAAATTAGGAGTTTGTGTTCCATATAGAAATAGAGAAGAACATTTAAAACAATTTATACCGGCGGTTAGTAAATATTTAACCGAACAAGGTATAGATTTTTGTATTTATTTTGGTCATCAAACTGATGATAAATTATTTAATAGAGGTGCAATGAAAAATATTGCAGCTAAACACGCATTTGAGGATGGGTGTGATTATATAGTTTGGCATGATATTGATATGATACCAGAAGAAGGATGTGATTATTCTTTTCCAACAGAAACTCCAATTCATATTGCAACTAATATCTCACAAATGGATTATAAATTAAAGTATGAAGAATACTTTGGTGGTGCTGTAATTTTTTCAAAAGAACAAGTCGAAAAAACCAACGGATATTCTAATGATTATTGGGATTGGGGTATGGAAGATGATGACCTATTTTGGAGGTGTGTATTGGAGGGGTATGTAGATGATTCTTATATGAAATTTCCAAATGAACCAAAAAATTTTTTATCATTTAATGGTAAGGATTCATACGTTCACATACCGGCCACTCGTAGTTTACGAAATTTAACATCACGTTCTCACACAATTTCGGTTTTAGTTCGTGCACATCAACAAGAAGAAAAAGTTCCAATTTGGTTAGTTGGTGATGAACAACGGAGATTTTGTGAATATCCAATATTAAGAAGACCGGGGTATGATTATGGACTTAGTTATAATAATAGTAGAGCATATACTGCACAATTATGGAATAACCAACGAGAACATCTATATCAGTGGATGAAACGATATGAAAATCGTTGGACAATCGTAACGTTAGTTGTTGATGAAAATAATATTCATTTTTATATGAATGGTAAAGAATCGGATGCAAGGCATGGAACTGGTACTCATTCTCCACAATATTTTGAAGGAATGTTGAAACGTTATGGTATGGTTGATTATTATTTAGGAACAACTACATCAGTTGGAAAAGATGATGTAAATAAATGGTTCAAAGGAGATATTGCAGAAGTTAAAATGTGGGATAGAGCTTTATCAAAAAATGAAGTAGAAAATATTGCAAATACTACTTCAACCGATGGTTTAATTTTACACTATGATTTCAAAGATGGTGGTGTTGATGATAAAAGTGGTAATGGTAATGATGGTATTGCATATAATTGTGAAAATAAATTAGAACCGATTCAAATTCCATATACTATTATTCCACATAGAAGACCGGGAAGATTACGTTGTTTACCTCATAAAGATGAAGGTTTGGTAAAAATAGGTGGTGTTGATAAATGGGCAAAGGGTGAAACTACTGCAAGAAACGAAAGAAGATATGTTTTACAAATGCAACAAGGAAAATGGGATTATAAATCAGATGGAATTACACAATTAAAATATGAATTAGTTTCAATTGATGAAATAACTCCTAAAGCAAAATTGATAAATGTAAAACTTTAATATATATAGATATATAAAATTAAGTTATGGAAAATAAATTTTACGAGCACTCTTTGAAGGTAAAAGAAGAGTTAAATAAGACCGGATGTGGATTTTGTTTAGCAAAATGGACACAAGTTACAATGCACTTACAAATAGGTCATACACACTCATGTCACCATCCAGGTACACATCCGATACCTGAAAGAGAAATTAGACGTAACCCATCTGCATTACATAATACACGTTTTAAGAAAATTCGTAGAAAAGAAATGTTGGAAGGTAAACGACCAACTGAATGTGATTATTGTTGGAATGTGGAAGATAATTCTAATGAATTTTCAGATAGAATTTTTAAATCAGGTGAACCTTGGTCTCATCCACATATGAAAGAAATTAAAGCATTAGATTGGAAAGCAGATTTCAACCCAAAATATGTAGAAGTTTCTTTTTCAAATGCTTGTAATTTTAAATGTTCGTATTGTTCTCCACAATTTTCAACTCGTTGGATGGAAGAAATAGAACAATATGGTGGGTATCCTACAACTGATAATTTCAACGATTTATCATATCTTAGACAAGAGGATAAAATGCCAATACCAATTTCACAAGAAAATCCATATGTTGAAGCATTTTGGAAATGGTGGCCAGAATTATATCGTGATTTATATACATTCCGTATAACAGGTGGTGAACCACTTATGAGTAAAGATACTTGGGAAGTATTAGATTATATTATAGAACAAGAAAATCCCAATAAGAATTTATCATTAGCTATTAACTCAAACTTAGGAGTACCTGATAAATTGATTGATAAATTTATTGATAAAATAAATAGAATTACACAAGAGGATAGAGTTAAGGATTTTGTAATTTTTACATCATGTGACACCAAAGGACCTCAAGCAGAATACATTAGAAATGGTATGGTTTATAACCAATTTATGGATAATGTAAATAAAATCTTAGAAAAATGTCCAAGAGTAAATATTACTTTTATGACAACATACAATGCGTTATCCGTTCCAAATTTTGGTGGTATGATTGCAGATGTATATGATTTAAAATATGCACATAAGAGCACTGATAGATATTGGCCAAATGCTGTGTTATTAGATAGTTCATATTTAAGACATCCACAACATCAAGCAGTAAAAACTTTAATGGCAGATGATTCACATGATTGGGGAGTTGATATATTAAACCAAGCAAAACTTATGGATTTCTTAGCAACCCCATATGCAGCTAAAACCGAAGCAGGTTATGGTGATATGGAAATTGCAAAAGTAAAAAGAATTTACGATTGGTATATTTCAGATGAAGAAGATTGGTTAAAAGATATGAGAAGATATAATTTTTATCAATTCTTCTCAAATCACGATAGAAGACGAGGAACTGATTTCTTAAAAACATTCCCAGAATTTGAAAACTTTTGGAACATTTGTAAAAACACTAAAATATGATAGAAATAAATTACAAAGATTGGTGGGAGATTTGTATCGAAAACCAACACGGATTAAAAGATAAAAACTCAGCAGCTTGGGCACAAGGAGATTTTACATTATTTACAAGATTTAAAACTAACTTTGATGCTATAAAAAAAGATGCAGAAGAAAACAATGCTTGTTGTATTATTGGAAAACCTGGTCTTCATTTAGGTTTGTATGTTACATTAGATGGGTATGTAAAATTTGATTGGTGGACAAAAGATACACCAGATTCAGACCCTAAATTTAATCACGTATTTGTACCACATAAAATTGAAAATCAAGAATGGTTAAAAGTTTTTGTATCACATGATAGTGTTAATAAAGAATTTGTAGTATGTTTTTACAACGAAGTAGATGAACTAATGATGTCATCAACAAATAAATACACCGGTGATTTGGTAGATTATAGTTGGTGTAACACATATGTAGGATGTGCATATCATCATAAAAATACTTACCCACATAATGGATTCTGGGCAGGAACAATTGATTATATTAAGGCAGTTGATTTCTTTACACCAAAAGTAGTGTTACAAGATGAAATTTATTTTGATGATTTAATGACAGATGTTACATACGAAAGTACTTGGTTTCACTACACCGGTGACACACATACTTACTCAACTATTTCAGATATATCCGGTCATTCAAATCATTTAAGACATAAAAGACAATGGTATATTGAAACATTTAAAAATTATGAAGTAGAATTGATGAATGAAATAAATAATAAAGTTACATCTATTATCTAATGAGTAAATATTCTAAAATCAATATTGTAAGTGAATATTTAACCCCTAATGGTTATTTATTTAATGGTTATGCACAAGAAGATTTACCAGAAATATTTTTACAACATTTAAAAAAAATAAAGGGTTTTAATAATGAAGTAGTAAGGTCAGATGATGAACGTATATATAATTTACAAAACATACATAGTCCATTTTTAGATTATATTAAACAATATACTACTAAATTTCAAAATACTGCTCATAAAAAACCAATAGTAGAATTTAAAATATCAAGTGAAATCGATGAAAGAGAGTTACATAATGATATTTTAAATATATTTTTATTAGAATCCGATACTCGTTCGGTTTTTAAATATTATGGAATAAAAGGTATTCATTTTTCCGAAAGAAGTTTGAATTTGATAAGAAATAATAAAAATTGTATAATATTAATTTTAGATTGGAGAGAGGGTTCATATTCATTGCCCGATGAAATTATAGAATATTTTAATAATTTTGTAGAAACGAATGGTTTATCAAAAAAAGATGTATTTTTATACAACAATAATTTTCAAATAAAATTAGATGATACAAAATGTAAATTTACATTAGGTACATTTCCATATTATATTTTATTAGGAATAGACCCGCGGTTAGCTGGAACATACGATTCTACAAATAAAAAATTATCATATGTTACATGTGAAGATTCTTTAAACTTATATTCACAAATTAGAAATCATAAATTTTTATCATACAATAGAAATTCGGATAGATTACATAGACCATATGTAATATCTAAAATGTATAATGATGGTATGTTGTCTGAATCTATGGTATCGCTTTATGAATCACGTGCTTTATCAAATTACGATGAAATTTTAAAAGATATACAAATTTTAGAATTTGAAACATTAAAATTTTCAAAAAATGATAGAGAAATACTAAAAAAATTGGTAGATGAATCGTATCCATTAAAATTAGATTATGAGGATGGGGATGAATGTGCAAGAGGTGATAATCAAATGAGTGTGAAAGACCATTTTTTAGATTCATATATCAATATTGTATGTGAAACATCATGTCATTCAAATTATACATTTATAACCGAAAAAACACTAAGGCCTATAATAAATTTACAACCATTTATTTTATTTGGCAATCCATATACATTAGTTGAATTACAAAACTTAGGTTTTAAAACATTTGATAAATGGATTGATGAAAGTTATGATATGGAATTAGACACAAATAAACGTTTTGAATTAGCATACTTAGAAGTTAAACGTTTATTTGATATGGATATTGATGAAATACATGAATTATATTATGAGATGTTTGATGTATTAGAATATAATTTTAATCATTTAGTTTCAATTTATAAAAATTACGAATTACCATTATATTTGGGAAATTCAATATACGAAAATTTAAAAATATGAGAGTTTTAATTACAGGTGGTGCAGGATACTTAGGTTCAGTTTTAGTTGAACGATTATTAAATAAAGGATATTGGGTGACAGTATTGGATAATTTGATGTATAATCAAACATCACTTATTCATTATTCACACAATAAAAAATTTGATTTTATTTATGGTGATGTTAGGAATAGTAAATTGTTGGAAGATTTAGTTACAACATTTGATATAGTAATTCCTTTAGCAGCAATTGTAGGATTTCCTGCTTGTGATAGAGATAAAGACCTTGCAACTGCGGTAAACTACGAACATGTTAGAAAGGTATGTGAATTAGCAAAGAATACAAGAACAAAAGTTATTTATCCAAATACGAATAGTGGATATGGGATAGGAGAGAATGGTGAGTGTACCGAAGAGAGTCCACTTAACCCAATTTCCCACTATGGAGTAACCAAAGTTAATGCAGAGAGAGAGGTATTATCCATCGGTGGCATTTCAATACGACTTGCCACCGTCTTTGGTTCATCTCCTCGAATGAGAATGGATTTGTTGGTAAACGAATTTGTTTACAAAGCATTGACAGATAAATACATTACTATTTTCGAAAAGAATTTTACTCGTAACTATATTCATATTAGAGATGTTGCTAAAACATTTGAATATATGATAGAAAATTACGATAATTTTAGTGGTGAAGTATTTAATGTAGGTCTTTCATCTGCAAATCTTACCAAACAAGAATTGGTAGAAAAAATTAAAGAGTTTGTTCCAAATTTTGCAATCACATATTCAGATTTCTATGAAGACCCCGATAAGAGAGATTATATTGTTTCTAACAAAAAATTAGAAGATACTGGTTGGAGTCCAGATTGGAGTTTGGAAGATGGAATTGTAGAACTAATAAAAACATATACAATATTAATACAAGATTTATCATCAAAATATAGAAATGGATTTCCATTAGGTTATGGCACAAGGACGTAGTATATTTTACAAAGAAAGAAGTTGGAATGATTTCCACTATTATAATGGTTCAGTTTTACCAGAGGTTAAAATAGTTCAACCATCTACATATTATGAGTATAGAGGTTCTATCTCTACAACTTATCATTCAGATTATTATGACCGTTTGTTGCCCGCCGCTGAACGCAATAATGGGGTAAACTTTAAACACGATAGATACTCAAAATCTAAAATTGGTGTTTTAAGAGGAATGCATTATGATGAAAAGACTTGGAAATTGGTAAGTTGTTTGCAAGGAAAGATATATTTGGTAGTTATGGATGTAAGACCCAAATCACCAACGTATGGTAAGTGGGAATCTTTCATAATTTCACCTGAAACTGCAACGCAAGTCCTAATTCCACCTATGTTTGCTAATGGACATTATGTGATGGAAGATGATTCTATCTTTTTTTACAAAATGGCGTATGATGGTGAGTATAATGATGAGAACAAACAAAAGACAATCGTATTTAATGACAAAAGATTTAATGTTGAATGGCCTGTAGCACAACCAATATTATCAAAAAGAGATAGAAATGGAAATTAAAAACTTAGATTATCATGAAGACCGATGGGTAGATGGTAATTTTACACCCGAAGAATTAATAAAATTTGAAGATGATGTAATCAAGCATTGGGAAGATGGAAAAATCCGTGGTCCAATACATTTATCAAATGGAAATGAAGAACAACTTATTGAAGTTTTCAAAAAAATTGGCATTGATGATTGGGTTTTCTCTACTTGGAGGTCACATTATCATGCACTTTTACATGGAATTGATAAAAGTTGGTTAATGGGAGAAATTTTAGATGGTAAAAGTATTACTATCGTAAATAAAAAATGTAATTTCTATTCATCAGCAATTGTAACTGGTATTTTACCCATTGCATTAGGTGTTGCTCAATCAATTAAGTTGAAAGGTGAGGATAAAAAAGTATGGTGTTTCATAGGTGATATGACTTTTGAGACCGGAATCTTTTATGAGGTTCATAAATACGCAAGAAATAACAATTTACCACTTTATTTTGTAGTAGAAGATAATGGAGTATCAACAAATACACCAACTTTGGATACATGGGGTGGAATTCAGAGAGAAATACCAGAAGATGTGATTTATTATCAATATAAATCAAAATATCCACACTACGGAACTGGGAAATGGGTAGTATTTTAACAATATGCTGTATAAAAATGAATTGCATGGATTTGATAAGTTCATATTGGATTGGAACTTAGAAACCGAATACGTTTTATTCGGTGCAAGTAAAGAATGCGTTCAATTTATACGAAGTATTGACCATTTAATGGGTGAAAACTCATTAAAAATAAAATATATAGTTGACCATAGTGTAAATGGTAAAACAACAATCGATAATATAACCGAAATTAGTAATTTTTATCATCAAAGTAAAAATCTAAAAACAAATAATAGAAATTTAGAGTTAATTCATATTGATGATTACGATTTTAACCCAAATCAACAAATTATTATAACAACCGATGTATTCAGAAACGAATATAAACAATTGTTGGATAAAAAAGGTATAAAATCAGTTTGGTATAAAAATATTGCATCAATTTGGCCTTACAAATATAAAAATAAAGTTCATATATTCCAAACGGATATATTAGTAACTGAAAAATGTACTTTAGCATGTTCTTATTGTAATATGTTCATGCCACACTACGAATTTCCAATACATAGGGAGTTTGATATTATAAAATCAGATATAGATTCGTATTTTAATTTAGTTGATTATGTAAGTGTCTTTCATTTGGTAGGTGGAGAACCATTTTTATACCCACATATAGAAGATTTAGTAAGATATATTTTAGAAAACTATAATGATAAAATTGATAAGTTAATAATCACAACAAATGGTACGATTTTACCAAAACAATCTACATTAGATTTATTAAAACAAAACGATGTCATTTTGAGTGTTAGTGATTACACCGATAAATTAGAACACATTCAAACTAAGGTATTAAAAGTATTAAATGCATATAAAACACAAAATGTAAATCATTATGTTCGTACTGAAATTGAGTGGTATGATTTTGGAGATTTGCGAATTAAAAAGAATTTATCAACCGATGAATTGATTAAACACTTTGATAGTTGTACTGCACCATTTAGAGGATTGAATGATGGTAAGTTTTATTATTGTCATCTAAACACATCGGCAGTAAGAACAAATTTATTTCCATTAAATGACAACGATTTTGTATCAATTGATTCAGTATCAAAAGAAGATTTAATTCGTTTTGATTTAGGATATACTGATTTGGGTTATATAACATTTTGTGATAATTGTAATGGGTGTAATACTGGTAGAACTAAAGAATGGGTTAGTTATGAAAAACAAGGATTGAGATGATAGTAATAGTTGATATAGATAATACACTTGCATTAAATAATCATAGATTTGAATTAGCAAAAAACAAAAATGGTAAAACTAATTGGGATGTTGCTTATGATTTTAAAAATGTAATGAACGATTTACCACACCATCCTATGATTGATTTAGTTCAGAGGTATAATAAAGATGGTTTTAAAATTGTAATATTCACAGGTCGACCAGAATCAGTTAGACAACCAACCGAATTGTGGTTAAAAACTCATAACATTCCATATGATGAATTGTATATGAGAACGGAAGATGACCATTATATTAAAGCAAATCTATTAAAAGGTAGAATGTTTAAAAAATATATAAATGAAGATGTATTTTGTGCATATGATGACGATGATTCTATTATTGATTTATGGAAACATTTAGGAATCCATTCATTTAAAGTAATCGGAATACAATGAGCGGAATAACTAATCAAATTAAATTGTTAAAAGATTGCAATTGGGAAAATCCACAATCATTAGAAGAATTGGGATACATCTATTTCGGCCCATTACTTTTTAATTATTTTACTTGGTTAGTAACCGAAATTGGTGATTCTGAAAAAATACTTTTTAATTCTAGAGAAGGATTATTTTTACAAGAGATTTACGAATTATTCAACACAAAATATAATCTACCGAAATCAGAATATTTTAAAACATCTCGTAGATTATCAACTATTGCATCTATAAAAACTGCCGGAGATATTTACCATACATTTACATTACATAGATATAATGGTAAATTATCAAGTTTATTAAAAGATAGATTTGGTATTACACCGGATATTAAAAACGATGAAGATATAAATACGAATATTTCAATACCTAATTTAGATTTATATTTAGAAGATATTTTACAAAATTCAAAAAAAGTTAGAGATGAATACCAAAAATATGTATTTAATGTTATTGGTGATTTTAAAAATGTTTTAATGGTTGATAGTGGTTATCAAGGAACTACACAATACAATATTGAAAAAGCATACGGATTAAAATTTAAAGGCCGTTATATGATTTATAAAGGAAACCCTTTATTAGATGACGTGAAAGGTTTTTATGATTTTGAAAAAGGATTATTTGGAAACAATATTATATTTTTTGAATCCGTATTTACTGATAAAGTTGGTAGTTATGTGGATATAATAAATGGTGAATTTGTAAATGAATCACCATCTGAAAATCAAAAATATTTTAGTGATAAAATTAAAATTGTAAATGGTATTAAAAAGTTTATTGTTGAAATGTTGAATACTAATTCAGATTTAACTGAAACCCTAAATAACATACCAGATATTATATTTGATTTGATGTGTAATAAAAAATATATTAAAAATGAATCTTTATTTGATTCATTTTATCACGACAATTCATATACAAGAATTTTTGAAAAAAAAATAGATAGAAAATAATGAATAATAAATTAAATTTTGTGTTTGGTAATAATGAAATAAATGGTAATGAATTTTTTCATCAATCTGGACTATTTAATTATGTAATAAATAACCCAAATTTTGATAAAACATTTAATTATGAATTATCAAATAATCAAAATATTTTTTTATTAGAATGTAAAGAATCTTTACACGATTTTTATAAAAAAGATTTAACCAATAAATCAGTTTTAGATACATTACCAACACATATTATAGAATCTATAAAAAATGGTAATACTAAAATTTTATTAGCATCAATAGCAGAAGCAACTGAAATCGTATCTGATTTTTTTAATAATTTACTTATAGAATTGAATAGATTTGAATTAAACGAATCACATTTGATTTTATTAGATTCAAACCAAAATTTTTTAGATGTAGATACTAAATTTAAGATATTTACAACATTACATTTTATTGTAATTTGTAATTATCAACCAAATGAACTAAATGATTTAAACTACATATCAGAATTACCTACAATTTTAGATGTATTGGAAATTGATAAAAGACCCAAACATTTCTTATGCTTAAATAGAAATTCACAACGTCCACATCGATACTATTTATCTTTATTTTTTGAAAAACATAAATTATATGATAAATCATTATTTTCATTACTCATGCCGTTGCATGAAAATAATTACAAAAAATTAGAATTTTTAGAAGAATATAAAAAATCCGTAGTATCAAAAATACCTATGGAATTAGATACCCAAAATAGATTGAAAACTATTGAAGGATTTCATGTAGGCAACACCTTTTTTAAACAACATTATTTAGAATCATATTTTCACATAGTTACTGAAACTTGCTATTCAGAGGGTCAAATCTTTTTTACTGAAAAAATATTAAAACCTATTATGTGTTTACAGCCATTTATTGTAATATCATCTACTAATTATTTGAAAAAACTAAAAAGTTTAGGATTTAAAACATTTGATTCCATATGGGATGAAAGTTATGATGATATTGAAGATAATGAAGAGCGATTACTTAAATTATTTGAAATAATTTTAAAAATAAGTGAGTGGTCTTTGGAAGAGTGTGAAAAAAACTATAAATCAGTTTTAGATATATGTATATATAATAGAGAACATCTATCTACATTTTGGAAAATAGATGAATTCAGTAATATTTTAAATTCAATAAAAAATGAATGGTAAAAAGGTTTTGATAACAGGTGCCAACGGATTGGTTGGTAATTATATGGTGGAAAAGTGTTTACAAAGAGGTGCAATCGTAACCGCAGTAGATATAGTAGAACCCACAAATCAATTAGAAAAGTACAAAGATAGTGATTATCAGTTTATCAAAGCTGATTTAAGAGAATTCAAAAATTGTAAAAGAGTTGTGGAAGGACAAGATGTTATTTTCCACATTGCAGGCGTAAAGGGTTCTCCAAAGAGAGCAGCAGAACAACCTGCCGATTATTTTGTACCGATGTTGCAGTTTAATACCAATATGATGGAAGCTGCACGTTTAGAAAATGTAGAATGGTATGTTTATACATCAACGGTCGGAGTATATCAACCGGCGGAAGTATTTTATGAAGATGATGTTTGGAAAACTTTCCCATCAGAAAAAGATAAGTACGCAGGATGGGCAAAAAGACTTGGAGAATTACAAGCAGAGGTTTATTCCGTATCGTACAATTGGAATAAAGCATCAATAGTAAGACCTGCAAACATTTATGGTAGACATGATAATTTTGGTCCAGAATCCACTGTCATTGCATCTTTAATCAAACGTTTATTTGGTGAGAAAGAACATCCATTAGTATGTTGGGGAGATGGTTCTCCAATTAGAGATTTTATCTATGCAGGAGATGTGGCAGATGGAATTATTCAAGCATACGAACAAGGTATTACACAACCAATTAATTTAGGTAGTGGAACTGGTGTAACAATCAAAGAACTTGCAGAAACTTTGGTAGAAATCTACGAAGAAATGTATGAAGTTAAAGTTGATATTGAGTGGGACCCAACAAAACCAAATGGTGATGAAAAAAGATTGATGAGTACTGAAAGAGCAGAATCATTTGGAATCAAACAAAAAATATCCTTAAAGACAGGATTAAAACATACAATTGATTATTACTTAAACGAATACAACAAATAGGTTATGAAAAAAACGGATAAAATCCTAGTTACAGGTGCAAGTGGATTTATAGGTTCACATTTATTAAGATTATTACATCAAAAAGGTTACACAAATTTACGTGCAACATCTCATAGTAGAGGTTTACGAAACGATTTTGAGGGATGTAAAGATATTCCTTTATACAAAGGTAATTTACAAGATGCTAAATTTTGTCAAGAAGTTTCGGAAGGAGTTGATGTAGTATTTCATTGTGCAGCAAATACATCAAACGCATTAGATACAAAAGAAAATCCACTTTTACACGTTACTCCAAATGTGGAGATGAACGTAAACTTAATGGAACAAAGTTGGAGAAATAAAGTTGGTAAATTCTTATTTATTTCATCTAACACTGTCTACCCAGATATGAAAGATGAATTTTGTACGGAAGATATTAACGTTCACGCAACACCAACATTCCCTATTTATGGTGCAGTTGGTAATATGAAAAGATATGGTGAATTGTTGTGTGATTATTTTTCACATCAAATTCACAATCCAATGCAATGTTTGATTGTTAGACCTTCAAACGCATTCGGACCAAACGATAAATTTGATTATGAAAAATGTCACGTTACACCTGCAAATATTCGTAAAGTAGCAGATGGATTAAATCCAATTCCAGTATGGGGTGATGGTAGTGAAATTAGAGATTTACTACATGTTGAAGATATGGCTGATGGATTTATTTGGGTTGCTGAAAACAACGATACATTCAACATATTTAACGTTGCATATGGTAAAGGATATAGTGTAAACGAAGTGTTGGGATGGATTAAAGAAATTGAAGGAAATACAAATCCAATAGAGTTTGTAAACAATAAAGCACCTATGATTCCGGTTCGTTTATTATCATCAAAGAAAATTAACGATGCTGGTTGGTTTCCAAAAAGAGATTTAAAACAAGCTCTTAAAGAAACAATAGAATGGTATAAAGAACACAAAAATCAATATAACCCAAATTCAAAACCATAATGATAACAAGAGGTGTTTTAGGTTTGGGATGTTCTTTTATGTGGGGTGAAGGATTATACTTTTATAGTAATCTTTTCAATACTCCTGCAATGAAAAAATATCATCAATTTGATGGAACACATGTATTATCAGAATCTCATATACGATTTAAAAATAAAAATCGATTTTTACGAATTGTAGCAGATGAATTTGGAATGTGGGATATATCAAATGTAGGAAATGGCGGTTCTAATGTTAGGAATATTAGAGATTATGCAGAAAATGTTTTGAATAAAAATATGCTAACCAAACCTGCAGATATTGGATTGGTTATTTATCAATTTACAGCATCTGATAGAGATTTTGTAAATGAAAGAAGAGATGAAAATGGTTGGTTGATAGGTGACCCAATGCCAATCGAAGACCAAATTGAATTTGTAAATAAATCAATTAAAAAATGGGAATCTAATGGAATAAAAGTAGTTACACTTAGTTGGTACCCAGATTTTCCAAACCATCCGTTATATAATGAATATTTTAAGTATAATCATGTTGATATTGAAGTAGATGGTGACATTCAAAATTCATTTGAATATTTTTTGTGGAAAGATGAATATAATATAACAATTTCTTCCGATTTTAAAAAATATGAATTACAAATAAACGATATACATTTTAATCCAAAAGGTCATAGATGTATTGCAAATTCTATAATCAAAAAATTAAAAAACGATTCTTGGCAATCAATTTAAAATTAAAAAAATGAGTACACCTAAATTTACACCTTATGTAGATGCATTGACAAGTGCTATGAAAGTAATTATGGATGATGAATCTACAATTTTTATAGGTCAACAAATTGTTTATTATGGAAATCCTATGAGTAAAACCATAGAAGGTTTACCAAAAGAAAAAATGATTGAAGTGCCGGTTATGGAAGAAACACAAATGGGTATGAGTTTGGGTTTGGCATTAAATGGTCATAAAGTTGTTACATTTTATCCACGTTGGGATTTTCTTATTTGTGCGGCAAACCAATTAATAAATCATTTAGATAAAATAAAACTTATGTCTGATAATGATTGGAATCCTCATATTTTAATTAGAGTTGGTAAAGGTTCTGATAAACCATTAGACCCGGGTCATCAACATAAAGGAAACTATACACAAGAATTTAAATCTATGTGTCCTAATATTGAATTTCACGATTTAAAGACATGGCAGGATGTAGAATTAAGTTACAAATATGCAATTGAAAACGTTGGAATTCATTGCTTAGTTGAATACCCAGAATTATATTATGCATAACGAAATAAAAAACTTATATGCCGTTTATGATTTTTTTGGACCAAATGGATATATTCCAAATGCGTTCAATTATTTTTATGCATATAAGTTTTTTGAAGAGGATGGTAAAATAAATAATGTAGTAAGTGACCATTTTTTTAAAAATTTTTTACAAATACCCGTTTATAATGCAAATTTAAATTTAAATGCAAATTTATATAAAAAACTTTCATTTAATGAGTATAATGATATTAGAATAAAAGATGATAAGTCATTTATTTATTTAGTAGAACCATTTGGAAGTTTTGCACAATTTTTGGGTAAACAAACTCAATTTTCAGAATGGAATTTTATAGATTTTATATCTGAACATGCACGTAAAGAAATTAGAAATACTCCTAATTTTTATTTACATATAAATTTTTCAACGGAAGGTGTATTTGAAGAACACTTAATTGTTTATTTATACGAACTATTAAATCGTTACGAAATTCCTGCAAATAAAGTTATTTTTACTATATCAAGTGTTGATATTGAGGAAATACATAATAAAATTTGTTTAGAAAATAATATAACTGAAAAAATAAAAGTAATTTATTGGGGGTGGTCACTAAGAACAAAATCATTAGAATTAAAACGTATTTATGATAATATTGAATATAAATTTTGGGACCACGTTGATAATAATAGCACAATAGTAAGAGAAAGTGATGTTGATTTTAATAAAATAAGACCTCATAAATTTTTATTTATGAATCGAAGATTACGTCCCCAACGAGTAATTTTATTATCATTATTGGGTAGTGAATTTATAAATCAAAATTTAGTATCATATGATATGAAAATGTTTGAAAGAGAAAATGACCTTTCATTTTTTTCACATCACTTAAAAACAAGTCATTTAGCTATAAATTCATTTAGAGAATTTCAAAATTTATTAAAATCAGAACGAAAAACTATTGATTATGAAGATTTAGAATCAGTATGGGGATTTAATTTTGAAACCAAAGAACCATATTTAGATAGTTATATTCATATACTTTCAGAAACAAATTTCTATGAAACTGGATTATATCTTTCAGAAAAAACATGGAAACCGATTGGACATTTACAACCATTTATAATGGTAAATAAAGCAGGAGCATTAAAAGAATTACATAATTTGGGATTTAAAACGTTTTCACCATTTATTAATGAAGAATATGATAATATTGAAGATGATTCGGAACGAATGGAGTTTATATATTCTGAAATTATAAGATTAAATAATTTATCTTTTGATGAAATACATAATTGGTATAAATCTATATGGAATATACTTATCTACAATAGAAATCTTTTATTTGATTATGCAGATAAAAAAGATGAAATGGAAAATAATTTTTTAATAACGTTAAGAAATACTATAAATGAAAAAACTAATAAAAATAATACAAGATTGGTTTAAAAAACGTAATTTAGAAAAGCAATATAAAAAACGTTTAGAAGAACTTCGTAAAAGAGACCCATTCATTTACAAAAATCACTAATTATGAAAACATTCATATTTATATACTAAGATACAGCACGTAAATTATGAATGAATTAAGTAAATATCTGATGGAACAAATACTTTTAACCGAAGAAGAGTTAAAAGATTTTGTAGTAGTTTATTCAGGTAGATTTCAACCATTTCACAAAGGTCATTTTGCCACTTATCAAGGACTTGTAAAAAAGTTCGGTAAAGATAGAGTGTATATTGGAACGTCTAACAAAACCGATAATCAAAAATCACCATTTAATTTTAAAGAAAAGAAAACCATAATGACTAAAATGTTTGGTATTCCATCAAACAAAATAGTTGAGGTTAAAAATCCTTATGCTCCAACTGAAATACTTAAAAACTTCGATGAAACCACAACTGGTTTTATTACCGTCGTTGGTGAGAAGGATGAACAACGTTTAGGTGGTAAATACTTTGAAAAATATAAAGGTAAAATTGAATTTGGATATAAAGATAAAGGATATGTTTATACTTCTCCTGCGCAATCAAACGCAGTGAGTGGAACTGATGTTCGTAATTGGTTAAGTAAAGGAACTGATGATGAAAAGAGAAACAATTTCTTAAAAGCATATCCAAAATTTGATGAAACAATCTATAAATTTATTACACTTAAATTAGCTAAATTGGGAGAAGGATTTCCCGGTGGTGTTGGTGTAGGTTTATCTTTGCCGGGTGGATATATTAATGGTGCACCTAAACCGGAAGATGTAAAAAAGATGCGTAAGAAATTGGATAAACAAGATGATATAAACGAAGAGGTTAAATGGGTAGATAGTACATATGATAAATGTATGTTAGGTAAATTACCTCTCTCACTCAATATTGTTAAAAAATTAGTAGACCCAATTAAAACAATTTCATTACATGTAACTGATGTTGAAAATTTACCAAAAGTTGCATCATTAGAAGGAACTAAAAAATCAATTTCTACATTTACACACACTACCAGATGGGGTAAACTTGTACAAGGTAAAGGATTACATACAAAAGGTGGTATAATTGTAGCATTATCAGGTTATGTTTTGGCACAAAGTATAATGGACTTGTGGACAGAACCTGATAAACAAGGTAGAAGATGGGTAAATCCTGGTACTGTCATAGCAAATTTAGGAAGAGAGCAAGATGTAGTATTTAATTTTGCACCTGAATTAAAAAAGTATAAGGAAGAGTGGATGAAAAATATGTATGATAAACCGGCTACAAGTCAAGAAAAAGCTGAGTTTATAAAAAAATACTATGATGCTGCTGAAAAATATATGTTGAGTAAGAAAAAAGATTTTCAAGAGAAATATCTAAACTCAAATGCATTATATTACGATTCAGATTGGAATGAGGTAGTCCTTACACAAATTAAAATAGAAAAGATTTTAGCTATTCCAAGTAATTGGAGTGATGATGAAACTGAAAACGAAAAAACGTTAAAACAACTTAAACAAAAATACAAAAATGTAGAAGTTGCAAAAAATCAAACTGATATTCAAAATTTCATCAAAAATAATGGTGGAACTATTAAAGAAGGTGTAAACGAAGACATTAATTTAGATGTTAAGATAGGTGATACTATCTTAATGGGTAAATTTAAAAATAAAAAAGTAGTTGTTAAATCAATAGGTAAAGATGAACATGGAATGCCAACCATTAATGGTAAAAAAGCAACCACATTCAGAATCTTACCTAAACAAAATATATTTAAGGAATCTATGCAAACAAATGAATTAACATATTTAGATGAATTAGTAGGGGAATATTCTCATTTATTGGATTTATTAGAAGCAAATAGTGAAGATGATAAATACGTTCATATTGGATATGGTAGATATAAAGAAAAAGGTAAAGAAAAAGACCAAAACGCACCTACATTTCAAAAAGATGATAGTGGAAAATATATCCAAACGAAAGGTGATAAACCTGCTCAAAAAGAAAAACCAACTGGCCAAGCAATACAAGGTGCAGATATGTTTAAACACGACAAAAGTGTTAAACAAAATATTTTATCAAAACCTGCACAAATTGTAAAAAATAAAAAAGAAATTTTAAAAAGTAAAATTGTAAATTGGTCCGAAAAAGAAAAAGAATTTTTTAATAAAAATCAGGATAAACCAAATTCAGAAACACGTAGAAGTATTGGTGAAACTTTAAGAGATAAAGCAAAAGGTGCTAGAAATGCTATTATTCATGGATTCAAACATGAAGCACATTTATTCAAATCAGCAGCAAAAGGTGTTGGTAATTTTGTAAGTGGAAAGGGAGTATCCGAAGAAGAAAAGAAAGCATTAATTGATGTTGGTAAAAAAGTAGTTATAGCAGGTTTATTAGGTGTTGCAACAGGTGGATTATCACATGGTGTTTTACCATTTGCACAACATCTTGCAGTTGAATTTGTTCCACATATAGTTGTAGAAACAATTGCAATGGGTGCAGGAAAAGCAGCATTATTTGCAGATACTAACGAAGATGAAAGATTATTAAATGCATTTGTAGATAAACTTATTGATGGTATTGAAACTATGGAAATACCTGATGATGTGATGGATAGTGCAATTGATTCATATAACGAACAACAAAATGTATCCGAAATGAGTATATCTCAATTGAATCAGATTGAGAAATATGCAGAAAAACAATTATCACCGGAAGATATTGAATTTACTAAACATTTCTTTGATAGAGTGAATGATGTTCGTAATGGTAAAGAAATATCAGAACCAGAATTGACTGGGTTCTTTAAAAGATTATCTCGTCATAAAAAAGAATTTAAACAATTCTTAGATAAATACCAACAAATTGTTGTTAAAGATAAAAGAAACGATATAAACATTCCGTTTGTAAAACAAGCAAATCAAATTATTGCAAAGACGGTAATGAGAAAAGATGATTTTAAAACATCAAACCCAACTCTTGCTTTTGAAATTGCAGTACAAGTAGATAAAATACCCGGTGGATTGGCAAAAGGATTATCTTTATCTGATATTGCTAAAAAACATAATATAAGTGATACCGAAATTACTGATGAATTCAAAAAAGGATATAAAGTAGAAAGAGAACATACTACCGATTCGGATGTTGCAAAAGAAATTGCTTTAGACCATTTATTTGAAGACCCAAAATATTATACAAAGTTAAGTTCAATAGAAGAAGCAGGAAGAGTTCCACAAAGTTTCAATTATGGAACAGGTTGGGATTATCATACTGCGATAGGAACTAATCCAAACAAATATAGAGGAAAGACTAATTTCCCAACAAAAGATTCAGGACAACCAGATTTAGAAGATGAAGATGATGTAAATGAAATCGGTGTAGGAACTGGTCAAAATGGTATAAGACCGGAATATCCAAAAGGTGATAAATTATCTGATAGAATGAAAAATGTTAAATCTGCAAGAACAAAAACTGATTCAGATGAAGAGTATCAATATAAAAAAATAAAAGAAGCATACACAAAAGGACAACTATTTGCAGGTAATCTTAAAATAGGTGGAGTTGTAGTTCCAATTGAGGTAGAATTGGTTGGTGCAGATAATAAAAAAAATGTATTCATTACAAAGGTAATCAATATTGATAAAAAATATTTAAGTAAATTACCATCAAATGGTATATTAGAAATACCTGCTAGAATATTCAGATTTACAGGTGGATGGAGAAGGATAAAAACTCCATCGGTATTTGAAGGTATGATAAATGAAGGTGGTGCATACGGACATATGAACCATCCATTTGATACTGAAATCAATTTAACATTTGGTCAATTAAAAGATATTGTAAATCGTGCATTGGATGGTAATTTAGAATTGACTAGAGAAAAAACTGATGGGCAGGCTTTAGCAATTAGTTGGGTGAATGGTAAATTAGTTGCAGCTCGTAATAAATCTCATTTAGCAAATAGAGGTGCAAATGCATTAGATATTAGTGGTGTTGCTACTAAATTTGCTGGAAGAGGTGAATTGGAAAAAGCATACAATTTTGCAATGCAAGATTTAACTAAGGCTATTAAATCTCTTTCTAATAAACAAAAAGAAAAGATTTTTAAGAATGGTGCTTGTTTTATGAATATAGAGGTAATTTATCCAACATCAGTAAATGTCATTCCTTACGGACAACCCCTATTAGTATTTCACGGAACTATGGAGTATGATGAGAGTGGTAATGCAATTGGAGAAGATGCAGAAGCAGGTAGAATATTGGGTGGTATGATTAAACAAATTGAACAACACATTCAGGACAATTATACATTACAAGGCCCACCAGTATTGAAATTACCGAAATCACAAGACCTATCATCTAAGAAACCAAAATATCTTGCTAAAATTTCTAAATTACAAAAGGAATTTGGGTTGGGAGATACTGCAGGTGTTGCTGAATATCATCAAGCATGGTGGGAAAACTATGTAGATAAAAAATCACCATCAATCTTAGATAATACTGCAAAAGTAGGATTAGTTAAACGATGGGCGTTTGGTGAAAAAGGTTTCCGTATTGATAAGAATACAATTAAAGATGAAAAAACTCTTGCATGGGCAACTAAGATAGATAAAGAAGACCAAAAAGGTATTGCGAAGGATAATCTAATGAAATTTGAAGATATATTTTTAGGTGTAGGTGCAGAGGTATTATCATTCACATCATCAGTATTGACGGTAAATCCAGATAAGGCTGTTAGGGATATGAAAAAGAGATTAGACCAAACAATCAAAGATGTAGAAGCAAGTGGAGACCCTAAAAAGATAGAAAAATTAAAATTAGAATTAAAAAGATTAAACGCAATCGGTGGTCCATCTAAAATTGTTCCAATTGAAGGTATTGTGTTTATATACAATGGTCAAACATTCAAATTGACCGGTGCATTTGCATCATTAAATCAGCTTTTGGGTATTTTTTACTAAAAATAATTCTTTCGCCATATTTATCTATATTAAAATAAAAACCTAATATATAATAATAATGGCGAAAGAGTTCAAAAAGAAATATATGCATCCAACTCGTAGAAAGTTGGTGGATATGGTGTTACATGGTTCGGATTACGAAACAAATACTACAATAGGTTGGAACGCAGATAAAATTGAACGTAAAGTTGGTGATGTTTGGGAAGACGAACATCATAGATACGAAAAGAAAGAAGGATTTACTCTAAAAACTTCTAAAAATTCTGAAGCATTTGAAGAACTTCGTAAATGGAGGGATGAACAATCAAAATGTAAAAGTCCAGAATGTAAAACAATCAAATTTACACCCACTCACAAAACATTAATCAAAAAAACAGGTTATTGTGCAAACTGTCTAGCAGAAATAGAAACTAAAATTCGTGCTTTAGATATGTGGGAACATTATGAGGATTATAAAATTTATACTCGTATGTTAGTTGATGGTAAAATCAAGTTAGAAGAACTACAACAAGCATACACCGATGTAAAACCATTTTATGAATACATCAACGAAGATGGAACTACTGAAAAATGGGAATTACCACAATCAGTAGAAGAAGTCAAAGCAGAATTAATGGAAATGATTGAATTTGGTAAAACCGAACTTATAAAGGTAGAAGAATTCAGAAATAAAGCATTTGAAATTTTAAAAGAAAACAAATTGGAACACTATTTGTAATATGGCAGGTGCATCATTAAAAGATATTATAAAAATTGAGTATCAGAAATGTGCTGGTGACCCGATATATTTCATGCGTAAGTATTGTATGATTCAACATCCGGTTAGAGGTAAAATTCCATTTCACTTATATCCATTTCAAGAGGATACTCTTACTGATTTTAAAGATAATCGTTTTAACATCGTTCTTAAATCACGTCAAACAGGTATATCAACCTTAGTTGCTGGATTTTCACTATGGAAGATGTTATTTAATCAAGATTTTAACGTATTGGTAATCGCAACGAAACAAGAAGTTGCTAAAAACCTTATTACAAAGATTAGGGTAATGAACCAATACTTACCAAGTTGGTTAAAACAAACGACAGTTGAAGATAATAAACTTTCACTACGATATTCAAATGGTTCACAGGCAAAAGCAACCTCTGCAGCAGGAGATGCCGGTCGTTCGGAAGCCCTATCACTCTTAGTATTCGATGAGGCAGCCTTTATTGATAGCATTGAAGAGATTTGGATTTCAGCACAATCTACTTTATCAACCGGTGGTAACGCAATTATTCTTTCAACACCTAATGGTGTGGGTAATTTCTTTCATAGAACGTGGGTTGGTGCAGAAGAAGGTAGAAATGGGTTCAATACTATTCGTTTACACTGGTCAGTACACCCTGAGCGTGGTCAAGCATGGAGAGATGAACAAGAAAGATTGTTAGGACCAAAAGGTGCAGCACAAGAATGTGATTGTGACTTCGTAAGTTCCGGTGATACTGTCATTGACCCTGCGTTATTACAATTTTATAGAGAAACATATTGTTTAGACCCATTAGAAAGAACTGGATTTGATGGAAACTTATGGAAATGGGAATATCCAGATTATAATCGTTCTTATATGGTAGTGGCCGACGTTGCGAGAGGTGACGGTGGTGACTATTCTACTGCTCAGGTAATTGATATTGTTAATTCAACACAAGTTGCAGAGTATAAAGGTAAATTAGATACAAAAGATTTTGGTAATTTCTTAGTTTCACTTTCTACCGATTATAATGAAGCACTTTTAGTTGTGGAGAATGCAAATATTGGTTGGGCGGTTATTCAGCAAATTATAGATAGAGGATATAAAAACTTATTCTATATGAGTAAGGATTTAAAATATGTAGATGTTGCCCATCAAATGACAAATAAGTTTAGGGCAGAAGAGAGAGGTATGGTTGCTGGGTTCTCTACTACCTCTAAAACCCGTCCATTAATTATTTCTAAGTTAGATGATTACCTAAGAGAAAAATCCTTTACAATTCGTTCTACAAGGTTAATAGATGAGTTATTTACATTTATTTGGAATGGTAATCGTGCAGAAGCAATGAAAGGATATAATGATGACTTAGTAATGTCCTTATCAATTGGATTGTGGGTTAGAGATACTGCATTGAGATTAAGACAGGAAGGTATTGATTTAACTAAACAAGCATTGGGTGGTATAAATCAAAGTGTAACCGATATTGGTGGGTTTGGTGGAAATTCTTCATTCGATGAAAACCCTTGGCAAATGAGAGTTGGTAATCAATCCGAAGATTTATCGTGGTTAATAAAATAATCAAATAAAAAAATGTATATATTTATAGTGTATAGGAGAAATATACCATGATAAAATTAACAAACATAATCAAAGAGGAAGTAGAAGACTATCCATTTGACCAACCCGAAAACAATTTTTTAGATTACGATGAATTAGATGTAGAAGATGAGGATGAAGAAGATTTCCTTAATTTCTTAAAAGCATATTCATCAGAGTTACAAGAAGCAAATTGTAATTGTGTTTACGAAGCCGAATATCAAGGTAGAGAGGTTAAATTAGGTAAACCAATGCAGGGTGATGTTAAGAAATTTAAAGTTTATGTTAAAAACCCAAAGACAGGAAAAGTTGTCAAAGTAAACTTTGGTCAACCGGGAATGAACATTAAGAAAAATAATCCTGAAAGAAGAAAATCTTTTAGAGCAAGACATAATTGTGATAATCCAGGTCCACGTACAAAAGCACGTTACTGGTCTTGCAGAAAATGGTAAAATAAAAAATTATGGCAGATACTTCATTTTTTGGTAGGTTAAGAAAACTTTTTTCCCAAAAGGCAATCGTTACGGTCACGCCCGATGGAAAAAGAAAAGTTTTTGATTTTGACGAAAGACAAGAAACTAACTTATCATCATTAAGAGATAGATACACAAAACTACAAAAATCTTTTTATGAACAAGCTGGTGGTGCACAATCAATGGCATACCAACAAGTTCGTAGAGAAGTTTTTAGAGATTATGATGCAATGGACCAAGACCCAATTATTGCATCTGCATTAGATATTTACGCTGATGAATCTACCTTAAAAAATGAATTCGGTGAAATGTTGATTATCCGTTCTGATAATCCACGTGTACAAGAATTATTAGAAAACTTATACTACGATATTTTAAACGTAGAATTTACACTATGGCCGTGGGTTCGTAATATGTGTAAATATGGTGATTTCTTTTTAGGATTAGAGATTGCAGAAGGTAAAGGTATTGTAAACGTTACCCCATACTCGCAATATAATACGGAAAGAATAGAAGGACATGACCCAACTAATCCACATATGGTTAAATTCAGAGTAATGGATGATGCTATTGGAAAAGTTGATTATGATAATTTTGAAATAGCTCACTTCCGTCTATTATCTGATACAAACTGGTTACCTTATGGTAAATCTATGATTGAAAATGGTAGAAGATTGTGGAAACAATTATCTCTTATGGAAGATGCGATGTTAATCCATCGTATTATGAGAGCACCGGAAAAAAGAGTATTCAAAATTGATATTGGTAATATTAATCCTACCGAAGTAGATAATTACATGCAGAAAATCATCAGTAAGATGAAAAAAGTTCCGTTTGTAAATAAAGATACGGGTGATTATAACTTAAAATATAATATGCAAAATCTTACGGAAGATTTTTATCTACCGGTAAGAGGTGGTGATAGTGGAACATCAATCGATAATTTAAGTGGATTGGAATACACTGCAACCGAAGATATTGAATACTTAAAAGGTAAATTATTTGCTGCATTAAAAATTCCAAAGGCATATTTGGGATACGAAGAAAACGTAAATGGTAAAGCAACCCTAGCAGCAGAAGATGTTCGTTTCGCAAGAACAATTGAAAGAATACAAAGAACAATCACATCTGAATTATCAAGAATAGGTGTTATACATTTATATGGTAATGGAATACAAGATTCCGAAATGGCTAATTTTGAAATACAATTAGTAAATCCATCAACAATTTACGAACAAGAAAAAGTTAATCTATGGTCTGAAAAGGTTAGATTAGCAACTGATATGCAATCATTAAAAATGTTGTCTAAGGATTGGATTTATGATAATATCTTTAAAATGTCTGATTCAGAACAAACCGAACAACGTGGTAAGATTGTAGAAGATATTAAAGATACATTCCGTTATAATTCTATTGAAAATGAAGGTAATGACCCTGCAAACCCACCACAACAAACTGATGTTGAGGAAAGTTTAGAAAACTTAAAGAGTGAACTAAAAGGACAAGTAGGAAGACCTCGTGAAGGAAATACCTATGGTAAAGATAAACATCCATATGGTAGAGACCCATTAGGTGATGATGAACGAACTTCAAAAAGAAACCGAACATCCGAATCAAAAGCTAAGAGTTTTATTAATGGGATTTCATCAAAACGTAAGTTTTTACATGAAACAAAAGATATGTTAGATGAATCTAATATCATCGATGATACGGAAAATTAATTTAACTTATAATTTTTAATATTTATATAGAGAAATTTTGAGTCTATCAAAATAAGGATTAACAAATGAGAAAAATAAAACATTCGAAATTCAAAAATACAGGGTTCCTATTTGAGTTATTGACACGTCAAATAACTTTGGAGATTTTGAACAATGCACCGGAGGAAAAAGCCAAAAAAATTGTACAAGAATTTTTTGGTGGGAAAACTGAAATGTCTAAAGAATTGCGTTTATTCAATTTATTGGTAAACGAAAAGTATAATTCTGAAAGTAAAGCAGAAAAGTATATTGATGCTATTATAGAAACTCGTACAAAATTAGATGAGAATAAACTTGCAAGAGAAAAATATAATCTTGTGAAAGCAATCAAAGAGAATTTTGAATTAGATTCATTCTTATCATCACCAGTATCTAACTATAAAGTTTTAGCATCAGTGCATAAAATTTTTGAAGCAAAGATACAAGATGTAACTAATGTTAAAGAAGTATTTGATGCTAAATTAACGTTGATAGAACATATTTCTACATCAACTCCATCTTTAAAACAAAAAGAAGATAAGTTGTTAGAAGATTATAGAAAACAAGAGAAAGATTTAAGATTACTTACATATAAAATTCTTGTTGAAACATTTAACAAGAAATATACAAACTTAAATGATGACCAAAAGGATATTTTGAGAGAGTATATTAACAACGTAAACAACACTTCTAAATTTGGTGAATATTTTGATGCTAAATTAAAGGTTGTTGTAACTGAATTACACAAACTTTATTCCGAAGTTAATGATAAAATCACAAAAATTAAGTTGAAAGAAACTATTAATGTTATGAAACAACAAAAAATTGGTAAAAAAGTTACTGATGAACAAGTTTCAGCGTTGATGATGTCATATGAATTAATAAAGGAAATAAAAAATGTTAAAGAAAGAAAATCTTAAATCATATATAGACGAACTTATTAAAGAAGTTGAAGAGGAGTTGAAAGAATCCACTACCACTGGTGGTGTCGATGGCTATCAAACTCCTTTTGCTTTTTCTGGTAAGAGAAAACAAGATAAAGCAAAAGCCGATTCTAATATAAAAGTGACTGGATATACAAAGGTTAAAGACATTGATGAATCAACAACTCCATCTGATATTATAAAAGATTTAGATAAGGTAAGAACTGATTTAATTAAAAAAGTAGATGTTTTAATTGCTAAAAAGAAAAAACTTTATTCTAATGTAGATATTGAATCACCGATGAGTGCAGATGAAAAACAATTAGATAAAGATATACAAAGTATATTTTCACAAATACAAAGTTTGATTCAACAAAAAAGAAAAATTCAAAAAGAATCAGTAAACGAAGGTAAATCAAAAAGACCTGTAAATCGTTGGTTAGAATTAAAGAATGATGAATCAATGCATGCAAATAAAAAGTTGGCAGTAGGATTGAGAGAATTGAAACAGCAATTAAGTGAGGTTGAAAAGTTTTTCCGTTGGTATAATCAAATTAAAACGATGAATGAATTATCATCTGATTCGTTTTGGAAAAGAACAAACACTCATATTTATAAAATAAAGGAAAGATTAATCAACATCGCAAAAACAATACAGGAGATAGAAAAATAATGAAAATTTCAAGAGCAAGATTAAAAGAAATCGTTAAGGAAGTAATGGTAGAGGAAACTGAATACCAACAATTCTTTCAGAACGCATTAGATAAGGCAGGAAAATCAATTCCAGAGATGTCAGAAGAAGAAAAGAAAGCATTCTTTGATAAAATTGATGCAGCTTGGAATGGTAAAGGTGAAAAGAACGAAGCTAAAAAGAAAAAGTGGTAATTCGCCTAACTATTTTTAGATTAAATAATAAAAGAAACGTTTGGGGAGTATAATGAAAAATTTATTAATTGAGACTAACCTATTTGAAGGTAAAATCAACGAAGATGCATCAGGTAGAACACTGGTTAAAGGTGTTTTACAAAGAGCTGTTGCTGAAAATCAGAATGGTAGAGTGTATCCGTTAGAAATCTTACAAAGAGAAGCAAAGAAATATGAAACTCTTATTAAGGAAAGACGTGCATTAGGAGAATTAGACCATCCAGATTCATCAGTAATCAACTTAAAGAACGTTTCCCATAATGTAAGAGAAATATGGTGGGAAGGTAATGATTTATGCGGGACAGTTGAAATTTTACCAACCCCATCTGGTAATATATTAAAAGAATTATTAAGAGCAGGAATACTTTTAGGTATTTCTTCTCGTGGTATGGGTTCAGTAACTCCTATGGGAGAAGGTAAGGTGAAAGTTGGTGAAGATTTCGAACTAATTGGTTGGGATTTTGTATCTAACCCATCTACTCATGGTGCATTTATGACACCGATGAATGAATCCGTAAACAAACAATTACAAGAACAAGCGATAGTATGTGGTGATTATTGTAAGGCACAAGACCTTATGAGAGAAATCATTACTGAATTATCATAAAGGAAATAGAAAATGGCAGGATTTTCAATACAAGATTATTTAAAGAATAATAAAATAGAAATGGGTAGCATCAAAAAAGAAGTTGGTGATACTCCATATAAGGGTGGTCATAATGACATCCGTAAAACTAACTATGAAGTTAAGATTAAAGCTGATGGAAAATTAGATTTATATACTCATAAAACAATTGTTACTGAAAATAAAAATTTATTAAAAGAAGCATCTGAAATTCAATTAAAAGAATTAGATTCTACTAAACAAAAGCAAGTTCAACAATTTGTAAAGTTTTTTGGTGGTAAAGTTATTACAATTTGGGATGGTATTCATGGTAATATTGTTGATATAAAAATGTCAGAACCAAATTGGAGAATGGATACGTCAGACTTAAAGGATTTAATTTCTTTAAAAATTAGATGGATAGAATTTGATAAACAAACAGTGTCAATAGGATTTTAATAATAAGGAATACCAAATGAAATTAAAAAATTTACTTAATGAAGAAACTTTTACCGCTACAAATAAAGCAAGTGGTAAAACTGCAGTATTTAAATCAAAAGATAGTAGAGATGCTGCAATCAAAGCAGGAACTCACTCTGAAAAAGAAGATGATACATCAGCTAAAACTGATAATAAGACTTCAAAGGTAAATATATTTGATAAACCTGCAAAGGATTCATCTACAAAAACATCTACTACTAAATCATCATCTGATATGGGTGTTGACAAAGTTGTTTATAATACAAGAACTAAATCGGTTGGTATTGTAAGATTGGGTGATGAAAGAGGGGAAACTAAAACTGATGCGGATGGTAATGTAAACACATCTGAATTAGAACCATACAATCCTATGAAGTATCCACATCAAAAGGATGCTAAAGTTGCACCATCTACTCAAAAAGAGATTGATTCAAGAGGATTATGGAAACCATTTGCACAAGATAAAGAAACATCTAAGGAAGAACCTACTCAAACTACATCAGAACCTAAAAAGAAAAGACCAGGTAATCCTCAAGTAAATAAAGAAGCAAAGAAGAAAGCAGAACAATATGGTATTACTCCACAAAAGTTGGGTAATGAAAAATATAAAGAAGCAATGTTACAAGCAGCAGTTTCTGCATTAACTGATTCAAATTATCATAGTGAAGCAAGAGAATTAGTTGCTAAATTAGAAGGAAAACCTGAATGGGCTAAAAGACCGGAGTATCCATCTATTAAAGACCCTAAATATAGAGAAAAGATTGCAGCACTTAGACAAAATTCTGCAGATGGTTCAATTTATATGAATGGTACTGGTGATGTAGATGATTATGGTACGGATGTATCACAAGCATCTGGTTGGGATGGTGTTCAAGCAGCAGATGCAATTGCATTTACATTAAGAATGAATGGATTCCATAAAGAAGCAGATACAATTCAATCGATATTTGATAATAAACCTTATATGAAAAATGAAGGTAGAATTTCTTTATCAAAAATGTTAAATGAATCAGAGGCAGAACAAATTGCTAATTTAACGGGTTTAAGAACTCAAGCTGTTAAGAAATTTATTGATGATAATAATATAGATGATAGAAAATTATTAGCATACCTTAAAATTAAAGGACCAAAAACATTAAGTAATAGAATGGATATATCAACTGCAATCGTTGGTAAACCAGGAAACAAATTCGCACAAGGAATCATTAAAGCATTCAGTAAATAATAGGAGAGATATAAATGATACGTTTATCAAAGATAGTAAATGAGGGTGAAGAACCTAAAAAATTCTCTAATGAAGTTAAAAAACATTTCTTAGAAATCGTTTCTACATACAACAAGTATCAAGAAATGATGGATAGAAAATCTGATATTGCTGAAATAGCAGAAGTATTAGGTGGAATTACTGAAGCAGCAAGAGAATTAGCTGTAAATGAATCCGATGATTGGTTTGATGCACAGACGGTTAAGAGAAACATGAGTGAATTAGATAAGTTGGGTAAACAATTTGATAAAGTAGCAATAGAAGCTAAGAATTTAGACCAAAGATTACATGGATTATACGAAGATATGGGACATATCCTATCTCGTTACTATAAAATAGGTGAAATTACCGAAGAGGAAATGAAAGGTCGTTTAGGAATGAACGAAGCATCACCTTGTTGGGATGGATACAAACAAGTTGGGATGAAAATGAAGGATGGTAAAGAAGTTCCTAATTGTGTTCCAACATCCGAATCCGTAAAGGAATCAAAAGATTGTGGATGTAATTCGGTAAACGAAGCAATAAAACATTTTATCCATGTAGAAACTCCAAAAGATATAACATCAAAATCAGTTATATCACAAATTACAACATTAGCTAAAAAAGGTATTCGTTCAAATGAAATTGGATTGAATATGCATTTTGTTGGTAATGAAAAAGCTGCAGTTGATGCTTTTCAAAAAGTTAAGAATAAAGTATATTTTTCATTACACAATAACGAATCAGTAAACGAATCATCATTTCAAAAAGGTAAAACATATGGTGGAACTAAATGTGAAGGTGGATGTTTCTTAGGTAAAAATGGTTTAATGAAAATAATCAAAATTTCAAAAGAAAATCCAAATAACACATTTTTATTTAGACAAGATAATTTTTCAGGATTACAACCACATTTTATTAAGAATGGTGTAATTGGTAAAGCAACTACACTTAATCCATCGTATGATTTAGAAAGAAATAAAGTAAGAAATTTAAAAATAGGTAATGATGTTGTTTTAGCTATTCAATTATTTGAATAATTTCTAAAAGACATACTTATTCTCAAATAGTTATAACAAAAACCCAAATTAATGAGCGGATTATCAAGAGTTACGGTCGAAGTTCGTAATGGAGACATTGCAAAGGCTTTAAAAAAGTTTAAAAAGAAAGTAAACGAATCTGGACATCTCTTAGAATTGAGAGAAAGAAAAGAATACGTTAAACCTACTACTAAAAGAAGGTTGACAAAACAAAAAGCTGTTAGAGAGGAACAAAAAAGAGTTGCTCTTATGAAAATGGCAGATGGTGATAGAACTATACGTTTTTTCACTAAAAAAAGAAAGAAAAAGGGTAAAGAAGAACAAAAACCCCAAAAAGATAAAAATTTTGAATAAAATTTTTTAAAAAATGTAATAAATTTAATGTTTCTATAAACATTTATATATTTATTTTCAAATAATCCACCTCTATTGTGGATTTAAAATTAAAATGTTGGTTAATGAATACCCATTCTTATGAGGTGACCGAACAACTAACCTAACACATTCTATTGAAAATCTCCCTTAATATTTTCAGAAAAAGTAAAGGAAAGTAAACAAATGGCAAATTCAAAATTGTTAAAAGATGCAATTGCTGATGCTAAAGCCGTACGTGAAACTGCTATTGCTAACGCTAAAATCGCATTAGAAGAAGCTTTTACTCCAAGATTACAATCAATCTTATCTAAGAAATTACAAGCCGAAATGGAAGGTGATGACGAAGAAGCTGATGTAAATGAAGAGTATGGTGCTGATGATGTTGATGCAACTGATTCATCAGAAATCGGTGCAGGTGAAGGACAAGATGGTAGTGGAACTGATGGTGATGAGCCGCAAGGTATCGCAACTGATGCTCACACTGAATTAGGTGACACAGAAAAAGAAACAGCTGAACCAGGTAAAGAGGATGAAAACATGCCTCTTGCAGAAGGTGAAGATGAAGAAGTAAATGAGGAAGAAGAAACTCAGGTACAAGAAGAAGATGAAGACGAGTTAGATTTAGAATCTATCATCAGAGAATTAGAAGACGAGTTGAGTGAAGAAGAATCCGAAGTAGGATACGAAGACCCAACAAATGCAGATGATGCATCCGTTTCTGAAGAAGATGAAGCTGAAGCTCCAGCAGTTGAAGAAGAGGAATCAGAAGAAGCTGCAGAAGTATCAGAAGAAGATGAAATCGACTTAGAAGAAATCTTACGTGAAATGGGATACGGAGATGATGAAGAAGTAAACGAAGAAGGTGAAGAAGAAGAATCTAATAATGTAGCAGAAATGGAAGCAGAATTAGAAGAAGCTTACAAAGTAATCAAATCTTTGAAATCTACAATCAACGAAGTAAACTTGTTAAACGCAAAATTACTTTACACTAACAAATTATTCCGTTCTTATGATTTAACAAATGAGCAAAAGCACAAAGTTGTTGAAACATTAGACAGAACTCAAAATGTTAGAGAAGTGAAATTAGTTTTTGCAACATTAGCTGAATCGATGAAAATCGGTGGTACTGCTAAGAAAGTAAAAACAAACAAAATAACTGAATCATTCGCATCTAAGAAAGTTGCTTCAACTGCACCAAAGGCTGCAATTATCAACGAATCAAACGATATGGCTGAAAGATTTAAGAAGTTAGCAAATATTAAATAAACAAAAAACAAAATTCTAAGGAGAGAAAAATAAAATGGCAAATTTTAATTTATCTAAACTTATGGAAGGCAAGAACCCACAATCAGTAATGTTGGCTGAAACACGTCAATTGAAGAACAAGTGGGAAAAAACTGGTCTTTTAGAAGGTTTAAAAGAAAGAGAGCAATCTCAAGTAGCAGTTCTATTAGAGAACCAAGCTAAACAATTATTGGATGAAGCAACAGCAACTGGTACTTCTGCTGGTTCAGAAGAGTGGTCTGGTGTTGCATTACCATTGGTAAGACGTATTTTTGGTGAAATTGCAGCGAAAGAATTCGTTTCAGTTCAACCAATGAACTTACCATCAGGTCTTATCTTCTATCTAGATTTCAAATACGGAACAGCAGTACAAGGTGCTACTAAGTTTAATGGTAAATCATTATTCGGTGGTAATGGTACTTCTAACTTCGATGGTGACTTCGGTAGAACTAAGGCAGCAGTAAACGGTCTTTATGGTGAAGGAAGATATTCTTACACAATCAACGACCAATCAGTATCAGTATCAACTGGTAACCAAACATATGCAACTGCATCATGGGCAGAAGTAAAGTATGATTCTGCATTATCTTCATCAGTAGCAGCAGGTACATTAGCAAAAATTACAATTGCTAAAGCAAATATCAACTCTGCGGCTGATTTCGATGCTGTACGTTCATTCCACATCTCTGCATCAGGTTTCTCTGCAGCAGATACTTTCTACCCAGCACACTCTAGCTATGATGGTACTAACGTAACATTCTTCGCTAAAGTTGCGACAGTAGCTACACCAACTGCATTGACAGTTAAGTATTCTTTGGCTCCAACTTCTACAACAAGAGGTGATTTCGAAGATGCTAACCCAACAGAACCAGCAACTGACATCGCTATTCCAGAAGTTGATTTGGAATTACGTTCAGAGGCTATCGTTGCTAAGACTCGTAAGTTAAAAGCAGTGTGGACTCCTGAATTGGCACAAGATTTAAATGCTTACCACTCAATTGATGCAGAAGCTGAATTAACTTCTATGTTATCTGAATATATCTCATTAGAGATTGACTTAGAAATCTTAGATATGTTAAAAGCTAACGCTTTAACAACTGAATACTGGTCAGCAACAATCGGTGAAGAGTACAACTCTACAGCAGGTACTTGGTCAGCAGGTTCTTCTTCATTAGCATACCAAAAAAATACTTGGTTCCAAACTTTGGGTACTAAGATTAACAAAGTATCTAATAAGATTCATCAATTAACATTGAGAGGTGGTGCAAACTTCATCGTTGTATCTCCAGATATCGCAACTATCTTAGAATCAATTCCTGGATTCGTAGTGAACGCTGATAAAGATGCAGCTTCATTCGCAGCTGGTGTATCTCAAGTAGGTTCATTAGCATCTCGTTACACAGTCTACAAAAACCCATACATGACTTCTAACGAAATCTTGTTAGGTTTCAAAGGTTCTAGTTTCTTAGAGACTGGTGCTGTGTACGCTCCATACGTTCCATTGATTATGACTCCATTAGTGTACGACCCAACTAACTTCACGCCAAGACGTGGTGTTATGACTCGTTACGCTAAGAAGATGGTCCGCCCAGAATTCTATGGCAAGATTTATGTTAAAGATTTGGCTTCAATCTAATCTTAACTGAATCTCCAACGATTCAATAATAGAAAAGGGAAACGAAAGTTTCCCTTTTTTTATGTCTATAACTAGTTGATTTTCAACGGCCAAAAATAATTGAAAAAAAAGTGATAAAATATTTGGAAAAGTGGTAAAAATGTTGTAGTTTAGCTATGTAAGATTAAGAGATAAACAATAAAACTTAAAAGATATGAAAACTCAATTTGAAATCTGGTTAGAAGGTGTTAATAACGAATTTGATGGTAAAGTATATAGTTGGAAACCTTTAACCTTTAAAAAAGGTTCTAAATTTATAAAAATACAAAGTGGAAGTTCCGTATGGGGATTCGTTTCGATGTATGATGGACACTTTCAAGGTTTACCTATCAAAAAAGGTGATTTAATGAAACCAGCAAGTTGGAGAGCCCCGGCTAAACATAGTAGAGGAAACATCTTCGATGGTACTGCGAAATATAAATGGACAGGACCAGAATATTTGTAAAAAAAAGTGGTAAATAATTTGGAAATATCAAATAAATTACCTATATTAGCTTTGTAATAAGAGATAAACAATTTAAACCATAAAAGACATGAATTATTCAGAATTATCAAAATTATCAGTATCAGAGTTACGCAACCTTAATCAGATGGTTGTAGAGTTAATCAAACAAAAACGTAGTATTGAATCCTTAGAAAAGAAAATGGGATTACAAATTGGTATGAAGGTTACCGTCAACCATCCTAAATTGATGGGTAGAGAGTTAGAAGTTACTAAAATCAACCGAACAAAGGCTAATTTACGAGTAATCGGTGGATTTGCTTCTTACAACGTTCCGGTTTCGATGATTGAATATTAGAATATTGTTGTTTTTAGATTTTCATATATTTTAAATTTGGAGGGAGAGAAATCTCCCTTTTTTTATGTATTTATATACTTATTATAGTAAAGGAACATAAATAATGGAACAATTAGCATCAATTTTTTTTCATAGCAGAACACAAGCACATCAATTTCATACTTTAACTAAAGGACCGGGTTCTCTTGCAATTCATTTAGCATTAGAAAGTTACTATACTGAAATTATACCATTATTAGATGGATTAATTGAGGCATATCAAGGTAAATATGGTTTAATAACTTATAAACAAGTAAACGGAAACGATAATGATACATCAAAGGAAAATATAATCGCATATTTTGATAAACTTATTAAATTCTTAGAAAACGAAAGACAAATTGAAAAATTAAAAGATAGTTGGATTCAAAATGAATTAGATAATATCGCTAAACTATTATATTCTACAAAATACAAATTAGTAAACTTAGGATAATAAACTATAATCGAATTTACCGAAGGGAGTGGAGCAATTCACTCCCTTTTTTGTTATTTTATATTTATATATGAATAATTGTATTAAGGAGAGTAAATTATGTCTCAATCAAGAGTATGGACAGGTGTAGCAACGTTTGTTACGGGTAGTTCAACCCCATTCGGTATATATGATAATGATTCGGAATTTGTTTCCGATGCACCAAAAGTGGCAACATGGTGTGCACAACGTTTAGGCTATCCTATCGTTGATATAGAACTATTATCAAGTTCATTTTTTGCTGTTTTTGAAGAAGCAGTAAGTGAATATTCTGCACAAGTCAATCAATTTAGTATAAGACAAAATTTAGGTGCGTTAGAAGGACAACAATTAAGTAACAATTTCACAACATCATCAGTTTTAGGTAGTGAATTACATAATGTAATTACTATTGCAGATTCATATGGAACTCTAGCAGGTGTGGGTGGTAATGTAGATGTGAAAAGTGGTTCAATTGATATGACATCTGGTAGACAAGATTATGATTTACAAGCACTTTGGGGTGATGTGAGTGAAAGCGGTGAAAGAATTGATATAACAAGAGTATTTCACGAACCTACACCTGCAATTAATAGATTCTTTGACCCTTATTCAGTAAGTGGACAAGGAACACTTAATTTAATTGATGAATTTGGGTTTGGTTCATTCTCACCAGCAGCACAATTTGTATTAATGCCTCTTTATGAAGATATGTTAAGAATTCAGGCAATTGAATTCAATGACCAAATTCGTAAATCAGCACATACCTTTAATATTACAAATAATAAATTACAAATATTCCCAATACCAACTACAAATAGTAAACTTTGGTTTGAATATATCGTAAAGAAAGATTTTAGAGAAGGTGCTACTGTCGTAAGACCAAATGTAGTTAGTGATTACTCTAATGTTGGATATAATTTCAAAGCATATTCAAATATTAACGATGTAGGTAAACAATGGATTAGAAAATATACACTTGCACTTGCAAAAGAATTATTAGGTGCAATTAGAGAAAAATATTCAACTGTCCCAATCCCTGGTTCTGAAATTTCATTAGATGGTGCAGCTTTAAGAGCAGAAGCACAAACTGAAAAAGAAAATTTAGTTACACAATTAAGAGAGAATTTGGAAGAGGTAAGTAAAAAACAAAGAATGGAAAATGAATCTAATATTATTGACCATCAGCAAAAAATATTAAACAAAGTTCCACTTGCAATATACATAGGATAATTTTATGGCAAAATTTTTTCATAGTAGAGATTTAGATTTTATAAAAACTATTGCTGAAGAAGTAGTAGATTATGTAGTGCAACAAGCAGTGACATTATTCAAAGTTTCAGTTGGCGAATCTAAAACTAATTTGTATGGTGAATCTATTGGTAAAGTTTACCATCAACCTGCAAATTTAATGTGTATTATTCAAAGAGAACAAGTAACAACAAACTACGATGAATTTGGACCGGATAGTACCAATACAATTGAGTTTCGTTTTATGAGACATCGTTTGAGAACACATGAAATACCAAAAATAACGGCAGTGAATGGAACGGAAGTACCTGCAGATGCTGTACAAAATACACTTACTGGTTATCCAGAAGTAGGTGATGTTATTTTGTTTGATGGATATTATTATGAATTAAATAATATAGAGGAAAGTGTATTAGTTGGTGGTTCTCCTACAATATATGACCCACAAACAAATACATTTGAAGATGCTAGAATGCAATTAATAGCTACTGGTTTCTTAGTAAGACGTTCACAAATACAAATTGAGGAGAGAACATACTAATGTCAATAGACCCATTAAAAAAACCTATCAATAGGGCAACCCAACTTAAAACTGAAGCTCAAAATCATAAAGGAGTTAAGTTATATGATGTGGATTTAGCAATTGCTGAACACATGATGGATGTTGTTGTCCCAACGGTCGAAGTGTTGGGTGAAAAGGTAAAAGTACCTGTTTTATATGGAAATCCGGAGAGATGGAAAAATATTAAGAAAGATGGGTTTCTAAGAGATAAAAATGGTCAAATTCAATTACCGATGGTTGTATTCAAACGAAATTCTATAGCAAGAGATGATTCTATTGCTAATACTATGAATAGACATTTGATATACCCATCCGTAACAAAGTATTCAAAGAAACACAAATACGATTTGTTCTCACAAATGACCGGAGTAAGAAGACCGGTAGAACAATATAACATAACAATGCCGGATTATGTAACTATTACATATGAGGTAATGGTGTGGACTGATTTCACCGAACATATGAATAAAATATTGGAAGCATTTCAATATGCAACCGATGAATATTGGGGTGATAAAGGTGGATTCAAATTTAGAGTAAAAATTGATTCGTTTGATAATCAACAAGAAGTTGGTGATAACTCACAAAGAGTAGTAAGAAGTACATTCAGTATGACGGTAAATGCTTACTTACTACCTGAAAAATTTGATAATGAATCTACTACTAAGAAAGTTTTAACTCCAAAAAAAGTAGTTTGGGGATTGGAAACTGATTTGACTGGTAATACTCATACAAATTATTCTGCTAAAAATGAAGTGGTATATAATGAGTATTCAGATATATTAGATTTTATCACTATTAGGGGTTCATATCCTGGAACTTTTGTGAATAGTAACACAATCACATTAGATAATGTAAAAATCCCCCAATGCCCGCCAGAATTGAGAAGCACGTTTGATGATACGAACTGGTTTAGAGTTTATATAAATGGAGTACTTATAAAACCTGCAATATATACATACACTTATAATGTGGATACAAAAGCAGTAACATTTACATTTAATACCAATTCTCCTGCATCAGCAACACAATTGGGTTATATATTAGAAAATACTGATGAATTTTATGTGACTGGGAAATTTATAGAATTATGATTACTCCATTAGGTGATATAAATCGTTTATTAAAACAAATACATGAACCAGATGAATATCATTTGGCTCCATATGATTTATTACATCCACTTTATTGGTTGTGGATACTACATAATGCAGTTATAAATGATTTACCTACACATTTAAGAAAAAATGTAAAAGAACATGCACGTTTTAATGTATTTGTAAATGGACAATTTATAGGACCAAACGATTATACAATAGAACAATTTGGTGGTCATATTTTAGTAAAATTTAAAAAACAAAATTTTCAATATATTTTAGAACCAACTGATAGTATAAAAATAGAAGGTGATTTTCGTTTAACCGAAACTGCCGAAGTTATTGAAACTTTAGCGATACCATCTGCGTTGAGATATTTAGCTAATGAAGATGATAGTTCTATGATACAAGAAAACGGAGATAAATTATTTTTATTATAATGAGACAAAAACCTAACATATCGAAAATGCCTTATGATAATAAAAGCAGAATTAAAAATTTGATTGAAGGTGTAATACAAGATGTATCTTTATACCCACATACTCCAGACCAATTGGTTTTAGTAGATGGATTAATTACATTAGTTTTATGGAATAAAAAATTCTTAACGGAAGAAATGAAAATAACAATTCCAAAAGATTATACTGATGTTTATTTACAAGGTATTAAACAAAGTTCTAATATTTATGATATTGGAATAAATGGTGAAAATATTATAATAACATTTGGAGATACATTAGGTTACAATCAAACTGAATTAACAATAAATGACTTTTTGATAAAAGGAAAAATAGTGAGTATTTAAAAATATGGCTACACTTATTCAAAGTAAACAAATAGAAGGTGTTGTTACCGCCTCGGTAATTGATGGACAATTTACGGTCTCTGGTTCACAGGTATTAACCGGTTCACTTTATGTGGATGGGGATATAACTGCTTCTGGAGTAATACAAGGTTCACAATTTGTTGGAGATGGTAGTCGATTAACTGGTGTAGTTGCAGAAGGTACTGGTATTAATATTTTAAGTGGTTCGGTTGATATAGTTTCAACGGAATTACGCTTTTCAGGTTCGGGTGTATCAATTGATGTAATAAACTCAAATACAGCCTCATTAGAAATTAAATCACCATACGAGGTGGGTGGTTTATTTAGATTATATAATAATTATGCATCATTAGTATCATCATCCGTTAGTTATTTTACCGATGGTCAAATTGTATATGTAAAAGATACAAATGCTCTTTATCAAGCAGATATAACTTATGCAGATTTTGTAACCACATTTACTGATACTATAACTTGGAATAGTTACACTTTTGCAATTGGCGATTCATCCGTAAATGCAGGAAATGGATTATCTAAATCGGTAGCAGGTGGTATTACAACGTTATCTCTAAATACAGGTTCTGCACATTTTACTAATGCAGTGGAATATATAATTTCATCTGGTTCATATATGATTGATGCCGGAACGATTTAACTAATCTCAAATATTTTTATATTTATACATAAATCGACACTAGATAGTGTTTTATCATTAGGCATATGTCCTTAAAACTCACAAAAATGTTATAGAATTAACAAAAAACTAAAAAAGGAAATTTAAATGGCACAAATAATTAAACATAGACGTGGTTCGCTGGAATCCGTTGCAAGTGCTACTAAAAGAGCCGGTGAATTGTTAGTTGTAACGGGTTCGGCAGGAATTACGGCAACTAATGGTAACTCTATCTTATTCGTAGGTATTGATGGTTCGACAGTAACACCAGCAAACAAAATTTTACAAGGTACATCAGTACCAGATTTATCTGGTGCTTCATATGATACATCGGTAGATGGTATTCCATTTTATAATACCTCTACTCAAAAATTATACATCTTAAATAAAGGTGGAAATGTTGAAATTAAAGCAACTGCAAACACCGGTGGTACGGGAATAGTTTCGGGTTCTTCTCAAATTACTCCATTATTACCAATTGGGACAGTTAGTGGTTCATCACAAATAACAATTTCATCCACAACCGGATACTCAACATTTAGTTCATCATTAGATAGTAGATTAGTAACTATTTCTACAAATGTAACTGAATTATTTTCAACTGCATCAGACCACGAAAGTAGAATTGATACAATTGAAACTTCAATTGGCGGTGGAAGTGGTATTGGATTGCGTGTAACTAATTTAGAAACATATACTGGGTCACAAGATGCTAAAAATATCACACTTGCATCATATACTGCATCAGTAACAAATGATTTAACGGCATTACACACTTTTACTTCTTCTCAAGAAACAAAGAATAGTACTCTTGCAACTTATACTGGTTCAATAAATTCAGATTTAAGTGCATTACACACTTACACTGCATCAGTAACAAGTGATTTAACTGCGTTACATACATTTACCGCATCACAAGAAAGTAAAAATAGTACTATTGCAACTTATACTGGTTCAGTAAATTCAGATTTAAGTGCTTTACATACATTTACTTCTTCACAAGAAAGTAAAAATTCAACATTAGCAACTTACACTGGTTCAGTAACATCTAATATTTCTGCTATACATGAATTTACTGCATCACAAGTAAATCAAAACGCTAAATTAGCAACTACCGGTTCAAATATATTTCAAGGAAATCAAACAATCACTGGTTCACTTTATATTACAAACAATTTAGTAGTACAAGGTTCATCATCTCTACAAAATATCACAGCATCTGCAGTTGATATTGGTACTAATGTTGTAAAATTAAATACATCAACTCCTGCGGTTAGATTTGGTGGAGTAAGTGTGCAAGATTCTGGTTCAAACGCAGGTGTAAGTGGTTCTTTATTATGGGATTCATTTAATAATCGTTGGTTATATGTTCAGGCATCAGGTAGTGGTGAAGGATATAATTCAGCCATATTAATTGCTGGTCCTAAAAATACAGGAACTATTGGTGATGAAGCAACTTTAACATCTGGTTCAATTCAAGTAGCTTTAGGTGAAGACCACATTGGTGATTCAATTATAACACAAAATGTAGGTGCAACTAAAATCACTATTGGTGGTGGATTAGATGTAACTGGTACAATTAGTGGTTCAATTGAAGGTATTGGTAATGTTGCTGTATATTCTGCATCAGTAGATAGTAGATTAGATTCAGTAGAAGCTTCATTAGGTGGTGGTGGTTCTATCGGAACACGTGTATCTGCATTAGAAGCATACACATCATCACAAGATACTAAAAATTCTACATTAGCAAGTTATACTGGTTCAATTGATACTAAATTTTCAACATTAGCAACTTATACTGGTTCAATTGATGGTAAAATTTCTCAATTAATTGCTGATAGTGGTTCACAAGCTGGTAGAATTACTGCTTTAGAAATAAAGAGTTCTTCATTAGATACTAAATTTACAACATTAGCATCTTACACTGGTTCAGTTGATACAACTTTAACTAATTTAAACTCATTTAGTTCATCAATCAACACAACTATTAAAACTAAGTTGAATGTTGAAGGTGTAATTAGTGGTTCTTCACAAGTATCATATACAGGATTATCAAATATCCCTGCAGGTATTGTAAGTGGTTCATCTCAATTAAATTCAACTACAATTAATGCATTAAGAGTAACTTCTGGTGAATTAAGTGGTTCATTTAATGGTACATTCGTAGGTGATGGTAGTGGATTAACTGGTATTGCTAGTACTCTCGCATTGAGTGGTTCGACTGGTAACGATACTGTCAATTTAAAAACTGAAGCATTATTAGTAACCGGTTCAAATGGTGTTAGTACTGCAGTAACAAATAATACAATTACAATTAGTGGTACGGATGCTTCAACAACTGCAAAAGGTGTTGCTTCATTCTCATCTACTAACTTTGCAGTAACAACTGGTAACGTAACAATTAAAGCTGGTGGTGTAACTGCTACTACTTTAAACGCTAACGTTGCAGGTACTGGTATTTCATTAAATGGTGTTGATAATTCAATCGAAGTAGATTATGGTTCAACTGCAGGAACTGCGGTAGAAGGTAATACTTCTTTGACTATTCAAGGTACATCAAATGAAATTGAAATTTCAGGTGGTTCAGTAACATTAGGTTCTGGTGGGACAGTTACAATTGGATTACCAAATTCAGTAACAATTCCAACCGCATCTATCCAAAATAACTTATCAGTTGGTGGTAATGTTAGTGTAACTGGTAACTTATACGTTCAAGGTACAACAACTACTATTGATTCTACAACTATTTCATTAGGCGATAATATCATCGAATTAAATGGTTCAGCAGCAGCAAATGGTGGTTTATTAGTTAGAGATGTTACTGCACCTAATACTGTCTCTGGCTCATTATTATGGGATACAACAAACGACTATTGGAAAGGTGGAGCATTAGGTAGTGAAAAACAATTCGCTAGATTAAACGCAACTCCAACATCTGGTTCAGTTCAAGTAATCGGTGCAAGTGGTTTATTAGTAGATTCTCATATTACTGATGCAGGTACAAATGTAACAATTACATCTGATTTAGTAATAAACGGATTAACTGCAAACGCATTCGTAGTATCAAACGGAAGTAAAAAATTAATTTCAGTTGCACCTTCAAACGCAGGTGATTTGATTCAATGGAATGGTTCTTCATTCGTTGCATCAAACGAAATCGATGGTGGTACTTTCTAATCGAATAAAATAAAAAAATAAGAATCCCTCACAATAGTGGGGGATTTTTTTTTAACTTTTGGTTTTACAATACTTATATAAGTGTAAATGGCATTATGCATAGGGGAAATTTACCAATTATTTATATTTATATGAAATAAAATAGGAAATCACAATAAATGGCTGCAATATTAAAATTAAGAAGAGGTTCAACTACTCCAACTTCGTTAGAACAATCGGAACTATTCTATAATAGTACTTTAGCAACAATTCAAGTTGGTAAGAGTAGTGCAACTAATGACAATATTACATTAGTAAAATTAACGGAAACAAATACCGGAAATTTACAAATAGTAGGAACAATTTCAGGTTCATACTTAACTCTTAATAATGATATTACGGCATCAAACGCGTATTTTAGAGGCGATGTTCGTTTAGATGGTCAAATTATTTTAGGTGATGTTCCTCAAGATAATATTAATGTAAATGCACAATTTAGTGGTTCATTAATCCCATCTGCTTCAACATTTGATTTAGGTTCTAATACTAAAAAATGGAATAATGTATATGCAAATAATATAAATGGTAGTGTTACTGATTCAAATTTATTGAACTTTACATCTTCTATAAATGCATTTACATCTTCACAAGAAACTAAAAATACAACATTAGGAACTTACACAGGTTCGGTTAATTCTCAATTAACTGAATTATATTCAACTGCATCAAATCACGAAACACGTTTAGATTTAGTTGAAGGTGAATTTTCATCATCATTATATAGTAAAGTAACATCATTAATTAACCATACTGGTTCATATGCAACAACTGGTTCTAATGTATTTACAAATTCACAATATATTAGTGGTGCATTAGAAATTTATTCATCTAGTAATGCAGAAATTCGTTTAAGAAATGGTAATCTAAATTTAGATTATCATATTCAAAATACTGCAGGTGGTAATTTCAGTATTCATAATAACGCATTAGGAGCATCAATATTTAGAATTGATTCTGGTTCATCAGTTACAACATCACATGCACATTTCTTTGGTGATTTATTTGTAAGTAAATCAGTAATAGCAGAACAAGCAGTAACAGCACCACTTATCACTACTACTAATCTTATAGTAAATGGTGGTTCGATTAGTGGTTCTATAACTGGTATTGGTAATGTTGCTAATTATTCACAATCAATTGATAGTAGAATACAAAGTTTAAATGGATATACAAGTTCTAACGATTTAGATATAACTGAATTATATTCAACTGCATCTAATCATGAGACTAGAATTGATGGAATACAAGATTATACTGCATCATTAAGAACCGCAATCGATGTAAGTGGAACACATGTAACAATTAATGGTGACCTTTCCGTATTAGGAACAACAACTCAAATCAATTCTACACAAGTTAATATTGGTGAAAATATATTAGAATTAAATTATGGTGGTTCTGCTACAACTGCAGGTATTATTACAAAAGATGCAACAGGTGGTTCTACTATTAGTGGTTCATTACTTTGGGATGCCACGAATGATTATTGGAAAGGTGGTAAATTAGGTAATGAAAGTAAATTATTAAGAGCAGGTGGAGATAGTGTAGTTTCTGGTTCTGCACAAATTAGTTTAGTAGATACTGCAGATTATGTATCCGCAATTAAAAATAGATTAAATATAGAAAGTGTAATTTCATCTTCTACACAAGTAGATGTATTTAACACTACAAATTTTGTTTCATATTCATCATCAGTTGATTCTCGTTTAACACAATTATCAATTGATTCTGTCTCACAAGATGGTAGATTAGATAATTTAGAATTATTTAGTGGTTCACAAATTACCAAAAATTCAACATTAGCAACATATACAGGTTCTAATGATACAAAATGGAATATATTAGGTAGTGTAACTGCATCTTTAATTAACGCAACATCATCATATGAAACTACTGGTAGAAACATAGTAAGTGGTTCTTCACAATTAACTGCTTCATATGATTTAAGATACGCAAATTCAGCATCATTCCATAATTTGGTTGGTGCATGGGATTATGGAATACAAGGTTCAATTAGAGATTCTGCGTTTTATAGTGTAACATCATCCGCACAATTAGACACTGGTTCAATTACATCGGCATCGTTAAATGATACATTCATCTTTACTGCAGGTGCAACTAAGGAATATGTCAATTGGAGAACCGAAGCAATTTTAAATGCAATTGCGGTAGCAGATATTACTGCAGTAGGTGCAGGTAATGGTTTAAGTGGTGGTGGTACAAGTGGTGATGTAACTTTAACATTAGATACTGGTTCTACTCATTTTACGAATGGTGTTAAAAATAAATTAAATACCGATGGTGTAATTAGTGGTTCATCACAATTAGATGGTACGTTTATCAACAACTTATCTGGTTCATTTACTGGTTCATTTAAGGGTAATGTGAATGGTGTTGCAACATATTCTACGAATGCGACAGTAACAAACGTTTCCAATAATGCAGATTACGCAGTAGTATTGACAACTGCTGGTGTAAATGGATATTTAGGATTATCTACTGATGGTGTTGCAGGAATGTATTGGAATCCGTCAGTAAATAAATTATCACTTACTGGTTCGGTACAAGTAGTAACCGGTGGTATTACTGGTTCAATTGCAGCTACAAATGGTGTTGTTAGTGGTTCATCACAAATAACAATTGGAGAAACTAGTGGATTTAATGTATTTTCAGCATCAGTTGATTATAGATTAGACCAATTAGAAGGAGATACTGGCTCTCAAGATGTTAGATTAGATGCATTAGAAGCGTTTACATCATCACAAGAAACTAAAAATACAACATTAGGAACATATACTGGTTCAATTGATACTACTTTGACTAACTTAAATTCATTTAGTTCTTCAATCAATACAACGATTAAAACTAAATTGAATGTTGAAGGTGTAATTTCAGGTTCTTCACAAATTGTAAATATATTAGGTCCTCTTAATGCATTTAGTGCATCACAAGAAACTAAAAATACAACATTAGCAACTTATACTGGTTCGGTAGATAGTTCTTTATCACAATTAAACGCAGTATCACATTCTCATTCAAATAAAGCTAATTTAGATACTATAAATCAAAACTTAGCAACAAATTCGGATGTTACGTTTGGTAGTTTCCATACATCGGGTACTGGTTCAATTGGAACTAATTTGACCGTTTGGGGTAATTTGACAGTATTTGGTACTCAATCTATTATTAATTCTCAAAATTTAGAAGTTGCCGATAATATTATTTATCTTGCACCAACAGCTAGTGGAGATTGGGATTTAGGTATTGTTGGTCATTATAATGATGGAACATACAAACATGCAGGTATTTTCTCTGATGCAAGTGATGGTCATGCTTGGAAAGTATTTAAAGATTTAACAAACGAAACAACTGGTTCGGTAGATACATCTGCACCAACATTTACATTAGCAGATTTCAAAGCAGCAAACTTTACGGGTACATCATTTAATGGTGTAATAAACGCTACAAATGGTGTATTAAGTGGTTCATTGCAAGCACAATTACCAATTGGTACTATTAGTGGTTCATCGCAAGTAACATTATCTTCAACAACTGGTGGTGGTACATCTGCAAACGTACAATTTGGTTCATTAGGAATCGGAATGGCTGCAAGTGGAACTACTGGTAGAATTGATGCTACAAATGATATTGTGGCGTACTCATCATCAGATAGAAGATTTAAAGATAATATCAAACCAATCGAAAATGCGTTAGATAAAATTAACCAAATCGGTGGATATGAATTTGATTGGAAAGAAGAAAATAAAATAGAACATGGATATGAAGGACATGATTTAGGAGTTATCGCTCAAGAAATTGAAGCAATTGCACCGGAATTAGTTCAAACTCGTGAAAATGGATATAAAGCAGTTAAATATGATAAGTTAGTTTCAGTATTAATTCAAGCTGTAAAAGAACTTTCTGCAAAAGTAACCGAATTAGAAAACAAATAAATACTTATAGTAAACAATTTAAATTTATGGCACAAATCATTAAATTCAAACGTTCCACTACAAGTGGGGCAGTTCCCACTACTGGTTCGTTAGAATATGGTGAAATTGCTATGAACGTTACCGATGGTAAAGTTTTTTTCAAAAAGGGAAATGATACCATACAAGAATTAGTTGCTACGAATACTACAAATCCAATAACTGGCTCTGTAAATTTAAGTGGTGCAGTAACTGCATCTGCGTTTGTTGGTGATGGTAGTAGATTAACGAATATTTCAGTATCTCAAAATGCAACAATCCAACGTTCATTTACTAATTCATCAACATGGGTTGTAAACCATAATTTGAATACTCCTAATGCAATTGCACAAGTATATGATACTGATGGTTATCAAATTATACCATCAACGTTAAGACATACTGATGATAATACTATTACTATTACATTGTCAACAGCCCAAAGTGGTTATGTTGTTGTAGCAAAGGGTGGTCATATAGTAAGTGGTTCGATTGATTCAAATAACATTAGTGGATTAAGTACATCTATCACAAATCAAGTAAATGTGTTGGGTGTATTTAGTGGTTCTAGTCAAGTAACGATGAACGGAGATGTAACCGGTACTGCAGCAGCAACAATTATATCACAAATTGATGGAGGTTCTATTTAAAAAACATATATTTATATAGTATAAGTAAAGGAAAAAAAGATGATAATACATAGTCCAATAGTTTCAGGTTCACTAACATTTGCAAATGGTGCAACATTCACTTTACCATCTGGTGGTGTATATAGTGGTTCATTTAGTGGTTCATATCAAGGTACTACTTTTACCGGAGGTACATTTTCCGGTAATGGTTCTGCGTTGACGTTTGGTGGAACTGGAATTATATCAGGCTCATCACAACTTATAACGGATTTTGATGCTAGATATTTAAACACAAGTGGTGATGGTATAGTATCATCTTCTGCACAAATACAAAATCTTTTACCTATCGGAACTATTAGTGGTTCATCTCAAGTAAGTTTAGCAAGTGTAACAGGAAATTCAACATCAAACGTAACGGAAGGTTCTAATTTATATTATACTGATGCAAGAGTTAAAACTAAATTAACTGCGGAAGGTGTAATTAGTGGTTCATCGCAAGTACAATTAGGTTCTGCTAGTGGAAATATCGTGTTGGCAACTCAAACAACTGGTGATTACGTTGCTAGTTTAGTTGCAGGAACAAATATTACCCTTACAAATAATAGTGGTGAAAATGCAACTCCAACAATTGGTTTAACAAATAACGCAATAACAATCGCAGGAACTTCAACCGCATTAGGTGGAAGTATCACTGCAGCAACAATATTACAAGGAACAGGCGTAGTTTCAGGTTCATCTCAAGTAAATGCAGATACTATCACAAACTTTGATAGTAATGTTTTAGAATACAATAATTCATTAGCAGTAGTTAGTGGTTCTGCTTCTTCGGTTAAAACTTTCTTATCATTAGGAAACGTAACAAACGAAAGTAAAGCAACGATGTTTACTTCTCCTACATTTACTGGGACAGTAAGTGGGGTAACTGCTACTATGGTTGGATTGGGAAATGTAACAAACGAAAGTAAAGCAACGATGTTTACTTCTCCGGATTTTACAGGTACACCAACTGCACCAACTGCCGCATCAAATACTAACTCTACACAAATTGCAACAACTGCATACGTTCAACAAGAATTAACGGATTTAATTGGTGGTGCAGCTGCAGCGTTTGATACTTTAATAGAAATCTCTGCATCTCTTGCATCTGGAGATTCTAACTTAAATACATTAGTTAGTGGTAAATTAACAAAATCATCTAACCTATCAGATTTAACTGATACATCCGCAGCTAGAACCAACTTAGGTTTAGCAATCGGTACAAACGTTCAAGCATATAATTCAACACTTGCAGCTGTTGCAGGTGGAACATATAGTGGTGATGATTCTATTACAACAATAGGGACAGTAACTGCAGGTAGTGTAACCGCTATTTTACCTACGGGTACGATAAGTGGTTCAGCACAAGTAACAGGTCTTTCAAATGCACAATTAACTAATTCAACTATTAGTGGTATTGCATTGGGTTCTAACTTAGGAACTTTAACAATTGGTACTGGTTTAAGTGGAACATCATATAATGGTTCTGCAGGTGTAACGATTGCAAACACAGGTGTAACATCAAACGTTGCTGGTACTGGTGTTAGTGTGAGTGGAGCAACTGGAGCAGTAACAATCTCAATTGGTCAATCCGTAGCAACTTCTGCTAACGCACAATTTAATTCATTAGGTATAGGTATGGCTGCATCTGCTACCGCAGGTAGAATTGATGCTACAAACGACATCGTTGCATACTCATCTTCGGATATTCGTTTTAAGGAAAATATTACTCCTATTGAAAACGCAATAGATAAAATCAATCAAATTGGTGGTTACACTTACGATTGGAAAGAAGAAAATAAGATTGAGCACGGATATGATGGAAACGATGTAGGTGTAATTGCACAAGAAATTGAGGCAGTTTTACCACAATTAGTTCAGACTAGAGAAAGTGGATACAAAGCCGTTAAATATGATAAATTAGTTGCACTTTTAATCGAAGGTATTAAAGAACAACAATTCCAAATTGACGAATTAAGAAACAAAATTGAAAAATTAGAAAACGGAAAATAATTTCCATACTCCTTACATAAGGAGTTTCTAATTTAAGTAATTATATAATGAAATTGGCAAGTCATACATATGGCACAAGTATTAAAGTTAAAAAGAACAGCAGTTCAGGGTAAAGTACCTACAACCACTTCCTTAGAATTAGGGGAATTGGCGATAAATACTTATGATGGTCGAATATTTTTCGAAAAAGATAATGGTACACCATCAATTCAATCAGTATTAGTTACTGATGCAACAACAACTGGTTCAATAAACTTAATCGGTGCTGTAACAGCTTCATATTTCAAAGGTGATGGCTCACAAATTACTAATTTACCTGCAGCAGATGTATCTCAAGTTGCTACTGTCACTGCATCCTTTGATACTCAATCAAATATATCGGTTACTCATAATTTTAATTCTAAGAATATATTAGTTTCGGTCTATGATTCTAATGATTCTCAAATAATCCCATCATCGGTAACACTTACTAATAATAATACTACTACAATCGTATTATCATCAGCTCAAAGTGGATATGTAGTTGTTGGTAAAGGTGGCCATATTGTTAGTGGTTCAGTTGATTCAAATAATATTAGTGGATTAGATGCTAAAATTAGTGAATTAAGTACATATAAAGTTGCAGTTAGTGGAAATAGTACTTATACTATTACTCATAATCTTAACGAAGAATATCCAATCGTTCAAGCATGGAATACATCTAATAAAAGACAAGAAATTCCATCTATTATTGAATCAACATCGGTAAATGCATTATCAGTAACATTTGCAGGAACTTTTGTAGGACAAATTATAGTTAAAAAATAAATAAATGGTTTACGATGTTTATTACACCACAGGTGGAGGACCGTGGGTTAATGCTGGTTCTGATATTTGGGTAAATTTGTGGATGGAATTGGTTGCACCTAATTTAGAAGTAAAACCGATACTCTTAATTCATAGAAATAAACCAAAAGGACACGAAGATTACGAATTTCCAATAGAAACTTACTGGCA